AGATGCTAACAGTAAATTACCTGCGTCTATTACAGGAAATGCTGACGGTAATGCTGCTACCGCAACTAAATTATTGAATACCAGAACTTTTACTCTAACAGGAGATGTTACAGGAAGCTTCACATTTGATGGTAGTGGTAATGTATCTTTTGCCACTACATATAAGGATTCTGGTGTAACAGCAGGTACTTATACGAAAGTAACTGTAGATGCTAAAGGTACAGTTACTTCTGCAACAACCTTATCTGCTTCAGATATTCCTAACTTAGATGCTTCTAAAATTACTACAGGTACTATCGCAGATGCTTTAATTAGTGGAACCTACACTGGCGTAAGTCTTAAACTAGGTACAACCACTAGTGTATTCAGTACACCAAGCACAGGAACACAAAACTCATCTGCAAGAACAGTTTCACATTTAGCTGAATATAGGAACAGTGGATCGTCAGCAACTGGGGCGATTGTGTTTATTGCTCCGACTGGTACTGATGTAATAATGCATCGTCTAGAAATAGAAGGTATGTTATATGCGGGAGGAGCAGGATTTAAGCTTACAATCCAAGGATATAAAAATGCAGGTGCCTGGTCAAACACTAGTAAGATATCTTCGGGTATCTCGAATATTCAAGTACGGTTCGGTGTTACTCCAGATGGAAAGAACTGTATTATACTGGGCGATGTTACCAGTACATGGAGTTATCCACATATATCCATAGTAAAAGCTATGTTCAGTCATAGTAACGCAACTGATGCTTACTGTGTTGGGTGGACAACTGCATTAGCAACTGATTTGAGCACATATACGGCGGTAACTTCAGCTGTAGGTGAATCTACAAGTACTACAGTGGCAACAGCAGCAACCAAATTATCAACTGCTAGAACTGTTACTTTAACAGGAGCTGTTACAGGTAACTTTAGTTTTGATGGTAATGGTGATGTATCTTTTGCTACTGCATATAAAGATTCAGGTGTAACAGCTGGAACATATCGTTCAGTTACAGTGGATGCTAAAGGTATGGTGACAGCAGGAACTAATCCAACTACATTAGCTGGATATGGTATCACAGATTCTATAACGAGATACACAACTAACGTTCAAGGACAAACATGGTCCAGAATACTTCAGTTGTCAGGTACTAGTACTTTAGGACATTCTTTTATTTTAAATCTTTCAGCTACTCGTGGAAGTGTTGTATATAATGCAACATTTATGATTACAACATCTCATTATCGAACAGCTACCATTGTTCAAATAGGAAGCACGTCATATGCTACTAGCTTCAGTATTCGTGGTATAGTTAATGATTATGGTGATGGGTATATTGAGATATTGGACTCTTCTGCTGGTATATCGAATACATCTCAACAATCATTCTTTGTAACTGTTAGTAAAATAAGAGATACAACTATAACACCTATTGCAACATTTACTGATGGAACTACTCTTCCTGCGAACCATGTTTCATCTAGTCAAATTACAACAGTTCCAGGGAGTTACATCGTTGCTGACTTATCAGGTAATGCTGCTACAGCAACTAAATTAGCAACTGCTAGATCAATCACTCTCACAGGTGCAGTAACTGGATCAGTATCTTTTGATGGTAGTGGTAACGTATCAATCACTACTGATTATAAAGATTCTGGTGTAACCGCTGGAACATATCGATCAGTTACTGTAGATGCTAAAGGTAATATTACTGCGGGTTCGAACCCAACGACATTATCAGGGTACGGTATAACAGATGCTGTTAATTCTTCTGAAGTTGTCACAACAGCTACGGCTAACAAATTGCTTAAGTTGGATTCCAATAGTAAATTACCTGCATCTATTACAGGAGATGCTGCTTCAGTTGGTGGTAATACAGTAAACGATGCATCGACAGGATCTACAATATTATGGACATCTAATAAAATAAACACCGAATTACAGAAAGTTGTTCAAACAATTTCAGCAACACTACCAGCAACTTCTGGGTGGTATAGAATTGCACAATCCGCAGTGGGTATTGCTCGTAACAGTGCTAGATTTGAATTGGACTGGGCTGTAAGTGGACAACATGGTCAAGCAATCTTCAATGCTTCTATTATGTATTCACAGGGTGTTGAATTAAACCAGACATTATTCTCTACATTTGGTACATCGATAACAAGAGCACGTATTGTATATCATACAACATACACTGGAAACTATGCTTATCTAGAGGTATATAACTCGGCTGCTGTTGCATTAGTTGTTAATGTTCAAATGATGAGTACATTAGGATGGTCATTAGTCAACCCTAGTACAGTAGGATCTGTCCCAACAGGATATACTTCAAAAGAATTAATTTTCAACAAGGGTGTATCCACTACAGGACAGTTTAAATCGAATGTGGCGACAGGTACTGCGCCCTTTATTGTAGACTCTACTACAACAGTAGCTAACTTAAGTGCTGATTTACTTGATGGTCTGGATTCATTAGCATTCATTAAGGCTGATGGAACTGTAACTATGACAGGTGCCCACACTATCAATATTGCATCAAATCCTACAATAGGAGGAGATACCTTTGATAATGGGTGGCTTAAAGTAGGAACTTCTACTAATGGTATAACATTTGATACAAATGAAATATATCAAACTGGTGCAGATTTAATCATTGGAACATTTGCAAGTGCTCCTGTTAACTATGGTAATATTATTTTTAGACCTCGTGCTGTTACTGCATTGACACTTGCTGATGATGGTCAAGCTACGTTTGCCAATAATGTATCATTAAGTAATAAACAATTATCAGGTGTAACAAATTTAAATGGTCAATTTGGTACTATTGCTAGATCTATTGATGAGTGGTTGCGTTTCAATGATGACGGATCTCACACTAATGGGGTATATTTCGGTTCTAGTATTGTTAGAACAGATGGTACTCTACAAGTAGGTAGCTCAGGTACAACAATGCAGGTAAACTCCACTACATTCACATATACTGGCGGATCGGCTGCGTTTAAGAAGTCAACTAATGCCGTAACCGCTTTTCAGGTACAGAACTCATCAGGTGTAGGAGTATTTAATGTAGATACTACAAATACTAGGGTAGGTATTAACAATAACTCACCTAGTTATACTCTTGAAGTTGGTGGTATAATAGGTAACGATAACTATGTCATCTCTTATGTTGATGCTGCAAGTGGACATAACTTCTTAGGTTATCAATATGCAACGAAGACAGCTATTACTCATTATAATTATTATGCAGGCACTCAACGGAATAATAAAACGTCTGATTCTATACGTTTAGATATGGCTAACATTACCGTTGATAAGGTATATTATTACAATGGATCTACGTATACAGACGTTACAGTCAATGCTAAGACAGCCTTTGCGTCCACAGCATTTACAATGCTTGCTGCAACAACAAACTATCTATATTTCGGTGACGATTCTGCCACATTCAATGAATTATATGTTGATATTTCAACGGCAGGTGTCGGTGTAACATTAGCAGCTGAGTATTGGAACGGAACAGCTTGGACTGCATTGACTATTACAGATGGAACTACTAATCTTAGTGTCGATGGTTGGATTTCTTGGTCTACTCCTGCTGGATGGACTAAAAATGCTGTTTCTGATGCAACTACTAGATACTATATTCGATTAAAGACCACGACTACACCTTCAACCGTGCCTGTTGCTAACTATGCCAATATATCCCTATTTACAGGAGATTTCTTAAACGCTAGGCATAATGGATCAATAATGGCACGTATAACAAATGTGGGTGATTTTGTAGGTAGGGTTTATACTTCAACAGTGGCTACAGGAACAGCACCATTAACAGTTTCATCAACAACAGTAGTTACAAACTTAAATGCTGATAAACTTGATGGATATGATGCAACAGCTTTCGCTCAATTGTCGGGCGCTGCATTTACTGGTGGAGTATCTATGCCAAGCTCATCGAAGATTATAGGTGCTGGTACAGGATCTACTAACACAGCATGGTTAGGATTTTATGAAAGTAATGGAACGACCCGATTAGGTTGGGTTGGTGATGGATCAACAGGTAATGCTACAATGTCTCTAGCGTCTGATACTGGAGCTGTTGATTTAGTACCAGCAAGTGGATTTGATGCTACAGTAAACGGAAGTAAAATATGGACTGCGGCTAATGATGGAGCAGGAAGTACAATGGATGCTGATACTGTTGATGGTTACGATACTAGTACTACAGCGGTAGCAAGTAAAATTCCAGTATATAATGCATCTGCACAATTAGTGGGTAGTATTACTGGTAATGCAGCAACGGCAACTAAATGGGCAACTTCTAGAACTGTTACATTAACTGGAGATGTTACAGGTAGTTTCTCTATTGATGGGTCAGGTAACGTATCATTTGCTACTACGTATAAAAACTCTGGTGTTACCGCTGGAACGTATACGAAAGTAACTGTCGACACTAAAGGTAATATTACTAGTGGAACTAGTTTAACAGCTACTGATATCACTACAGCATTAGGTTATACACCTTTAGATGATTCTGGCGATACAATGACAGGACAATTGTCTATCAACCGTACAGGTGGACAGATGATAAATCTTAAACAAAGTGATTATGCTTCTGGTCCATATAACTATATCGGTTTTGCTGATGATACTGGGTTATGGAAAGCATATGTTGGATATAACGCCGATAAAGATGGTAAATTTACAATTAATAATAGCCTCGGAGATATAGTTTTTGCTTCTACTGGAGGATCTGTTCTTGTAAAACGACAAGCACTAAAAGTTACTAATGCTAGTGATGCATCTGTACTAAGTGTAGACGTTGTTAATAACAGAATTGGTATTAATATGGATGCACCAGCTTATGGATTTGATATGCGTGGCGGAACTATAAACAGTGATGGTCCTCATAGATCATATATGACTACGACTTCAGATCATAACCTTATAGGTTTTAACTATGTACCAAGAACCACAATAACAGACTATAATTTGACTTTAGCGTCTCGTCAAAATATTAAAACAAGTGCTGCTATAAATATGGATATGGCTAACCTAACTTGTGATAAAATATGGAGATATAGTGGAACTTATGAGGATGTAACAACATCAATGAGATCATACGAATCTTCTATACTTGAGATATTTACAGCAACTTCGCATTATATGTATTTTGGGGATGCTGCTAAATTCTCAGAACTATATGTAGAAGTATCTTATCCAGGTATGGGTGTGACATTGGTTGCTGAATACTGGAACGGTAGTGCATGGACATCTTTATCAATCACAGATGGAAGCACTAACATTACAGCTAGTGGATGGATTTCTTGGACCTCCCCTGCAAACTGGGCTATGAATGCTGTATCAGATGGTGTAAGCCGATATTATGTTCGTTTAAGATCAACGACAACACCATCAACACCGCCAGATGTAACAACATTTAATATATCAGCATTTACTGGTAAATTTATTGCAATGGCAAACGGTAACTCTAGCCAAGCATATATTAACTATGACGGCATGATATATGGAACATACTTCCGTTCAGATCCTAGTAGAAACTGGACAAGTAGCATGCGATATGGATTCGATTTGAATAACTCTGATATGATCGGCATTAACGCTTTATTCTTCAATGATGAATCTGCTGGAGATAGTGAAGCTATTCAGTTCCCTCATACAGGTATGTCAGGAAGCACTTCTGTATCTGACTACGATAGTATCCGTGCATTAGATGGGAAATTCCTATTTAATAGTCAGGAAGTTGACTACATTGTAAGTAGTGGATCGAACGCCAATGGTTACTATATTAAGTATAATAGTGGTTTAATGATTTGCTGGGCTGATTTAAGTGTGGTTGCCAATACGTTAACATGGTCCAATTCAGCTATTGCTGGTGGAACTTATTATTATTGGGGATCTACATGGACATTCCCTGCAACATTTATAACAAGTAAGCACATTAGTGTACAAGCTTCTGGAGATTGTCCTATTAATGGTGTTGAGAGTCATCGAGCATATAATCCAACAGCTACTTCATGTAGCGTTGAACATGGTATATTATCAGCTTCTACTCCTTCAACAACAGGGACTCTCAGAAAGCAATACTTTGCTGTAGGATATTGGAAATAATAGCATGGGTGGGGTATTAATTTATCCCACCTAAAAAGGAGGAACTAAATTGATTAAAGTATTATATAGTCCACAGATCAATATAAAAGACTCCCTAAAATATAAATTTGAGGGAGATAAGGTAACAGCCACACTTAATGGAATGACTGACATCTTTGACTTTACAGGAATGCCTGATGGTGCGGTTGATTCAGTTGAAACAGTTTTGCCCATGGATGTCATTATTGAAGCTCAGAAAAAAGATGGTTTTTTATGGTTAACTCTATTGAAATTTATCCCTGAAAATGCTCCGCAATCTGATAGATTTCCTACATGGCAGGTGATTTAATATGGGTAAAATTAACTGGAAATCAGCATCTTTCATGTTAGAAGAGAAAAGGAAACAAAAAGTTGAGGAATTAGATCAAAAATGTACCACAACTATACTCAGTAGATTTTCTTGTGTTATCGCAGGTAAAACATATTATTTCTCCAATGATAATGAAGCACAGAAAAACTTTGACAAAGCTGCTCGGGCTTTTGATAAAGGATTGACAAATTCATTGCCTTGGACAGCATATGATGGTGGTGGGCAAGTTACTAGGGTGACGATAAGCAAACTAGACTTTGAAACTCTATATTTAGCACATTTAATGCACATTCAAGATAATATTGCTAAATTCCGTGATACGCTGTTACCTAAAGTAATGGCTGCTAAGACAGAGGCTGATCTTAATACTATCCAATGGTAGGGGATGTAATTATGCTACAACAGTTTGATATTATATTGTATAAGGGTCAATCTCTTATAGCCAAAACTATAAAAAATATATCAAACTCTAAATACAGTCACGTTGCACTGGTTTTGGATAGTCTCCATACATTAGAGTCTGATTACAAGAATCCTGTTAATATCAGACACTTCTCTTACTTAAAAGGAAGTTATGATGTTTATGAGTTTATAACCCCCTTAACAAGAAAACAACGAGATGGAATACTCGAATTCATTAGAGCAAATATCGGTAAAGGGTATGATTATCCATACATACTCACTAGGGGACTTAATATTCTATTTGGTACTAAGATTTATAATTCCCCTGACCGTTATAATTGTGATGAATTAATTGTAGATGCGTTCCGATCAGAAGGAATCGAATTGTTAACAGGAGATAAATTAATCCCTGAAACATTAACTCAGTCTATTCATTATAGACTGAAAAAGAGTTGTTAAAATTAATCCCTACGTTTCTACGTAGGGATTAAATTATGTATTTTTGAACTTTATATTAAAGAAGCTGAGAAGGAGGTAAATATATGATTGATGAGCAACTATTTAAAGAAGCTGAGAGTAACAGTACGTTTGATTTAGAAGCTCTAGAGAAATCACTGGCTGATATTAAGCAAACATCATTTAATTATCTATATGAATTTCAGAAGAACGCCGTCAACTATAAAAAATTTGACTTTACAATGTCTGATTTTCAATTAGATAAAAACACCAGTCGTACTCGAACAGCATCTTATCCAAAAAAATATGTTATTCATATACCAAGCAATTTCATATCCCAAAGAAAACGTTATATGTATAAGCAGTCAGCTCACTATGGTAAAGAATTGAATGTATTCCAAGTGGCTAATGATCCTAATGTATTTACACGGGTTTATTTAGTATTCATTGATGGTAAATACTATGATACCATCAATATCAGATGTAAAGAGAACGTTACTGAACTTATCTTAGATATTCAAGATACTAAGATAAATCCTACAGGCGTACCACAAACTCATTTTAACACCTTAGTACAGAATAATGCTAAGGTTACTGTATTCTTTGTACCAAATGCAACATATGGTCTATACAATACGAACTACAATGTGATGAAATTGTATAAGAACCAGCTTGCATTGAGCAACTTAAATATCTCTGGTAACTTAACTACTCAGACTCAATATATTACATTCATTAACACAAATGACTTATTATTTTCATCTGTTATCACAGATACATCAAACTCAACAGACATGCTAAGATTCTATGATAACAATCTGAGAGCATTTGATAGTAAGTACGTTCATTTGAATGTATTCGGGTTTAGAAATTTACTAGATCAATACAATATTCCTGGGGCAACAAAGTTCTTTAAGATACCCCTCCAGGATATGCCAGTACCTGTTGAAAATTTAATGATTTTCACAAATGATGCTGATGGGAATAAAAAGTTTGCGCATGATATAAGTGTTGTCTTACACTATCCTAATATATATGAGATAGTGGGCAATACTACAAATGCAAATTTAACAATCTATGCTTTCTATTTTGATGATAGTACTTCTCAAGGTCTAAAGTTCAATAATGACTTGGATTTATATCAGAAATTATTTGGAAGTGATGTTGGAAGGTATATTAATAACACAATACCTGATGTTGTTAAATCGTACCAACCAAGCTCATATAGTTATGATATCAATGACTTCCAATCGTCAATTGAGTATAACGATCATCTTAAGTATAAGATTGATAAGTTAAAAACTTGGATTACAGAAAATCCTGAAGTTCTTCGATTGTATCTTAACAATCAGATCAAGACTCCTACAGGATTTATAATTGATGTTGCTCAAGTTAATCTCTCATCTAAACTTCGTAATAATAACTTTGCTGAAGTTGACTACGAATATGAGAAGAAAATATTCTCGGAACCGAGATATTTATTTATTTTATCCAACGGTTCAACGGATTTATATTCTGACGTTCGTTTCTATATAGATGGATTGTTATATGTTCCTGATGAAACATATAAGGATTCTGGATATGAATATTACTATATCCCAACAGCAATAGTTAAGTCTAACTCTATTATAGAAGTTGAAAGATTTAGTGAAATTGAGTTTCAGAAGATGGTAACTCTTAATTCACCATTAGATAAGGTCATATTAAATCCTCGTTCAGACTGGACTTTTAATGCAACTGATATATATATAGTAGATCCTACTGTAAATAAATTTATTAGTAGGGACTCCTTTAAAGTTGTTATTACTAGAAATAACATTGATATTGAACTAGACTCTTCATCTCTAAAAAGTATAAAGGGACCTATTGGAATCCGTATCACAGATCCAGCACTACTAGCTAGACCTGTGTATGTATTCATACGACGTCATATATATTTTGATGTCAGGGATATTAAAGAGAACGACGATATTGGTACAGTTTTCTCTTTCAGGTCAAAAACTAATTTCGATGTTAAAAATGTACGGGTATTTAAAAATGGTAGATTCTTACCTAGTTCTCTATATGATATTGACTTTGAAAATAAAGTCAATGGTATGAACTTCATAACCCCACTTATCCGTAAACAAATTGGAGATAAGTTTGTAGTCGATTGTACACCATACAAATACAAGACAGTAACAGAGATAAATTCTATTGATCCTACTGGGTTTGTAAACTTAAGGGGTATAGTCGATAAACCATTTGATTTAAAATGGTACGATGTTTATCTGAATGGTAGACGTCTAAACAAGAATCAGATTGAAATAGTCTCCCCTACTCTCATCTACATTAAGAATGTGACCAGTCTTAAACATTTCATTCTTATAGAAAAGGATAGGGATACTGAATATTTCAATATAGGTGCAGCAAAAACAATCAACGATACTCTATGGGATGATAATTCTGAGTTTAAAATAGCTCTGAATAATAGACCAACAATATCTGATAGTGAAACAGATATTGTCACTGAGTTAGAGAATTCAATTGAGCTTGAAAAGATGAAGATGTTCCTTGTAATTATCGGTAGGGAGAAGTTAGTTAATCCTGATGAATTTCAAATAACAGAGGAAGATCAACAAAGATTTCCTAATATGTTTAATCCTGCTCAGGACTTCTTCTTTATTGATCCAGATGAAAATTTTGCTGCTGTTAGTAGAATAAAAATATTTCCTGAATTTAAGTTATAAAAGACAGACCCTAGAAATAGGGTCTGTTGAATTATTGTAACATTATAATAAACAGAAGGAGTGAATAATATGACTACTGAATTAAACCGTTATGCCATAACGGCTCTATCTCGGAAAAACAAAGCATATGCTATTCCACATGAGATTATGATTCATAAGGAAATCGGACAGATTTCCATCAAGACTCCAAATGGAGACATCATCTCAACAGATAGTTTGACTCGTGTACAAAACCATATTGAAAATGTAACTAACCGTGCACGACTAGCAAACATCACAGGTGATTTATTTCTTATGGATCTTGACTTTGAATTACCTGAAGTTATTGATGAGAATGAGGACTTCTTAGGTAGTACTATCATACTAAAGGCTGCTCCTATCACATCAGGTGTAATGATTTCATTTGATATTGATGCGGTTCTTATGTCAGATAATGATAGTATAGTTGAGAGTGAGCCTATCTTAGAATTAGCTATAGATTTCAAAAGAACTCTACCAAATTCAACTATTGAACATAACCGATACAATATCTCTAAGAAGTTAAACTCTGTGAATACAATGCGTATAGAACCAAGAGACTTCTTACCAATAACAGTGACAGATTACACTCCGTACTCATTAGTATTGGAAAGTGCAATGATTCACAGAGATTCGGCTGTATATGATGGTACTGTAACAATACGTAATATAATCCACAGCATTATAGTTGTAGCAGAATAGGTGGTGATAAAGATGCCTCAATTAAAATTTGTAAGAAACCTTAAAACAAATAATGCAAACATGTTTGACTTATTGGTGTCATTCGTATTCAGACGGGTAAACTTAGATATTTATCGTCCGCAGAATACTTACTATGAGAATAATACAATTATTATGCTTAATGCTACAACAGGTAAGTTTGAAGTTAAGCGTTGTATCGCTACATCTACAACAGGAGCATATAATGCAGCTGACTGGGTTACTGATAGCGTACAGGAATCAGCAAACAGTCAATTCATTGATACGTATACACAGTTATCAACAACTCAACCGTCCAATACATTAAACCGTATTTGGTTACATCAAGTTAAAACACGGGGTCAAATTGATCCTGACACATTCTTATCATAAGGGGTGATAAATCATGGCAATGACTAATACATTTGCTACGTTTATACGACAACGTCAAGAAGATGGTAGTTATATCATAGTATATCCTATCAATACTTCAGATGAAGTTTATGTGGATATAAATGCAAAACTGACTTTGACTTCTAAGATAAATACTATGGATGCGGCATTGACAAGTTCAAGAGCATCAATCATAGAAGATATGTTGTCTATGTTAGCAGCTATCTCACCTATGATTAAAACTCCATTATTACTAAATCATGCATATGTAGATGATTTTAGTAATGAATCTAGTACGTCTATCAACGTTACTAAAGGAATAAGAATTCCTGGTAAAATTATTATATAAAAGGGGGTTGATTACATGCCTAAGGTTATTCATAATAATCCCCTGATTAACCGTTCAGGGACATCTGCTAGACAGGTTTTATTTCAACTTAACTTTAATGCATATGATGCAGTTTCTGCATCTGGTACTATAACTTTTAAAGTGTCAGCTAATGAAGACTTTTCAGGCTCTTCAACAGTTACACCAACAACATTCTATTACAGAACTACATCGAATGGAACATGGACTTCTGTTGCTGGTAACACTGTGACACTGGCTCAACAAGCATATTATTTAAGGGCTGATTTAACTGCGTTAGCGTCTGAAACAAAGCAGTATGTAAAAGTTATCTTTACTGTGGGTGGAGTAGCATATGAATCTTCGGCTATTCTATTTACTAACTTAACAGAAATAGAGTTTAACATGCAGAATCCTATTGTTACAGGAACTGTTAAACCTACTAAAGTTAAGGTAATGGATAGCATCAAGGCAACATATTCATCACCTTATACAATTAAGGTAGAAGTATGTAACAATGCTAATGATGCAAGTCCAACATGGGAAAACGCTACAACTAAATATCTTGATGGTGATTTCTATGACTTCACAAATAATACAAAAACAGCTTCTAACTGGGCTATTGGAGTTAAGTATTATATTAAAAAAAATAATGCTGCCGATAGCATAGAAATAACAGATTTATACATTGCATTTTTTTGATATACTGGGTGGGATTTTATATCCCACCCTATTTTTATTGTCAACAGTATAGTAATTAAATTATAAAGGAGGAGAGAGATTGACATGTTGGGGAAACTAAAAGACAACATCAGGAACTGCCCCATGTATACTATTCCTTTAGTGATCTTCATATTACTATTGACAGCCGTAATAAATATTTACATCACAAAGACAAATAGTGATCAATTAGATAACTATAAGGATACTGTACGGGAGCAACATTCGGAGGAAGAATGGAATCAAATATCCTCCATTATCAATCTGTCATTTGTCGCATCTAAGCAGAATTCCAAGTTTTTAGCACAAAAAGTCGAGGTAGGATTACTCAAAGAGTATAAAGACATCGAAGTACTTCAACAAGAATTTGAGCAGGATATGTTCAGCATCAGATTCTATGATGTACTTAAGAAAAACCTTCTTTTACAGAATAGCTCAGCAAGTTCCCTATATCCAGTACCTTATAATACAATGGTTGGTATGGAATCAGGAATCATTGGTCTATTCTCTAATGAAGCCACAACTAAGATTAAATATCCCCTAGATGAAGACCGTGTAAGCTGGGAAAGCTACATTGTTAGAAACCCTAACCCTCAGTTAGCTAAAGCTGCTGTGAAAGCGATTAAACAACGTGAAGATAGTCTAATCTTCGTCCAAAGTGAAGCAACTGAGGACGGACAATTGGAAAAAAATGGATTATTGACTATCAACACTTTGAAGAGGGCTTATTTAAAGTATGGAGTTGAAGGACTCGCATACTATAGTTTATTGTCACCGTCATACATTACAGAAAATGGTGATATTTTTAACACGGATGACAGGACATTCATGAAGCAAAACCCTAACTATAAGTTAATTTTAGTTCAAACTATTTCACTAGCCGATGTATTGAGTAAGTATGAGAATACTATTCTTACTAGTGAAAAAAATTCAGAGTATAATAATGATTTCTTAACCGAGTTTGATCGGTTTAAGAACATTCAATCAATTATATGGTCATTCCTACTATTCGTAATATGTATAGCATTAATTAATATCTACAATACAGGCGAATATATAGGAAGAAAAACTGATGAAGAACATCTCAAAACAGAAGGTGATGATATCAGACAAAAAAAAGAGTGAGGGAGGACAGTTGAACCCATGTTGCCGCTAATGCAAGTTACGTCAGAAATGACCTTGAGTTTATTAATTTATCTTACTATAGGCACCCTACCGTTAACCTACTCAGCATTGTCAGATATGGCGATAACTTTCTTATTCTATTTCATTATCGGTTCTTTTGGAGCATTCTTAAAGGACTTATATGAAACTATGACTAAGAAGAATGAAAGGATACGGTTGGGTGAAGTAATAATCGGTGGAGCATGTTCAACGTTTATTTGTTATGGTCTTCAAGACACATGGTTAGAGGGGTTGAGTATTAACCTCATTGTCCTCATTACGTTCATTTGCGGTATTTTAGGTTTTGAGCTTTTCGGCAACTTGACTACCATGACTAGACTTAAGCGAACCATAAATGCTGCTATCGAACTTAAAAAAATGCATGTAACATACAATGACCCAAATAGAGTAGCAAATGATGATGAACAAAAAAAGCCAGCAAGGCGTACAAGAAAAAAAACAGAAGAAGAATGAGTATGGTTTCCATACTCATCCTTTTTTGCTTCGTAAACTTATCTTTGGTATACCTCTAAATTTATAGTTTCTTATAGCTTCATTCATGAAATGCTCATGTACATTGAAGTCGTTTCTTTTCTGTAGTATCTCATAGTTACCTTTCAAATTCATCACATATGTATTTACTGAATCATTGAAATAGTTCTTTAAGATATCGAAAAGTTTATTAACAACTTCACTATCTGCAACAGGAACCATAATCTCAACCCGTCTATCTAAGTTTCTAGTCAGTAAGTCTGCACTAGAAATATAAATATTCGGATCTCCATTATTGTAGAAATAATATATCCTACTATGCTCTAAATATCTACCTATTATACTTCTTATTCTTATATTTTTATTAATAGGTTTCATAGAGCAAATTCCTCTGACAATAATATTAATCTGAACACCTCTTTCAGATGCTATATATAACTTCCGTATAATTCCCATATCTGATAAGGAATTGAGCTTTAATGTAATTGCTCCTTTCTTTCCTTTCTCAACATTATTAATCTCTCGATCAATTAAATCATACAGTTTAGTACGAATGTTATAAGGAGAATAACAAACCTTAGATATTTCATCTCTAGGATCAGAGTAACCTGATAAGATATTAAAGATTGTAATAATATCTTCTCCAATTTTATTATTGGATGTAAAGAATGATAAGTCTGTATAAATACGTGCAGTCTTATCATTGTAGTTACCTGTTCCTACATGACAATATATTTTGAGTCCTGATTTCTTCTTAGATCTTCGTACAACAGCAATGAATTTACAGTGGGTTTTTAGCTCCTCTAATCCATAAATTATTTTACATCCTGCTAGACGAAGTTTCTCAACTAGAGATATATTTCTATCTTCATCGAATCTAGCTTTAATCTCTAATAGAACATTTACCTGTTTTCCTTTTCTTGCTGCATTACATAAAGCCTCAACAATTGGAGAATCAGATGATGATACACGATATAGTGTCTGCTTGATAGCTAATACATCTTTATCTTGTGCAGCATGTTCTAGAAACTTTACTACAGGTTCAAATGATTCATATGGATGATGTAACAGAATATCGTTGTTATCAATAGCTGTAAACATATCATGCTCACCCATAAGTTCTTCTGGATACTGTGGTTCAAATGATTCATATTCATATAAACCACTACGAATTGGCATACCTGATAAGAAAGATAAATCGACAATTGTACTTACCTTATAAACATTTTTCTTATTCATGTCAAACATCTTTACTAACAACTTCAATAGTTGCTTTGGAATATCTGCACTAATATCCATGAAGATAGGATTACTATTTTCACGTCGTTTTAAAGTCTGTCTCATACGGTCAATGATATATACATCCTTATTTGGATCTAATTCTATATCAGCTTCACGTACGATTCTCATACAACCTCGATATATTATTTCTTTATTAATAAACACTCTATGGAGATTATTGAATATTATCTCCTCCAACAGAATATACTTTCTCTCCTCACTATCTTCTGATTCAATCTCATAAATTCTGTCTATACCTATATCTATAGGTATAATAGACACAACATTGTGATTTGGATTTCTCTTATCTTCTATACCAGCAATTATACTTAACTGCTTAGAATGAATTAAGGGAAAATCCTTTGTAGTATCAAAAGTGATTGGAGTTATTAATGGATAAATTTGTCTAGTGAATAGCTTATCAACCTGAGATTGTTCCTTCACTGTTAAGTCATGATACTTACATATAGAGATATTATTTTTCTCTAGTTTCTTTCGTATCTTGACATAACATTCTTCTTGGAGATATTTGAATTTAACTATCTCCTTGAATAGTGCAGTATACTCATCCTCAGGTGTTAGACCAGAAATATCCATTACATAGCTTTCGTCGTATAACTTCTTTAACACAGATGCAAATCGAACCATAATGAATTCATCAAGATTTGAGGCTGTAATTCCTAAGAATTTTAAACGCTCAAGTAACGGAACTTCATCTCTTATTGCTTGATGAAGAACACGTTTGTTGAATTCCATCCAACTCAATTCCCTATTGATATAGAAGTCTGGGTTGTTATAAATCGAGTTAAGCTCGTTTCGTTCTAAGTTGTATATGTCTGCGATGTTCAATGTAGTATTCATCTTGAACCCCCATATGAATTTATTCACTGTTATAATATATAAATAAAAAGGTCATTCCTATGTTGAATACCCCTTCTAACTAAATGTTATATGATGAATAAAAAGACATGTAATGGGAGTTGCCCATTACATGCATTATTTTTCTTCTTCAAAATCCAACAAGTCTGATACCAATGTATTGATATACAGCATATTGACATAAATAACCATACGATATGTGGATGTGGTATTAATTACTTTTGTTGTCAATATAAAATTCTCATAATCTACAGAATACTGATCTAATTGCTCAGATAACTGCTCATTATCTTTATATACGAAAACACGAACAGCCATATCATATGGTAATCCTTTTTCTTTCTGATACGCAAGAGTTTTCTGTAGAGATTTATTTAACAACGGAGTAAAATCCAATTCATCAGGACCGTTGAATGTTTCAACCTTATAAAAAGGAGATGAATACATAACCCATCCAGGAGGAGTTTCTTGAGTAAATAAATCTACAAGTGTATATGTGGGCTTTACTGTACTAGCATCTTCATATGTTAGATTAACATCTGTCTCAAAAGATACCTTTTCAAAAACTGAAGGTTCTGACGCAAATAAGAAGTATAACCCTGCTGTAGTAAACTCAGTTTCAATTGTAAAACTAATTGAATATACATCATCAACAAAACCCTTCTTAGAACCATCATCTATAGATAGATTAGTAACAACAGCATCTATCTGTGTTGGATAGTATCTAAAGAATTCATCTGTACCTGATGAGTTTCTTAGTTTATACGTTATTGGATAAATTGATACTCCGTTTAGATAATCAATAAAATCTTTAGTATTATTGATATCTATCTCTGCTACCTTGGCTACAAGATCCATTATTGTCTTAGGAACATTACTCTCTAGTGCTGTATTTATGAAGAAAGGTACATCCTGACGAAGCATATTTTTGAAATACAGTGCTCTATTGAATTGCTCCATTTGGGACTCTACGATAATAGTTACATCAAAATTCATCTTTATCCTGTTCATTAGGTAATCCATATGAATACCTTTAACAGGATCTTTTATGAATGGTTGTAAGTTACCTGCGTCCCTAGTGTGAAAATTATCTGACATATGAGTTGTCAGATATGTCTTGCTCAAAAATGTATCGTCATTATTAAGATCTAATCTCGGACGCACAATCAACATAGGTTTATTCTTTTTGATAAACTCTTTATTAGTATTATCAAAAATATTAAAGTGACGATATGCTATTGTCGATGCAATATTGACAGTCTTAAAGTAATTAGAAGGAAATAGCCTCTTTAAATACTCTGTGATAAAAGCTGTCACATTACCATACGTATGTGCTTGTGATGATGGCATCGAGATATAGTCATAATCAGGAATACTATTCTCTAAATCAAACATTATATACACCTCCACGTTAAATACTTATATACTTGTTTTTACAAAAAAAGAAGAGGTATAACCTCTTCTCCTTATTCTTATAGATCTAGATTAATATACATAGGACCTTCTTCTTCCTCGTCCTCTTCAGACTCTTCGTCTATGTCGTCATCCTGATCATCAAGAAATTGCATATATTCATCGTAACGATTTTCAATTGGATTATCTGTTTCTTCCCTAAGTCTGTCTTCAGCCTGACAAGCTTCGAGAATCTTACCCACATCAAATTGATCAGTTACGTCATCACTAACATAAAAATCTTCATCTGATAATGCTAACACATGATATTCTCCATCATAAAAATCAAGTTTAAATTCATCAGTTGACCATTCAGCATCATCAATAAATATATCCTCTTTAGTTCTAAAGCAATACTCAGTCTCAGGTACAGTAGCTCCTTCAATTTTCCAATATACTTCTGCTATTTCAGTAATACAAACTGGCAGAGTAGCTCTCTTTTCAGCTTCCTCTAGTGTTAGGTCATGTTCTTCCATTAACCATTTAACTCTAGTAAGCGGCTCATATTTATATGTCATTATATTTTTCTCCTTTATAATAAAATAATAATGGATAATATAACCACTAGGCTATATTATCCATTTTTTATACTTAACTGTATTGTAGAGTCTCTAAACTTGAAACTCCGATTGTGCTTAACTTAGATGTATCTATAACAACCCCATCATAATAATATCCTCCTGGTGGAATCTGGCTGTTATAGTTACGATATACATAATCTGCTAAGATAGCTGTCGCCATGTCAGCATCATGTGCTTCAATTCTAACTGTTTCCACAGGATCTTTTAATAACGAAATAACTCCAATAAACATTCTTATTATCTTCCCCTTTATGTATCAGAGCGGTTTAATTTCAGCGCCATATTTTTCAAATACATCTTTAACACCTTCAATGGAAATAAGCTCTTTGAAAAATGCTGCTGCCTTTTCATACATGTCTTCAGTAGGAGTTCCCATTGCAATTGGTAAACTAAACTGTGTATCCATTGCATGAATAACTAATCTAGGAGCATTTATTTTAAGTCCTGTATCAGTACTTAATCTAAGATCTCCTTCTGTAGTAAAATTAACCGAAGTAATTTTACCAACCATAGGCGGCTCATATTGAGCGTTGATATTATTCATCTTTCTAATGTCATTAATTGCAGCCAACACCTCGCCATAATTTCTAGCTTGATGGATTAAGATAAATTCAGTAAGATTAAGTTTACGTTTTAAAACAGCTGCCATATGTGTAGCAGCAGATTCTTTGTCCATTCTTAATGATTGATCTTTATTAATTGATTCCATGGTTTCTCTCCCCCTGATTATTTTATTTGATTAATCCATTGTGTTTTGGTAGCTCAAATTGCGGCTCAACTGAATTCAATTCCATAATTTTATTAACTGCTAAACCAACCTCATAATGTGACGCTGCTTGGTTTATGGTATTTAATTCACTGAGATTAATAGAGCGTTCCAGAATTTTTTCCACATGAGTACGAGCATCTTCCTTAGCTTGTTGCAAAGTCTTGGATTGTGTATTGTTAATATTTTCCATTATAGTTCCCTCCCAATAAATGTTGGTGTTTTGGTATATGAAATGCTCCTGAAGAACTCAGGAGCATTCCTTTTTAGATGTTGTTAAACTCATATAATCCAATCATCTGGTCTTTCAATAAGTTGAAGTCATCATTGAACAAACCATCATTACGTGATACATACATATTCTTTCTTGGATTATATGTCTTATCATATGCTTTGGCTTGCTTCTTAGTCTTCAACGAGATGATATTAAGGATATCGCCGTCAAAGTCAGCATTCAATACTCGCAAGATTTGAATAGGTAATGACATCGTATAGTTGTCATCATATTCTCTTGGAATATCTACAATCTTCATTAGCAACATTGAACCATAGTTGATGGTAGGATTTCGGTTAATCATTATCTTTGGTTTACGTTTCTTAACCAGATAAGCCATGATTTCATATATCTTAGCATCAAACTTGATTGTTGCTTTGTACCAATCTTCATGAGCATTATTATGAGTAGTATTATTCATCTTAGCTAGATGAGCAATAATCTCATACTTATACAATTCCAGAAATGCCAGATATCCTAAGCGTACTTCATCTGCTCTTAGATACGGATCTGGAATTATTACGTTACGTGCTGAGAAGTTTATTCGACCACCTAGGATTTGGTCTTTAATATGACCATCCTTTTGGTTTATTTGTGAGAATATCAATTGCCATAAATCATTGACATTCTTCTGAATAGCTGACAAGATTGTTGGTTCATCCATTCTAGCACGTTTACTTCTAGGTCTGGCTTCAATCCTATTCTTTGTATTCAGTAACTGACTATCAGAGAAGATAACATTATACTTTCTATCAATGTTATTGAAGAAGAATGTTTCTCCTCTGAATGATACTGGACGAAGAACTGATGAGTATACAGGTATACAAGATGCGAATACTTTATCGCGATCTTTTCGTACATCTGTAATCAACTCATGCTTATTCTTTTTCTTCTGCCAATAGTAATCAAGGATTTCATCGAATCGTTCCTTAAACTCAATCAAACCTATACCACGGAATGGATTTGATTTACTGGACTTATCTTTGATATGCCCATCACGAGTCATTTCTTTCTCGATTTCGATGATTTCAATAAATTGCTTATCGCCAATGATCGACTTAAGCATTCTGTAAAACTGAGGCTGGATAATGAAGTGGTTATGTAACCTGATCCAGCCAAATATTCTCAAGTCAACATCACGGAACTTTACTTCAGTGTTACATACGGAACACACTTCTCCTTCATAAACACGACCTTTGAGTTCTTTACATTTACAAGCATATCTCTCAGCAAATGCATCTTCATCTTCCCAGTCAGTAGCAAATAAAGGAGAATGTATACCATACATGGCTTTTTCTTCCTTAGCTTTAAAAGCTTTTTCTTTTACTTCAAAGCCTCTCCCTGTAATAATATCTTTCCTATATTCCTCATCCCAGTTAAGTTTCTCTAAATATACTTCTCTCCCCAAAATGACTTCCTCCTATTAGAAATCTTTTCTAACAAAATCTGTTAGAGAAATAATATCTCTTTTGCCAACCTCGTCTATTTTATCTTCGATAGTGACGTCATTATCATCAAAATCAAGTGCTCGAATATCCTTGGCAGTAATCTCGCCATCAGTATAATCGTCAATGAGCTGAAGGATTCTCTGTAATTGTAATTCAGCTTCATCCATATCATCACAATTATTCATGATATTAACAATGCTATCACGAATGATTGCTAGGAAAGCATGGCTTCCTTTTATATGTGTTTTCTCTGCTTCCTTGAGCCCTCGAAGGTATTCCTTTCTCATATCGGCTCTAATTGCTGATTCACTCTTTGCCATAATACAACCTCCATTAAATTTTTTTGTATTTCTTCCTATATATAGGTTGGTGAACAAATACTTTTTCATTAATATTCATCCACGTAAATATAATATATACTTCAAAAAAATATAAAAAAAATAGAACCCGCTAAGGTTCTATTTTCTTCTTAATGATTATTGTAACTTGTTAAGATTTCCGTTACGATCCATTCTGAACTTAAGATTTCTAATGTCGTTTGCTATCTCAACAGATGCAGATTGTTCATTCATCATTTCTTGAACTTTATTCATGATCTGCATAACTTCACTATAACGTTTTTCTAATGCTTCATAATCTTCCTCTAAATCTCTAAGACGAGTATTCAAACGTTTGTTTTGACCTCTAAGAGACTCATTCTCTTTACGAAGATCAGTACGCTCTGAAATCATGTTAGAGATATTATCAAGGAAGTTATTTAAGTTATCAGTTTCCTGAGCCTCAATAGATTTCTTAGGAACATCTTCCATTGAATCTAATGAGTTGCCGACAACTACTTCAACCTTAGGTAGTTTATCTCCGTCAGTATCAACACCAATTTTCTCTAATGCCGTTTTACGTCCATTATCTTTTACAAGATTTAAGAAAGGATCTTCATTATCATCTATTTTAGGAATTGGAGAAGGTCTTTCAAAGATTTTAGGCATTTCATCTCCTTTATAATTAGGTTTCACTTCAGGTCTCATTAAATCTAACAAGCTTTCAGCAGGTTCAAATGGTATAGATGACTTAATAATATATCTTTTATCATCAGAAACATCTTCACCAAAATCTGAAACTTCTTCTGCTGCAATTACTGATAATTCTGTTACAGGTGTTTCTTCAGTCACAGTTTTATTCTTAATACCAAATACCTTTTCAACATCAACAGGAATACCTTCGTTCTCAACTTCTTCAATAGCCTGTTGGATATGTTGTGGTTTAATAATCGCTGCTTTATCCTCAACTTTAACTACATTATCTTTGTTGAAAGAAGCACGGATCGCACGAACTTGTTCATACTCTTCGGTGTATCTTTCTTTTACAGCAGAAGTCCAACGAGCACCAATAGCTCCGATAGATCTATTAGGAAATAACTGACTCATTAAGATATAGGCATCAGTAAGATTTTGTCCCTTGGATAAAGAGTCTTTAACACATTCCCATAACATTTCATCCTCTTCATTCGTCCAACCTAAACGCTTAGGTTCACGAATTTCAGGATGGTTAGGTTTAATAACATTTGTCCAACGATAAGCAATTGCTCCTTCGGTTCTTCCTGCCATAGTCTTAGCAAGTTCACGGTAGCAATCTGAGAAAGGTTTATCTGCTTTTGCATAAAGCTCAATTGCATCCAAAATCATTTTGTCCTCTTTAGGTGTCCAACTCTTGCCATGTTTACTCATGAATAATATCTCCTTTACGTATACAATTATTATTGATTTTTGAATATATCATCTATATCCACTTATATAATATATAACTCTTCTTTGTGAAATTGCGATTTTCTCTTATATTCACAAAAGTAGTATACTATACCAACTTTCTTACATTCCTTACCTTTTTGTCTAGATTGCAATTCCCACTCATCCCACTTGATATCAGGGAAGAATGTATCACCTATAAATGATTCATATATCTTTGTGATATACATCTTCTCGACATATGGTAAGAATAGTTTATATATTTCTTCTCCTCCAAAGATATATACTCTTTCATCTTTAGTAGCTTCAAGTACTTCTTCAACAGAATGAAATATTTCACAATTTTTAGCGGTATAATCTATGTTCCGAGTAAGAATAATATTACGTCTATTGGGAAGTGCTTTCCCAATAGACTCAAAGTTTCTTCTACCCATAACAATAGTACCACCGCTTGTTGTAACCTTCACATGTTGCAGATCTTCTGGAAGATCCCACGGAAGATTATTTTTATAACCAATTACTTGATTATGATCAAATGCAACAATTAGTGATAATGGCATTTTAATTCTCCTTTAATACTTCTAGTTGCTCACCCACAGACTTCTTCCAGTCAATTCGTAGATTATCCTCATAAAAGTGGTGTGTTATTAGTGTAGGGAATTCACTTCCTGAGGCAGACCGATGTCCGCCGCCACCAAATAAACGTTTAGAAATTTCACCTACATGTATATGGTCTTTTACTGTACGATATGAAACCTTACCAGCGCCCATGTTTACAATAACAACAAAATCAATATCAGGATTATTTTTACACAGGGTGTTACCTAGAATTGAATGATGCTGTTCAGCATATACTACCCCAACATTATATACTGTAGCACCATCGTTTACGATAGTTTTGAACATCTGTTTTTCCTTGTGCTCAATAAAACGCTGCTCACGCTTAGCTTCAGTATCGACTAAATATCTTTCATTTGTTGATAATACTGGATCAAGGTCATTAGTGAATCTTTCAATAAAATCATCATGTCCAATAATCCACATTAGATCACTTAACATTTTAGGATGCTGTATACCTAGCTTATTCCAGTCCCATGTATCATACAGACGAACCACCTCAGCAAATTTACCAAGATCTCCTTTTTCAGATGGTGTTAATACAGGATTTGGATTAACAAGTAAACGCATCATTTCACTAGTGCCGCTTGTTTTAGTACCGAAGCAAGTAGAAAATACACTAGCCCATTCATACTCATTCAACCAAGATGCTGTTTCATGATGATCGATTAGATTTAAAGTAACTCCTGTGCGGCTACAGAAATAATCTAGCATTTCAGCTGTATCAGGTTGAACTGAAATATCCGTAATAAGGATTCTTTCGAATGGAAAGACTTCATCTGTTGGATTACCGTCTTCATCAACATACTTAGAAAGAAACTCTTTAATTTTGTTATCAATATTATCATATCCACAAATATGATGTAAAGTGAACTGGAAAATGTTCTTTGCCATTGTAATACATCCAATACCATCTAAATCATTATGACTAAAATGTACAACTTCTTCTAAAACCTTCATTTGGTTTCTCCTCCAATATAAATATTTTTTCTATCTATATAATTATGTTAAAAGGCAAATAAAAATACACTAATACTTAAGTATTAGTGTATTCTGTAATCATTTTCTATTAAGGACATTTAATCCTTGTTCAATTCCAGCAGCAACTTCATCTTCGGAAACTTTAATTCCTTTAGTTGCTAAGATTTGAACCGCTTTCTCAATAGCCCAGTCACGTTTAACTCGTCCTTGAGAACCTTTCATTTCAACTTCAGCATAAGCAATCACACTATCAATTACATGATTGATAACTGGAAGTTGATTTTTCTTCTTAAGTTGGTCAAGAAACTTATAGGCTTTTGCTATTAATGCACTTACAGCAGCGCCCACTAAAATCGTGATAACTTCAGAAGCTAGTTGAGTTACAAGACTCATAAGATGTTCTTGCATGTTGATCTCTCCTTCTCAATATTATAGTAATACTATAATATTGTTATATTCACATGATAGTATTGTAGCATTTCACGGAGAGATCTAAATTTAGTTTCATTGATAATGCTACATTCTTTTTTACTTATTTGCTCTAGACCTGATACATACTCTAGGTATTTAAATTTACCTTTAATATAGTACATTGAACATGGAGTATTATCTAGGTCTATTTTACTAGGATCTTTTATAATTAGTGTGACTTGTTTAACCTTATCATCTTTTGGATCATCGCTGTTCTCACTGTGAGTCACACCTATTTCAACATATTTATCATCCCACGGCACACCAAAACAAGCAGCGAAACTTTCTACAGAAGATGCAAATACAACTTCACCTAAATGAGGATATGCGTATGCAATCTTTGGAGTTATTGCTGGTATATTCTGAATTGGTGAGGCATGATATAAATACTTAGTACGATAGATGTTAAGAGAACTGAATATCATTAAATCCCTCCTAAATAGTTATTTGGTCTTGTTTTATATGTGATAGTCTAGATGAAGTATCATGAAATTTCTTCATTGATAAGTTCAAAAGCGTAGAAGATACGCGAGCTCCTGTAAGACCAATATTATCAATTTCAAGTTTTTCATACATTAATCCAGCACATACACGACACATCTTTTTACCAACACAATACATCGGAGAACGTAGTTTAATCTCTCTACCTACATAGTTCTTGATATTATCTTCTTTTAATAAGACTATCTTACCATTATCAACCGCATGACGATATAAGAAGTCTTTTACTGCACTTGGCGGTATAACCGTTTTTAACGTACCCTTAGTTCCACAATCAGAACCCTTTTTATCCAACTGAACTGCTTGTAGAGCAGCAATGATCTGTTTACTGAAATAACCAGATGTTGCTGTTCCGATTGCTTTTGGATAAGAACCTGTGATAACAGCATTGCCGAATAAAGGAATATCTTCTTTACGAATACCTTCCATATAGTTTGATTCTACTACATCAAACTCTCCTGTGATAGGGTTAAAGATAGGACCTTTCATAACACTGATTGTTTTAAAGTTATTTCCAAAAGATCCACGAGCACCAGATCTATATAAGTCAAGTCCATGATCATTCTTCAATTCTTCTTCTGCTTGCTTGAGAAGCTTCTTCTCAATATTAACAGCAGCAATAACATCACCATTTTTGATACGTTCATGGTTTTCTTTTAATAACTTATTACGTTCTTTTACAACAGAAGGTAACGGTTTTAATGTACCCATTGTAAATGATCCGCTAATTACTGAGTGGAACTGCATTGATAACCATTGTGTGCGATTAAGATAACTAGCCATAACTTCTACTGTAATTTGGTCTAGTAGTAACGCACTAGATAAACGATCCTCAATGGCTCCTAAAGCTCCACTGTTAATAGGAGTATTCACATATCCCAACACCTGAGATAACTCACGTTCTACGATAAGTTTATTATAAATAAATAAACCTGCATTTGTAGTTACCTTCTCAGTATTAATATATTCCCCTTTTTCTAATACAAATTCGTCACTCGTTTTCATTCGGCTAGGAATAACTTTAACCTTACCATTCTCTACTTTAGAACGGTCACCGAATATATTAACAAGTAACTCAAAGGTAACATCCTCTGGTTTTAGACCGAGAAGATACTTCTTCTCATTATCAGGTAATTTACCCACGTAATTCACCACTTTCCTTATAGTATTAATAAATTGTTGTAGAAAGAAAAAAATAAAGAAGAGACTAAATGTCCCTTCCATCTAGTATAGTACGACCATACAACTTCAAAAACTCTAGGAACGTACAATTTCTTATTGGCTTTACATCAACGTACCCTAGAATATCATACTTCAAACCATAACCCATTCTTCCTATGAAAGAATCTACATCATGTAAACAAATAATACCTTCTTTTCCATTGGGTAAATCTATTCTTATTTTCTCAACAAGGATATCATTCTTATGCATTCCTCCACGAGCTTGAAAATATATATCAGTTATAAATCCATTTTTCTTTCTTAAATATAGATTCAATAATTTAAATAAGTTCCTCCGATAAAATTTAAAAGTTTCTAACATACTACCCCTCCTTAATAGACTGTTTTAAATATAAAAAAAGAAAAAAAATACAAGGATTCATTTTCTAGCCCCTGTATTTTATTTTTATAATAAACTATTAAATTCATTCTATTATTCGCTCCTTTTTTATATTTAAAACTATTCTAGTTTAGTCAAATGTAAGAAAGAAAGATATTATTATTTAATTGATTAATATATTAAGATTGATTAGTGTTATCTTTGTTTTAACATGGTTTCTAGTACTCGATGTAAAGCTTTATGTGTGTTTAGCCTGGTTGGTGGCATTAACTCTTACCCCTCCTTTTTTAATTATTACTCTTCGTCGTCAAGTAAACCGATCAATTGACAGAACTCTAATGCGCTCTCAATCTCAGCAACTTCTTCATCACTGATATCATATGGATCGAACATCAACATATTCCTCACCTCCTTTCAATTATTCTTAAAGTCTATATAAGAATATATCTGGATGATGGATGTTACCTAACTTGAAGTTACTAATAATCATGTAAATATCTTTACTGCGTATAGCAATATACATTAACGAATACAAGATGATATCTCTATTAATCTTAAATGTTACAGGTTGTACAGTTACTGTTGCTACTACATGTTTGCTTGGAGTCACAATGTTAAACTCAAATCCACATGATACTAGATAAGCCAGTAAACTAAAGTTCATAATGAACGCAACCACGATCACAATAAGATGAATGGATAGCACTTGTATATTCACATCCTTTCAACCAATTATTTTTATTATCGTAAAACTAATGAGAAGAACTTAACACGCATCTGATTGTTTTCTTCAAGAATTTGATTTTCCCTTGTCTTTCCTTTCTCATATCGGCGCAGCATTTTTTCTTCCAACTTTTCATGCGCACGTTCGACTTTTTCTTTGAACGTTATGCCTAAGATACGTTGATACCAATTCGGCGGAGTTACATTTATTTGCTGGCAATCAATATACGGACGATAGAAATTACCCATGTGTTTACGAGTGGACATTACAACAATCGCAACTTCATTTACATAATCAACAGTAGCATCTACTTCCAATGAAATCCCAAGATCAACAAACTCCTTAACCTTAGAAACTTTGTCTACTAACCAACCCGTGAATGTTTTAATCATATTAATTTCCTCCTATACATTTTATTGGATCATACAAAATGTGTAAGGTCTGGAAGATCTATATGAATAATTATCAAGGTTTCTCCTCTCGGTTAATATTACATTGCAGAAGATGCTGTTTCTCCGATTCCAGCTAAAAGCTCATTAAGTTCATCAAAGAATGTTTCATTTATTGTAACCATTACGCCAGTGTCGTTAAACGCACCATAATAACTTAATAACATACGAAGGTTAACTCTAGACGCCCTATCAACCAAATTATAGATCTCGTCTACCATTTCTAATGAAATATTTTCCTCCTTTGTATTAATGATGAATCTATATTTGAATCCTTTATCCAACCATGTATGCATTGTAATTTTAAATGGTTGGCGTAATTTTGGCTTCACCTCGATTTTAAATTTAGGTTGCCCAAGACTAGTCTTTAGGCGATTATATAAGTTCCTCACCTCCTTAGATGATCTAATTAATGGTTGCACGAATATTTCAGAGATCATATACATACCTGGCTCAGAAATGTCTTTTGTATATACTTCTTTACCAGTATCATTATATCTTTTAACCATCAATTTACCAGTGAAATCCTTTGTAAACATAACCGTACCTGCTTCCAATGCAATATTCTCTTGTGGAAATATTCTAGAATTTTTTCCATTTGTCCTATTGAATAAAGATCCATTACTAGTCACGAATACAAATAAATTTTTGTCCATAAAATCTCGGATGTCCCGTTTTCTCCCCTTATCCCCTAATTCTGATGACTGACTAAGTTGTACGGTTAATCCTTTAAGCCCCCTTTTAATATAATTTTTATGTTATTTACCTTTATAATATATAATAAAATAAGCCGATTTTACGGTTTTTTACACAGAACGCAGAAAATAGGACTATAGCGTATTTGCTATAGTCCTACCTATTATGATGTATAAACACGGTATAATACTGTCAAATCCTTAGATAAAGACAGCATTTCGTTATTAATGTTAAGTTTAGAGAATAATTTCACCTGTTTATAGTCAAATGTACCATCATCAAGCTGAGCTTTGATTCCTGTACATAAACCGATAGTGTTGACACGAGTTTGTTCAACATTACCGTTTAATTCGAACCATTCACGGCAATCATCTTTGCTAACTTTAAGGTTTAGCTCAATAAATGTCTCAATTGGTTCTGTGCGTGTTGTATTATGAACTCCTGATTCTACTGAAGATCCGTCAGCATCCCCAATAGCATCCTTCCATAATACTTTAATCTGTGGAGTAGTTTCGAATGCTTTCAGGTAATAAGATGTTTTACCTGTAACATTATCTCTCTTCTTAAACCAGTATTTTGTAGCATCAGTTGAACTTAATGCTTGGTCAGTTACACGGAATGGAATCATGCTCATGATTTCACGTTCATAGAACTTAACATCCTTAACTGATGTAATAGTATCACCTGATCCGCCGATACCTACACCGAATAAACATACGATATTATCCTTAGGGTAAATATCAGTGATGTTTGTACCTGTAGTGGCAATACCCATGATATTATTTAAATAGTCAACTGTTAGTGGTGATGGTACACCGAATAGCTTTTCAAGAACAAATAATGCTCCACCTAAAACAATACTGTTCTCTGTTTCAAATAAAGTTTCACCTAACTGTGTAATACCATTCCGATCTACATATGGGTCATATCCTCCAATAATCTGAGTACGGAACCCAGGCTTAGCCATCGTTAGATCTAGAGTATCCATTGGGTTTAAGTGATCTTGTAAATTAATTACACTCATTTATGACACTTCCTTTCAATGTTCTGCTTAATAGAATGTTTTTACTATTGCTCTCTAATCAAACGAATTGTATCTCTCAATACAGGTTTAGCCATAGTTTTATCTTTATACTTCATCTTAGAGCTAATAGATTTAAATTCCTGTATTAAAGAGTCTCTCAATTCCTCTTTGTGAGTAATTTTTGTAGTAATCTTTTTACCGACAAATCTATACATCATGTTCAATGTATTTTCATTAAAACCTAGAGTCTTAGATATTAACTCTACATCATGTATCATCTTTATCATATTATAATGACGACTATTCATCAGATAAAGAATATTGAATGATGAAAGATCTGTTGTATATGACTTAAAAAATCTAACTAAAGTCATAACTGCATTGAGCATTACGTTATTAGAATCATTTACTACGTAAAGATATTGGAGATCTTTTATAGCTCCATTTATTCTATATAGAATATGATCTATGTGCTCAATTATATCATTTTCATCAACAGTCTCTACGAATGTTGATAGTAATGGATCATCATCCTCTAAATATTCAAGGAAGGTTGTAGCAATAGTACCATCTTGTTTTTGAAATAATGCTTCTTGATGTTGTGTAACCATAAGAGTATCATGTAATTTTTTATATGCATGATATTCTTCAATATTCTGAGTATTACCTAACCTTTCGACAATAAAATCATTAAGTTGTCTTATATTTGAAAACATTGAATTTATTTCGCTAATATCATCTATTTTCAAATCAAGAATCCATGATAACATACGTTTGTCTAAATTAGGATTATTATTGATTTCATTCTTAATTAGAGTGAAATCTGCATAAAAATTAAATCCCATTACAGATAATATCTGTGTCGGTGATGATATTATATTACCTACCATTTTATTCTTCTTAGATATCAATGCACACATAAGTACAACAACGTTAAAGATAGGAATTTCCCGTTTATCAAACAGTTTAGGTAACTGTATAGTTACTGTACCTAGTTCATCTTTCTTATCAATTAACATTCTGAATATATAAGCCACTTCGAATAACATCTCAGTCATCTTATACATAATATTCATATTGAGATACTTTGTCTCGACATAGTTATATTCAGAATCATAGAGAACCTTTTGTAATTCTTCGTCCTCATCCCACCAGAATGGATCGTTCTGAACTACCTGTTCATAAGTTAGCTTATTATTAATATCAGCGAGAGCTAGTGCAATATTTCTCTCACGAAGTTCTACCGTTTGGAAATATAACTCATACATAGCCTCATTATCTGGCACAGTAACAGTATCTCCATTGTCATCGATAATGGTCTTCGTTGCAAATATAGGACTATCATTGGAATCCATACGATGTTCTTTGATAAGGAAATACTTAAATATCTGGATGCGTTCGAATCCTAATATGTTACAAATATCATAGAGAACTTTATCCGTTGATTTGTAATGAAGTAAACTATTCATATTACGAACCAATGCTCTTTGATAATCTATGGGAAGATCTGCAATAAATGGTACATTATATGATTCCATAAGCATCTTAATAGAACCTAGGTCATAGAAGTCCCTTTGAATACCATTTTTAAATGAATTTGTTATCATACGTTGGATAGTCATGACCATAATCATCATTGCAATAAAATTATCATACAGGTCATATCTAGCAGAGAAGTCTTTATTATGAATAACAGTCATAAAGTATTCTCGACATTGTTCGTACATATTATTGAACTCATCGTAAAATGTCTCTGATACGTCTTTTGTCATTGCTAGGATAGCAAAGTTCCTAGAAGTTCTAGCTCGAAGAATATCTACCTTATTAGTACCTAAATAGTTAAGATACTTCTTAGAAGGATATTTCGCTCGAAGCTCATCCAGATATCCACGTTTCTCTAACCTAAGAATAGCTTCTTCATCTAATTGATGTACTGCTAGATCAGGATCTAAACCCAATAAAGTATATGTCTCGGGATCTAAAAAAACAAAATCTAAATCCTCATTATCAGGTAATCCTTGAAGAGATCTATAATAGTTATTAGTCTCCTCATAAGCACTTATAATAAGTTTCCGTTGCTCAAGTACAATAGCTTCCCTAAACTCAATTGGTATTAGATCTTTACGAGTTGCATATAATTGGGCTAACTGTGTGTCTAGAATACCAGCATTGATTATTGCAAGTGGATTAAAGGTTTGATAAGTATGGAAAGTATCTTCCATATTTCTTGCAGATATGTATCTATCTGCATTCCTAAGGGAATCCATGGTTTCGTTCTGTTTAGCCTTCTTTTCATATTTAATAACGACTGTATTCATAACTGTTCGCAAGTCGTTAAAAAATGTATCTAAAAAATACATGGACACATCTCCTTTCTCCGTACGGGAATAACATTATATTAAATAAATGTAGTAAAAATAAAACTGAAGGAGAGGTAATTGCTATGTCACAGTTACTTAATATTGATTTTAAGAAACCCAATAAGAATCCAACTATGGATGCTGAGACAAGTGAGTTTGAGTTACCATTCTATAAAGATGTTGAGTATTTTTCTAATATCGACAACTTTGTAGGATTTATTAAGGCTGTTGAGCGTACTGTGCGCACGTCTAACTACTATTCTCGTTATATTGCATATATTAAAGAGGATATAGGATTAAAGAGATGTCAAGTACTATCTAACATTGAGGAAGAAGATGAACAGGACAAGTTATTGGAGATGCACCATGGTCCAATCCTAACTTTATTCGATTACGCTGCTATTATCACAGATTATCTACTAGCAAAGGATAAAAAAATAACAACCTTCTCAGTAGCTAATATTTTAATCCAAGAACACTATGATAATAATATCCAAGTTGTTATGTTATCCAAAACAGTACATGAACAAGTGCATGAGAATAACATTTTCCTTAACTTGAAACAGGCTTTTGGGAATCTTGACGCATTCTTAAAGAAATACCGTGAAGGTGTTCACCCTGAGCAAGTTAATAAAATCAATAAATATATTGAAGCGTCTATTAAGTATGACAGTTTTGATAAAGATGTATTGAAGTTATCGGGTTTTGTTAAAAAGTGGAAAAAAGATCACGATGAAGAATAATTAATTACTAGGAGGGCAACTAAAATGAACTATCAATTACTATTTATTATAGCTTTATTATATGTATCGACAATGGCTTTTGGATTTTTCTTCTTAAGACCAAGGAAGGAGAAGGAACAGTTAGTTCCTTCTAACTCCTATCCAGAACTGATGGGTATCCTCGAAGCAACCATTCAGAGAGAAATAGAGTATAAACATAACATGGATTATAAATTAAAGGATATAAGGATTATTTATGATTTTCAGAAGGATTTAAAGGAACTCACTGACAAGGTGATGAATTCTTTGGCTCCTTCTTTCCTTGAAGAGTTAGCATTCTATCATTCAAGGAAATATATCATCACTCATGTGACTAGATATATTCAAAATTTCCTTATTGAATACACGAGACAAAACAAAATAAAGACTAAGTAGACGATGATATCTACTTAGTCTTTATTCTTTTACTCTTCATACAATTCGTAAGTGCTTTCAAACACATGTGGCTTACAAGGGTAACGTTCGCCATCTAATCCTGTGATAACGTAATCATCTTCATCAATAAATGCTTTACCCTGATGAGTATTAATATATGGTTTTACAGGATGATTGCTTCTTTCATCAAAGATTTTCTCGAATCCATCCTCCATACCTCTCTCATAAACTTCAGCTTTAATAGGAAACCGCTTCTTTACATATAAAGGCATAATTTTACCTCCTTTAATATATAATTTTTTGAAGTTCTTCTAGGCTGTTAGCTGAATAACATGAAACAATGTAAATTGTATTCGAGTGTTTATGAACAAGCTCATCATCATATGTCTTACACCAATAATCTAATTTAGGTATAAAATTTGCAGTTTCATTAATAATAACTTCATCTTTGGGAAATCCTTCCATTCTTACAACAATAGCAAAAAATTTAAAATCTTTCACTAGAGCAGCCTTGACATGCTCTGTTAAAAGCTGTTTCCTAGTCTTTCTTTCAGACATGGTAATTCCTCCTATATATAATATGATACTGCTAATGAAATAATAAGAATACGAAGTAAATGGAATGTTTGATCTATTTCTATGAGTACAAAAAACGGTAACTCTTCGATAACAAACCATTTATTACGCATAATTTTCTCTTCAAAAAATGTCTTCCACCAAATAACAGGCTTTCTAGTATCGACAATCATATGCTCAACAAATGTACCTAGAAATATGATTGCTGCTACGGTGTAGCTGACCAAAGGTACTACAAAACAAAAAGTAACTAATGAATATATTAGGCAATGTCTAAACCGATGTTTAAATGATTTGGCTTTGTTTGCTGCATCAGCATCAGATTGAAGAGGATAGTCCCCTATCTTATGTGCAACAAATTGAACTATAAATAATGCACAAAAATGTAATAAGTCCATTAAAATTTCCTCCCCATGATTCTTGGTAATTTTGGTTTCTTTATTTCCTTAATACATCCACAATCTTTATTAATATGTGGAGTTTCGAGTTTAATAATCCTTCTTGGTTCAATACGTTTCTTTAGCAAATTCAATCACCAACTGGATGATAGATGCAATACCTGCAATAGCTAATGTAACAATTATAAGGTTCTGTGGGTCTATGTAGTAGATAAATGCTACGATTAAGGCACACCAAAATCCCATACACCAATGACAACTGAGTAGATATCCTATTCTACCTTTAGGAATAAGATAAATTTCACCTGATGCTGTTATGGTATTCGTATCTTCCCTGAAAAATGGAGCTCTTAGCCCATCAAAAGCAGCGTCAAACATAAATAGACGCATTAATCTGAAAGTAGCTAGAGACATAATAATTAAATCTGTAATAGTATAATAATGCATGTTTCTCCCTCCTTTTTATATTAACTGTTTCCGTGATAATAAAAAACAAAAAAATAAACCTAGACTTAATGTCTAGGTTTACCTTTCTCTTGTATTATAATATCATATAACCATGTTAAAGCTCCAGCCATTATTAAACAGAAGACAACTTTATTCCAGTCCATTAACAATCTACCCCATTACCTTTTTTAAATGAAGCAGCTAACTTATTCTTGAATAAGTTTCGGCGTGTGAGCACCAAATCCGATTTCTCTATCTGGATCATGTTCTTTTTTCTTTTTCTTCTTGAGATGATCAACGGCTTCTTTGACAACATTCCCAACCATCTCCCTTTCTATGTTAAAATTAGCGATCTTAAGTTTTAACTCTGGTGTAAATACCGTAACACGGAAATCACCTTCAAGTAGTTCATATACTCTATGTTTATGTACTACATCTTCGGTGGGAGGAATACCTGGTATCCCACGATTTTTTAATATAGTATAGAAATCACCATAGAAATTCATCTTCACTGATAAATCACTTGATTCTACGTATAATACATCTTCGGTGAGAATAGTTGATTCCCCTACTACATATCCTGATACCTTGTTGAATTTACTCATAATAATTACCTCCAAATAAATTTATTATTGATTACCTATTTATAATATATAATTAGTACCACTGACTATACTAAAATAGAAATCAGTGGTACTACGTAGTTCATATAATTATAAGAGATATCAATATTATTCTTTTCCTTAGTATATTGGAGTCCAACCTTCTCACCAAATAATCTTTCATGAATTTTAAATAATGATTGAGTATTCAGTTCCCTATAGTAGCCGATATTTAACTCTTTGTTTTTATAATAATAAGCAAAGTCTTTTATTAATTCTATAACTTTCTTTCTATCAGCTATCTCATTCATCTTAAAGAAGTTATATAAGAAGTCTAGCATATACTCTTTATGCAGTTCTAACAAATCATCACCGATACCCTTAACATCAATAGTATCCTTATTATAGTAGAACTCATAGTTGTTAAGATAATAATATGAAGTATATATATTCTTTTCAGCAAAGAGTATATTATCAAACTCTAATTCAAAGCACCGCTTAGTTGTTATAATAGCGTCTTTCTTAACAGATAATATATGGTCATCTTCTATATTATTATTTTCAAAAAACCATTTACGAACTTCCATGAATTTTTCATTGAGCTTCTTGACGAGAGTTCTATCTTGTCTTTGATACATTCCTATCTGAATTTGTCTTTGTTTCTTTCCCAGAGTTTCGAGATATCTTATCTTATCATCATCTAGAAGTTTATATTTCTTCATAATATTAAATCCAGCGGATTGGATATCGTACTCAATTATTTCATTAGCGATTATGTACTCTACATCCTTATTGAGATAACTATGTTTCTTATACAATGTTGACATATTTTCTATCCCTTGACATATATAATGATTTTAGCACTGTCAACGAAATATGATATATTGCATATCTGGCTATGTCTAGGTTATTAGCATCTTTACCATATTTCTTTTTTACCCTAGCAAGGTCTATGTCATTAAATTTAGTAGATGATATTACAAGGTCAATCAGCATTTCAATTATCTCAGTATCATCATAATTAACAAAATAATTATTAGCAAATATAGTAGCATATACATCTACGTGCTCTTCAGTCATCTCAACACAATTTGGTGATATGTCTCTACTAGAAAATTCCTTTACTGATAAGAATCTTGGATCTTGACCGATAGATGATTTAATAGTGTAACAAAAACTTCTCCAATATTCATAGTGTCCTACTATATTCATATTTTTCTCCTCCTGTTGCAAAAAGGGTAGACTTATGTCTACCCTTTATTCTGAATATGTTTCATTCAATTCTCTATATATTACATCAGCAAAATCTTCTTGATCATCGCCGAATATAATCTTGAAATCTGTTATTCCTGAGTCAACAATTCTACTATACTGCTCTTGTCTAGCTTCAGTACCAATACTCAGTGGTCTAACTGGTTTCTCTCTATAAACCCATTCAATTTGATCATCATCTTCTATGGATGGGAACGCTTCTAAGTCCATCCACCAGTCATTTCCTACAACTTTTAAATCTGATGGTACTGCTACAAGTCCTGCAAACCCAGCATCTAAGTTCTCTTCATCTTCAGCCATTGCACTGAACTCGTCCCAGGTTAACTCAATATCCTCTGTACCAATCCATACTACATCACTTACATCTTTACCATTGTCTGCTAATACATCTAATGTGTGTTCTAAGAAGTTCATATTAACACCCCTAGTAAATTATTTTTTTACTCAAGCAACATTATATTGAGGGAGCATGGTCCTTCGTCCACAGGCATCCGACAATGTTTTTTCTACGGTTGATAAGTGTATAGTGTAGGAGCTATACACTTATCTTATAGTTTTTTCAAAAATTACTTTTAACAAAAAAATATGACTCTAGGGATTCCCTAGAGTCATTTTATTACCCAATATCTTCAAATATCAATCGTTTGATTCTTAACTTATTAACATCAGCATCTTTAATTGTTTTGAATCGGCTTTTTCCGTTTTCATCAAATAACCCTTGAAGAAACATCTTAGCGTTATCTTTATCTAAGAAAACAGTGTCGCCAACATGACCTGTCCATAGAATAGTCATTTTCTTAGGATCTGGTTCAGGTTTCATAAGATAAGCGTTATTTGTATCTTCATGAAACTTGATATTGAGAAACAATACTTTCTTACCTAAGTCTAACATAATCACAAATTGATCGAACATTTCATTTCCCCCAATATTATATTATTAAGCTAAGAGCTTCTTAAGAAGCTGCTTAGCCATTTTTTCAGTGCCTAAATCTTTGTCAATCTTAACTCCTCTAGCTTTAGCTAGTTGTTTCATACCTTTCTTACCGAGCTTCTTAAGCTCTTTAAGATATCTTTCTTTATTACTTTCTGTATCTAATCTCACACCCTGACGTTCAGCTTTCTCAAACTTCTTAGCTAAGATCTTTTTAATCTCATCTTTATTCTTAACCTTCAAAGCTTTATCAGGGTCTTTCATATACTTCTTATATGAATATGTCTTGAGCTTAAATACCGCTTCAATATATTCGCAAAGCATTGATATGTACTCCAGCTCATCTTCTGAATGGGAGCATATTAAAACTATTTTCATATCTTTCTCCACTGCCGCCTTAACAATGATTGCAAGCAATGCTTCATTGTCTGGTGTCTGTAGATAGCTTAGATATTGTCTTTTATACTCCTTCATATTATTCTCAAGAAACTGTGCAATGATCTTAGGAGTTGGCATTAAGCTGCTAATAGCTTTTACATTCTTGAATTTATCTTTTGTTGTAATGTAATCACTAATCAAGACAAACTCATACTTCATAGGATCTTCCACTTCTTGAATAAACTTATTTAAAAATTTCTTTGAATCCATACTAATAACTACACCCATTTTGCCGCTCTCCTTTAAATACTTATTATTGATTAGCTAGGTAGAGAGATAACCCTCTACCTAGAAATATCTCATCTCCAGTCTCTATTACCTCGACGTGGATCTTCATCTTCTTCTTCAAGATGCATAAACTCTTCAGATAGCTGCTTAACACGGTCTTCATCAATGATCTCACCGTCAGTAGGCTCAATATCACCTTCTAACTCTCTACGAAGACGTTCAGCTTCATCTTCATTGTTAACTTTCACTTTAACAGTATTTTCAATCTCGATATTATCATCTACCCTGATTGTATTACTGTATACTACTTCAGAATCATGTTCATTATCATCGAAATCTTGACCGTTGTTAGCATCCATAATTGCATGCAGAGCTAAATCAGATTCACTAAGACCGTCTGTGAAATCTGAAGGATCAATTGATGCTGTTGCCATTAATGGAGATCTGAATGAAACTTCCATTGGATCAATAAATGCTTCAACTAACCCGTCACCATCTACGTCGCCAACAGTAACTTCAGTAACTACTTCAGAAGAATCATTTGCTTCCATGATGCTTACATAAGGATCTTCTTCTGAATGTTCAGAAACAATCTCCTTAACATCTTCTTCTACTTCTTCAATCAGTTCTGCCGCACTAACAATAGTATCGGCTACACCTTCAGTACCTAATGCAAGATCAATTAACATAGCACCCATAGGTAGCTCATCATCCTTGGCAGGAATATCACCATCAGTATCACCATATGTTTTAGTGATAATACGCATATGGGTTTCCTCAGTTTCAGTCTTCTTGTCAACCTCAATGATGTTAGTTTTCACTAGAGTAGATTCGGCTTCAGTGACTGCTTCCTCCTCTTTAATTTCCTCAATAGCATCTTTAAAAGATGATAATTCTTGATCATCATCGTCTTCATCAACAGGCTCAACATATTGAGGAGCTGCTTGAAGATCAATACCTTTCATAGCTTCAAGCATTGCTAGTGTTTCATCGAATGCTTCATCTTGCGTTTCTTTATCAATAAAAGTTTCTTCTTCATACTTTCTTCTCATAGCTTTTACCTCCTTAGGATTTACATGTATAGTATTGTAAGGATACTCTAGTTTTTCTTCTTCTGGTTGCTCGGTGTCGTCTTCATCATCCCTAAACTCTTGTTCGGGTTTAGTGAGTTTATAAGCAAACTCCTTAGCAATCATGTTCTCATGTCTTTCTTGCTCCATCGTAATCTTTCTGCGAACATCCATAGCCGAATATTTCTTACGACACATAGGGCAATATAAGTTATGGAAGTCCTCATCATAATCTAAGATGGATTGATCTTGGGAACATAGTAACTCATCTCCTTGTACTCTATAGATGTATGCAAAATCAAGAATTACTAAATCTCCATTATCACGATAACCCCAGTTGGTAAAGTTCTTCTTAACTGTTCCAACATCTCCAAGAAGATAACTAGTAGCGAGTTCAGCTAACACTTCCCTCAAATCTTCTTTTCTTTCATCAAACTCTTCCCTAGAGATAACAGTTACGTATTCACAAACTGATAGTAATTCGTTTGTTTCATATGTTTTAATAACATAAGGTTGTAATTCTTGTGATAATGTGAACTCATTGAGATTGTCCTGTAGACCCCATTTGTCTAGGGCAATCTTAAATACATAGTTGTCAATGAGTATAGCTAGGCGGTTAGTACCTGGACCTAGCTCTGTATAATTAATACCATAAGCATTGAGGGTGTCTAGCATAGCAGACACCTTCATGTTATTGTCAGATATTACTACGTTCTTACATACCTTGTATAAGGCATCTAGAACTTCAGGTCTAAAATATTGATGAATACGACTTCTAATTCTAACCATGAGCCACCTCTTATTAAATTATATTATAACCCTACCCTTTGTGCTCTATGCAGTAGATCTAATTTAACTTTAGATCCGATTCTTTTTCTAATATACTCTTTAACATACATATCTGAAACATGAGTATCTATTCCATAATGCATAACGGATAATACAAATCTACGTGCATATCTAATAATCATATCAATGAACTCAGGAGTCATGATCTTATAATTGTAGAACTCACATATAGCGTTAGTGTACCTACTAATAAGATCAAATAATTCACGAGTATCTTTGTCTTCTGGGTATTGTTTAGCAAGCTCTGCAATTTCTTCTTGTTGTTCACGGGTCATCTTTTTGAGACCTTTCAAAGGTGGATTTACTCCTTCAGGAATAAATACATCCTCTACAAAAATATAACGATATTGAAGCTTCTTATATATCATAACATCTATAAGCTTTTTCATCGCTGGAATAGATTTATCTTCCCCTCCTTTATAATTATATACAAGAACCTGTATTAGTTTAGCACGAATATCCATATAAAGGTGGAAAGACAAAGCATCTTCAAGTACATCGAACTTTATAAGACTGTCCATTTCACGTAAACGATCTTTTGTATAAGCGTATAGTATTGTAAGATCTTCACGCCAAGGAGCACGGTACGCATCCACACGACTTTGTTTTCGAATTTCCATTTCACACTGTTCTTTTTCAGTTCTCTTTGTCATTTTTGGCTTCCTCCAATAGAAATTATATTTTTTAGCCTCGCATTATATTAGCTGCTGTAAAGTTTGACATCTCTTCCTGATATGAACCAAAGCTATCATGGTCATTATCCATACCCAGAGATATAAAGAATGCATCCCCAGCAGCATCCATCATCTTAGTTTTATCTTCGTCCTTATCTTTATTCTTCTTAGTTTGAGCTTTAAGAACTTTAGTCATACGCTTACTTAAACCTTTCTCTTTCATAAGCTTAACAGAGTTCCATCCACGCTCACCAAGATCTTGATAAATACGTAAATCTTCAACAGTCTGACGATCCATATAGTTACCACGATAATAGATGATATCATCATCTTCTGTAGTATCTCTGACCATCTCATCGTATTTACCATTAGCTATAGCTGTTACACTGATAGAGGCAACTTCCTCCTCTTCTTCCTCACGTTGTATAGAGTTCTTAGTTGCAAAATATTCTTCAAGGAAATCAATGTTATCAATCTCCTTAACCTTATTGATACTGACTCGGTTGAAATGTCCTTTCTTGATTAACTTCTTAGCAATCTTATCCTCTTCCATGTCAGTATCAGCAACGATTTCTTCTTCTCCAGTCAAATCTTCTTCAAGGGCATCAAGAGTATCCTCTAGATTATCATAGTTAATCTTATTGATATTAATACTACTAACCATGATTCCCTTCTTAAGAAGCATCTTATTATGCGGTGTATTCTTCATCCTTGGTTTAGCTGGAATGAAATCATCAATCGCATCATTATCAATCTTGATCTTTAGTAATTGTGGACTACCGTGTTTTACTGCAAGCATTGCCATATACTCATTATATATAGCAAGAGCAGCCATATAGTCTGCAATACTTTTATAACGCCGTCTTATTCTACGAGCTTCTTTCTCCAGTTCAGACGATGGTTCATCTTCAGTTCGATGATAATTATCTCCGAAGTCTGTAACATAAACTGTCTGTAGAAGTAAGACCTCTTCTCCCAACGAAATACGCATTGATTTACCTCCTAGCATTTATTCTTCTACCTCTATATAATATATACTTTTAATTCATAATGAAAATTGTTAACACAATGAATCTCTCACTGTGTTAACAATCGTAAATTAATTCTTACTTACTCTATCAAGCACCAACTTAGACCAATCATCTAATTGGTGTCTGAAACTATCGTACATCATGAAATCTAAGAGCTTGATATTATGCTTATTCTCTTCACCTGAAGATAGTTTGTAGAACAGACCTGTGCAATCAGGTACTTTAAATTCAAAGACTACTCCAAAATGCTCTAGTCCTACATGGTTCTTTCTATCGTTGATGAGGAACTTAGGTGTAATGTCAAAAGTAAGTTCGCCATCATATTTAACTTCCTCTCTAAACTCACGTTCAAGATTTCTAGAAAGGAATTCTAGCTGTGACGTAATATAAGCTTCTGGTCCAAAATCAACATGTCCTTGAACCATGGTGTATTTATTTTGTATGCGGTTTTCAGAGCTACCATTAGTATCAAGTAAGATAACTCTGTTTCCATCAGTAATATATGCTGCAACAACCAACTGCTTATATTCAGGATTGTATTCAAGATGCTTTCTCTTCATATATGTAAATCTACTATCCTCAGGGAAAGACATTGTATTTGAGAAATATACCTGGTTACTAAATTCATTTGGATATGCTGCAATACCGTCAACATCATTAAGCTCTGTAAGAAGAAGTCTAAATTCATCAGAATGAAACCAACTATTCATTCTTGACTTGAATGCGATAACATATTCATCATACTTTGGATCTGTGAGTTTCTTTGTTATTTCTTCACGAATCACAAAGTGCTCATCTGAATTTATAGGGTAGTTATACAATTCTACCTTCAACTCATCCAAAGACATTGAAGCAAAACTAGATATTTTACTTACAGTAATGTCTGGTTCAATGACATTTACAGCAACTGCTTTATTAGATATGTCCTCGGATTGAACAGAAGCATCCATTAGAGATGCTGTAAACCCAGATACATCAAATTTCCTTTGTTTATCAAGAAGCATTTCATTTATCTTGGATACTGATTCCAATACTTTCGGATCAGGATTAGTTAGTGCTTCATGTACAGTTTCAGGATTCAAACCTAAACCCTTGATTATTGTATCAAACATGCCTTCAACGCCATTAAGTAAACCATTTTTATTAACATCATTAGATGTTCTTAGTTCTAATATACGTTCATTGAATAGTGCCAGTGGCTGCACTATTTCAGGATCAGATAAAATCCTCTCGAACAATTCTTGATCATAAGAGTTTAATTTTCTCAACATAGAGCCTAGCATTGATCTCATTGTTGTTTCAACCAATTTCATTTCTGCTCCAGTTTCCATTAGATTTTCATTTTCCATTTAAATTTCCTCCTTTAATCTATCTAACATACTGTTCTGGGGCTTTTTACTTTTCACATAGACGCCATATCCCTCTTGAATTGCTTTATCACATAAAGCATTCTGTAGATAAATAAATAGAAACTGGTCTTTAGTGAGTTTAACCTTATTAAACTTCTCGAACTTCTTCTTCAAATCATCTACATTCTTTTTAGCTATGTGTGAGTTAATGTGGAAGAAACTAACTGTATGACCAGCGTTACGTATCTTAGTGAGAAATTTAAAAGCCCTTTTAAATTCTTCCTGATGCATAACTGGTTGCTTAGTGCTTGATATAAACACACCTTTTTTAGCAGTACGTATCCAGTTATATATCCATTTAGTTAATGACATATAGCAAAGCATTGAATCTGTGTAAAGCTTTATATTAACATTCTTAAGAACCCCGCCTTCAACGTATAACCAAGTATGCTCTAATGCATTTGCAATTGCATTGATTTCAGCAAACTGATTACTACCTCTGCGATATGTAAGATTCTTGTGGACAAGTTCTTTCTTATCATTGAAAAACCTAAATGAACTTATAGACAGATATTTCCGTCTAACTTCATCTTCTGGATCTTTCTCCTCATCTTTTTTCTCATCCTCATTTTCTTTCTTAGGAAGCTCATCATCAAATGAGCCTCCGTCAGTAAATAGTAATATTTCTTTAGTTAAATGCATATATTCACCCATATTATCACCCTACCCGAAGAATACTGTGAGTATTTCCATCTTTGAATATTGCAGACCATACTTCAATTTTACTACTATAATCATATGGTCTAGTTCCAGGATCTGTTTCAATTTTAACAAACATACCTTTATTTTTAAATACATCAGCAATGACAGTAATTATTTCAGGTGTTAATTGATCTCTGACAGCAAATGCTTGTTCTATTGCTGTGAAAAACATTGTAGGACCTTTCTTTCTCTTAATAATTGCCCCGTGTGCAGATTGTCTGTCACTTAATCCTTTGTGCGTAAACATATCTCTTACTGCATTTACTTTATTTACTCCCATTTAATTCCTCTCCCTTTTTTGACAATTTAGTGTATAAAAAACTTAAACTATAAATTAATAATCACACCCGTTGTGTGTTTATGTGGCTTTTGTCATTTAGTTGCCCTCCGTATTCGCAAGATAAAAACATATACTCTAGTTTATTCTAGAGTATATGTTTTTAACGTTTTACTTTTCTATTACATCACTTAATGGTTGAGGGAAACTCATGCCATCTACTTCAAGATAAATATACTTTTTTTCTAGAATAGACGTATCTTGTGCAGCAACATCCTTAGACATTGATAATTTGATTTCTAGCATATCTAATAAATCTTGAGAAATATATGGTTCATATTCTTGTAAGAACTCAATGAACTCTCCTTTTACAGATTGTAAAGGTATGAATACTTTTCCCATATGAACAAGATCATGAACTGTAATTGATAGCGGAATCAATCCAACCTTATTCTGGAAGTGAACTTTCATTACTTCTTCAGCAATTAAAATAGGATTGAGCTTTTGCTCATTCTGTATCCACTTCTCTAATATAATTTGAGTAATATCAAATAAAGTGAATGGTTCATGATGGATCTCAATAGAAACTTTTGCTCCATCTTTCTTGGTAATGTTGTTAAAGTATGAGCACTGAGTCATGTCTATATATTTACGTAGGAACGCAATATATTCCTTGTACTCCATAGAACTGCGAACAGTTTGCTCAATCTTTTTAATAAACTTGACTTTATCCCTGTCAGTTAGAATATTGATATGTGGTTCTATCTTAGGGACATCTTTAATCTTGACTGTCTCGAACAATGAGTCGTTTTTGTAATTTTCTAGATCGGGTAACCTCATTGTATTTCACCTCTCTTTCTTTAGAATGTTCAGTTTCCCAAATAAAATATGACAATGACCCTGGCTTATGGGGATTAAAAATACCCGTGACAGCCGCTTTGATATGGTAATCTAAACTACGTATCACTATATCACCTCACTTATTTATTTAAACTATTGTTATTTCAGTGCAAATAATAAGTCGATGATACTATCCATATTAAAGTAGTCTTCGACAAATACACATGACTCTGGTGTAGTTAAATCCTCTTCCATTCGGTTAAATAGAGAAAATAATTTACTTACTATTATCTTCTCTTCAATACTAAGTTTAACAAATTCCAATTCATTTAATAATTCTTTAGTAGACTCCATGATATTTCTTAGTCTATCTCTTCCTATAATAGATAGATCCATTAAATCTTGCTCACAGAGAACCTTCCCGTAATGATCATATACAGACAACTCCATTATATGGAAATCATTACTAGTCTTAAACTGCTCGCTTAATATTCGAGGGTCTACTTCTTGTACAGAGTACTTGTTGGGTCTTTCTTTTAAGAAACGCTTTAAGATTTTTTTCTCTTCTGTATATCCTACAAACTTGTCACGTCTGAATATGAGATACATGAATATTTCACTTCCTTAAGGTATGAATAACTTCATTTTCCCTGATATCAAATAGCTATAGTCATATTGCTGTACTCGATAATTAGTGGCATCTTTTAGCCCAAACTCAACAGTTACAGTTCCTTGATTGGCATTACTGTAGACAATAACACCTAACTCTTCTTTACCATTGTCCTCAATAGTAACAAACTTTCCTGATAGATTATAATAAAAATATTGACCTAATTGAAGAAGCTCTTCGTGGATCTGTTTAGCTCTTAATAATTTTTCCCCAAGGTCTTTCATCTCTATCTCTCCTCTTTATATAATTCCTTTAAAACATCAATAATAAATTCTTCTGGATTGAAGAATTTATAATGAGGATCTTGCTCACAAGTATACTCTTCATAAATATTCTCTGTCATCATAGCTATCTCTCTGAGAAAAGGAACTACTACATCTAATTCATCATCTTTAAACTTAATAAATTTGATTTCATTTAGCATTACTGTGAGCATATCTATTATTTCTAAATATAACTCATAACACTTAGTATGGACATCATCTTCCTCAAACTCAAATAAATAGACTCCCTGATATTCAAATATATCAGTACCTGAAAGATACAAATCCCTCTTACCTTTTTCATCAAAGAACTTTTCCTTAAACTTCTCAACAAAAAGTGGTTGGAAGTATCTTCTCTGTTTAACGATTCCTTCAGCCATATGCTTAAAGGTGGTGTGTCCCATGAACTTACCTTTTCTATTATATAAGACGTATATTGCCATTATTGACGCAACCCACTTTTCTCATATAGTTTCTTAAGTTTAATCACCTTCTTTAAATCATCTTCATCCTCAGCTTTCTTCATCTTCTTAACTTTACTCTTAAGTATACTTAAAGCATGTTTTCTAAGGTCTTCATTCTGTGAACTAAGCTTTAGATGCTCAGAATGCTTCTCCCATTGTTTGAGAGCACCATCAATATTATTGACATATCTTTCAACTACATGAGCTTCTGATTTTTTCATGTGCCATTCCTCCTATCTGTTTATCACACTTATAATATATAAATATAAAAAAAATAAGGGTAAAGCTTTACCCTTATATATCCCTTACGTCTTTAATAAATGCAAGTTCTGGTCTACTTAGTGGGAATGATAAGTACCCGCCAGAAGATTTATATATTGGTCGGAACTCTCCACTAAGGTTAGTAACTGCATAGAAGATATTGCCTTTATCTGTAACTACTTGACGAATCATTGAGTGAGCTACATCTTCATCCAGATATGATTTAGCAATATAACTATCAATATCCCATTTGTGTAATGGTGTTAATTCTTTACCGTCAACGAATATAACATTTGAAGTTCTGAACTTCTTAGAGAAGAATACTCGGAATAATCCTCCATTAGTAACTTCACCATCAACAAGTCTTGCTTTAGAGTTAGCATTAAGGATTAACTTCTTGCCATTATTGAAGAAACTTTCAACCTCATTCTTTTCATTACGCTCAAATAAACGTAATGAAACTAATCTGTTGGGGTTAAAGCAATACTTAGGGATCAACTGTTCAACCATTTCACAATCAAATACTTCTATAGCATGATGAACTGCACCGAATAACTGAAATGGTATTGTATCAATAGATGAGAATTTATATAAAGCTACAACTTCCATCATATCCATTCCCATTGTCCCTTGAGGCTGAACATTAGTTACTTGGAATACTACGAATTTAATAGGATCATAGTATTTATCAAACGGTAGCTTGTATCCATATACTATATAGTTACCTTGATCCACATAAATCTTAGAAAGATGGAATGGCTGGAATCCGTCACGTTCACAATCATTTGTAGCAATAGCAAACGGTTTAGTGCCATCAAATCTTGTCATTAAATGAATTTCTCTATTTCTATAAAGATACTCTTTGAAGTAAGTGTTTAGAGATCCTTTATAAATACCTCGTTCAATAACACCAGCGATCATATACTTAATTCCCACTTTTACATCACATGGTTTAGTTTGATCAGTTGCCATTAACTTGTCTTGTGTCTCGAATAGTAACATATTTATACCCCCAGTAAATTTATCAAATAAAATAGGACTAGCATATGCTAGTCCCATGTATTACGCAATGTTTTCAAAAGCTTTAAAGTTAGTCCGTAGAAAATCCACTATCGTTTCATGGATTGTATCTATAGGTAACATTTCACCATTAGGTGTACATTCAATACGATGCCAGCCGCAGTACTTAATAACACGGTCTCTGACACCATATACATCTTTTAGATGGTCAATATTTTCATGAATATCTTCCATCGGTTTACCTTCATATCGCTTCATAATATTAGATACAGATATTTCAGGTTTTACATCCAAGTAGAACACTGCATCTGGATGAGGTAATCCTAAGTCAATATACTCAAGTTCCTCAATCCATTGAATATAACCTTCAATGTTATTCTTGTTAGTGAGGTTACCTGCTTGGTGAAGAATATTTGAAGTAGTATATCTGTCACAGATTACATGTGTTCCTTCTTTGAGATGTTCAATGAGGGATTTACCGCTATACACCTGCTCAATAAATGATGAAACACGGTCAACAGCATAAAACGATGATATCTGTTTAATATATTGGATATTGTCTTCCTGATGATACATGTTCTTAAACTGTCCGTCCAAGTATTTCCTAACAAGAACTGAAGATTCATTAGCATAGTTAGGAAATGATACAATAATAACAGGGATATTAGAAGCCTCTAGTCTTCTATATAACTTTATCGCCTGTGTATTTTTACCACTACCATCTAGCCCTTCAATGCCAATAACTCTTCCTGAATATCCTAGTGTCATGTTTATACAACTCCTTCTTTTTCTACTATTAAATAGTTAGGCTAGAAATAAAAAATAAAAAGGAGATGGGAATCCATCTCCTTGGTTATTATAGAGAAAATACTTCAGCGTTGTATCTTGACTCAGCGTATTCAATACCTTCAGGATCATAAATAGTAACAGCTATACCACGCATAATTTCACACTTCCAAAGATACACGCGGACGTTAATGATATCTCCGTTATGGTTCATTGCACCACAATCAACAATAGCCTTATCCCTCTTACCTTCTTTAATCTCATTATATGTCAGGATAGTATTAAAATTATCACATCTAACCATATCATGACCAAAAAATGTTTCTAAGAATCCGTGAGCATATACTCCTTCCAATAAAGCTGCATCTCTAGTAGTGTCGTAATTGTAAATCATTTCCATTCCTCCAAACAAATTATTATTGATTACACGTTTATAATATATAAATGGCATTACTGATTATACGATTCCCTTGAGGTATATATTTCATAGCGGGAACGTAGAAACCTTTCTTTTATAGGAGGATCAATGGTAAGGGCTGTTGACAATACATAAATATCATCTCTTTTTATTAACTTAGTAAATTCAGCCAAATACTGTCTAGATTTCCCTAGATCATCTAATATCTTAATAGTTACTTTATCAAAGATATTTCCTTTGAGAAATAAATGGGTATTTTCATGAATATCAAAAAATAGGTTTTTATATATTGGAGCATTCTCACTAAATAGTACTAAGCCGTCTAATTCTATAGTCATCTCATAGTATGTATTTGGATCTGGTATTTCACGACACAAGCGAATTATTCCATGTTCAAATGGCTCATATCTATCTTTCTTCATTACACTTGTTAACATGGTTTCCCCTCCTTTTAATAAAAAAATAAGCATCCGAAGATGCTCATTAGTTATCCATGTGAACGTTCATAATCACCAGTATATGTAAGTGGCTGACTCCATCTCCATTGGTTTATTGTTGAATACTGTCCATCGTTAATATCTACTATAATGAATGGAATATATTGATCATTGACTGTACAAGCGAGCACCAGATACATAGTCTGATCGTCTATTTTATATGGTCTAGTTTCCCTAAGAATGACAGTCTTTGTTTTTCTATCATATCCTTGACTTTCAATATACCTTAAAGGGAATGTAGGAATAAAGCCTTTATCTAATAGTGTTTTAAATAGATCTACTATTGTATCATATTTTGTATTAACTAACTCAATCTCATCGTCCATCGTCAATATCTGCTGCGACTCAACTCCTTCAATAGTTGCTGGTGTTATAGGACAAAAGAAATATGAAAGTCGGTCTCCTTTCTCATACATTTCTAACATAGTTTTAAAGTTTTGAATAGGCATATTAAAGCCCTCCTTAGAATTATATTGTATTACCTATTTATAATATATACTTAAAAAGAATGACTATCCGAAGATAGTCATTATATAGTTAGCTGATGTAGTGATTCCTTCTTAACCAGTTCATGCATTAACTCGACGATAAAATTCTTCGATGGACTGAATCCTAGAATGGTTTTGGCAGCTTCTTCATTATCTGGTTTCCATTGAAGATCGTCCATTTTAATATAGTGTAAATTAAAAGTTCGATGATAAAGATGCCATTTATCATCAATTGCAACTTCGGAGATACATTTGTCTTCACAATCATTTACATATACTCTACGCCATTTAATATCCATGTTTTCACCTCATGAAAATATCTTTTTCCAGAATGGTTTATCATCTTCTTGTTTCCATTGATCAAGAATAGCCTGAGCCGATTCTTCAGTATGTGAATTCTGACTAAGTTTTTCTCCTAGTTTTTTATCAGTGTAACAGTTGAACTGATCGGTGTCAACATCATATGCTATTCTATAGATGTATAGGGTTTCACCAGCTAATACAATACTTTTCTTTTCCTTTAATTCAATTGATAGTTCTCTAGTTTCAAAAGGAATCCATTTACTCCATACACTTCGATTTATTTCATATACAAGACCACTTGCTCCATATGGAGCATTATATCTATCTGGTTTTAATGTTATTACGTCCTCTTTACCAAAGAATACATATTTCATAAGTATCTACTCCTTTAAGTTAATAAATAAGTACATTTTTTCTTTTACATCATGTAACTTATCTCTGAACACATTAACAACATTTTTACTCTTGCTAATATATCCGATGAATTGCTTAAGGTTAATTACCTTTTTCAGTCTCTTTTTAGACCTAGCCGAGTGGAGTATCTCGTATGCTTCTAATAAGGTCTTTTTCTCTTTTTTCTTTAAATTATAGTCCTTAATATAGTGCTCTAGCTCAAGTAGTGTTGAGCTAATTCTTCCTCTTTCTTCTCCAATAATGTCTCTAACCATTTGTAATTCAACTCTTGTTAAAACCATATCTAGTTCATCATCATGCTCTAGATATAAGTCATCAAAATCTACTAATAAACCATTAATGTGTTTCTCTTTCTTAATCTTGGAGCAGAAATACTCTTCTGTATCAAATTCCTTCTGTAACATATAGTTCTGAACATCTTTAGATGATTCACTAATAGCTACAACTTTCTGTGAACTGGTTTGTATAATGACAAATAGTTTCATATTCCCATCCTCCAAAAAAATGAAGCTGAGTTTCAGCTTCATTTATCTATGTGCTAATTTATCAGGATAAAGTTCTACAATCTCATTGTTGGGACGTAGAAACGCTTTTTTAATGTAATAGAACGTATATACTTCATCATCTTTAAAGTCAGTCTTATATGTTGTATGTGCTGTAAACTCAATAGTTGTTCCATCTTTCTTACGGAACGTCACAACCATAAACTGATCATTGTTAGGCATGTCAGTATAGTATTGAAATGCCATATCCTCAGCAAGATGTTTCTTGTGTGGAATATTCATTGCTATCAGTACAGTAACTGAAATTAATGTAATTGTAGCTAGTATTCCGAATATAACCTTGTAAAATAAATTATTCATATTGATTAACTCTCTCCCTTTTATGTCTTCAATTATATGTTTGCGAGTGTTTTAAATTCTATATTGTAAGTAAGGGTATCTTTAAGATCTAAATTTAATCTAGTAATTCCTTCTTTTATATAAATTATAGGACATGCTTCTATTCCTTTATCATGTCGATATACCCATACAAATAAAACATGGTCAAATCTCATTCGTCTTGTTGCTTTAGTTTTAGCATCTATTATCAGATACTCATCATCTAGTGCATAGTCTATAGTTTTATATTGACTATTGTTAATAATGAAGTGGTTCTCTGATAAATATTTTAAAAGATCTGTTATAGGTAAACCTTTATCAAGATCCCTAAATATTGAGTTAACTGATAATTGTCTTTTATGTATATCTGTAATATACATCACAGTTAATCCTATTTCCTTAGGATGTGGAAATTCCTCCCTGAATTTGAGTAAATTGTTTAACATTATCATTTTTTACCTCTCCCTAATAAATATATTGGATACATAGCAGAACTATGTATCCAATATATAATATATAACTAAAATAAAAGAATAATCGGTCTAAGGGATTTGGACCAAATCAATGAGGGAAAACGGCGCGACTCATCGCAATCAATGTGTTCCACTAGTAAGAACACGAAAAGGTTTTATTCCCTGATCGGTCCAGGAAATCCCAATAGTGTTATCTATTAATTAATAGTTCAAAATTATTTTCGTCTAAATGGTAATTTAAACTTCGGTCGAGTAGTCTTTGTAATGTACGGAATTAGCACATATACGATAACAATTATGCAAGGTAATATGATAAACCCAGCATTTATAATTAACTGAGCCACACCATATCCAAACTGGACTATACCAAGTTCAGGTTCAATGAACACAAATGCAATTCCAATAATAACATTAAATATACCTTGTACAACTGTAACTCCAGCATATAATATAGTGGCACAGAATAATGCAATTGACACATAACAAAGTAACTTCATCAATAATTTATCTCTAAATTTCTCCATAATACACTACTCCTTACCTTTACTTGGGAATAAATCAGGTCTTGCTCTTCTAGCAACTCTAGCCATAAGCATTTTTTGAATATCGTTAATAGCATTTGTAAATTCTTGTTGATCTAGTGGATGGGTCGGGTTCAGAGACATATATAAGTTATACATGTCAGAACTTAATTTAACAAGCTCTCCTTCAACTTCACGGGCATATATATCCTCCAATAGATCACATTTAGCAGCTTCATAATAATATCCGTCCCTAGCATGAGATCCACACTTATCACATATGAAGATAGGGTCTCTCATTGAAATATTTCTTTCTTTATATACATAATGCTGTACTTCACCTCTTTCTTCAGACAACGTCATTCTTCTTTTACCTAAACAATTCTCATTGGAGCAAAACATTAGATAGTTACCTTCACTATCAAAACGATCGCCTCTTCCAATAGAATCAAATAAGTGAAGACCAAACAAATGACTCATATTATCGTCTATATTCATAACAACATCACTCCTTTAATAGTTTTATACATTGGTCTAACGATGCTCTTATTTCCTTCCTTATATTCTCTTGCTGTCTCGTACAAGCTCTTTTAATGGCTTTATAATCAATAACAGTTCTTTCATATAGACCAAAGAAATACTTGTATTGTTTTATTACATCTTTTGATTGAAATCGTATTCTTATTATATTGGTTTTATCATTAGAGAAATCTATTATTTTGAAATCCACATAAAATATGTTCTCCCAGTCAGCATGAATACTGTCCCACTTAACTATACACGGATTTCTGTGTCTAATATTACCTGTAGCATAATTCTTATCTACCATTATAGCTAGTGAAGGTTCAAAATAATTTGTATCACCTTCAGTTATATCAACTGCTTGACTTGTATAAAATCTCCTGTTACTTTTTATTTCCAGAAATATCATTAGATTCACAAATGAAAATAAATCACTTACAATTGTATCCCTCATATTAAAACTATTGAATAGGTATCTTGTTTTTTCTATGTCCATAGGTTTTTTTAAAAAAGATGGTAGCTTCACTTATTTCCCTCCAATGCAATGTATTCTTATAATAAAGTTAAGAGGATTATAAATACTTACTAAAAGACTTTAAATATAGACATAGGATTATTTTCCTATGTCCGCCAGATAATATTATCTATTTTTCATTAAATAAATATATAATAACATTAATAAGTAAATAATACTATTAAATGTTATTATATATACTAATATTATCTATTTATATAATCTCTATATATCTCATAAAAAATCTCCAACATATATCTTTATATCCTTGCCCCCCCTATCCCCCCCATAACACCGTAAAAGGGTGCTATGAGGAGAACAAGGTGTGTGTCTGGGATAAATAAAGATACGACGAATGAAAGTCCATCTTTTCATCAATGCGATATTTTTGTTGGGAGACAAATATATCTAAGTTTGACTAGATTACTTTAATGTTCCCCATTAGTAAAAAATAATTGAACATTTTTTTGCTTACAAAAACCCCTAATAGATCCAGCGAGGTCTATTAGGGAATTTTTGCATATGGGAAATGTGATAGAGCATGAGTACCAGTTTTTTATCTCCCAAGCAGTTAGATAAGAATTTGGTTCATGGTCATGGTTCTGAAACGTCCGCGTTTCAACAGTCTGTTTGATTTTAATATATGCCTTCTATACAGGGGCCTGGTAATACTTGGAAATATATCCAATTACTATTATGTTACTATAGTAATTAAATAAAATTAAAAAAATAGACCTTGCCAATAAGCAAGGTCGAAATAATATAAAACATAGGAAGAAATAAATTTAAAATGGAGTTAAATCTATTACTTATCTTGTTTAATAATTAGTAACTTATTATTTAGATTTCTTTATACAACCGTAATTATTACTAAACCCATTACCGTGCCAAGTTTCACTTACAACTCCCCATTTACCACCCATTAATTTACACTTCTCTTTCTTTAATTCAATAATTTTGTTTTCATGTATAGCTAAAGGAATAAATGGTGCAAAGAAAGTAAATATTAATACAATCATACCTATTGCACGAATATGTATATTTCTACCCATTAGAGCAATATACACTCCAATACCTGCGCTAATAAGTCCAAATATAAACCAAATTAAAAATGTTTTCATATTATCATATCCTTTCTTAATACAAAAAATAAAAACCTTGTCGAATTAACGACAAGGCGAAAAGATTTTGCGCTGAATCATTTTCATGAATGCCAATATATCATCTTCTTTTACTTCAGTTTTAACTGTAATTTGTTTTCTGCTATTCATGAACTCTTCTCTACGTTTCATACGATCATTATGGCGTTTCTTGATGAAGTCAGGTGCATGTCTTTCCACCTTGGGATCTGTTATCGTTTGAATATTTAATACTCTTGGTTTTCTTCTAGTAAAAGCAGGCATTGTGTCTATTTCTTTCATATTATATATCGGCTCTTCAATAACCTTTGTGATCACAATAGGTTCTTCAACTACTTCTACAGTTGTTACACCCATTACAAAATCAGCTTCAGCTTTAAGAGCCTCAGATTCACCTTGGAAGAATTTCTTTATGCTATCAGTATCAATCTTTGTTGTTGAAACTACTACATTTTTATTTTCGATAATTTTCATTATCTATCACTCCCAATTTTTATTATTATTGATTAGTTGAATCTATTTTATTTTCTTAGAGATTCTTGTCTTTTCCTTAGACACTGCCTCATTGAAAATATTTACTAATTCTGGGAAGGATTGAAATGCAGCAACTATTGCTTGACCGTAAAGGAAATAGCAAAAGAAAGATATAGTCTCTCTACATAATTTATTAAAGAAGTCTTTAAATTCTCCTGTAAGTAAAGAATATGCCAATGCAAATATATTAGCCTCAACTTCAACACGTTGATATCTATACTTACGCATACCCCAATAACTATCTTCATGATTGACATACTTGACATTTTTATATAGCCACATATTGCTTCTTTTATTTTGCCAAGCATGAAACATTTCATGAGAAAGTGTAGTTGATCTACTATCCTTATAAACAAGAACCTGATCTATCATAGGAACATAGTAACCATTAGAAGATTCAGGTTTTCTAGTCTCAGGATCAAGGTACATGACACTCGTCTTAGACAATCTTAAAATCCTTCTTAAAATCTTTTCATGTGTTGTTAATTTCATAATGCTTTACCCCCAAATTATTATTGATTATTATATTACTTACAAATATAATATATACTTGACATTTTTCAAAAAACTAATTTTTTAAAATTTATCTTAAACATAAAATTAATGGGGTTATCCCCCAGGAGGCTTTAGATGACGTTCGGCAAAGACCACGCTCTACTGTATCAAAACCTTATTTTTACCCAATAGATTTAGTGGTACGGCTTCTAGATTGAGGGACCTTTTATATAAATGATTCTATTCATCAGTATTCTTTATTCAGAAGAATGTTGATGAATAGAATTGTTTTTAATGTTCATAGATTATAACATTTTCGTTCACCAACATTCTATTAAATCATATTAGAATAAGAGGTGAACGAAATTGCTATCTGTTTCGGAGATACCACACTTAAGGGTATATAAGCAAAGAACTATACTTCCTTTTGATAAAAAGGTTCAAAGTATGTATGGAATGGTATTTATCAATAACAATTCAATTGAGTCTGCTATTGAGTTAATGAATAGTCAGGCTATTTCTTCAGCTGGTAAATATCATATCTATTATCTAGATAACCTTTATTCAGGAAGATTATTCGGTAAATCATACCGAGAAGTATTAAATAAAGAACGTGAAGAAATTTACGCTGAAGTTGAATCAAAGGCAAAGTTTATTAAGACAGAGAAATCTCTTATCTCAGTTAATAGCCGTAACATGTATTTTGATCTTCAGCACCACAATGATATTTTCTTTAGATTAGGAAATAGAACGTCTTCCTATATTAAGAAAGTGAATGATTATGCTTCTTTCCTTAAAGATATTATTAATGACGAAAGATTCTCTAAGTATAAAGAGAAGATTGTCGCCATTAATGTCGATACATGGGTATCACAAGTTAGGAAGGAAATGACTAAAGGTTCTAAATTAGATAATCCTATTATGATTATCTATTATGCTCTTATCAAATCTCTAGAGGAGTTTAAATCAATTGGTAATATTGATATTATTCTATACTCTGGAAGTTCAATGGTAAGAGTGAATCCTTCATTATGTGACAAGAAGTCGTACTATTTATATCGCCAAGAGGTTTCTAAACTTCATACTTCTATTACATTAGAAGATGAAGCCACCATTGAAAAGCAAGTTGAGCTCGATGCTGTTTATCAAAAAGTAGCCAAGAATTTCTCAGAGCACTTTAACTTCACTGGCGATGATGAAGAAGAAGGAGATGAGGAAATTGAGGAGAAAGCTAAAGAACGTCTTGAAGAGATTGTTGAAGAGGAGCCTGAAGAAGGTGTTACTGGTAGGGAACTAGAGAAGGAACTTACAAACAAGCTAATCAATGACGAGAAACTTCTCAAAGATGTTTACTCATATACTCAAGAGAAAAAGACTGGAAATTCAGCTGTTTCTTCAAAGCGCGACCAGGAACTAAGAGATAAACAAAAACAAATTAAAATTGAAAATATGACTATTGAGGATATTAGAAATATTAACTCTAAGACAGTTAAACTGGACAAAGTTGATGTTTCTACTAAGGTTAAAACGACTAATAAGAATGTTACGACAATTCATTATCCTCATTTTGAAAAGTCATATAATGAGCATTTATTGAAGAAGGATATGATTGATGTATTAATGCATCTTAATGACAGTTCAATTCCTGTATTTGTCCGCAATATTGATGTTGTTGATAGTTCAGACGAATTGAACCATAAGGAAACTTATACTGTCGACTTAGAAGATGCTAATCGTGTTCGCCACCGTTTAAAATTCGATATGCCTAAATTTACTGACGATAAGTTCATGTACCTAAATGGTAATAAGAAACTCATTGTCAAGCAGCTTTATATGAAACCTATTGTCAAAAATGGTCCAGATGAAGTTCAGGTTGTAGGTAGCTACAATAAGATCTTTATTCGCCGTCATGGAGGAAAGGTTTCTGCTAAAATAGAAAGATTTAAAAAGGCTGTCTTAAAAGAAATAAAAGGTGTTGTTGTTAAATATGGCAATAATATTTCTACAAATAATGATTTTAAGACTACTATTGAGTACGATGAAATTTCTAAAGACATTACTTATATTCGTATAGGAGTTACGGAGTTTTACTTTAACCAAGAAGAAGTTCAGAAGTTGGTCAAAGACCGTAAGATAAAAATAAGTGATGATGAAATGTGTATTGGATTTATTAATAAAAAAGATCCAATCACTGTTAAATACGATACTCAACGCGTTGGTCCAGATATGGATATTGTTGACTTCATATTGTCAGTCGGTAAAGGTGAACTAGTTACTAGTTTCGATGCTGCAACAACAGGTAAGAAGTTTATCTATAGCCGCGCAACGGTTATGTCTAAACAAATCCCATTAGTTTTACTATTAGGGTACTTTGAAGGATTGAGTTCTGTTTTACGTAAAGCAGGCATTAAACATTACTTCACAGATACACGTCCTAAATTAGATGTTAATCAAGGTTCTATACAATTTGCAAATGGACATCTAGTATTTGATAGATATCCTTTTGAAAACTCATTACTAATGAATGCTTTTGCTGATATTCCAACCAGAGCATTCAACTATGAGGATTTTGATGAAAGAGAAGTTTACCTATCTATTTTTGACGTTATGTTTAAACAACGTAACTTAGGTAACGCTCTCTTGAACTACTATGAATTTATGATTGATCCTATTATGAAAGAAGTATTAGAGGATCTGAACTATCCAACAGGATTCGTAGAAGTTATGTTATATGCAAACGCATTATTAACAGATAACTCATTTATTCGTGAGACTGATATGAGTAACTATCGTGTTCGTTCTAATGAGTTAATTAATGCATATCTATATAAAGCAATTGCTGATGCTTATGGTTCTTATCGTGCAACAGCTAATAACAATAACCCAGTTAAAATCTCTATTCCACAAGATGCGATTACTAAGAAACTATTAATGTCTCAAACTGTTGAAGACTATAGTATTCTTAACCCTATTGTTGAATTGGAGAAATCTCGGGCTATTACTCCTAAAGGACATTCTGGTATGAACTTGGATGATGCCTATACACAGGATAAACGTGCATTCGATCCATCTATGATGGGTATTATGGCAATGTCAACATCTCCTGATGCTAACTGTGGTATCGTTCGTGAGTTAACTCTAGAACCTAATATATTAAGTCCACGGGGTTATATTGACATCAAGAATGACAAACTTAAAGAATTAACTGATGCTAACTTGTTCTCTGCGGCAGAATTATTATCTCCTCTCGGAGTTTCAAGGGACGATAGTATCCGTACAGCAATGGCAACTAAACAATCAAAACACATTATCCCTATCGAGAAATCTTCTCCAGTTCTAATCTCAAATGGAGCTGAACAGATTATACATTATCATTTATCTAATGACTTTACAGTTGTTGCAAAGTATGATGGTAAAGTAGTGGAAGTCAATGAAGATGCAGGGGTAATGATTGTAGAATACAGCGATCCTAAAGGTATCCCACAGCCAGGTGGTGGAAAGAAAACAATACTCCATCAAGCTGTCGATATTAGTCCTAGAGTAGTGAAAAACGGTGCGGGTGGATTCTTCTTAACAAACCAACTTACAAGTAACTATAAAGTTGGTCAGAAGTTTAAGAAGAGTGATATTATTGCATCTGATAAGAAATTCTTCACTAACTCAGATATTCATGGAAACCGATTCAATATCGGATCATTGCAGAAAGTAGCATGTATGAGTACGTTTGCAACTTATGAGGATTCTACATTTATTACTAAGAAACTGAGTGAAGAGATGGCTTCAGACATCGTAATGCAGAAAGCAATTACATTAGGTAAGAATGCCAATGTTGACTTTATTGTCAAAGTAGGTGACCATATTTCTGTAGGTGATGAATTAATCCGTTTCGAGTCTTCATTCGAAGACGATTCACTTAATAAGTTCTTAACACATATTGGAGATGAGTTAAAAGAGGATATCAAGTCTCTAGGTAAAACTCCGATTAAATCAAAGTATACTGGAGAAGTTGTTGATATCAAAATATACTCTACAGTAGATCTAGATGAGCTATCTCCAACATTGAGAAAGCTTGTTAGTGCATATTATGCTCAAATTAATAAAAAGAAAAAGACTATCGAGAAATACGATAAGTCTAATGAAGTTCATAAACTAGGAGTTCTATTAAATGAGCCTACTAGTAAGATTGAAACTAAAGATGGTAAGGTTAAAGGTATGGAAGTTGGGGAAGGTGTATTAATTGAGTTCTATATCAGCCATAAAGACATTATGGGTGTTGGTGATAAATTAACATTCTTCACAGCCTTAAAATCTATCATCGGGGATGTTATCCCAGAAGGTTACGAACCATATTCTCAATTCCGTCCTGAAGAAGAGATATCTTCATTCATAGCACCTGGAGCTGTATTAGCACGTATGACACCATCTATCTTGTTAACAATGTTTGGTAATAAGGTATTGGTTGAGCTTAAACGCCAATTACAGGAAATATATACAGGTAAACCATGGAAACCGTAAAAATATAAAAAAATAAGAGGATATAGTGTCCTCTTATTTTTCTTTTTCTCTTAAAGGTGTTTAAACTCAATAGCAATAAGTTTATCTGGTTTAAAACATATTGTATTGAAATCCGTAATTGGTAAGTCAATAAATCCATATTTGTTTGGCTGAGTCATCGTTGTCTGTATAGTATTTTTTCTCTTTAAAGCTTCTGCTTCTTTAGTAGACCCTGCTGGTACAATGATATTATACTGTTTAATAATAGAATAGTCACCTTCAAAAACAAATTTAACTGTTAATACAAAACTTTCTGACATATTAATTACCTCCCGTTTCTAATTAAGCTTTTGTAAAATATGTACTTCCCTCAGCATCATGCTCTTTAGCACAACTATCACATAAATCAAGATTCTTCATATCACCCCCTTTAATAAAAAGCCGTTGAGTAGCAGCGTCTTTTCTAAAACAACCATCACATAATACAACATCTTCATTGATTCTAGCCAACCATTTTACATCGACAATTTTATTACCGATATGATATTTTCCTTGAACAACATCAGCACCAGTTCCTTTATGTTGTTTTAATTCTTGTATCTCTATAGGAGATAAACCAACACGAGGCTCTTGTTCATAATTAAATGGACCACATATGACTTCTAATTGTGTAATAGCCTCCTTCATAGAAACAAATCCAACTTTACCATCCATTAAAAATAACCATATAGGACGTGTACTAGTAACAACCGCTAATTTATAAGCATCATCACTATCCACATAAATACAATGAGGGTATACTCCTTTCATGCCTTGATCTTCGATACCGTGTTCAGGATGATAAGATTTTAGACGCTGAGTTTTACCTTCAGCATCTACCCAATAGCGGCTACCTTTGGATGTTTCGAACGTTAATACTGGTTTGATATCTAAGTTTAAATTTTTCATTTTATTTATCCCCTTTATTATAAGTATTTTTCGATTGCATGAAACCAGTGATGAGTATCTGATTTACCAAGTAATTTTTCTTTACCAGATATGAAAATAACGTCATGTTTTTCAGGTTCGCCTGTTTTAAGTGTCTCAAATATACGCTCTGCATTATTAACTTGTATCTTATAAACAAATGCAGCATGAAATAGGTCATTAAACTTATTAAACGTATTAACAAAGCAAATAGGTTCTTTAGGAACAAATAGCTGTTTCTTATGCTTTATTTCTTCGTCAACCTCTTTCTGAATAGCTAATCTAAGAATATCTATTTGACTGGTTTGATACGCATCAAGACTATAATCAACATGTCCACCAATCATTGTTATTGTACGATCTTCCTTCTTTCTCAGCACAATATAGTCCTTACCATCAGTAATAAATGCGAATACACCAATTTGTTTCCAATTAAAATTGTACTCGGCTTCTTCACGCGAGATGAAACTAAATTGATCATCTTCAAAGAATGTTTTTGATGAGCTTATTGCATTTACCCTGAAAAAATCAGTTACTGAATCGTATCTACTTAAACTCTTAGCAGTTGTCATATCTGAAAACTTATTAGGAACACACAAAACGAATTGACCAGGATATTTCTTTTCGATTTTCTTAGAAATAGCCTTACGAATCTTATGATGCTTATCACTACCAAACGGATATTTTTTTAACTTATTGATTAGCTCAGGTAACTGTGGACCTTCTGGTGCTTTAATTCCTTTACGAATTTCCTTGATTTTTTCTTTTGATTTATTTCCCATTTTTAAGACCTCCAATGTTTTATTACAAGAAAAATAAGGGCTGGAAGCTCCAACCCTTTTATATTATTGAACAGCTTCTTCTTTTTTGATGCGGTGGAAACAAGATACTCTATCTTTAGGAAACTCACGGGAACGTACATCTTTAATCAGTCCAGACACAGCTTCAACAATCAATCTCATTGGATCACGTTTAGTTGCTTTAGCAATCTTATACACACTACCGACATAAATTGTGACACTGTTAAGCTCTTTCAAAGTTTTACGACCAGTTTCAAGGTTTTCTGAGCAGCTACCATTAAAACCAAAAGCAACAAGTCGCTCAGCATTTTCAACTTCACGAACAGCATAATGATTTGACTTAGCATTGATCTGAACAGCAGCATTATAAGTATCGAATACTTCTTTATCAGAATTTATCATTTGATGAGCTACCACTGCCATTTGTTTTAATTTTAAAGATTTGAACATAATTAATTCCCCCTAGGTTTATTATTGATTTTGAATATATTATTTATATTCACTATTATAATATATAGGTGATATTGCCGACTTTACGAATTAACATTTATTACCAGTAAAACAGTTATGTAAGAAATACATATCAATGAGAGGGGAACATACTAAAATGGGTCAATTTGATAAAGAATGGAATAGGGTATTAGAGAATATTATGTTAAATGGAGTATGGCAGAAAGAAGAACATGTCCGTGCTAAATGGGACGATGGTACTCCAGCTCCAGCTAAATTTGTTACAGGAGAAAAGATGGTATTTGATAATAGTGAAGCTCTAGTCCCAACGACTAAAGAAATTAAACGTAAGAGTCCATTACGTGAACTAAAATGGATCTGGTTCCTTAAATCAAACGTGGTTCAGAAACTTCGTGATTTGGGAAGTAGTATTTGGGATAAATGGGAAATTAAAGAAGGTGAATGGACAGGTACAATTGGTCCAGCTTACGGACATCAATTAGGTAAACAATGTAGGAAATTTCCAGTAGAAAAACTTCGCTGGGAACATCTACATCCTGAGCATGCTGTTGAGTTAAGACAAATGATAGAGGATGCTTTAGCACAAGGTTTTATTATTAAATATGTAATGCTGGATCAGGTAGACTTCCTCATCCAAGGTCTTCTTACTAACCCTGGTTCTCGCCGATATATTCTATCACTATGGGGTATTGAAGATCTTGACTACATGGCACTAGAACCATGTGTATGGAAGACAGGGTGGCAATATGTTGATGGTAAAATTGATTTAATAACTGGTGTACGTTCAAATGATATCTGTGTAGGAAATCCTTTTAATGTGTTTCAATATCAGGTGTTATGGAATCTTATCTGTCAGGTAACAGGTCACACACCAGGGAAGATTCAATTTGATCTCGATAATCCACATATTTATGACAGACACATTCCTGAGGCTATGAAACAGTTAGTGTATCCTCAAAAAACAGCTCCAAAACTTTGGATTAATCCTGATATTAAAAACTTTTATGACTTTAATCCAGATACTGATGTTAAATTGATTGACTATGAACACGGTCCAGACCGTTACTATGAGGTGGCTGAATAATGAAATATATTCGTAGACTTATTCATAAGATGATTGTTGCATATTTATTAAAATCAGGTAAAACTTTCCACCACGGTAAGTATGAAGACGGTGGTCAGTATGTAGTATTAATGGATGAGTATCAATATAACTTATTCACCAATTATGTAGATAACGGTTATTAATTAAATAGAGTATAGGGAAACCTATACTCTATATTATTTGTTACTATAGGTGTAACAAATATGTAGAACGAATAAGTCAATTCATATATCGTTTATATATTATAAAGACGTGAATCAATAATAATTCATAGTCTATCAAGGAGGTGAACGATATGAAAGGTTTTAATTCTGATGAGTTCTGTATTGATGATGTTCTTTCTAACCTTAAAAAGTTCAAGAAGAAAGATAAAGGTAAGAAAAAGAAAGAAAGTCATGATGAAAAAGTAGCTAGAGAAGTTGGTGAACAGCTTAAAAAGAATAAGCGTAAAGCAGCTGATGATTTAGAGCGAGAAGCTCATGAAGATCTAATGCAATACCAACGTGAAAAAGCTATTGAAGATGGAGCAATGTATGTTAATATTCCGTTGTAATAAATTATTACACGGTAAACTTTATAGTAATGGTATTAACCAATTTTACTTAATATTAGGAGGAAACTAAAATGGCACAATCTTTTACTGAAGTATTCGAGGAAATTAAATCTAATCTTACAACATCTAAAGCAGGTAAAACAGTTAAATCATTCAACCGCAGTCAATTCGACAAGCTGGCTAAAGCTTATTTGAACTCTACTGACTATACAATTGAAGTAGCTGGCACTAAAGGCGGCGAATTAGTTAAAACTACAATTGAGCCTGTAAAAGCATTCCGCGGTATGCTTAAACGTATCTTGATCGAGTTCGGTGTGGACAAGCAAGAAGCTGAAACAATTCTTGATTCTTCTAAAGAAATCAAAAACGTTGATGGCATCTACGAACTATGTTCCGAGCTAATTTACCAGTACATGAATGCTGGTAAGAAATTCGATTTTATTACTCGCGAGGACTTTGCTGGATCTTTAACATTGAAAGAAATCGGCGAATCTATTTCCGAGCATAAGGACATCCGCACTGGCGAGAAGTTCAAGGTTTCTAAGAAAGCACATAAAGTGCTTGACAAAAAATCTAAAACGCCTAAATGGCTTAAAAACCGCGTAAAATAATTTTGATTAAATCGCTGCATACAGCAATCTGAAACAAGCTGCTTTTAAAACTGCAATAAACGCCTATGAGATACATGACGACTGGGGAGTCCGTCATGTATCTCTTTATTTTTTATTTTTTGGTAAGGATGTGTAACTATGTCAAATATTGTCAACTTAGATTATGCTACAAAAGTAAAATTAATGACTAATAAACAGTTACTTGAAGAAATAGAAAGAGTTGGGTACGAGACAGGTAGGTATGCTAGAAAGCTAGATGAGACTAAGCTTAAACTTTCAATAGTATCAAAGTTATCTAATAGCTGGAAGATACATGTTCACAATATTTATGCTTGGTTAATAAATCCTGAATTATCAATCAAAAATCTTGAAAAAGAGGTTACTGTAATGGAGAAATATTGGGAGGAGTTAGTTGCTAAAAAAGAACTTATAATGAATGAAGGGGAGCGTCGAACATTATGATTGAAAATCTAGCTGTTGGTCGATGGGAGGTTAATGAATTTGATAAGATAGTTAAGACTTATGAAAATACCGCATTTATTCCAAACTCATTAACAGAGATAACAGTCACTCCTTATAACGGAAAATTCTATATCAAGTCAACATTAAACATGAAACGTATTTATGGTGATAAAGAGCATCCAGATATTTCTGACAGATCTATAGTTACAACTGAAGAAGAAATGTTTGATATTCTTGATTCAATATATAAGTATAATGAAAATGTTAGTACTAGCAGTCTTGATGGAATTATGGATGAACTAAAAAAATTAGATGAGGAGAATACTAAACGATGAAAAGACTAGTAAATATGCCTGATGAAATAGCTGAATTTGAGAATGTGCTACTATGTGGTAAACAATCAGTTTGTTTTCCTAGCCCAGTGCTAGAAGTTATCATTGTATTACATAACGATAAATATTATATAAAAGCACGACTATGCGGTGGTGTAATCTGTCCAGGATTAGAAATTCCTTCAGCTCGTGCATTATATGATACTGAGGATGAAGTTAGAGATATGCTAATCAAAGCTGCTGGACAAGATGATTATTATCATTTTGATGTTGAGGAAGTTATAGATACACTTAAGGGAGATAATCAATGATACAGTATATATTAGATAAAGAAGGTAAAGAAAAATTTAAAAAGGTCATGGCTACTACTGAAGGAGCTTGCATAAGACCTATGACGACTCCTATTCATATAGTACGCAAAGATGAAAAGTATTATGTGAAGGAAGAGAGATTTAGAGATATAGGTAGATTGTTTATTGCTGATACAATAGAAGATGTATATCTTCTATTACAAGATTTCGGTATACCTGTCAATATTGATGCAATAAAGGCAGGTGTAATGGATAAAATAGAATCTTTAATTTAACAAGGGAAGGAATGAGGATATCCTCATTCCTTCTTTTATTTTTTTGTCTTAATAATTTTTTTGTACTGAAAACAATAGAGTAATACTTTATGAAGGGAGTGAGAACTGATGGCTACCAAAAAAGGATCTATCCATAAGTCAAATCCTGCACAATTAAATTGGTTTAAAAATGTAGCTAAATCATTAGGCTACACTACTACTGAATTAGTAACAAGTATTGCCCCTAGTATGGGCGAGTTTATTTCAGAAAATACTGATTACACTAAAGAACTCTATAATGACTTACGTCAGTCTAAGAGTGCTAATAAGAAATTGTCGAATTTATTCGGCACTACAGCTCAGATGGGTATCGCTAAAGATGCACTAAAGAATGCGATCGAAGATATCAAGTCTGGTAAGATTTACAACAAAGAGCGTCAAGAAGCAATGTATGACGTTGACATGGATGATATTGATTTAGATGATAGTTTTGGAATGTCAGAATTCTCATTTGATGATAAAGGTGGAGATAAGGGTAGTACTGTAGAAGTAGATGATGCTTCTAAAAAGAATGAATTACCTTCTATCACCATCAAAAATATCCAACCTCCAATATCTCCAAACAATCCTATGGTCAAAGCTGTTCAACAGCAAACATCTGCTACATTAAATGCTGCTCAAGCTAATATTAATGCACAGACATCAATTGCTGCTTCACAATCATCAATGACACATAGAATTGGTACAGGGACATTAAATGGATTACAAGCCGTCAATGACAACTTATCGTTATTGGTAAATTTCCAAAATGATTCAATGGCTAAGTATGTTGGTGCATCTCTTAAGTACTATGAAGATAGTCTGAAAGCGATGTCTGATACATTAGCTGAATTGAAACGAGCTAATAACCCACCAGAACAAGAAAAGAAAGAAAAAGGTAAAGACCCTGTTGACAACGTTTTCTTATCTTATGGCGGGTTAAATTTTAAAGGTTATGTGGATCAAGTTAAGAAAAACTTCGAAAGACAGTTTTCTGAAAACATGTTCTTACAACCGATCAAAATGATGTTTGAGGATACGGATACGCTTAAATCAATAGCGGCATCTCCATTGAGTTTTATTTCTACTAAGATCGTTACAACTCTAATTCCTCAAATGTTACAACAATCAATGCAAAATCTAGATAAATCATTCTCTTCATTCTTCCCTGCATTAATCATGAAGATTAATAAAATGGCTACAAGTTCTTCAAATCCATTTATTCAAATCTTAGGGGAGATTTTTGGTGCTGCTTCTCGCAGTAAATCATCCGTTGATTTATCTAGATATAATCGTGGTCAAATACCATTTGATGGTGAAACTAAGAAATCTATCGTTGAAGTAATCCCTGGTTACCTTCGTAAGATTCTTGCTGCTTTAGATGGTAAAGAAGAAGTTGCCTACGATTTAAATACTGGTACATGGAAAACTGTATCTAAGATGAAAGATGAGTTTGACTCTCTGCAAAAGATGTATACTCTCAATCCTTTCATGGGTACTATTGATACTCTTAAACAAAGATCAGAAGCATTTCAATTTAAAAATGTTGAGGATCGTAGAAAGTTTAACGAGGGTATAGAGCAGTTTTTCATTAATATGTCTAAAAACGGAAATCCAGTAAATCCTTTTGTAAAAAGAGATAAAGATGGTCTTTCCCGTGATGAAATGGCAGAAACTTTTGACTTCGATGGAAATAAGGGTATGCAAAAGATTTTCCGTGAACTTATCCTAAGTCTATCTAAAAGTGAACAGATAAAAGTTCTGGGCGGTAAAGACATCATATCATCTCGTAAAAATGTTAGAAACTTTATGGAGAAGGCTGAAGAAGATCCTACACTTCATAATGCTAACTTATTATTCAATGAGATGGGTTTCGATGGTCATATGAGAACTGATAAGGCTACTAAGGAAAAGAAACTTAAAAAAGGATTTGGTCTATTTAATCCTGTTGATAAGTTTAACCTTAGTTCTCTTGACTATCTACGTAGTATTAAGACTATATTGTTACAAGGTCTTAGGGTATTTCCAGTAACAGATCTTGGTAACAGAGGTCCTAGTATACGCCGTGGTCAAAAAATGAGAGGACATAATGCTCTTGACCCTGAAATCACCAATATCATTGAGAGATATGAAAAAGAACGTAATTATATGCTCGATGAGGTTAGACGTAAGAAGAAAGAAGAGAATAATAAAAAGAAAGCAACTAATGGAACTGTTTCTTTAACTCCAGAAGAAATTGCTGCTCTTCCTGGGCAAGGTCAAGTATTACTAGAGAATACTCAAGACGCATCTCGTATGAGTCGTGAAGATCTTGCTAATAGAATCCAAGCTCATCAAGATTATAAGAAAACTTTACCAGAGAAAGATAATCAGAAAAAGGATATCACTCAATGGTTAGGTAAGTTCTTTAAAGGTGATAATCAGGAGAGATTTAATCTTCTTCGTGAAAAAGTCAATGGTCTACTTAGAAAACCTGCCGAGTTACTAAGGAGTGTATTCGATAAAATCGATAACTCTATGTATGATATCGTATTTGGTGTTCCAGGAGAAGAAGGACATAAGTCATTCTTTGAAAGTACATTAAATAGATTATCAGAGAAGTTTGAAGGTATGGGAGTATGGATTAAGACTAAAGTGTTTGAACCAATTAAAGATTCTTTAATTGGTGAAGATGGTATTATCACTAAAATGAAAAATAGTGAGTTCTTCCAAAGCTTAAAAGCGAATACTAAAAAATTTGGTGACTGGATGTTTGGTAAACCAGATGGTAAAGGTGTTCGTCGTGATGGACTTCTTGCTAATACAGGTAATAATATTCTTGATATGTGGGATGCTGCTAAGTATTACTTCACAGGTAAAGGATATGTTAACCGTGCTGGAATTAAATTCGAAGATAACGATGAAAGCGTTCTTCGTCAAGCTAAAACTATCTTTAAAAACTTCTCTAAGGATTTAAAGCATTATTTAGTTGGTGACAAAAAGGCTACTGATGAAGATAACAAACGTGGTGTTTTATCTGGTATTCTTGGCGGATTAAAACAAGGTTTTGTTAACTTTAAAGATGCTATATTTGGTCCAAGTGATAGAGCTAAAAAGAATGGAGAAACTACTTTTAAAGAATTAGCTGAAAGTTTTAAGAAGAAAGCTCCTAAGGCATTGGCTTGGGGTACTGTTGGTGCTGGGTTAGGTACAGGTGTAGCTATGGCTGGAGGTATGGGACTATTGGGTTCTATATTCTTACCAGGTGGTCCTATCGGTGCAGCATTATTAGGTACTTCCCTAGGATTCTTATCTCAGTCTGATAGATTCATGAATTGGGCTTTTGGTGAAAAGAATGCTAACAATGAACGTATTGGTGGAGTTATTAGTAAAGGGACTCAAGATTGGTTCAAGAAGAATAGAGCCTACCTTATCGGGGGTGCTATGATCGGTGCCCTTAAACCAATTTTAGGTGTAGGCTTACTACCTAGCTTCTTACTTCCAGGCGGTCCTATCGCTGGTGCATTATTTGGGGTAGGTACTGCAATGCTAGTTCGTTCTGAAGGTTTCCAAAACTTCATGTTCGGTGAAAAAGATGCTGACGGTAAACGTACAGGAGGATTCTTATCTAGATCTTATAGTAAGATTAGAGGTAAGATGACGAATAAAGATGGTAATAATCTTTTAGGTAATATGGGAGCTGGTGCTATTGGTGGTGCTGGTATAGCTGCTGTTATTGGTAAGATGGGATTCTTGGGTGCTATGTTAACACCAGGAGGTCTCATAGGGGGAGCTGTACTTGGAGCCGCTGCTGGGATTGCACTGTCTTCGGATCGTTGGAAAAAAGCACTTTTTGGAGAGTGGGATGATAAAACTGGACTTCGTAAAGGTGGCTTGTTAGGTAAGTTTACTAACTGGTTCGGCTTGGAAGTTATGCATCCACTTGGAAACCAATTAAAGCAAATTAACCTTAACTTCCAAAAATGGTTCACTGAAAAGATCTCTAATCCATTTACTGATGCAATCAACCCAATGAAACAAGCTTTCAAGAATATGACTACTGATCTTTCTGATTTCTTTAAGAAAGGCTGGGATGGTTTCAAAGAAAAGATTGGTGAGGTATTTGAGAAAAACGTAGGTCAACCTTTTGGGCAGTTTATGAAAGAAAAGGTTATGGATCCTTTAAAAGGATTCTTATCGAAAATAATCATGGGTGTTGGTAAAATCTTTGCACCTATAGCTGAAGCTCCAGTCAAAATTCTATCTTCATTTGCTCAAGGATTCCGTAAGAATCAAGAGAAACGTGGGTTAAATAAACACATTGAAGATGGATGGGAAGAAATCACTGATTTTAAAGGTCGACGTGAACGTGGTGAAAGACTTGGTATTAAAGGATTCTTTAAGAAGTTAAATGAGATGTATTTTGATAAAGAAGCTCGTGATAACGCACGCTTCGGAGAACATGGTGCATCTTATGCTAGAGAAGACGATGCTAAGATAACTGAACGTAATAAGAGACAACAAGATAAATTTGCAAAAAGACAAGCAGAAATTGATGCTGAACGTGAAAGACTAGATAAACATCGTAAGTTGGGTCTGAGATATGACTATGATAATTTTGATGATAAAGGTCGAGATATCTCACGTATTTATAATATCCTTAAATCAAGAAGCGGTTATAAACATTTCATGAAAAAAGATGGAGCTGGTGATCAGCTACAAAGAGATATTGGTCAACACTTAGGTGTTAACTTAATGGATTTATTGCAGGTTAAAGATCGTGATAGCTTCAATCCAGCCGTGTTAACAAAAGGTCAAAAAGCAATTATTCGTAAGGCTCTTAAATCTGGTAGAACAGGTAGCTCTTTATTAAGCTTATTTGGAATTAAACTTCCTAAGAATGAGACTCCTGAAAAACCAGCAGGTGATGAAGTTAAATCATCTGTGGAATCAATGGCAGATAAAGTAACAGAAGCTATTAAAAATGCATCACCTATAGATGCAATTAAAGATACGTTAGTTCCTGTTGTACGTGAAACGAACAACAAGTTATCTGAAATTGCTTCAAAAATAGGTGAAGTGCTAGGTATCAATAGCAGACGTTTCAAATCTAAAAAATCAGGAGATACTTCTAACATTCCTCCACAAGATGGAGGAGAGCGCAATATAGTTATCAGATCACCTAAGCATTTACCTAAGGTACTCAAATTCAATAGAAAGAAGAATGATGACGATTTACCATCACATGCTTCTGGTATTGATAATGTACCACATGATAACTATATAGCTAATCTTCACCAAGGTGAAATGGTTGTTCCTGCAAAACAAGCTAATGAAATTCGTGAAGCTAATGGTCAACCTAAGGAAAAAGAAAGTACAGTAACTGGTCCTATTGATAATACTAATAGACTAGTTAATCATATGCTTCCTTCAAGTTCTATGCCTAAGAATAGAGATGGTATTTTACGAAGAATTGCAACAGACGTTCGTACTATCGCTAGAGAAGTTTATGGGCAGTTAGATGGTGTAGGTAGCAATATTTATAAAATGAGAAAACTTCTACAACAATCAAATGGTGTTTCTGATGAAGATTTAACAGGAAGTGCTAACCGTGACCGTGTAGGTTTCTGGGGACATCTAAAGAGAGCTATTTACAAACCATTTGATTTTATTCGAGACAAAGTTACACAAGTTGTAGGTAACGTTCTTGATAAAGTTCGTAAATTCGGTGGAGCTATTGTTAATGTTGCTAAGACTGTAGTTATGATTCCTGTAGATATTGTAAAAAATATCGGTAAAGGATTATGGGCTGCTACTAAAAGCATCGGTAATATGCTTCTATCTGCTGGTAAAGAGTTTGTTAAATTACCAGGAAAACTTATTGGTGTTGTTGGCAGTGCTGTTGAGGCAGTAGGTCATGCAGTTAAAGCATTGGGACCTGCATTAGGTAAAGTAGTTGAAGGTGCTGCTGGATTAGTGAGTGGCGCTGCTAAAGGTTTAGGAAATGTACTCTCAGGAGTAGGTAAAGGTATAGGATCATTTGCTCATAACCTTGGTAAAAGTCTAGGGGATGTTGTAGGTGTAATAGGAACTACTACTGTTAAGTTAGTTGGTTCTGTTGGAAATCTAGTTTCCACATCATTACAATCCTTAGTAAAAGTTGGAGAATCTTTATTGTCATCTGCTGGTAAATTAATTGCTGGTACAACAAAGATGCTTGTAGATTTCTCACTCAATACAGTTCAAGCTGTTGGTAATACACTTAAAACCGTCGGAAAAACAATATTAGACGTTGTAACCTCTCCACTTAAGTTCATAGCTGGTGCAGTAGGAAAGTTATTTGGAATAGATCAACGTGAAGTAACTGTTAAAGGCGGTCATTTAGATAGTGTTGGCGAAGTTCATATAATTCGGGATGCTCCAACAGTCGGTACTAATGATTACAGTGGAATTATCCATGCAATTAAAGAAGGATTCCATTCATTACTTCCATTACCTGTGTATGTTGTAAATGAACATCATGACGGAGGAAATCCTGACGGTGGTCCAAGTGGTCATCATAGTGGTGGACGTACACCATCTCCAGGTGGAGGAGGTAGAAGACCTCGTATAGGCAGTTCTATTAGAAGTGCATTTGGACGAACTCGTGCTGGAAGAGCAGTATCTGCTGTTTCTAACGGTATGAGAGGAGTTCGTAGTGCTATTAGTGGTGGCTTAGCTGGAGGAATGAAAGCTTCGTTAATGGGAACTTTTAAAGGTTTCATTAACAGAAGAAAAAGCAATATCAATATCGAAGACAAGTTAACTAAAATGAATATTCTTCCTGGCGCTAACGGTAATATTATTCCTTTCCCTCAACCAGGGAAAGCAATGGGTGCTTTGGGTTCTATTGTTAATTCAGTATTCGGTACAATGGCATTACCTAATATTTATGGTGGTGGTTTAATATCTGAAAAGAAAGTAGATGTATCGGGACAAGCTCCTGTTCGTGATATTAACCATGAAACATCTGTTAGGGAAGAAAAGTCTGAAAAAGCTGCTGTAGCTGGTTTTAGGGTTGCAAATATAGGTTTACTATCTATGATTGAATCTAATACTCGCAGAGCGGCTGATGATCTTGATTGGATCGTAGGCTGGTTGAAGAAGTTTAAGTTCCCTGAACAGAAATGCTGCCCAATGATTATTCCTCCACTAGGAGGAGGTGGTAGCGGTGGATTCTTCGGGGGATCTCCTGGTGGTGCTGGTGGTGCAGCAACCGCGACTGGTTCAGGTGCTGGTTCAGGTGCAGGTACAAATAGCACAGGTTCAGCTGGAACTGGTGGTAATGGAGGTATGTTCATAGGACAGCCAAATAAAGAAAAAACCAAGTCTACGCCTCCAGGAACTAAAGGCGGTAAACCTATTCCAGAAGTTACAAAACCTGCTGGTCCAGTAGTAGCTCCAGTAATACCAATGTCACCTAATGATCCTAAGAAACCTGCTACTCCAGGACAAAAACCTGGAACTCTAGTTCCTTTACCAAATACAAAACCTGAGGTTGAGAAACCTGCGGCTAAAGGTAAAAATGGGGAAGTTATTAAATTCGAACCAAAAACACCAAATACTCCTAATGAGCATCAACAGCCATTACCAAAAGTAGCTGGTGGAGATACTTATTATCCTCCAGTACTGGATGATAATAATAAAAATAAACCAGGCGGAAATAACGGTCCTACCATGTCCCATGGCGGTAATAATAGCAATGGAAGTGGTGATAATGTATATAGATTCCCTGGTAGTAATAATGATGATGGTGGAGACTATCCGTCCTCAGATGGAGGAAATTCACGTCGTGGAGGAGGAAGCGGAAACGGTGGTAATAACGGTGGATCTGATGGAGGAGATAATACTCCTAAACCTAAGAAACGCGGTATATTTGATCGAATCAAAGGCGCTTTCAAGAAAACTCCTAACAATGTGGAGAAATTCCCTACAGGTGGAAAAGGTGGTAAATTCGGAGCTATCAAAAATGTTGTAGGAGGACTATTAGGACTATTCAAAAAATCTGATATTCCAGACAATGTTGTTGATATGAATGGCAAACCTAAAGGCTCTGGTAAACCAACTAAAGGAGCAGATGTAATTGATATGTTCGGAGGAGACTCATCATCTCCTAAAGAAAAAGGAGGTCTTTTAAGTAAATTAAAAGGCATGTTCAGTAAATCTCCTAAACCAGATAATGTCATTGAGATGCCTAACCAAAAACCAAGTTTATTTAGTAAACTAGGTGGAATGTTTAGTAGGGGTGGTGGACAAGCTGCTGCCGCAGGTGCAAGTAAAGCTGCTGGTGGTGGACTTATCAGAGGAGCCCTTAGAGGTGCTGGAGGTTTATTAGGAAGTATCCCAGGAATGAACTTGTTAATGGGTGGAGTCGGCGGTATGATGGCTTACAACCGTACTGGGAATATATTCGGAACTGAAGATCCTACAGCGGGTCAAAAAACAGCTGCTGCTATTGGCGGTACAGCAATAGGTCTTATTCCAGGAGTTAGTTTAGTTGATGCTGTAACAGGAGGTTCAATTTCTAATGTAGCTGCTAAAGCAACATATGGAATTGGTACTGGTATCGGTAAGGCATATACTGCTATCACAGATGGCACTGCTGGGAAAGCTATAGCTAAAGGAACCAAAGCAACTGGAAAATGGATTTCTGAGAAATCGCAACAAGCTGGATCTGCTATCGCCAAAGGCGCAAGTGCTGTAGGAGGAGCTATTGCAACTGGAGCAAGTAACGCTGGGCAATGGATTGGTGATAAAGCTCAACAAGCTGGAAATGCTATTGCTAATAGTAAATTTGGTCAAGCTGTTGGTGGAGCTGCTCAAGGTATTGCTAACGGAGCTAAGAGTTTCTGGAATAACTCTGCAATCGGTGGCGCGGTAAATGGTTTCAGAGCAAGCAATGAACAAGTAATGCAAAACTTCGGTGTTAAAGGTGATCCTAGTAAAGTTACCACTGGCATGAAAGTTGCTAATGGTATGGCTGAAGGTCTTGAAAAACTATCTGGTGGTAAATTTGATGCTGAAAAATCTATTAAGATAATCTATGGTATTGGAGTTACCTTCGAAGAGGGTTTCAAGAAAATAAAAGATAGTGTAGATAAAATGCTAGATCCATTGAAAAAAGGCTGGGATAAATTTAGTGGAGATATGAAAAAGATTGGTACTGAAGTTGCTGATCGTACGAAAAAAACTTGGGATGCTATGTCGAAAGATGCTAGTGAAACATGGGACAAAACCAAGAAAGCAGCAAGCCTTGTCGGTAAAGCAATATCCATCGCAGCTAAGGAAAAATGGGAAAACCTCAAGAAAGATGTAGGTGATAAATGGGATAAAACTAAAACAGCAGTTAACACAGTAGTAAAATTAATACCAGGTTTAACTAAAACAGCATGGAATAAAACAAAAGATAAAGTTAAAGATGGATGGGAAGATGTTAAGAGTGCTGCTGTTGGAGTTATAAAACTTCTCCCTAAAAGTACACAGGATAAATTGTCTGAAACAGGCAAGAAACTTGAATCTGGATGGGATGATGTTAAGACAACTGTAACTTTGGCAGGTAATACTATTAAAGTTGCATCTGGTAAGATATGGGATAAGATCGCCCAATCTACTTCTGAGGGGTGGGAAAACCTTAAGGAAGATATAGGTAAAGGTATAGATAAAATGAAAGAAAAGATTAGTGAAGGAGTCGCAGCATTAAAAGAACCTTTTACTGATCTTGGAGGTAAATTAAAGAAAAAAGCCGAAGAAGCATTAGAGAAACTTGGCTTCGGTAATGGTGTGGGTAGTTATGGAATGGGTAAACCTAAACAGAATGCTATTCGAAACTCTGCACAGGTAAAACAAGCAGATGAGGATACTTCTGAATGGGGAGCTGGTAAAGTTAAACCTACAACCCTAAATGGTATGACATATTACTCACAAAATGATTCTAGATGGTCAGGTAAGTCATTGACTAGCGGTGCAGGAGCTCCATCATTTGGAGATGCTGGTTGCGGTCCTACCGCAGCGGCTATGGTACTATCTTCTGTTACAGGTCAAACAGTTACACCTACAGATACACTTAGAATGGCACAAGAAGGTGGGTACGTTGACCGTGAAAAAGGAACAAGTTCGGCAATGTTCACTGATGTGGGTTCGAAGTTTGGTGTACCTATTGTACCGTATGCTAATAATCCTAGTACTTTAAAAGAAGACTTATCTAAAAATCGTCCTGTAATTCTTCGTGGACAAGGCGGAAAAGCATTTACTAATGCTGGTCACTTTGTTGTAGCTACAGGATTAGATTCAAAAGGAAATGTACTTGTAAATGATCCTATTAGTAAAAACAGAAGTCGTGCATATAAGGCTGAAGAATTATTACAAAACACAACAAGCTCTTATGTAGCATATCCTGAATTAAGCCCGTATGCAAAACAATTCGGAGCTGGTAAGATAGGAGATAAGGCAACTGTTGAATTTGCTAGAGGAAAAGGTACAGTTGATGCTGTTATCGCTGAAGCAAAAACATGGTTAGGAGTTCCTTATGTATTTGGTGGTACTACTAAACGAGGAGTTGACTGTTCTGGATTTACTCAGGCAGTGTTCCGAGATGCAGGTGGTATTAACCTTCCACGTACAGCTGCACAACAAGCAACAGTAGGTGTACGTATAAGTGATAATGATATCCAGCCTGGAGATTTAGTATTCTTTGCTAACACATACAAACCTGGTATTTCACACGTTGGTATTGCTCTAGGTGGTGGTAAATTTATTGGTGCTAACGGTAATAACGTTAATATCGCAGATTATACCACAGGATACAATAAGGCACACTATAGTCACGCCCGTCGTTATAATTTACAAGGTGCTGGTTCAGGTAGCTCAAGCCCTGCTCCTACTACATCAAGTGATTCATCATCTAGTTCAGGAACATCAGCTGTAGCTACAGCTGCTAAGGCTCTAACTGGCGCAGCATTATGGTTATGGAAACAAGATAAAGCAACTGAGACTTTCGAAACTATCACATCCAATGCTTTAACTGGACGTCGTGATAAGGTTGACTGGACAATTCCTACTGAAGGTGGAGATGTAGCATCATCAACTGGTTCAGCCGCAGAAAGTGCAGGATCTTCTACACCAAGTAGTGGAGGATTCAATATCGATGGGTTTATTCCTAAAAATACTCAGGACGCTATTCTAAAGAAAACTGCTGAGTTAACAGCAATGAACGAAACAAATGGTAACTACACATATGGTAAAAACGACTTCCGTGCAGGCGGAGGAAGGATTTCTCCATCAGTAGGTGTCATTCAGTGGCGTGGAAATTACGTTAGAAGCATGATGCAACAAATGCATCAGAAATTACCAAATGACCCGCGTGCAGCATATTATGCTAATCAAGTAAACTGGAATAACGATTCTCCTTGGAGCACAGGGCAGCAAAATGATCTTGAGAAATATCTGAAAGATAACTATGCTGTAACCAAAGCAGTACAAGATGGAATGTTATTAAACCATGTTAGAGATGTCAACTTGTCTCAAGTTTACAAGCATGGTGTTGCAACAGGTAAGATTAAGAATCCATCAAGTATCGTTATGTTAGGTGAATTCGCGCAGACAGGACCAGGTAATGTTAAACCATTTATGAATTCATTCTCTGGTGACCCTAATAGTTTCCCTCACTTTGTGAATGAATTTAGATCAGGTAAGAGCTTCTGGGGACGTCATTTAGGCATATACAATGGTCGTGTTCAGAAAGATATTAACGCATTATCTAACTGGAGTCCTGAAACAGGTAAAGGTTTTGGTAATGAAACTTCTAAAGAAGAAACTGGTTTTGGAAACAAAGTTAAGGCAGTGTTTGGACGTGGTCCAGCATGTAACATAAAACCTTCAACAGGATTTGGTAGCAGAATCAAGAATATGTTTGGAAAAGGTTTAGATCGTGCAAAATCTTTGATTAATGTATTTGGATCTGGTGCTAAGGATGAGGTTAAAGTTACTAAATATAACGGTAAAATAATAGGAGATCAACCAACTTTCGCTAAAGGTTACTCTCCAGGGGAAACAGAAACAGACGTCCCTGAAGTAACAAAATCTGCTATTACTGCTATTGAGAACAGTGCATCTAGACCTACAGCTAGAGTAACTAGAACTAAGTATCCTGAATCATATGGTAAAGGATTCACTGACTCTTACATGGTTCAACAGCAGACTAAAGCTATAGTGGAAGGTAATAAAGATGCTTCTATTATTAAGCAAGCACTTGAGTTGTTAGGAGAGATTGCATACAACACTAGAACTACATCTGAAGGAATTAATCATTTATCGTCTAAACCAGCTTTCAATCAGGTAGTAACATCATCTAATGATAGAGGGAATACAACGGTGAATAGTAATTCTCAGTATAATTCCAATCCTGTCCTAGGAGCTATGCAAGGATCACAGCCATCAGCAAAAAGTCAGAAAGATTACAATACAGCGAAAGCAATAGCTGGTGGTAGAATCTAACTAATTTGAAAACATAGAGATAAGAATAAAATCTTATCTCTATGCTTTTTTTAAAGGAAGGTGAAAATAATGGGTAAATTTAGAGTCCAAATACAAGCAACAGACCTACGTGTTCGAACAGGTCCCAGTACAAGTTACAAAGTAATAGCTAAAGTAAATACAGGAGAAACCTATACATCATCTAAACAAAGTGGAGGCTGGTATTATTTAGATGAAAAAAGTGGGTGGTCTAGTGGTCAAAGTGGATATATCAAAGTTCTAGAGGATTTAAGTGGAGGTGGAGGAACCGAAACAGTTCCTGTACCAGGACAACCAGGAGATAATACAACATCTGCTAATAGTACAGATTCTGGATCAGGACTAGATGCTAAAGTACTTGAAATGTTGAAAAATAGTGTTGCTAAAGCAGAAGCTAAGATTGATGCCTCTATGAGGTTATTTGGCAACCCTCATCAATTTACTCATACAACTGACTTTAGACCAACTGGTGGAAATTATGACCTCGGGCGTAAGTATATGGAAGCTATTATGTCAGAAGCTCCAATAGTATACTTCATGCCTGGACGACCTAACTTCTTACCTAATATTTCAGAAAGTCAGCGGGATGCAATGAAAGACTTCTTTGGTAATTTACAACCAGAGACCAAAGATAACAGAAAGATGTTAGACTTAATTTTAGGTAATAAAGATGTTCGTTATTTTGATTTCGTTGCAGACTATGCTACATATATTAAGTATGTAAATCTATTGTGTCGTGTAGCAGCAACGTATATGGATCTAGGTGAAGAAACTGCACCAATTACAGCATTTAAGCAAAAGTATAAATGGTTTAACTGGTCTAACTATAGATTCGAAGATTCATTTATACCTGAAAAAAGTAAAGAGCAATCTATATTCGATTTGTCTACAATTAAAGATGCTGTGATTAAAGGTATGATGGGTAACTGGCAGCACGTTCAATTCTATGTAGACCCTAGAACATCATTCCAAGAATCAGCATCTAACCAAACAGCTGAATCTAAATTAGCTTCATTGATACAAACAGGCTCACAAACAATGAAGGAAGCACAATTTTTCTTACAAACAGGTGCAATGGGAGGAGCTGCTCAATGGTTAGCTGACTCACAAGGTTCTTGGCAAGAAGCATTAACTAAATTTGGTACGGACGGTATTCTAAAACGTTTAGGGGATGTCGGTACATCTATTATTAGTGGATCGAATATGTTATTCCCTGAAATCTGGGGCAACTCTGCTTATAATAAATCATACAACATAACTATCAACCTTACATCGCCTTATGGAGATAGAGAAAGTCTTTACCTGAATATCATTGTTCCATTAATGCATTTAATAGCATTAGCGTTACCAAGACAAACAACAGCTAACAGTTTTACTACACCATTTATTGTAAAGGTATCATCAAAAGGATGGTTCAACTGTGAGATGGGCATTATTGACAATATATCTATCGAGAAGGTCGGAGGATCATATTCAGCAAACGGTATTCCAACCGAGGTTAAAGTCAATGTTGGTATAAAAGATCTATATAGTTCACTTATGATGACATCTAACTCATCTCCTGCATTATTCTTCGAGAATAAAGGATTGATGAACTGGTTAGCTGTTACTTGCGGCATGGATATAACGAAACCGCATTTCGAAGAGAAGTTTACTGCGATCTTAATGACATTATTTAACAGTATGGCAGATATACCAGCAGATTATGCAAATAAAATGTTGGAGGCTTTACGTAATAAGGTAGACGGATTATTTAAGAACTAGGAGATGTGAAATGAATAAAAAAGAGCTTAGAGAGTATCAGGAAAAGTATGGAAATGTTCCTAGTAACTTTTTTGAAAGATTTACTCAATTAATTAACGGGTTACGTTTATCAGCTAAAGATATATCTAAGCTTCAAGAGGCTGTAAAAAAGCTACTTAAAGCTAAGTGGGAAGAGTTAAACTTTGTTATTTACTTTACACCTAAATCAACTCCCAGACCGAGATCTGGGAGGAATGGGTTCTATGTAAAAGGTGCTGCTGATAATAATAAAGCATTTAAAGACTTTATTGAAAACAGTGAACATGAGTTTGGTATTATTACAACATCAACTAAATTCATTGTAGATATTTACTTACCTATTCCTACTCAGATGAATAGGTTAGAAAAGATCTTAGCGGAATTGAAGCTTATTAGACCTATAGTAAAACCTGACTGGGACAATGCTGGTAAGACCTATTCCGATATGGTTCAGAAGAATTTATTACTAGAAGACTGTCTTATAATAGATGGTCGCACTAGAAAATTCTATTCTGCTAAACCAAGAATAGAAATGAATATAAAGTACATGTTGAAATATGATTGTAAGTTTAATAAAAAGAAAGTTGAAGGTTGGAAATTCTATGAGGAACTTGAGGATAAAATATTTGAAAGAGATTCAATTGTGTAACATTGTACTATTATCCATACATTCTAATAAGATGATAAAAGGAGGCGCTACTTATGTCAGCAATCACGTTATTTGATAGTGGATTAATTAAATCCGCTGTCAAGACACAGTTCAAGAAAATAAAAAAGAGTGAAACAACTGTTGATAATATTCTAGATCAACTGATCACTCGATTAAATTCTAAATTCACCGTAGTGAAGAGCGCATTCGAAATATCAATTAAAGTAGATAAAAGAAAAAATATTGAAACTGTACGAGAAGAAGTGCAGGGAATTCTAGATGAGATTCAGGTATCTTTTGACATGAAGTACCTGTTTAAAATAAAAGTAGGACAAAATGAAATTGTCGTACGCGCAAGACGGAAATAAATAGATAGTAGCGTTGGCTACTATCTATTTATTTTTTTAGTTTAGTAATTGATGAGAAATCTTACGAATAGAATCATGTGTATAGTTTTCTAATTGAATAGTATGAGCAAGCTCCATTAATGTATATTTAGTAATAGATTCTGCTAAAATCAAGTCCATATCAATATCAGATTGCACTGTACCATGAGATTTGGACTCCGAACCTAACTTACTGTCTTCTTCAAACTCATCGACAGTTGTATCATGTTCTTGAGCATCAACATCATAGTCATCGGAAACATCATCATCATCATTTGCATTATCCACACTAACCATTGCAAGGGCAGACTCAACTACTTCTTTAAAAGAATGACGGAATAATGAGTTAAATAATGTAGACTCCTCAACAGGAACATCTTTAATGATTGCCTGTCTAATGGATTCCTGTACAGATTTGTCATCAGATTCTCCATTTTCAGTAGCTTCACTTTCTAGGTCTTGATATATCTCATCTTCTTTAGCTTGACGAGCCTTTTCATCCTGCACAACAGTTAAGACTTTATTCTTAACCATGGAAGAAAGCTTCTCAATGCTGATCTTTTCCTTGTCATAGTTTAACTCATCTTTCTCATCATCACATAGTTCAAACTTGATAGCTGAAACGTCTAATTGACCTTCTTTAGCATCAGCCATCTTACGACGAGCTACCTTATTAGCTGTTGATTCACACACAGTTTTGATAATTTTTAAGAATGGTGACTTAGAAACTCGGTAAGCATTTTCTAATAATGCATATCCACCCTTACCATCTACATATGAGTCTACTAATGTACGCAAGTTTGTTTCTTGAGCAATGACGAAGTCTTCGTCAAGTACTAAAGATCCAGCAAACATTTCAAACAAAATATCCTTGAATACAATAGTCCGTCCTTCTTTATTGATTTCATTAATCAAGTTAGGAATCTGAGACTCAAGAAGTTTTTTAGTATAAATATTATTCATAGCTTCTCTGTGTTCAGATTCTTTTTCAGAACGTTCCATACTTCTATCAATATCATTATAGTGCTCCAAAAGAGCTCTTTTCTGAAGATATTGATTGGCTGCAACACTAGATGTGATATTGCTATGTTCGGAGACCTTTGAAATCCCGAATGAATGACGTTGAACTTTACTGTTACCATTGAACATGTTTATTACTCTCCCTTCTCATTTTCAAAGTCATTGAATTACTATAATGTTTTTTAATTACGTATGATCTCTATATTAATATCATCTAATCCGATCGTTAAGTACTCAGGAACATAATTGCGTCGGTCTAATTTAGATAATGTATTTAAATCGACACCTATATTTTGAATAACTTGGATAGATGAATCATACGCATTAATGTTAATAAATTGAAGATACTCAACATCCTTGAAGTTATTTCTGATTTCTCCAATTAGGTTAGATATATAAATAGCATTATATCCTTTGTTATTAATACCTTCAATGTATTCTTTAATGAATATACGTAAATCACGAATCAAGATTTCCTCAATGACACCAACAGCAGGAGAGACTTTAAAATGAATTCTAACATTCGTTTGATCCAATCTAGTACCGACAGTGTCGATAACAAAGTTTTTAGATTTACCGAATGTGTTATAGAACTTTAGATCTAGTCCATAGTTATTACTTATTTTATCTATGGCTCCTAGTAGGTAATTGTATTGAGCATACATCAGACCTAAGAAGTAATTAAATTTATCTAAGTCTTTTAACGATTTAGCTCCGACTAGAGGAGAATAAGCTAGTGCCATATAATAATCCTCTACCATTACCCCACCACCACTATCTCTCATATATGGAACGTATTTAACACTTGTTCTCATAATGTCAATAGGGGTGATGAAATTAACTTTTGTTGCTTCAGTAGTATACGTATTAGTCAATGTATACTCTGCATAATCAGGTAAGATGTCAAACTGATGACCTATTTTTAAAAGATCATATTTAAAAAAGGCATGTATATTAACTTTACAGTTGTACATAGGAATCAACCTTGTTTCAACATGTCCGTCATCAGGATTTTTAACATCAATAGCTCGGAAGCTTTCACCTGCCATATAATCATCAGTTTTGATAGTGGTCTCATACGTATATACATTAGATAGACTATCGTATGATTTAAACTGGAACTCCTTATAGCAAGCTTGTACGCCAGAATCTTCTATTGATAACATTACCTTTAATCTTCCAGTAGGTACTCCAGAACCATCAAGGATAGGGCTGTCTAACTGGGAAGTAGGAATAAGATTAATGGTCATCACATAAGTGTCTTCACCGATTAATGCATTACGTTTAATATCAAGACTGTTACAAATAAATTGATTATAAGAGTCTCCGTTTACATAACTGTAGTCAAGAGGTATCTTACTTTGAACTGAGTTCAAATAGAAACCTACGATAGTTGGATTCTTCCTGACAGTAATCAAGAATGGATTTGTGTATACGAATGGTTCGTTGAGTACATCTATATCATCCTGAACTGTTTTACCAGTTATCAATTGGACTGTATCAACAGCATCTTGTTTATACTTAAATAGATGTCCAGCTTTTAATATATACTGATTCGCTTGCTCATATTCAATATCGAAATCTTCTTTGAGCAGATCAATATTTACAGTATTGGTAGGATAATAGTCATTATTATAGTCCATAAACAATGAGAACGCTGAGAATATACGGTCTATAGCATCATCACGTTTCTTAACAAATAGAACCCTGTTATTATCTCTACGTTCATAGTTTGAGAAATACAACTGGAGGTCATTTTCAATATTATATGCACCAGAAGTAGAGCTCTTTTCAATAACCTTTTCACGGATATCTTCTAATGTAAGTTGATTACCTCCATTTGAACTTGATCCCTGTGTAATGGCAAATATGATAATGCCTTTGTTGTACTCATAAACCTGTGAGCTTGGTATAACTGTTATATTACTACCTGTATATTCAGGAAAGTTACCATTTTCCCCTTTTGTAGTATATATTTTAATTAAGACCTCTGAATTAAATTCTGGCTGAAAGTAGTTATCTCTCATAGTGAAAGTAATTTCAACCTTGTTAGTATCTTTCATTTTGTAATAACAGAACGGTTGTTTAGATGGAATAGATCCATACATCAACTTCTGTAATTGAGTATAATCTTGTGCACCAGGAGCTTTGTATAGAACGTCAAATCCAGCCAATTGATCAACGAAATCAAATGAAATTGTCGGTAGGTTGATTTTATCATTATTAATGATAGCTTCTGTTTTTCTGAATTTATTAAACTGGTGCATCTCTACAACGATACCTAGATACTTAGATCCATTCTGAGTAATACGAGTAGTCTTTAGATATGGATTAGTAATAGAACTCATAGAGTTTTTGTAGCTAGTATCGTATTGAGCTGTATAGATATAATCAGTAGCGTATTGTTTTGCTGTGATTATGATATCATAATCTAACATGAATTGCTTACCTTCAATGTCCATGATTAAATCAGAATCTAATATAAATTCTGTAACCACACCATTATTAATACCACGATTAATAATATCCCTTTCATTTATAAAGAGTACTGCGACTAATGATGCTGGGCGGGCAAAAATATCACCAATATCTAAACCAGCAGCATAGCTATAGATTGTCTCAGGGATTTGAGCTTGGTTAGGAAACATTTCACGAACGAATGTTGATATAGCATTAAAAGTATCTTCTGTAGCTGTGGCTGTGATCTCTGTATTATAGCCCAACAACCCAACATTTGACTGGTTAGTAATCTCCATATCAAAGTACTTAGGAGCCACATCATTTATGACAAAGTCTTTTACTGAGTATATACTAGTATAATCCTTTGAAGCCATTTATTATCACCTCTTAATCTCTGAATTTTAATTTGTATAAGTGTGACCCATCCTCTTGCTTAATGGACTGAACAAATGGAGCGCCACTTAAAGTTCTACCTGTACCCGTTACTACTGGATCATAAATTCTTCTATAAATATATGAACCATTACTATTCATATTGAACTCAGATAGTGTTAATGGACTGAAGTCTTCTTTCATTGCATACATGTAGTTGATACCGAAACTAGGTGACCCTGCACCTGTACTTCCTTTACCCCAACTACTTGCACTTGCAGGAGTATTTAATGGGAACACTCCAAAATACTTAGCCCAGAATAATATAGTTTCTCCATCTTCAGCGCATATGAAATAGTACACGCTTGAGGCATAATCAAGAATCTTATTCTTTATATTTAACTTTGTAGGTCTGGCTGTTCCACGATAAACCCTAGAAATATATTCTGTCCAAAGCTTGTGCGTTTTATAAACAGAATACTCATTGTCATCAATAAATTGAATTGTAAATTGACCTGCTGTATTGGACTCAATGTTATGTCGTCCATATACTAATTTATATCCAGTAAATGTCTCTCCATGCTCTACTGTCTTAATAATCTCATCAGGTACATCAAATGATAATGCCGAGTTAGACAAGTATGGATGGAAGCTATGACTAGCCGATAAATTATCTGTCAGAGATCTTACAACATTCGGGTTACTGTGCCAGAAATGATACATTTGTGAATCATTCTCAAACTGCGGATGTAACGCTCCCTTAGCCATAAGGTTAAGGCTAGGTCTTGTGAAGAAAACATATGAGAATGTTTTCGTTAAATGGTGCTGGGGAAATGCTAATTTAAAACGATTAAATCTAGTAAATAAGTCATCCCTAATATGAGGTGTCTCACCTATTATATTATAATTCTTCCGAATTATATTAAGGTTAGCCTCGACAAATTCATAATCAAGGGTATAATCTGATACAAACATATCATCCTCAGCAAACGCCGATTCTAATTTACTAGGATCAATTTCAGTAAGCTGTTCTGTTGTTGATGTAGCTTGTTTTGCACCAAGATCTTGATATGTTAGATCTTGTATCCTATCCTCAGTTGATTTACCTGAATTATTTAAGATCTTATCAATCTCACTATAATCAGGAATACCATTTGATACACCACTCTCGCTAATATCCTGCTCCAACACCCAGCCAGGAACACCTTCAAGACGATATGCTCTTTTAGATCGACCCAACACCCATTCTTTAACTTCTAATATCTTATGCCGTGTACCAAGCAATGCCTTGTCTATAGCTGCACCTTCAGCATAGTTTGTTGCAGTAGTCTTTATTGTTACTACATTTCCTACATTAAGAGCTTTACCATTTGTGGGTGGTTTATACTGAGATGGAGGTTGTGGGTCAAGGTTCTGTAAGAGTTTAATATAAGTCTCTATAGACCAACCACCTTTTGCATCAATATAGTACCAACCATTTTGTTGCTTAGATGAAGTATATTGCTCGTTAACTCGGACTTGTGAAACGATCCTGTGACTTGTCCCAGGACCAGAACGTACGTTAAGAACATCACAGTTAACTATCATGATCTTAAATTTACCCATAGTCTCACCTTCTATCGTTCTAAAAGTATTTTATATATTTGTTTCAATATACAAATTCTAAAGGATTTCTAAGTATATATTATTTAAGTGATAAGTAATAAAAATTAATTCATCTTGGCATAGTTTGGTATATAAATATTGATGTCCGCCCGCATAAAATAGTAAGTTGATGAGAACCATTGAGTTGGTCAAATTCAACTATTCGCATATAATGAGGGGGAGATATTAATGTTTATTAAATTTGGTCAAACAGTCGTATACGGGATTGCTCTAGTTAATGATGTCGCTAAGAAATCAACTAAGGAGTATAAGGAGAAGGAAGCTAAGAGAAGAAGTGAGATGTCTGCATATGATCGACATAACGAGGATATGCGTAAATTCTATCGAAGCATGAGTTAGTACCATCTACCTGAGATGAATTAATTTTTTTTTGTCTTAACGTCACGTATTTCTCTAATATTTTTTTTGTTTCTAAAACATAATATTAATTAAATTATAGAAAGGTGGGTATCGTACATGGGTGTTCTCCGTGAAATCCTTGATACTATCAGAGATTTATCTACGATGCAAAAGGGATCTATGGAAGATGTATTTAAGAAAAAGAAATACTCTTCTATATCCAAGAGAAGTCAAGAGGGTACGTTACAATTTCCAGTCATTGTATCAAAATCTTTAGATATTGATACAATTCAAATGATGACAAAGGCATTAGAACGTCAATATGCTTCATTCGTTCAGGTTACATTAACAATGAACCCTGTTCTTAATTTAAGTGAAGACGTTAATGCTGCTGGATATCTTCGTAAATTTCATCAGAACTCTGGAACTAAAGCAGGTTTTCATGACATTGGTAACATGGTTAAAGATGTTCTTAATGAAAACTATGTTGGGTTTGCTGATGACGTTGAACAGAAGTTCCTATTTGCTGCTGTATACGAAGGATCAACTTCTAAAATAATTGCTTCTAATAAAGAGCAGTTACAAAGTATTCTTGAAGGGGTCAAGGAAGATATTCTTAACAACAAGTTTGTTCCTAAGGACCCTATCTATCGTTTTAAAAATGATAACCTAAATTATCACCATAACAGAATTGTTACTGAAGCAAAGGGTAGAGCTAGTGGAAGTGGTACTAGCATTAAGTACGATGGTGATAATAGATCACAATCATATCAGGGTGATGATAAAAGACAATATGATAATAGAACATCGTATCTTGCTGGATCAACTCATGATCAACGTACAGAATATCTTGCTGGATCCACTCATGATTCTCGAAGAGAATATAAAACAGAGTATCAAAACGGTTCAAATCATGATCAGCGCGAACACTATGACTCTAGTGGTGGAACACAGAAAATTAATAACTCTAAAAATACCATCACTAAAGCTGGTAATGATGTCAACCAAACATTTACAGGAGAAATCCGAAACTTAACTCTTTCTGGTGGCGGTGGTATGAAGTTACCTGAAAAATCAAAACATGAGCTTCCTAACAATATCCTCAAGGATAACGATGCTAAGAAAGCCAATGAATTGGTTCCTACTGTTATGCATGTTCGCACAATCCTTGTTGATAAAGAAGGCGTTAATCAAGGAAGCATGGATTTCCTTATTGGTATTAAAGCTACAATGCACCCTGTTGCATCTGAGGAAATGGTATCTAACGTATTGAACTCTGTTAAAAGTAAAAGCAGATTCTTTAATACTATTCGTTGGACAAGTGGTGAAATTAGCTTCTTTAAAGATTTCTTATTCAATGTTAAGGAAATCAAAAATGATGTTGCTGAACGTAGTGCTGGTTCTTCAGCTTGGTGGATGGCTCTTAAACGTCGTCGGGCATTATCTAAAATGAAATCAGCCATGATGTTACCAAATCAAATTCTTCCTAATGCATCAATTGTTATGTCTATGGAAGAAGTTGAGTACATTAAATCTGAATATGGATATGATTTAATGAATCCTCTATTTACAGGCAAAATTATGAATACATTCTTCTTACTAGGCTTCGCTGTAGTAGATAATTCTACTCAAGTTGCTCACTTCTTATTTGATGGACAAATTGACTTCCAATCTGTATCGTTCACAGGATTAGAGCGTGACAACAAAAGCGGTGGTGGATCTGATATTAAAGATGTTCTTAAGCTTGTACAACGAGTATAATTTTTTTATAAAGGGGTGAAAAATAATGAAACCGAATTATGCCTTTAAAATCTTATTAGAGAATGCAAGAACGTTCTCTGATAGAAATAAAATTACTGCACTTATGGAAAACGAAGTGCAATCAGTTAATAATGCAATGGTATCTAACTTCTACAAGTCTGCATTAGAGAAAGCTCATGTAGATTTTGAAGATATCCCTAATAGTAAAGGGGATATTACACGTTACTCTGGATATCAATCTATGGCTGAAACTCTTGATCTTATTGAGCAAATCGCTGATAAAAATAACGTCAAGATTGCTGAGATTGAAGTTATCAAAGATGCTATTAAAAACATCGCAACATATCGTGAGTCATTTGAAAAAGGATTTAGACTTGAAAAAGAGTTTATCATCCTTCAATACAATACATTGGTATATGCCTGCGTTGAAGCAACATCTATTATGATTTCTTCATATGTAGATTTTGTAAAGCGTCCTGATAGAAATGAATTTACTATTGTCAGAGACCATATTCATGGTTCTCATACATCTGTACAGAACCTAGAGAAGTTTAACTTAGCTGTTAAGCAAGGAGAATTTTCTAAAGTTTTGAATGCTGTTATCACAACAGGTGGAGATAACCTTGTTGGTATTGATGATTTAGTTGTTCCAACACTCATTATGGGTGGGGTATTAATCCTAGTTCCATTAATCCGTGAATTGATTTTTGGATTCTATTATTCTCGTATGAGAGTATCTGATTACTTAGCTCATCAGGCTACATTGCTTGAGATTAATAAACAATCCGTCCAAGCATCTAATATGCCTGCTAAGCAGAAAAATGAAGTAATCAAAAAACAAGCACATCAAATTCAAAAGCTACGCAAAATGTCTGATACTATCCGTGTTGATAAATCTATGGCAGATAGCAAAGCTACAGTCGAATTGAATAAAGAAAATAAAGGTTGGACTATTGATGAAGTTAAGTCTCAAGCAGCTTCAACCGACTCAAATGGTTTCCAATTACTATAATTCATTTCATTTAGAATAAAATTTTTTAACAATAAAATAGCAGAATAAAATAATAAATACCGTAAAAAGTATTATTATTAAATTGGCTATTGCAAACATAAATATAAAAATATTGAGAAAGGTGGCAAAACCATGAGTATTTTTGGTGGATCTAAATCTACTTCTACTGCTGTACCAGCAACTCAGATTCCTGTCTATGAAGGATATGACCAAGAGGTTAACGGCGATATCATCGCTCTTCAAGAAAGCTTGGAGGACCAGATGGCTATCATTGAAGCAATTCACACTCTTGACATGGAAGAGATTGCTTTACGCAGCGATGTTAAGGTAATGGAGGCAAGCGGCTCTTCTGAAGCTGAAATTGCATCTCGTTACCAAGATTACTCCGTTGTTACAGAAAGCATGGTTAAGAATGCTTGGGATAAAATCAAGAAATTCTTTGCTAAGCTTTGGGGTAAAATTAAAGCTTTCTTCAAATCTGCTGTTCAAATGTTTGACAGCCTTTGGATGAGCTCTAAAAAATTTATTGAAAAATATGAAGGCGAATTAAAGCGCCGCGATCTTACTGGCTTCAAATACAAAATGTTCGTTTACAAGAACATTGATGGTGCGAAGTTCATGGATATGAAAGTTCCTCAAGAAGCAAATAAACTTCTTGAAACTGCTAAAGTTATCGCTGAGTCTCGTGAACAAATGAGCCCTGGTGCGGCTGGCGCAGAAGGAGCTACAAAAGGACAACGTAACCAACGTCTATATGATGAGGTTGCTAAACTTAAAGAACAAAAAGAAGAAATGCTTGATGCATATCGTCGCCAATGTGTTGAAGGACTAGGCGCTGGTTCAGGATCTTTGAGTGCATCTCAATTTGATAAAGTATTGTATGCTGGTTTCCGTAACGGTGCATATGGTAAAGATGCAATGAAAGAAGAGCCAGTTACTATCTCTCAAATCATTGAAGATATCAAATCTGCTGGTGACGGTAAAGCAAAAGCTGAAGCATTCTCTAAAACTGTTGATGAGGAATTTAGCCGCATCATCAAAGAAATGGAACAGCTTGAATCTAAATCTAAAGAATCTGGTGTAGAGAAGAAAGACGGCTATGACGCTAAGCATAATGAGAAAGTTATCTCTGCTGCTCAAGGTTACGCTTCTCTATTCAGTGGCTATAAGGATATTCACCTTACAGTATTCCGTGCTTGGAAAACAGCTTTTGCTGAACGTAACACAGCTTACAAACAATGTGCTGCTGCGGCTTTACGTTACAAGCCTAAAAAAGACTAATATAAACTTTACCTTATAAAAAGGAGGATAATGCACATGTCTATTTTCGGTGGTTCTAGAACACAAACTACTCCAGTAGTTGAAGCATATGACGGTTTCGTAGGTGATGATTTAGCAGGCATGCAGACTATCGTTCATGAAGCTGCTCAAGACCTATTCCGTCTTCGCGCAGGGATGTATATCTCTGATATCATTATGGAAGAGCAAGTCCTTGAAGGACTTTCTACTCCAGAAGTGCTTATGGAAGGTTTCGTTAAAGATTCCTTCGGTAAGCTTAAAAATGCCGTTATGAAGTTATGGGCTAAGGTTAAAGCTTGGTTTGCTAAAGCTAAGAAAAACCTTATCATCTTCTTCACATCTGGTGAAAAATTCATCAACAAATTCAAAACAGAAATCGAAGGTAAAGCTTCTGGCGGATTCCGCTATGAAGGCTACCATTACGATATGTCTGCTGGTGATTCAGCAGTTAAACATGCTGAAGATGTATTTGAAAAAGTCGTTGACTTAAATGCAAATACTATCGACAGCCAACATGGTGACCTAACTAATGAAGGTAACCATAAAGAGAAATTCAATATCTCTGAAGAAAAAACTGACCACATCAAAAAAGCGGGCGCTGATGACATGAGCACATTGCTTAAAAACATCGCTAAAGCATACCGCAAGGATAAAGTTAGTAAAGATTCTTTCAAAGACTTTAACGGTAACTCCAAAGGCGAATTAATCGGCTTTGTTGCTAACGGTAAACAACAAATTAAAGATCTTGAAAACTACCAAAAGATGCTTGATGACCGCTTTGAGCGTGTAACATCTGCAATCGACCGTGCAAAAGCTAAAATCCAAGGTGCTGAGGCAACTAGTGATGAAGCTGAAACATCAAAACGCGGAAAAGCTGTGAGCTATGCTCAACATAAAGTTGAAATGGCTCAATTCGGATTATCTTCCCTTACACAGCTCATTTCTGCTAAAATCGATATCCGTAAGGAAGCAGCTAAAGAAGCTGAAAAAGTACTTAAATCTTTCCTTCATTACAAAGAGCCTGTTAAAGAGAGCTTTGGTGGTTATGAAGGTACTGGGGAATCCGTACTTGAAGCAGCAATGCGCCATATCTAATTAACACAAATATACTAGATGACCTCATAGTCATCTAGTATATTTTTTGCGTCATAAACAAATTAGTAAGAGTATAAGTAAAGGAGTGGAAATATGTTAATAGGTAATGTATTTACAAACAAACCTACCTCTAATAGTGTAACTAAACTAAGCTATGAAAGTGCTGATTTTGATTACACAAACAGACTGTTAGAACAGAACCTCTGGATGGAAGACTCTTATTTCAATATTGTCCGTGAGCATATGATGGTTACACATCTAGCCTTAAAGGATGATAATGTAGATATTCTTCAAGAGGGATTTTCTGACTTTATGAGGTCTGCTGGAGAGTTCTTTAAAAATCTTCTAGAGAAGTTTAAAGAATTCATGTCAAGAGTATTCATGTACATCTATGCTTATATGGGAAATTTCGAGAAGTTTCTCATGAAGTATAAAGATAAGTTACATTCATTGAATCCTGATTTTAATATCAGTGGATATGATTATAGCTTTAGTACGGGTGTACCAAATCTTGAAAAAGTTAAGCATATTGTAATGGATTACAACAATCAGCTTAATGAAGTTCAAAAACAAACTAAGCGTGATATAGTAGCTACTCGCGCCGAGGTATTATCTGCTGATAGAATGAACAGTATTAGATCCTATACACTTGGTCAAGCAACACCTATATCTAAGGAAGAATTCTTATCAGCATCTAAGAAATCTTATCGCAATGGAGCGTCATCCACTACAGATAAGCATATTGATAAATCTCGTTTAATTCGAGCTATTGATGATTATCCCAATATCAAAAAGCTCAAGAAAGAGTGTGAGAAAGAAAAGAATGATGTTATTGATTTGATTGAAAGCCTTAAGGATTTCTTCAATAAAAGTACATCTGTTCATTATAAAGGTGAGAATAAAACAATTTATGTTAACAGTGCAGAATTAAATGCTGATGGTACTGCTGTTAATAAAGGAACTCAGACTGAGCTTAATTATAGTATTGATCGTGTAGAAATTATCAATCTATTCTACAATATAAAGTTTGCTGAAGCCAAAGAAATCGGAGCTATTGCTACTACGGCAATTACTGAGAAGGTAAATGCTCTAAAAGAGTATTTGAAGTTTACTCAAGACATCATCCGTGAATCTTTAGGTTTCAAAGAATCACCACAAGAAGGAGGTACTAAGTGATGACAGATTATACTATTCCTACACTGGAATTTCATCTGCGCTTAAATACGTCTATGCATGAAATTCTATTTGAACAAATGGAAGCAGAGTCAGAGTTTATTCTTTCTTGTTTGGAGAATATGCAGATTGTTACTGAAGCGGAAGTTCAAGACAAGAAATCTAAACAAGGTATCTTCCAGAGAATCATCAACTTTATCAAGAAACTATTTACATCATTTGCTGATAAAGCCAAGTTAATTGAACAGGCTAATAGAAAATGGATGGATGAAAATCTAGCAAAGTTAGATAATATTAACTTTGACGGTCTTGAAATTGAAATGGTTCCGTTCTGGATAATGAATAGCGCTGGCTCTAAACGAGGTAGAGAAGAAGGAACTAAAATTGCAAATTCTCTAGGATCTGCAATGAAAAAAGGTAAGTATAAGGATATGGATCTATTAAAGAAAGATTATCTCAGTAACTACATGAAAGAAGGAGACTTCACTGCTGGGATAAAAAACTATCTTCGTTATGGTAGTGCTAATGGAGATAAACCTGTTAAATTAGTAGGTCGGGACTTAAAGAAGAAAGTTTTAGGTGAAATGCGACCATATTGTGACAAGTATAAAAACGAAGCTGCTGAAGCTATCAAAGGCATGTCTGAAGCCATAAATAAAATTGCTAGTGCGGTAGATAAAGAAGTCGATCGTCGTGAGCTGAAGCCTACAAGTGAAAGCTTCTGTATGATTGAGGGAATGCCTTATAATAAGACTGAACTTATCTACTGTGAGAACTTTATTGTTATGGAAGCTGATGAAGGTAAGAAAGAAGATACTACAGGTAAATTAGTTGATAATACTTCTAATAAAGAAGTAGAAGAAAGAAAAGCAGCTACAGATGTCGGTATACGCGACCATGGATCTAAGCAAGCAGCTAAGTTAGTAGGTAATGCTGAAAAAGCAAATGATGATGTTCTAATAGCTACTAAGAATGCTCTTCAAATCATGCAAACTATAGCAGCTGCTCAAATGACAGTTGCCGAAGAAGCATATCATGCATACTTAAGTGCTATTAAGCAGATTGTATCTGCCAGAGGACCTAAATCTTCTTCTGAAGAAAATAAATAATGGATAGGGAATCCCCTATCCATCTTTTTTATTTCTTAAATAAACAATGCGCTTTTGCTTTGAAATGGTCACCTTCATTATTGATAAATACTGTGGATTTCACTAGACGATAATTACCACTATATAGTTTATTAATAGAACCATCTTCAAACTTGTATGAATATTCCTTGTTCGGAGCTATGGCTTCAAAGTCTATATCCTCTAATGCCACTTGTATGATCTGTTTATTAGACTCGATCTCTGATTGCTCTGCATATACAGCAAAAGGATTATTAAACTTGTCTATCATAACTTTGTATGTTCCTGCACCTCGCTGTATAGCATTTGTTTTAAAATCAATAGAATAACCATTAGAAGGATTTATTATAATACGATGATTACCATCTATCTGGTCTTGTATAATTGATGCACTATTCATTTTGATATCTGTAGGTCTAACATTAATAAATGTAGTTGATCCTTCTTCATCAAAAAAAGAACCAGTTGTGTATTGGTGAGGGTTTTTACTGTCGCGTATATTAAATATGACTTTTGTATACTCACCTTTTCTCCAAGCAGTACATTTGGTTGACTTGCTCAAGATATATAAACACGGAATATCAAAAAAAATAATAGCTCCTTTATAATAGAATCCATATTGACTTTCATAGTGTTGAAGATTCCCTTGAAGTGTTAATGGAGGTACAACCATTTCCGTATAGATATTTGTGTTATCTAACGGAGTCATTAACGTCTTATTGAATCCTGCACTAGCTAATATATAAGCTAGTACATCTGTAACTGTTGCTTGTGTGACCACAGTGTTTATAATGTTCTTTGAACGTATTAAATCATCTTCTTTGAATAAGTAGAAGCTCATTTGATTTCCTCCCACAGTAATAGGAGTTAAACCTCTTGAGCTATCTGCACTATTAATCTTAGCAGCTTCATCGAATAATGCTTTATCTAAGAACGGAGTGTTATCATCCATAAACGTAACAAAGACATCATTAAATACATCTTTCTTCATAGTCAATGTGCTGTGTTCATCATATACATATTTCTGAACTCTCAGTCTAAATTTGACAGAGGTGTTATTTAGTATAACCTTGTGATAGAGCTCAGTATTAAGAGAAACATCCAATTTTATAATAGGAAACATCTCTGTATCATAGTTTCTCTCTATCGTTAGACCCACGACTAATTTACCATCCAGAGTATAATGTATACCATCTGATGGGAAAATAATATCAAGAGATTCTACCACATAACGGTAGAATCTCGTAGAAGTAGGTGTAGTCATTTAGCATCCTTCCTCTCATAAGAATATATCCTTGGGCTTTTTCTTCTTTATAAGACTGTTTGCCCCAGTTAACTCTAATAAGTAGATAGGATTATTTTTGAAATACTGGTCATTGATTCTTTTCAAAGCAGTATTATCGAACTTATCGACAAGTTGTTCTGTTATAGAATACAAGTCTTTAATATTCAACATTGCAAATTGAGTATCAATATCTGTGCAATAGAAATTAGTCAGAAGTAGTCCCACATATTCTTTTTTAATTATACTAGAAAGAATATTGATACTGGTCACATCTTTACCAATTACCTCACTATCAATTGCTGACTTTATTGTCTTTAATAAACTAGCTAATCCGATACGTTTTATCTTTTCTATATTACGATGCTTGTCTCCTAATAAAGATAAGATAAATGGATAGAAATGGCTACCGACAGATACATCGTTAACAATCTTATCCTCAAGTTTAAGAACCCTAATAAGATTATTCTTATCTACAATATAACTTTCATCTTGCTTAGGGCGAATAATATAATAGTCTTTATTCACATATTGATAGTCATATCTATCGCTAGATAGAATAAAATTAACTTCATTAGCTGGTGTATCTTTCTTAATTATGTGAGGTACGAGAGAAGATTCTATAGAATCTGCCTCTATAAGATATACCCCCTCCACATACTCTAGTATAATCTTTACGAAGGGTAAGACATTATCTAAGCTATTACTAAGAATTGTTGTTCTAGTATCTTTTGTGAATCTATGCTGATAGTTCTTACGAAAATCGGGATGAATAGATCTATTCTTATATACAGTTTTAAATGGATGGTTTATATAAAGATAAATCTTGGAATATATCTTATTCTTAGTAAAGAATAAACGGTAATGCGCTGCTAGATTTATTATATTACTAATCATCTCATAAGACTTTTCTTCTGTTCGAACCTTTAGGTACTCATCAATATTAGCATTAGCTAGTTTATTGATAATTGGTTCAAGGTTAATAAAAAGGTTTACCCGCGTATCACGGGTAAACTCTGTACAATGTTTAGTGATTAATTCATCAAGTTTTGCGAATTTGACTTTAAACATGTTAAATAGTGCATCCATGGAATCATTCCTCTGTTACATTTTTTATTTCCCATAGTTTAGCTTTAATAGACCATTTGTATTCTTCATTAACAAATGGATTTTCTAAAGCTATATATTTAACCTCAGGGTCATCAGTAAAGATAAAAACGTCTGAAACTTTAATATCTTTCATGCGGCAACTCGTCCATACACCATCTACTTTTCTTTCCATTGAACGTAATGGTTCTGGATTCATTTCAGCCATTTCTTCAGGTGTCTTTCCTAGTTCTATATGACGTGGCGGCATACAATCATCTCCTTTATTATAGGCTATTACCATGATATATAATTCTTTTTAGCTTTTCATAACACAGTTTGATAACTTTAGCATCAAATAATGCATTATGCTTTTGGTTGGCTCCATTTATCTCTGAAAACTCTTCCCTAGATACATCTGGATCAACCCCTGCATACTTCAATAGTGGACAAATATCCATAGGAATATAGTATACATTATCAGGAATATCGAACGCTGTACCGTATAGATTATTAAATAGCATCCAATCATATGCTAAACAGTCAGACCACATTTCAACTTTACCGTACTGGCTTAACCAAAAACGTAATACATTAGCAACTTCCTGACTAGTTCCTTTCATTATATAATCATTTAATGTTGTAGGAACTCCTTTAGGACGGACAAACTCCTCATTTTTGAATAGGAGATTGGATATTACATTCTCTTCCAACCATGGATTAATTTGAGATTTGTCATAATCATTGAACTCAGCATAGAAGGTTTTTCCATCCTCAGCAACTAACCCCATGCTGATTAGTGTAGTATTCTGATGTAACCCTGTGAACTCAGTATCAAAAAATATCTTTGTTCTATTCTCTCCCATTTGTTTCTCCTCCTAATAAAGTATTTATAAAAAATTCGGATTCTGTTGTATTTATTTAGTTGCTTCTGGAATTTCGTTTTCATCTTTTGGGTACGGTGCATACTTAGTAAAAATAGTCACCATATCTGTAGGCATAGCTTTCGGATGAATTACATTTGCGGGGAAAGTAGCGGCTACTTTCCACCCTTTTTCATATCTTTCTGTAAACGACTTATCGTAAACAGGGAAACCATTTGTAATTAACCAATCAAATTCAATCAGTTTGTGTTTCCCCTTTAACGTTTTATAAACAGGTTCTCTATCTTCCATAACTGCAATAATCAACTCCATGCCGTTGTACATTCCGCACATGTAATCATCCATATTCCAGTTTCCTTTTTGCCCTTGAACTTCTAACAATTCTTTTGCTTGTTTTAACTTCTCATTCATTTTTCATTCCTCCATTTTGTTATAGAATCGAATATTGTTCGGAATGCGAAAGATTACCTAAGATACTCATCAAATTCCGTTTTGGTTTTACCAGTTATTTCTCGGTATGCTAAATCTAATGTTACGGTGTCTGAATACAAGGTAACTCCATTAAATTTAGCAACAACCAATTTCCCTTTTTCTCGATAACTCAACAATTCATTAACAACTTGTTCTATGGTGCTTCCTGGTAAAAACTCCACATGATTATACTTTTTATCCATTCTCAATTCCTCCTTTGTTTTATATTGTTATTTGTTTATAGTGTGACCAGATAAAGTTTTTATAATAAAAAGACAGATAGTGGAAACCACTATCTATCATTTCACTTCTTTATATTCAAGGATGTTTTCATACATCGAGAAGAACGGTATCCTGTATCCAACCACATCAAATTCATATGTCTTGCCCTTTTTAATATCAGCAAATACATCAGAGGAATCAAATTTCAATCTAAACAAAGAATCTTCATTGGATAACACTCTAACATCACCGTCTTTATCCTCAGTGAATATTAAATAATTATCAGAGTCCCCTTTACGTTTAACCTGTTTATCAGTTACGGTTGATACATATGTACTCTTGTGGAAAAATGAAGAGACTGATACTCCAACAGGGACTACAATAAGGGTTACAATGCATAAAACAAGTACCCCTATCATTGCTGTGAACAAATCAAATTTCAACTTACGTTTCTTATACCGATTTCTCAATTTCATATTTATATCTCCCTTATTATAAGTCTAGATTTACATATAATGGACCATCATCAAAGTAAGTATCATTGACTGGAGCCTTTACTGTAAATCTTGATTTCTTTTTATCTACTGCTTTATTTAATGATTCTAAACTTCCATAATCGTGTTCCAATAAAATATCAACGAGTCGATCAGCTTCTTCATCAGATAAACTAATTCCTTTCTTTGGGTCATTTTTTGCCATATTAATATTGCGTATATCTAAAGTTGCTGGATTACCATTCCATGAGATTCTGGCTACGGCTTTAACCCAATCATTCTTATCATTTTCTTTTAATACACCAATAACTTCTTCTATCTCAGAAGTAAATTCATCTTTGTTGAACTTGGGCATTTTTTCCACCTCCTTCTAAATAATTGTACAGAGGCTTGTATTTAATTACTAGGAACATAGATAAAAAAAGAAGGATATGCTATTGCATATCCCTCCCTTTTATTAATCTTCGTAGCGATCAATAATGCTCGCAAAGCGGTCGAAGCTGTCATCGTTACGATCAACATGACGGTCTTGTTTGATAACAGTCATGATAGAACGTCCTCTCTTGAACTTCATAACCTCAGTAACTGTCAATTGATAGTTACGGCGATCAGATGATAGCATCAACGCTAAGATCTTGAAGATGTCAAGAACGATGAATACAAGCTTCTGTCCAGAATCATATTGCAGTTTCAAATCCTTGCAGATAGGCACCAATGCTTTTCTCATTTTCTCGCTTGCTTTCCAGCCGCCCATATCCATTTTACGACGGATAGCTTCAGATACACGTTGATTGCTGTTATTAGAGAATACATCTTCGCTGCGTTGATCAAAGAATGCATAAGCCTTTACTTGCGGGTTACGGTTACCGTCACGAACAACGCTTAGGCGTACTGCTGCAACACCATCAATTTTGTGCACTGTATTTAAATAGTTATATACGAAGTTTTCAATCGCTTCGTTTTCAATGTTGTATACAACTGCTACTGGCTCGATTGCCACAGAAGTATCAGTGATAGATTTTCTTACTTGATTACGGTTTTGGTTTTGTTGAGACATTTTAGTTTCCTCCTAGATAATCAATTAATTTTTTGTTGCACCAACTATAATAATGTATTGATACTCTTTAATAATATATAAACAAATTTCTTGTTTATTTTTTTACTAGAATGTTACATGCTGAATTTTTTATTATTTCTTAAATACGTGTGCACCGATAACTGCACTTGTCTCTAAACCATCAAGCCATCTAGATGTGGCTGTCCTGGGATTGTAGAAGTACAGGCTACCATTCAATCTGTTACTGCTGTGAATGGCTTCTTGTACAGCACGTTTACTTTCTTCATCTGCTGGTCTATTAATAGCTCCATTATTTACTGGAGAAAATTGACCACGTTGATAGATTACACCTCGAATAGAATTTGGGAACTTTCCACTATCAACACGATTAAGAACGACTATTGCCACAGCGACCTTACCTTGAAATGGTTCACCTTTTGCTTCAGCATTAACTAATCTAGCTAATAGATCTAAATCAGACGCTGAGTATCCACTTGAACTCGGCTGGGTTTCATTCTTATTGGTATTGATATTGTTACGGGAATTTACATTGCTAACTGGAACAACTGGTTTAGGTTGTTCAAATACTGGTTGTGGTTTTGGTTTAGATTGTTGAGCTTGCCATAATTCAGCAGCTTTCATTGGATCTAAGAATGTTACATACTTACCATTAATATAGCCTCCACCTTTTAATGAATACCATCCATTAGATTCTTGCTTATCAATTTCAACAATCCAGCCTTGTACTAATGTGTCAACGATCTTGGAATCGGCATTAGGTTGTTGACGTACATTTAGATATGCTGTGTTTACTTGATAGAATGGTAATGAGTCTCCTTGAATTTCCTCAGGAGTTTCTTCAATTTTTGCTTCTGTTGGAGGTGTATCGAATTTAGATATAACCTTAGCCTCAACAGGTTCTTCTGGTACTTCTATATCCACCTTAAGAGTATCTTCCTCTGGGTTTTCTTCTTTTACGATTGGAGGAACGATTATGCTATCACTAGGTGTGATTACTTCTGGTTCTTTATTATTTTCAGGAGTAGTTTCTTCTTTACGAGTCGAAGTTGATTCCTCCGTTACTTGAGCTTGAGCGTGTACAGGAATAATGCTTTTAGGTGTGATTGTAGCGAATCCTAGTGAGATTGTCAATGTTGACACCATTGCCGAGTAAAATCCTAAACGTTTGAAGTTATTTTTATTCATGATTATATTCTCTCCTCTTTGTTTTATCTCTCGTCCGATTCCTTCTTTCATCTATGTAAATAGGCAACTGCCTTATACATATGTTCAGGGAAAATTAAAAGATATCGGAATACTGATACGTAGCAAATAATAAATAGAGTACTCGTTTGAGTACTCTATTTTTCATCATGCACCTCAATATTGAGGATTAAATACTTTCCTGAGTAGGTTCTTAATTCTTCCAACAAATCATGTCCACCAACAATGAATTCTTCATCAGTCCACAGATAACCAGTGTACTCTGAATAATGTGCTTCATAGTCAACTTTAGCAAGACCAGTTATTGATATTACTGATATTAACTGGGCTTCTTCAAGAGTCATTTCTTTATCAGAAATATAATAAGTCACATTGATCAATTTCTTATGAATACCTTCATCCTCTAAAAGCTCTGCCAAAGGTTCTCCATTCAACAGAACTATATCATCAGCTTCACCATAACAACCTTCTTTTAAAAATCCAGTAAATTGCTTTGTCTCCATAGTTTCCCTCCGAATAATTAGCTTAGAATAATTGTCTGGAATAAACGTTTCATTCCAACAATATCTTTTTTCTTAAATCCAACTGTTATCTTACCATAGTCACTTGATTCATAGTAAGTTGTGAAATCAAACCCTGGTTCAGCTTTAACAACTTCTTTAAGATATGTTTTAAAATCATTGATAGCAAACATTCTTGCTTTCTCCATATCTTTCTTAACTTCAGGATCGATTCCTTTAGAACCATATAACCGTCTTTCAATCTTATTAAGAAGATCAAATAAGAAAGCCAGGTTCGTTTTCATTCCATCATAATTCTTAGCCTTAAAGTTTTGGATAAGTACTTTATGATTCTCAGAGTATTCATCCATATAAGATTTCTTAGGTTTGAATGAAAACTTAATTCCCCCGTCTTCATCAAAACTAATTCCTTCAGTGACACATCTAGTATCACAGATTCTACCGATAGTTATTTTAGTAGCCGCCATCTTATCTGACTTATCGAATCTCTCAGGATCACAGATTAAGTTAGATATTTTTAACATCTCTTTACCACATTCGTATAGTTTAATCATTATCAATTCCCCAGATGTTTTTGTTTTACCTAGGAGATAAAGCTTGTCTTTACATAGTCCGTAGAACACATCCTCTCTGTTTCTATCTTTACCCACATACAATCTTTCAAATTTGTTTAACTCACTAAAAGCTAATAGTTCTGATGACTGAACACATATGCAATAATTTTTATTGTATAGTGGAATATTTCCTCTTCGTAATGATCCTTCAAGGTATCCGATGATTGATAATATTTCACGATCCTCACGATCAATAATATTCGTAAAGAATCTAGAGTTATTAAAGCTATCATCTCCTGAATTCATATCACGTTCCAATAGTATAATATCTATTTGAGATTTCAGTTCATTTTTCAGAACCTTGAGATAATCAATACTATTGACAAAATTCATATTAGATCCTACTAAACTAAACACCTCAGTTTGTTTATTAATAATTGTAGGATCATAGTCATTATGACAACGTTTGATGATTATCGGAGTAAACTGAAGTATAGCCTGATGCATCATTTCCAACGCATTCTTATAATTATTATCTGGCTCACTTAACTTAGATACTGCACATAATTCAATCTTTAACTCCGTTGTAACCTCCAATAACTTACGTACTACATAATAGTTATTGCACTGTAAAGATAGTGTCATATCATCAATGAGTTTTAATTTCTCCTTAAACTTATTGACACTATCTGGATTCTGTGACATAGGGATTTCTTTTAGATAAAAGAATAAATCCTCAAATACATTGGTTATTAAGCAATGTGTTGAGAAATCAATTGTTGGAAAATTATACTTTAAGAATCCAAATAACATATCATATGCTTGTTTCATTGCATTGTTAACATGTGTAACTGGATTGATAAGATGTTCTTGACCAGCAGCATTATATATCTTTTGAAATGTTTTATAGTCAAGAAGCATTCTTTGAATCTCTTTCTCTATTTCAAGAAGATGAATTATCGTTGGAGTAATAAACAGCTTATTCATTACTCTGTTAATAGCAACACGAAATTCTCCCTGAATAAGATTAGTGATATTAAGAATTTCATCAGAACCAATCTCAACTAGACGCTGAAACTGAAAGTCCATATATGTTGATTCTTTTACAATATTCTTATCAGCATATTTATAGAATAAACTATCCTTAGAAATAGATAGTTGCATTCCTAGCTTCTTAGCCTGAGCATTGATATTTTTTGATAATTCATTACGTTGCCCAGGAGGACAAAACTTAAAATATTGAATAGCTTTACGTACATGGGCTTCATCTATTAAAGGATACTTTCTATCCTTAGGAAGACCAAAGACTTCATTAGGTAATTCTCTACGATCTCTTGCAGATAATTTAGCCACGGTTATACCTCCCATTTGATTTTATATACATGTTCATTTGTGTATTTTTATGTGTCAGTAAACTCATGGAAGTAATTTATATATTATAATAGTGAAATCAATAATAAGGAGTGATTGATGTGGGTAACAATGAATACGTTAAAAAACATATTGCTGAAATAATTAAAAAAGAATTAAAATGTAAAGGGTTAAGCTATAGAGAAGCCGCTAATCGTATTGAGAATTTTAGTTATACTCAACTTACAAGAATTACAGGAAGTAAAAATTACAGCATTAGTACACTAGGTAAGGTACTAGAATTATTAGATTTGGAAATTATAATAAAAGAGAAAGGTGATAATTAATGCCTGATTGTAACGGAGAGTATTCTATCAAAATATCTTTATCTGAAAGTGAGTATGAAGACTTAAAGAACAAATGCAAGACTATGGAAGTAACTATAAAGCATCTACTAAATAAATCAATAAGATATGCTATTAAAGACTTCGAAACCAATAGATGTATACGTAGAAGTCACAAAATAGAACTACGTGTTGATGATTCGGTGAAACACTATAGCTTCAAAATAAAGGATGATCATTATCATAAACTAAAAGATATAGCTGATCTTTTTAATGCGAATGTAAAGGAAATAGTTACATATATTATTTCTTATTACCCATCAGTTGTTTTTGAAGTATATAAAAAGGAGATTGAATAAGAAGCAATAGCTTCTTATTTTTTTCTACGATCCTAAGTAAACCGTAAATTTAATATCAATAATTACATATTATAATAGTGAATATAAATAATTATATTCGTAATCAATAATAATTTGGGGGTATTTAATTATGAAACTTGCTAAAGAAAACAAATCAATTACTAGAACTCTTGAGGGTAAAGAACTTGAAAAGGTTCAAGAGATGCGTGATGATCTTCATTCAGAAGATGATATATGTATAGAATGTGCTATTGAGTCTGAAGAAGCTGGTCATGATGTTTTATGTGTAGAATGTCAACGTGAAGAAGAACGTGCTCATGACGCATGGTGTGATTATATGGATTCTTTATTTGAAGCAAAAGAAGCTGAGGAGGAAGCTAAACGTAGAAGCAGACTTCTTAATCCAGCTCTTCTTACTTCTTGTATGACAATTGACGTTATGACTATGTGTTTAAAATCATCCCGCATAATGCTTAATGCAATTAATCAGGTATGTAAATGATAATATTAAAAATCCTGCTGAGAATAGTCTATAAGATTATTAGGGATATAAAAGTAATGATAGTATTCAGTAATAGAGTAGACTATCATACTAGAAAACTTCGTAGAAATGTATTCTATCATATTTTAAGATGGCTTACTGGAAGAGGGTAGATAATTCTACCCTTATTTTTTGTTTGATCCTAATCAATAATAATTGGAGTGATAAGAATATGGAAAACGTTATTAATAGAAAATATTCTCAAATTAAAGGTGACTTATTAGATGAGCTTCAACGTTTATTGGAAATTGCTTTAAGAAAAGGATTTCGTCAAAAAGAAATTTATGTATGGTTTAAATCCGCGCAACAAGATATAATAGATAGCTTTATTTTTACTGCAAGCATTACTAGCCCATTAGAATATGCTAAGCAGGCTGATTTATCTTTATATTCTTTAGAAGGATTGCTTAGAAATACCCTGCTAAGATTGAAGCGTAAACTTAGTAACTAATAGATTCAAATAACTTTTTATTATTCATTAAACATCACTGTGAAACAGGAAAGCGGGGAAAACCATGCCAAACATTATTCTTAGACAATATACAAAAAATATTCTTCCTAATGAAAGAAATAAAAATAGATTAGATGAGTTACAAGAGGTAATTGAAGGTAAGCTAAATGAAGGACAAGATATTGAAACTATATTGAGTCCTCTTAATGAAGAAGATAAAGATCTTGTTAATAAAATTATTATCAAGAATGAATTTAAATCAATGTCAGCATATGCTAAATTTATAGGGGTTACCGCTGAATCGGTTAGAAGGAGATTATTAAAAATTAGATATCGTATACAGAAAGATATCAATAGAAATCGTGATCCAAAAGAAATAGAAGAAATGGTTGAACATATTAAAATGATTCAAACACAACCAAAACCTTTAAAAGTTAACCCTAATTGGATTGTTGACTATGATGAAAGGTATCAATTTAATAGGAATATGGAACATGAACTTACTCAAAAGATCGAAGATATTATGAATAAGGGAGCTGAATTAGGATATACTTTAAAACAATTAATTCATTATATTAAAAGAAAAGAATATAGAGTGTTACAGGAACTTTTACTCGAAACTACTGATTATTATCGCGACCACACACATAGGTTATTAAGAGAAGGTTCTGAAGATATGAAAGATTTATTAATAACGATTGCTATGAAGATTTGTCTATCAATAGCAGATGATTTCATTCCTAAGTTTAAGAATCAAGCTGAAGTCGGAGGATACATAGAAGACGCAGGCTGGTACTCAGGAAGATTTTTAGATGCCAATACGATAATATATGATATGTTTTATGAATGGTTTTATCATTCAGATATTACTAAAACAAAGAACTTAATGTGTATTACATCTAGCCTTGCAGATCAATTGGATATGGAGGATAAATAATATGTGTAAATACGACGAACCATTTGGACCAACTGATGTGCTTATTAAAAGACTTGATAAACTCAATGAAGAATCACTAAAAGAACTTAGACGTATGTCAGATAAACATATATTATCTAAAGAAGAACTAACAAAATTAAAAGGGGAGGGTACAAAGTGAATCTATATAAGGTAATATTAGAAGATGGTGATATAAAATATGTAACAACTAACCTGTCATTAGATAATGTATATGCTGAATTAAGAAAGATGTATGGTACAGTTGATATTGAATATTTAGGCACAACAATAAATATTACTAGATTCTAGGAATAAGAGTAGGGAATTTCCCTACTCTTATTTTTTTGTGCGGTCCTGAGAGAAATCGTATATTTATGTATACCATTTATATATTATATAAGTAGATATAGATAATATATCAAAATCAATAATAATGGAGAGGATGATTTAAATGCTAACATTTAGCAAAGTATTAAAAGCAAATCACAATGGAGTTACTATGAGAAGTTTGTACACTGAGTTTGAAGGATATAAAGTTGTCTTTAGTGAATCTATTCCATTAGCAGCAGCTGTTCGCACATATTTTGATTTAAGTGCTCCAATGGTTATGGTATCAGCATATTTCATGGAACTTCCAGAGAATATTCAGAAGTTTATTCTTTATCATGAAATTGCTCACATTATCAACGGTGATGTTGCTGAGGTTGAGGCTGATGTCACTAGAGATAATATTCCTACACAAGATAATGTTAATAATGCGTTCAGTAAACATTATGAGGAAAGAATGAATTGTGAAGGAGTAGATCCAAGAGAAGTTATGGCAGATCTATATGCATTATCCAGAACGGATATTACAACGGCTCTTGAAGCTTTAGAAGAGATTTCTAAGTTCATTGCTGAGTATTATAATTATTATATTTTAACAATCCAAGATGAAGCTGCAACTAAAGAGAATAAGAAAAGATTGTCTGAGGCTTTAGTTGAAATTAACATTCGTGCTGAGCAAATCAAATTATCTGAAACATCTGTAGGTTAATCACAAACAAATTAAAACATAAAAGGTGGAAACTAACATGGTTAAGAAAAATGGTATAATTTATACATTTGATATGGATTCAAAAACATTTGAGCACTTTGTAAAAGAAAGATTAGGTTCTCTTGTAATGGCTATTAGATTACATCCAACTAGACTCCCTGTTAATGTAATAGACGAGCATATGACAACATATTTATTTGTAGAACCTGCTAGAGGTATAATATATAATACAGAGGGTGCATCTGTTAGAAAAGCATTTATGCCTGATGATGAAGTTGTTGAAAAGGTTTATACCATGACAAAAATCTCTAAGGAAAAGCAACCTAAATTTAAAGTTGGTGGTAGTAGGAATTCCCTCATACCATTTATTGTATTGTCCACAACCAGAATCTTAAAACTATATATTACTGAAAAGTATAAAGGTAATTTTGATAAAGAAGATTATAATTTATCAATAACTAATTGTAGAAAACATTCTGACAAAGATATTGATTTTAAAGTGAATATCATAAAGGCATAAATAAGGAGTAGGAATTTCCTACTCCTTATTTTTTCTAATAAAACGTGAGGTGATTATAATGTCAAAGAAAAGATTTATCATTCGTCGTACTGTAATATCTTCAATGGATACTTTGATTTCGTCTATGGTAGCAATGTCATTTTCAAAGCTTATATTTGATAACTTCATTACAGGAGTTATTTTATTTCAGTTATACCAATTAGCAAATACAGCGGTATCAATGGTATGGACTGGATACCTAACATCTGATAGAACTAGATCAATAAGATTACAGAAGAAATTCTTACCATATTATAACAAGTTTAAAATGTTTAATGTGGTGATAAGAGCTATTCAATTAGCTATAGTAATTACAACAGGATTCGAATACCTAATGCCAATGTTATTTGCAGTTATTATCTTCACTCCTATTAACTCAATGATAAATGCTGTAGAGTCAAGAGTTGAAGTTGTTATACTTGATTCTGACAGCATGGAAGATTTAACTCATTTACAACAACGTAAATCTTTGTTTACTGGAATGGCTGGTATGATAGGTATTGGATTATCATCTGTTGTTTTATATACATTTGATATGTCAGTATTCCCATTATGGTTCTGTATCTCAGGTATGATGGTTGTTGGTTTCTTAGATGATATTGAATGTAGCAAATATATTAATCGCTACAGAGACAGTTTGATTAAATACTATGATGAAAAACATGAGGAGATGAAAACTAAAGATGTCTACAATGAAGTCATTGTTGATGCGTAAAATACGAGTAGAACTTCCTACTCGTATTTTCTGTTTGATCAATACTATAAAAGAAAAGGTGGTAGTTGATATGTTTAACAAATTAAAAAGATTGGTAACTCGATCCACACGTTCTACAGTTTCAAATGAGATTATTGACAGCAGGTTTACAATTCACAGCTCTACAATAGAAAGATTCGTTAAGAAGAGTCTTCCTGATGTAGATATTAGTTCAGTAAAGGTTAGTATAACACAAAAACCTTACACAAGTAAGTTGCTCGATACACAGGTATATTTGTTTATAAATCACACTCCAGACCAATTAGATACCAAGGAGTATGGTGATATATCTATCATTAATTATATTCCTGATGCTAAAATGATCACTACATTGAAGCCATATATTCATGATTGCTATAATGGTGATGTTAGTTTTACTATAGGAAGAGCATTATCGACGCAATATGTATTTATTGAGCTATCTTTATTCAAAGTATTGGCAGAATATATTAATGATACTCTGGACATTGCTTATGATGTGAAAAAGCACAGTCTAGTTATTGAAGAATATAAGATGGAGGGGTTGCATGACATTACATTTGCAATCCGTGTAGTTGATAAAAAGAAAGTAGGAGGAAAGAAATATGCTAGTGTTTGATAAAGTAAGAACTGTTACTCTAACAGATGGTGAAGTTGCTGAAGTCAAGTATTGTGAGTTTGAAGGACATCCTGTAGTATATCTTAAAGGCAAACCTTGTATTGCTGCTGCTGGTATGACCGTATTTGAAAGAAACCTCCCTACTATTATAGTATCCGATCTATTTCTTGATGCTCCAGAACATCTTCAGAAATTTGCAATATATCACGAAATAGGTCATATCGAGAATGGAGATGTCGAGCCTGTAACAGAAGAAAATCGTATTAAGTCTAAAGATGAATATCGTGAACGTATGAGAGAATATACAAAATATCGATTAACAAATATAGATGAGAGGGAGTTGAAAGCTGATTTATATGCTGCTAAAATTGTCGGTTTAGAGAATAGTTTGCTTGCTCTAGGCGCATTGAAAGAAAGTTATATGGACAGACATAGAGAGTTTCGTGATAACAATGATGATGAGAAGAAAATAGCATACCATAAAAAGCTTACTAATCTTGCTTTAATGGAACTGTATGCTCGTATTGATTACGTAGCAAAAATGATAGGGTAGAATATACCCTATCATTTTTTTATACAAGTTTGTATCTTATTTGGTGTGTAAGAGACTCCACTTTTTTAGGATCATAGTTTTTTAATAATCCTCTTGTAACCAAGTGGAAATCTTTATGTTTAGCAAAGTCATAAGGCTTAACTAGACTATAGTGTCGGTCGAAATACTCTCGTCCAGAATTTAGAACAGTTGTAACAAATCCGCTACAGAAATACGCATCATCTCGTTCACTAATTTTACCAAATTGGTGTAAGAATAGTCCTGTAAAGTCATATTTAAAGTTTTCCTTATTGTCTTTAAAGTATTGGAGTTTCTGCTCCATTAATTCTTTTTCTTCTTTAGTAACAAATGTTACGTAAAGAGAATAAGTTGCTGTATCGGCTACATCTTCATATAGACCAGCATTTCTACTCTCTTTTACGAATACTCCAATCAATGGATTATTCTTATACTTTCTACCAAAGCTATACATGTTTTCTAATCCAGTGTCAAATGAAATACTTGAGTGACTATATGGATTCTTAGTTACCGCCTTAATAGCATTAGATAGAACTGTTCCAGAGTGACTCAGTACCACATATACAGGATATAGTTCCTCAACATGATTAGATGATTCAGTCAGAGGAACATGTGCCCATTCCCACTTATATGTCTCAGCAACATGGTTACCATATTTGTATTGTAATGGTTTATCAATAGCTTCCCCTACTTTTATTTTACCAACAACTTTGAGCTTAACAGGTGTAGTTACCCAAACCTCACCAGTTAAACTTGCATCGGGAACTTCATTATTAGTTATTTTCCTTATTTCAATAGCGTCATAGTTTTCTGGTTCATGGACAAAGAACTCTTTACCTGAGAGATTGGTAGCCATTCCCACTAGGCAACCATCTATTGTAGGAGCAAAAGATGATCTACCTGTTCTACCCTCCTCATAACCATTCTTAGTCAAATAGTTAACTGGTATTCTAGGATGTAATGTTTGACCATTAAGATTAGATTCACTTAAATGAAATATCTTCTCATGCATCACGCTCCCTTCTTCTACTATTGAAAAGACCCTGTAGCCAAACGATTAAGAACCTCTTTTTTCATATCACGAATACCATTAGCTAAAGTTACACTAAATTCAGTAGTATTATTCATCATACCAGCATACTCAGCATTCATGATATCTAATAAATAATGTAATTCATCTTTAGTTGCATCTGGATGAGCGATCTGTCTATAATGATTCATCAAGACTTCTTTACGCTCAAATAATTTTACATCCTTTGATGTAGGATTAAATGCACCGTATTTTTTCTGATTCTCAATTTCTCTTAATGAGATGTCACCCATAGATTCAAGAACCACATCTGTTGTAGACTCGGCTAAGATAAATACTGGCTCATCTAGCGTTCCTTTATCAGCAAACTCCTTCTTCTTTCTCATCATGAAGTCAAACATTGTGTCATAATTTTTATTAACAATTTTAATGTAACTGAACTCTTTCTGACTCATCATGACATCATCTTTTAATTTCTCTTTTACCTTATCCACACCTTGAATCTTATGATGTGTATTCGGGTTATCTCCACCATCTTTAATCTCGATTTCTAAGTTAAGAGATGGAATAAATATATCTGGGATATAAAACTTCTCTTGACCTTCATAAATGTAATAATACGTGTGTGGTGAAGGTGACATAATATCGTCTGATTCAAAGTGCATAAACACATCTAGGAACTGTAGAAAGTCTAATTCATAAGATCCCGTATAAGGAACCTTTCTGTTGTCGCTCCATTCATATTCACCAGATATAGAACGATTAGCTAACATTTTACGTTGCTGCTCTGGGTCGTTTAGTAAATGAACTCTACCATACTTACCAATCATTCTTTCTTTAAATTCTTTCTTGTACTTTTCCTTACAAGCTTCCATTTCACAGAACCGTGCATATTTATTAGTTGCACTATTCCATTTAGTGGGCATTTTACAAACTACGCAATTACCATGTTCTTTTCCTGTTTTAGTGTAATAATAATATTGTGCCGCAGTAAAGTCTTTAGGAATAGATTCATGGTGCTCTGTTTCCAAATGCCCGTATAAATCTTCTTGCTCGTTAAACTTGTCATTACAAATAGGACATTTATACATATCTATTATACCTCCAACAGTAATATGTTAATTTAATGTTTTCGAATATATATTATTTATATGAGGTGATATAATAATGGAAAAGCAATTACATACTACAACGGAAGAAATACTAAAAAGAAAGGTTCCTCCAGTTAAGAATTTTCATGGTCTAGGAAACCTGAGCATGGCACAGGTTTCTGGACTTCTACATATATTGAAGGACAAGGATCTGAATGGACAGACTTTGCAGTAGAAGATAATGGATGGGAACATCATAAGCAAGGATTCATCCTTACTCCAAAAAAGGATGCTCGAATTTTACATATCACATCTAAGAAGTCTGTTGATTTCTTATATGAAAATTATCTTTGTCAAGATTTGATGCATAAGAGTTTATCAGAAGTTATTAAACCTATAGACTTTGAAAAACTTGCTAAAGATTATGACGGATTACATGTTCTTGGTAGATATGTTGCTGACTTTGATCCTGATTTTGAGGATGATGGTGTACTGTTTAGAAGGCATCGTATGGATATAACTTTCCATAGTTGGGATGTAGAGTCAACAGTATGGTTCAGATGGTGTTTTGAAGATGAGGTTGAAAAATATGTGTATAAGAGGGAATGATTTCCCCCTTTTTTGACGTCGTACATATAATTAAAATTAGTGGAGGTGTTTATATGATATTTGGTAATATAAACAGTGTAGTAGAAAGTGTTAAGATTACACCAGAATCCAATCCAGACGGATTGATGGTGGATGGTGTATGGAACTCAATTGAGTGGATGGATACGCAACCGTTTAGATTAAGAAGTGAGCTTCTTGTCATAAAAGATAATAAAATATTCTTACAACTTAGAGACAAACCTGATCAGTATAATAGAAGATATAAGATACCAGGAGGAGGGACTGAACCAGGAGTTAGTTTAATAGACCAAGCTAAAAAAGAATGTGAAGAAGAGGCTCGTATTAAAACAAAGAATGTTGTTGATACAGGAATAGTATTTACAACAAACTATGGAGAGAATTATCCTGAGTGGCAAGTCAAAGATTTACATCCTCGTGGTTTAAAATATGAAGGGGTCATAACTCATGTGTTAGTTGGTTGGTATGATGGTAAATACACAGGGCATGTTCATGAAAAGGATAAAGATGAGAAGATGATTAGGGATGGAAAGTTTTATGATATATCTAATATCAAGTATTTATTGAGCAAGACTCATATAGATGCACTTAAGAGAGTAAATGTTATTTAATGATAAAGGACACTAGTCCTTTATTTTTTTTGTATAAATTCGTATATTATATTTTACTTTAACTACATTTTATTAAAATATACAGTTTTGCGAGGTGATATCTTGGCTTTCAAGTATGAAGTAGGATTTGGTCTAGATAATTTCCAAAAGGCTAAAATTCTAAATGCTAAAGAATCAGTAGTTCAGATGATCCTCAACATGTTTATGATGCGTCCAGGGAACATGCCTTCAATGCCGCATTTAGGAATTAATATTCAAAGCTATCTGTATAGGCAAGATGGTGATGTTGATTTAGAAGGTTTAAGAACTAAGATTTTTTCAAATTGTACCGATCTACTATCATTCTTAACCTTTGGTGACATCAAAGTATTCTTTGCACCATACAATGGTCAATCTGTTCTTGTGACAGTTATTCCTATTCAGGGCTTGGAGTCTTCTGCGAGCGACGTCTTAATGGTAGGATTTACAAAGGACACTAACAATGATCTCTTGTTCAGCTATAAATTTGAGCAGGGACAAATATTCAATTAAAGGAGGACATGAACGAATATGTCAGATCAAAATTTTACTCCAGATTTAACGCAAATGGTACAAAATGAGCAACAGCGCGTGCAAATGCAACAACCTATTACAGGACAAGTTCCTCAACAACCAGTGGTGCAACAGGCTGTTTATCAAGCACCCCAGCAACAAATTATTACAAATGTGATTGGTGATCAGCAATTAGCTCGTCCAGTATTACCACAAGATGGTATTATTACATCACCAGCATCATCTCCTTCATCAGGTCTAGTTATCAATGATGCTGAACTTGTTACTCCTAAAGAGAATCATCCTATTCCAGGGGAACTATCTGAAGAAACATTGTCTAACATTCAGCAATATATGGATGATGTAGAAGGCTCTGATGAAGATATTATGAGAAATATCGAGCAACGTATGGCATTAGCAGTACAGCCACCAAACGTGGATGAAGAAGCGTTCTATGCACAACAAGAACAGCAAGAAGCACAACAGCCAAAGAAACAAGAAGCTGCTGAAGAAGATACTAGATCTATAGAAGAGATTGCTCAAGAGCGTGAAGATAAGTTCAATGAAGCTATTGTTCTTATTGATAAGCTCGGCGGTGGAACTAATATTAACTTCACAGCTGAAGAGCGTGAGAAACTTCAACACGCTAAAACTATTAGATTAAATGAAATTGAAACAGTAGACATCAAGAAGTTCAAGACTAAAAAATCCAAAACAAATGTTGCCAACATCTTGAAACGTCAACCATCTGTTAATACAACACCAATCGTATTACCTGCTTCAGGCTATACGGCATCAGTTAAGGGTCTCTCTACTTATGAAATTATTTCATTAATGCAAAGTACAGAGAATCCATTAATTGACAGTGAAACAAAATGGTCAGTTCTTCACAGCAAACTAGTTAACACTAGTATCGGTGAATTGAACTTTAATGATTTCTTACGGGCAACATCATCAACTGATTACAACATGATTATCTTCGGACTATTGTGTGCAACATACCCAGCTGATGATAAATTACCAGTTAACTGTGTTAACCCTAAATGCGGTAAACCATTTGAGCATGATTACAATGTACGTAGCTTGATTCGTGCAGAGAAAATGACGGATCGTCTAAAAGAAATGGTAGTTAGAACAGTAGATGCATCTCATACTGAAGAGACAGCTAAACAAGCTCATGCAGATTCTTTAGTAGGAAAAGTTGAAACTATCACACTACCATCTAGCGGCTATGTACTTGATCTTTATGTACAATCAGCTCATGAATTAATTTATAACTCAGTTAAAGCTATGAGCGAAAACACTGATGATAAGCTTAGACAAGCTGGAGTTATGGCTACTGTTGTTAAAACAGCATTTATTCCTGACCCAGATGCTCCAGGCGAATACTTTGAAATTGATGATGCTGCTGAGATTACACAAGTTGTATACAGCTTAGACAATAAAGATATTCTAGTATTGTCTAAACAAAGCGAACTTCTATTAGAAGACATTGCATTTGATTTCGGTCTAATGAATGTTAAATGTCCTCATTGCGGAGACTATCGTGAAGAAGTACCGTTCGACATTGAATCCATACTTTTTTACCGATATCAACAGGAGATGAATACGAGCGTCGAATAGATCAATTCTACTCTTTCTACGACGAAATGCTTGAACTCTTCAAGGGTCAGATGACCCTTGAAGAGATTCAATATGGTCTGTCATATAAAGAGGCTCTGAGATTTCGAGATACTCGTATTAAACGATTAAAAAAGGAAAAAGAAGAAATGGAGCTAGAGCGACAGGCTGAGGCGGAAAGACACGCACGGGAGGCTGCTCGTAATAAAATTATCCTCCCGAACAAGTAAACCCCTACCTGTTGATATCGTATTAATGAGAGGGGTATAAAAATGGACACAATGGTCGAGGTATTTAATCAGTTAACTCATAATGAGTTAGCTGGTTTTTCTTTATTTGAATCTCTGTTAGGGGATCATTATGAGAAATTCAGGTATTATTATCAGAGTACTAAGAATATTCCCAAGAGTACAACTAAAAGTGTTAAAGGTATTTCTTGTTTCTGTAGCGATGATGGTATAGTTGTTGAGACAGCTTTTAAAACTGATAAGGGATGTAATGAATATCTTTCTTATCTACAGCCGTTTATACTATATCCAAATAATGATTACTTCCGTTTCAATGCAGAAATTAGAGGAGGTAAAAAATTAAACATCTCAATAGAGAATAAAAGTATCTCTAGGGAGGATGAAATATATGAAGATAGATTTAATTCCTACTAAAAAATTTATTGTAGCGAATGGTCTTAAAGAGGTAAGTAACTCTATCTTATTCGAAAAAGGAAGTATCCCTACAACGGATGGTTTATTATCAACTGATATCTTTGGAGTATCCGTTAGACAGCGACGTGAAACATATGCTTTCATTAGGCTAAATGGACATTTCTTACATCCATTTATTTACAAGTTACTTAAGCGTATGAATCGTAACTTTGAGTCTATTGTATACGGAAGAAAGAAGTTTATTATTGATAGTAAAGGGCAATTGGTTGAAGATGAAAAAGGTCAATCAGGTTTAGAGTTCTTATATAAGAACTGGGATAATATTAACTTCCAAAAAAATAACAGTACGATTCGTAATGAACGTATTGATGTATTAAATTCTTATGATAAGAATACAATCTTTACAGAGTTCTGGGTTGTAATTCCAGCATTCTATCGTGACGTAAACTTACAGTCATCAGCACAAGGGAAAGTTTCTCACCATGAAATAAACGATAAGTATGCTAAACTCATTCGTTTTGCCCAAGCACTAAATAATGATAACAATTTTGACTTTGTATTAAACCAAACTAGAGCAAAAGTTCAAGAGTGTTTGGTCGAGATCTATGACTTACTTAAAGGAAAACTGGAGAAGAAACACGGTCTAATTCGTAAATCCCTTCTAGGAAAGTCTATAGACTATGGTTCTCGGTCGGTTATCTCAGCTCCTGTATTTAACTCAAATACACCTGAGGAAATGAATATTGACTTCTATCACTGTGGAGTTCCATTAGCACAATGCTGTTCACTATTTACTCCATTCATTGTTGCATGGGTAAAAAGGTTTTTCCAGCGTGAGATAGAAAAGATAGGATCTAAATATCCTGTTAAGAGAAAAGATGGTACGATTGAATACATTCAGCTTAAAGATCCAGCTCTTTATTTTAATGAAGAGTATATTAAGAAACAAATTGATCGTTTTGTATTCAGTCCAACTGACCGTTTTGATCCAATTGAATTACCTGTTGAAGATAAAAACTTTACAGGAAAAGTATACTTAACATTCTCTGGTCGATTCTATGACCATAAGAAACCAGAAACAGAATCTCCATTAACACAACGTCCAGCTACATGGTGTGATGTATTATATCAGGCTGCTGTTGATGTAACATCTGATAAAATGGTATGGATAACTCGTTATCCACTACTAGATTACTTTGGTATGTTACCAAATAAGATATCTGTTCTAAGTACACATAAAACACAAGCTATGTATGTTGGTGGCAAACTGTATACTCACTATCCTATAGTAGATACAACTCTATCTAAAGATAGATTATCCATCAACTTCATTGATACCGTAACTATGTCTAACCTATACCTTGCAGGATTGGGTGGTGACTACGACGGAGACCAAGTAACACTAAAAGGTGTTTATTCACAAGAAGCATGTGCTGAAGCAGAAAAAATCATGAAGTCTAAAGCTCATATCTTGAGTATCTATGGACAAAACATGCGTAAGACAACAAATGAAGGTGTACAGACATTATACATGCTCACTAAGTTTGACAATAAGGCGGGATAATAAATGAAATCTCTTGAAGAATATTTAAAAGAGAATAATGACATGGGGATTATTGACCATAGAATCCGAGTCATTGTCAATAAAGATGGGAATCCAGAGTTTTATATACATGCCCTTGGACATGATAGTGATACTCTTGATTTTAAGGTAGAAGGAAATATACTCATACCTAAACGCTAGTTAACAAATTGACAGGTAGGACTTTCCTACCTGTCATATATTATTTTTTTATAAACACTATCCTAAATAGATAGAGGGAGATGAGAAACATGGAAAAACAATTTCCACTATTAGTAGAAGGTACTAAGTATCAAATCTATAGAAAAGGTGGATTCATAATTACACAGGATCTCTGGTTCCTTAAGGAAGACGAAGATTTTCTTGATTTTGATCTAAGAAATGGATCCACATATATGTCTATTTGTAAGGAAGATTTGATTGATGTTGAATGCCTTGTTAAAGGAAATTCTACACGTCCAATCCCTGTAGGTAAAGTTATCTATCGTGCTAAGAGAGCTGATGGATCTCTCCTTAGTATCATGAGAATAGCAGAATAGCAAAATTAGTATGTTCCTCCAATGTGAATATATATTATAAAGGTGTAGTACCAAAATAATATATTATGCATTGGAGGAATTTACTTAATGGAAACAGGGTTACTTAAACTAAACGAGGGAGACTCTTATACGCTGTATAAGCGAAAGTCAGCCGAACAATGTACAATTAATGATGTTAAATTATTGGTGTATGATGTCACTAGACCTGTATTTATTGACACTGATGGAAACAAGATTCCTATTGATTTCACTGATATGGAGCGACTGATATATGTTGGTGCATATAGAAAGTGTGCAGAAGGATATGCATTTCTTCATTACATCATTCTCATGAATGATAATTCTTATTATGAAATTTACTCTAGTATTGGTGATGTGACATATGGACGCATTGAATGTTCTGAGGGTGAAGAGTTAATTGTGAAGGATGCTGATCAGGAAGATTATCCTGAGCATGCTGCTATGATCCTAGAGAAAAATGATACTGTCATAAGCTGCTGTGTTGTTGATAGAGAAGAAGCTAAAGAACTTATTAAAATTTTAACAGTGTTTGTCGGGGAAGAATAAAAATACTAAAACAAATCGGAGGGAATAAATTATGAAAAACATGTTTGATGGATTAGAAGTTAATGAAAGATATTTAATTGTTGAGCGTCATAGTAGAGTTACAGTAAAATCAACATTTGTTGATGTTGAAAGTATCTCTGATGATGGAATTGTATTTGTAGATATGGACGATAACATGTTCTCTTGGGAAAAGAATGATATCCTGAGAGTTCATACTATTTTCGATGATGTAGAGGCTCCAGATAATGATCATCGTAAGTATAGTAGACTTATGTATGTTGTATGTAAGGAAGACGGTACTTATATTGAATTATATGGTAGTACTGGCTACATTAGCTTTGGTAAATTGGTAACTGATGCTAGTGAAGAAATCGAAGTTGATGAATCTGATAGACCAGGTTGCGTTGACATATCAATTGAAGATGAAGACGGCGATCATGCAGTAGGAACCTTTAATGTGGAAGAAGCTAAACAAGTTATTACTATGCTGCAAGATTTTGTCGATTACGCTGAGAAAGAATTTGGAAAGAAATCCAATGATGTAATAGATTCGGAAGAAGTTAGACCTGAAGAAGATTGTGTATCTGAAACAACTGAATCAGAGAAAATGGTTTTAGATATTGAATCCTATGATCCGAAAGATATCTTAAAATAAAAAAATATAACTTCTGAACACGGGGGAATAGATGATGAAAGAAATGTTTAAAGGTTTTCACTACACATATAAGTATCTTGTTGTAATTCATGATGGAGGTATATTAAAGCATGATATTATAACATTTAATCATAAAGATGATGAATCTATTTTGTTTAATAGAATAGATGGTGTCGATGTTGAATGGTGTAAGGATGAAATTGTAAGATTTATTAACTGCTCAGAAACATTTAAAATGTCAATAAGTAGTACTTATCCCATGCATAAAAAATTAATAGCTGCCATGTATCTGAATGATGGGACTTTTATTGAGTTCTTTGATAGAGTAGAAGCTAAAGATTATGGTAATGTGCAGGGAATAGGTTCTGAAGATTTAATAAATGTTAAAGAATCAGAAGAATATCCTGGCTTTGCAGTAATAACAGTGGATGATGAAACCGATCAAGCAAATCCTACAATAACTGTAGATGGTGCTGAGAGACTTATTCATATTCTGCAAGAATTTGTAAACGATCATAAAGTAATCGAAGAGACAGAAAGCAAGTAATAAATTACATCATAGAATAAACTAAACCCTACAAACATATTAAACATTGGAGGCAGACAGCATGAATCTTTATAATATCGGTGACGAGGATTTCGACTTTGTATGGGAAGGCGAAACGATCGGCATAGAAGTTTGAATAAATAATCCATATGCGGGATATAAGCTCCCGCATATGGTTATATATAAACTTCGAAGATATTGTAAGGAAAGATTGTAGGGAAAGAAAACGGGGGCAATGTAGAAATGTGTAATGAAGTGCAACGAGAATAAAGGATATACCACATAGGTGATATATCCTTTATTTTTTTTACTTATTAGCTACTTTATCAGGTTGTGGTTTTTGTTTTCCACTATTCTTACCTGACTCTTTAGTTGTGGTTTGTGTACTTTCAGCAGCCGTTTTCTCAGCAGCTTTTACAGCCTCTTCAGCTTCTTTTTTTGCCGCTTCTTCGGCTAAACGAGCAGCTTCAGCCGCTTCTTGTTTTTCTTTTTCTTCAGCTTCTAAACGAGCCTTTTCGGCTTCATCAGCAGATGCTCCACTGTTATCTTGGTCAAAATTAACAGTAGTTAATTCGACTTGAGTACCATCAGGAAGTACTTCAATTACTCTGTATCCGTTTAATACTAAGATACCGATTGTACGGATATCTTTCGGAATTGGAGTTGTGATAGGTCCATATACTCCACCGATAGGGAAAATTGGACGCTGTTCTGGTAATATAATACGTTTTTCTTTGATTTCAGCCATGATTCTTTCCTCCTTAAATTTGGGTTTCAAATAAACTTTCAGCTAGTGATTCGACCTGATTCATGATCTCATCATCTTGATCATCATATTCAGGAATCTTTTCTGCAAGACTCTTAACATCAGGATCATTTTCTGCACCAATAGCTGCAAATGCAAAATCATCAAGAAGAGAACCTTTAAGATCATCTGCATTAACAGACATAGACTCTAAAAGAAATTCTGACATCTCTTGACGTTGAATCTCCCGCTTAAGATTTGTTAGCATCCTTTTCACCTCTCATCTCAATATTTTAATGTAATGTTTCAATAAATTAACTTATAGACATAAACTTATTATAACTATCCCGTAAAATGTATAGGAGTATAGGAATAAGAACATATGATTCTCTATCATATCCTATATAGTCATAATAGTTCTTCAATGTGTTAACATCCAACTCATACATATTTGTCAAAGTGTTATTGAAGAATGCCACTATAGTTTTTACTACCACGTTCTCATTAGTAAGATCTCCTGGTGTAATGATATTATCAATAATCTCAGAACGAATATATGGTTCAGTAGCTGTAAGGTCAAATATCACACTTCTAACATTTGCTGTTCTATAAAACGAAAATACAGAGGTTGGATTTGTTAAATATCCCCTAGTAAATAAAACAGGCTTAACTAGATTTTTTTTGGATTCTGCTAGAGCTCGGTAGATACTACCATAGTATTCTAACATAGTTGTTTTTGTGCGGTCCTCGTTAGTTAAATAGATAGTATCTAATGACCGAGGATTATTGAATAGATTAAACTTGTTGATAAACTCTGCAAGATACTTATCATACAAGATTACACCATCCTCAGTATATAAAAAACTATTATATTTATTATCATAAAATAGTACTTTATACTGATCAGCCAATCCAGTGTAAATTTCATTGATTGCTAGTAACTGACCGATATCGTCACTAAGAACCAAAGCTTTTTCTTTAGTCCCTATGTTATCAACAATACAATTGAACTTATCTCTTGTCTGACTGAGTAGATATTCCTTCTGCTCTTCATCTAGTGATTTGACAGTAAAGGATATCTTATAGAAGTTATTACTCTTAATAGTATCATAACTAACTTCTGTTATCATAAAGAGATAATTTTGATTAAGATAAGAAATAGTGAATAAATCATTTGGTAAAGGTTTAACTGTATTTGGTAATATAGTTGCTTCACCATCATAACTTGAATCTAAACCTTGAAGCTCATCACTTAATCCAAGTACAATCTGATCAATACCATAAATAGGTAAATCTTTTACTTCACTAAATCTTATAGGGGAATTTGGTCCAAGAATCCTTTCAACCCCACCAAAACCAGTATCTGTTACAGACTCAATATTATTGATATTGTAATAGGTTACATATGTTGGAGTAGACTCTAGGAAACGAGTATATGGAGAAGAAATCCTTTCCTCATGGAGGAATATATTGTCATTGACAAACTTCTTCTCATCAAATAAGAATCCCATATTGACACCACCTTTCTAGTTTATGTAATTGTTTCATTGTGAAATTTAACAATGTAGTAACACCAAGAAAGGATGATACTTATGGGGAAGAAAGTAAAAGCACACAAATCATTTCGTAGTCTATTCGAAGTAGTCCAGTATCCAGAGCATGATGAAAGAAAGGAGTCATCGGTATTTAAAAAAACTAAGAAAAGACTTAAGAAAGATGGTCATTATAAATGCTATATTTGTGGATCTACTGAAGAACTACAAGTACACCATTATGGTGGCGAGTGGGCATTGTCAGAGGTACTTGACCTGAATAAACTTAAGTCATTCTTAGAAGAATGGGATGTTTATGGATATGGTAGACTATTGAGAGATGTACCATTAGACTCTGTAGACGATGTTAGAAACGCAATGGTATTGTGTCAAGAACATCATACAGGTGGTATGAAAGACGGAAGTGCTAATGGAGTACACAACATCACATTCCCTGCATGGATTTCTCAAAAACTAGTTAAGGATGGAAAAGTATCTGTCCCTGACGAGGACGAGGAATTTGATGCTATTAAAGATTAATCCTACAACAAAGTTGTAAATGGGTGATTATATTACTAGGAGGTTTTATCATGTACAAATTATTACAGAGTCATGACGTTCTTAGTAAACTCCGTTCACCACATCATGGTTTATATCGCGCATCATTGTCAGGAGATTACAATTTTGTTTGGTTGAGAGATTGCTTCTATGAAGTATATCCATATCTATTCAGTAACTGTGGAAAGTATGAACAGACCTTCCATAGTCTTTTAGACTTACTCTTGAGACTTGAGTGGAAAATAGACCTTCATACTCGACAGAGACCTAGAGAAGAGTTTGAGTACATTCATGCAAAATACAATGCTATTACTCTCGATGAAGTTACCGAGAGATGGGGACATGCTCAGCACGACGCTGTCGGTGCAATACTCTTCGGTATTGGTCAAGGTGTTAAAGCAGGTAAAAAAATTATTCGTGATGAAAATGATCACAGATTGGTACAGAAGTTAGTATCATATTTAGGATGTTGTCGGTATTGGGAAGATCCTGATAACGGAATGTGGGAAGAGTGGCGTGAGATTCATTCATCTAGCATTGGAGCATGTATTGCTGGTCTTCAAGCGGTACGTGATATTGTTTTTGTTCCTAGAGAACTTATCACAGAAGGATACAAAGCGCTAATTAATTTGTTCCCATATGAAAGTAACGATCGTAAAGCTGACTTAGCCCAGCTTAGCTTGATTTATCCATATCAAGTATTTATTGCTGATGATGCTAAGGTTATTGTAGATCGTGTTGAAAAAATGCTGCTTCGTGAAAGAGGAGTTATTCGTTATAAGGGTGACTCATATTACTCTACTATCGAACACAAAGGTAGACATTTATCATTAGAAGAGTACTACGGTACAGAAGCTGAATGGACATTTGGTTTACCTTGGTTAGCTCTATGTCATATGGAGTTAGGAAACTTTGACAAAGCCAATGAATATATTAAACGGACTGAAGAAGTAATGCTTGAAGACGGAAGTTTACCAGAGCTATACTTTGCTAATAGTCCAATGTATAACGGGAATACTCCACTCGGCTGGTCTAACGCTATGTATATCTTAGCGAAAGAAAGATTCATTGAACACATTTGCCATTAATTGTAAAAAAATACAAATATTGGAACATGTAAGTATATGAATATTCTATTGGAGGTTAGTCAAATGAGTGAAGTAAAAGAAACAAAAATTGTGGTGTATTCAAAAAATAATTGTCCTAACTGCGACCAAGTTAAGTGGGCTCTAAAAAACACTGGATTCGAGTTTGTTGAAAAGAACATCGAACATCCAGTTGATGGAGCAGAAAACAAAGCAGCGTTTGACAAATATGGATATATCGCAGCACCTGTAACAGTATTCCCTAATGGAACTGTTCTTGCAGGATTTGACCATGGTGCATTTGCAACAGCCTTAGGATTTTAATATGACTGAAGATACTTTTAAGTATGTAAACTTTTCGAAAGATGAAGAGAAAGAAGCTTTAGAGTATGTCGGTAGATTAATAAAATTCAATGGCTACAGGCAACTGTCTGATAGCAATGCCTATGTTGAAGGCACTAGAGTTATCTGTCTATTATTGTCAGATAAAATGTAAAAAAATGAGAGAATTAGCTATAGGAACTTTATCCTTAGCTAATTCTCTCTTTGTAAATTTTTATGTCTTTCTTAGGAAATCCATAATCTTTTTTCTTCTCATTATAGAATAGATTAACTTTGTTAACCCATGGACTTATTTCTTTTTCAAGAGCCTTATAGAAACCAGGATGCCTATCATTATCTGAATAAATATTTACGTCCACATTATCTATAACACCCATCTTAATAAAATACTTTATAACTGTAATGTAACCAGCACCACACATAGCTGAATAAATCATGTTTTTCTTTTCTTTGTTGTACAGGTGATAGTAAACACCGAGTATATCAAAGACACCTTCTGCCATATTAATGGTTATTTTCTTATTAGTGAGTAGATCTACTTGGTTAGGAATTGTATAGAACTTTCTAGTATTATCTAGGTTCTTAAAGATACTATATTTCTCATATCTTTTATACGGGGATTCATAAACTTGTCTGAAGTTTATGAATTCATTTTTTGACGTCAAGAATCCTAGATAATCATCATGTAGTGCTTTAGCCTTCTTAGGATCAACTGTTAGTCTCTCAATATCATTATATTTAAGAAACTGTCCTAATTGGAATATTGATTTAAGTTCTACCATTTCCTCAAATGTAGTTTTTATTCCTAATCTACTCTCAAAGTATTTCTTCTTGAATATGTTTCTTGCATCATCTGGATCTGGTGATGGTACTTTGAAATCAAATTCATTATTAATAACTCCAAGATGATATTTCATATTCTTCATAGCCACTTTATTATAACGTATAAGTCCACTATTTAAACTTAAATCATTGATATCTAATGAACGTAATACAGAAGGTGTGAGGATACCTGATGTATCGCACCTATGGCACATAAACAATACAGGTTCATCCTCACTCATATTTACCTTGATATACAAATGCGTACTCTCAGCGCTTTTACGACTATCACCACAGAATGTACAACGAATAGCAACGAGGGAATCGTTGACTTTGTGTCTTGGATGTATACCCATCAACTCTTCCCATAATGCTATCTTAAACTCTTCTGTGTTAGTTCTCATTAAAACTCATCATCGTCATCGTAGTCATCATCCATGACAGGTGCACTTACTTTAATACGACGACCATGTTTGTATGCTTCATGAGCTTCAGCATGTTCAGCTTTGTTGTTATTGATTGTTTCGCTGGTTTTCTCTAGTGCTTCTTCGATACTCATATCTGGATTAAGAGCTAATAGATATTGAGTACCAGTCATGATTTCTTTCAAGCTTGCCATTGGTAAATCATCGCTGAACTTAGTAAACAATTCAACTACTGCTTTATTAGAATCCTTCTTACTGTCATCTTTAAACGTTTTGTACTCAGCTAACAACTCACCAATCTTACGGCTTTCAAAGAATGCGCGACGAGTTGCTTCGGATGGATTACCGATTTTATAAGTACGGTCAAAGCGTCCAGAACGATTCATAAAGGCTGGATCAATCTGCTCAGGGTAGTTAGTAGTACCAATGAAATATACGCCTGATTTGATATCTACACCGTCCAGAATGTTAAGGAAATCAGAACGATTAGAAGATGTGATCAGGGAATCTAAGTCTTCAATGATAATAATGGCTTGCTTCCCGTCAAGAGATTTAATCAACGCCGACAAGATACGTGTTACATTATTAACGTTCGGGTTGATTACAATTTTACTGATGCCCTCTATAGAGCGAATGATTTCACGGATCATAGAACTTTTTCCGTTACCTGGAGTACCATATAAGATAATACCTCGCTTATAGGCAATCTCCATTTTGTCATACATTGTTTTTGTTTCTTTCTTGAAGAATGTGAAGATGTCTTGCATAACTTGAACGATTGTAGATTCCTCATCAAAGACGAGCTTCTCTTTATCAATCTTCTTCTTAGCTACATCAGCAGGTTTCATGCTGTCACCAGTTGCTTCAGATACTTCAATATATTCACGCTTACTGCAATCAAAGTCAATGTCACGGAATAGATTAGCACGGCTATCTTGCTGAAGAATCGGTTTAGATTTCTTAGAGAACTTCTTCAGCTTACTAGTGTCAATCAAGAATGAGCATTGAATTACATAGCGGTCAATAGAATAAAACGCAATTGCGTTGATCTTCTTAGATATTGCAATGCGTTGGAAAATTTCATAGTTGTTTGTAATATCATAGCCATCAACTACTTCTGGCTGTGGTAAATCTTCTGGATAGTCGTATACATTACCGATATCCTTAAATTTGAAAGCATGAAGAAGATTCTTAATAATCTCCTCGTTATATACACGGAAGTTAATGCGAGTATACTCGCCTTCTTCCAAATAGACATCGTAATCTAAAACATGATTAACCAGTCGTAATAATTTTAATTCCATATCTTTTGTCATTTCAGTTCCCATTGCCATTATCGCAACATCCTTTCGTTTCTAAGACTATCGTAGAAAATATGTGGTCTCATTGGATCCATAACTCCAAAGTAGATATAGTCTCCTTTAGCTATCTCATCGAGACTAAGCATTTTGTTTACTTTTTGATAAATATAATAATGATACTCAAACTGGTTCTGACTTATCTTATCTAAAATATAAGAGTCAGCATAATCAATTACTCTATAATACTCACCCCTCTCAAAGTAATAGCGATTACCATCGTATTCAAATTGATCACGTTTATAATCTTCATCGTAATAAAAGTTTACCTCTAGATAGTTATGTAAGTCTCTGACTCCATAAAACTCTGCTATTTTTTCCTTATCTTTATATAAGTGATATTTGCTTTCGAGATACTTATAATTTAAATTCCTTTGCTTCATCATCTTATGACATTCTTTCAACATCCACTCGGACTCTATCATTAAGTCACCTCCTATGTTTATTTCATACATATTCCTCCTATAATAAAGTTGTACCACTTATAAAAAGTAACATCACTAGCAAATGCTAGTGCCATTTTATTAATAATATTCAAGATGTACTTCTCGTCTAATTCTTTGTGCGTCGTTAAAGCACATTCTACATGCATTCATAAACCACGCATCATCAAGTCCCATTTCTTTATATGGAACTTTTATTATGACTATATCATTGGCGGAATTTATCTTAATCTGCTCTCTTAATTGATCAATAGTTAAATCAAACATCTCTGGTTTCCAGCACAATCCTTGCTCTTGCATTCTAAATCCAAATGCAGCAGATTCATTTGTTTCAGGATCTCCTAATGTAGTTGTAAATATTCTACATGGTTTTATACCTGAAGTTTTTTCATTACGCATCTTGTACATAGCAGGAGCAGATGATTCAATAATCTCACCAACAAAAGGTATGTGCTCAAAGTCGTCAAAGTACTGAATAGTACCCACCGCTTCATTACCCATTTGCTCAGCAGTTTCTCTATCCTTAGGATTCTCAATCTGTCTAATAACATTGCGCGATAAGAAGTTTTCCATAGTTGTTCTTTTATGGACTACCATATTCATAATGGTAGACAGATAGTCAGGAAGTATTGCTACTTGGCTAAGAGTCCTAGACATATTATTATAAAACCCACTAAACGAAGAAGCCATGTATCTAAACTCAGTAGTAGTGCCACCAAACATAAATAACCAGTGAAGTAAGGTATTGTAACTCGCCCTCCTATATGTTTGATATGGATATACAGAATAATGATCAATACCATTTAACGTGCAATAGATTGAAGCAAGATTTGCTAAGTGTAGTACGAATGGTGTTCCTCCTTCACCACCTTGTTCAGGTATAGCAACACATTCACGTAAATAATACCATGGATTAATAATTATTTCTTGGATAATCTTTTGCTTTGTTTCAATGCTAAGATTATCATCAAATGGATTGACATACTGTAAGCTAGGATCATATAACTTTAGGAAAAACATATTGTTTTTAACACCCATGTCCTTAAGTTTAATGCTTAACTTAAGAAAAGATTCATTGGTAGTGTTAATTTGATAAACAAATCTTTTTGTCCTATTCAATTTCTCCACTCCCTTTCTTTTTCTATGTAAAAGTTCTTTCGTTTATAATTATTCATATATTGGTATATATTTTTTAGCAGCACACTCTTTTTCATAATCATGTCTCAGGTACACAAGAATATCACGTATGTACTTATCAGATTTTCCTTTCTTTTGAAGTGCGTTATTGACATCTTCCCTATCTTTATAACCTTGAGTGACTAGATAATCATTAAAAGTAAACTTCTCTTCTTCCTTAACAGATTCTTCTTTGGTCTCTTCTATCTCAACATCGGATTTATATCCGTTGTTTAATACTCCTACAACAATATTCATGCAAGTAATAACTTCCCACTCCTTCTCACCCCAATTAAATCTCTCAGCAAATTCTTTCTTTATACCTTCAGGAATTTCTGGGCTATTAGAATCTTCATCAGTACCATTCCAACCAACAACTATACCATACAGGAAAGCATCTAATTCATTTTGTCCGAAATCCTTAGCTCCGAAAACAATCTTGTCTTTAATACGATCAATCATGTTCATTCTCATTTTCTCCTTCAGTAATCTCTAATGTAACAGTATGAGTGTATTCACCATCATTAATAGCTATTGTTTTACCATTGATAAATTCTTGAAGCTGCTCTTGAGTCATCTTTAGAGTATCAGCACCCCAGCCTTGCTTATGAAATTCATTAATTGCTTCATCAGTACTCTCTATCATTTCAACTGTTGATAATTCAGAAGTATCTATTCTCATTTTAATATCTCCTCATTAATGTATTATAACTCCATCATTTGAATTGCTCAGTAAATGAATAATGTCTATTGCTTTAGAAATACTCATATTCATTTCATGTATATCTCCTCCTTTTTCAACAACTTCCTGATACATGTTTTTATTCTCAAGAACATATTCCAGACCAGCACGAAGAACATTACTAAACGCCCAGATAAAAGTATTTTGTGCATTCAATCTAGATATATATAGACAGATTGGTTTATATAACTTATATTCTTCAGTAACACCTTTTTCATAATACCCGAACTTCATTGTAAACAGCATAGACTTTCCTTCTTTAGTTGTTATTTTAACAACCTCTTCCAATATAGAGCCAGTGGGTATTAGATCTCTCCTAACTCGTATAAATAGTTCCCCTTTCTTATCTGAACCAACAGATATTGTAGTAAGAATCTCGCTCGAAATTCTTTCATTCATATTATAACCTCCTAATTATTAATTGATTACCTTAATATAATATATAATAAAAAAGGTTATTAAATGGGATGACTTGCGTCATCCCCCACTTATTTATAACTGATTTAAGAAGTTCAAAAACTCATCCGATAATATGTCTGGATTATGAACTTCTAGCTTGTCCCCGAGCTTATCATCATTATCATAATCTACAATTGTGAAAGTTGTATTTATAATTGTAGATAGTAGATTTAAGATGAGATTAGATTTCTTTAATTCTTCTAGTGTAGAAAACTTTTCATTCACTAGAGTTTGATAGATCGCTGAGTTCTCAATTTTCATTAAGAACTTTTGATTCTGAATTGTACGTTTGTTTAACTTCTCTACATTACCAGTCAGAATTTCTGGTAAATATACTAAACCTTGAAGCTGTAGTCTTCTCTTAAGCAATACTAACAACTTCAGATATTGTTTTCGTGTTAATAGATTAAGGTCACGATATCCACCGAAATATTTTGCATAATAGTAATAAACCAATTGCACTTGGAATTTATTAATCTTATGATGCTTTTTATAGAATTCAATTTCCTCTTTCGGGATATCAATATTCATAGACTTCTTAATCATTTTGATTGTGTTTTTGATATTGATGTTTGATAAGATGACAAGTGATTCATCAATCTTATACGAGTTCATCTCCAGTTTATCTAATCCTGATAAACCTTCAGAATCTTTCTTACTGTCTAGCTGAACCAACGTGTGTTCATAAGGCTCAATAATAAAATAGCCTAGCTGACGTTCGATAACTACAGCGTTGAAGTGAATGATGTTGCTATCAAATCTGTATTTAAACATAGTCTCAGAAATGATCTTCTCTTTCAACATTTCATCTGCTTTTGTCAGTGTGTCTTCACCTAAGATTTCACGTTGCTCCCAGATTAGGCGGTTCTTTGAAAAGCTGTTTTTAACTTTAGCCTGGATAGTAATCCATAGTTTGTTATAGATATCAATATCTTCCGAATACATATAGAAGAGTTTTTCATAGAAGTTGAATAAAGGAACATCTTTGCCAATGTTGTAAGTATTGATATAATGAAACAGTATCGGCACCATTATTTTCATAGACACAGATATCTTCATCATAATCTTAGCATGGTCGTTAGTGAATTCTAGTTGTTCTGTATATCTCTTACCATCCTTAGATGTTAGGTCATAGAAATGGTTATCTTCAACCATATTAGATATCTTTTCCTGCATAGAATCTGTAAACACAATACTATACATGGCTTTGATAAATGCTGTAGGCGACTTGATCTTTGTCTTCTTATTGTCAATAAGAAACTTCATTTTCAAGTAAGCCATGACTAGCTCTTTTTCTTGGTCATAGAAATTAATGAAGTAATTAATGTAATTCGTTATATCCCCTAAACGTTTTACATAAGATTCCTTCTTGATTACAAATGTTTTAATTGCACTGATATCTTGTTGATAGATCTCCTCAAATGGAATGATGACTAGCTTACCATCATAGTAAACGTATTTCTGGTCATCGCGTGGTTTCCAGCTATCAACTCTACATATAATTTCTTTATCCATTATCCCCAACACCAACCTCTTGAATTGATTAATTGCATATCTATAATATATATTTCTATCTAGGCTTTATCTTGTTGATGGAAGACTTCTTCGGTGTTATCTTTCCTTTAGGAGTTATATGTCTAGAAGACTTAAGCTGAGCACCGAGCTTGTCTTTACTAGCAATAGTTCCTTTTCGTGAAGAAGGTTCTTCTTTTTTTGTTAAAACAGCCGCTTTGAGTTTAGATTGTTCTTCCCTCTCAGCACGAACCTTGTCCTGTTTAATCTCCACAGAGATTTTATCAGTATTACGAATGTTCTTAACAAACTCTGCTTTATTAAATGGCTTAGCCATAGAATCAATTACTATCTTATTTAAGTATTTTCTGTCAAGCAATAAGTAGTGACAAGCAAAGTATATTGTCTTTTCATAGCTGATAATTTCCCCTGGGTTTCTAGTTACAGGAGGGTGTGAAAAAGTTTCTTTACGAAACTTGTCTTTTAATTCCTCTACAAATAATCCATATAGATTAAATGCATACGCAAATGTATAGGTAAAGCTTGGACTATTAGAGAAGAATTTAACATAATATCTGTTAAGATTACTATCATTAGCAATCTCTGGTTCATCTGCTACTGTAAAATGTAGAACTACGTCATATGTATTTCTACGTTCCTTTCCTTCACTTGGGACAGTAAAATGAAAATAATACTCATGCTTATCTTTATAGATATTCAGAGTTATTTTCTTATCATGAACTTTAGATTTTACATTAGGCGGTTTATAAATAGAATTACGTCTAAGACCACTCTCTTTTCCTATTTCACTAGGAAACATTAGGTCATATCTTCTATCCAAATCATCCTTAATGAGCTGTCGAGATGGAATTGCATTACTACCTCGACCCATAGGGTTATTAATAAAATCCTGTAAGGTTTGTAGTATAAACATAGTCTCAAGCTCCCTATAAAAGGAGGATAGTAAGAACTATCCTCCAATTACTTTAGTTTGTACCTTGGTCAGCTTTAATTGAAATGTACTGGTTACTGCTCAATAATAATGCAACGATAGACGTAGCAGCACGTAAGATTTCAACATCTGTATGACAAGGGTTAATTACATCAGCCGAATAAGTATCTGTGATTAAATCATAGCACAGTTCCTTTTCAATGGCTTCATCTACAATTCCATGTAGGAATGCTTCTGGCTCTGTAGTGTATTTTCTACCTAATACTTTAGTAAATACCTCACAGAAAGCTGCACGTAGAAGCATAAGAATGTTTTGCTCAACGCATACTTCTTTGTATTGTGTTTCAAGAAGATGGTCGATTGCAATAGGAATAATAAGGTTTCCACCAATATTATATCCATAGTGATAAGCTGATTCACATGCTTTAACAGCATCTTCAACTAGATCATAATTACTTGCTTTTTCAAGCCCAGATTGTCCACCAACATGAATAACACCCATGATTCCTTTTAGCTTAGATAGACGTTTCTTTACTTCATATAGCTGGGAATCAACGATATTCAACTCTTGGTGAGTTTGCTCAAGTTTGCTGAACTTAGCGCGAGCATCACGCAATGCTACTTGATACATTTCCTCATTGCGGTTATAGAAACCTCTAATAAGTGTTGTATCTGGTCCAACAGCAATACTATCTACTTGACCAAGGAATGAAGATATATCTGGTACTTTTTCAGGATCTTCAGAATTAAATGCATATACATCAGTATCACGAATAATCATACCACCAGTCATGATAGCAAAATCATTGAACTGTTCTTGGAATAGATTACTTGATAACATAGCGCGTGTATATACAACTGCTGTAGTTCCATGTTGATGCATTTGTTGATTCGCTTGAGTGCGAATATGGTTAAGCATAAATGAATCGAAGTGTGGTGCAATTACCACTAAGCGACGACCTTCGTGAACTGCAAGAGACATTGCTTTATAGATGATTGTATTGTAGTGCGACTCAAGGTCAACCTTATGGTCGAACATTAGAATCAGCGGCTTGTTAATGTTACAGATTCCATCATCATTGGTTGCATAGATTGCATCTAGGTACGTAATTAAGGCTTTATAGCCTTCAACGATTTCATATGTAGTCTTTGCAGACCGAGCTTTAATGAACTCAATAGATGGATTTTCTGTTTCTTTGTAAATAGTGCGGATGATATCTGAAACCTCAGTATCGCCGTTAGTTGAAATCATCGCTAAACGATAGATTTCATCAAGATCTGGAGACCCAGCCGCATCAATTTTAGTAGAGCGATTAAGAACTTCGCCTGTAATAGATTCTACTGCACGTTTAAGAGAATCAATTACTTCTTTAGGGCGAACCTTCTTAAGTTGCTCGCTACTTTCAAGTTTTTTAAGAATAGAGTTAGCTGCTACGATAGAAGATGTACTACCGTCACCAACTTTAATTACAACTTGTGCGCTGATATTAACCAGCAGTTGAAGAAGGTTTTGCTCTGTTGGATCGTCAAATGAAATCTTTTTAAGGATATTCCAGCCGTCCTTTGTAATATGCATTTCACCGAATTTTTCAATGATAGCTGTAGCACCGTAAGGTCCTAATGTATTAGTTAGCATAGTTGCAACCTGATCAAATACGTTGCGAACGCGTGCTCTAAATTGGGTCTCTTCAATAACATTCCAGTTTAATGACTTTTTATAGTTTTTTGGTAAAAAAGTTTCACTTAAAGTAGGTTCAGCCATTATAGTTTCTCCTCCGTATTATATATTTATCTATTAACGGTATTTAACGAAAGTTGCAACTTGTACGCGGTCAGAGTACACTTCAAGCATACCGTCATTGTTTACTTTAACACCTACAGCGATCTGATTTTTCTCCTCATCAAACACTGCTTGTATTTCAGTAATTGCTCCAGCAGGAAAGATTGTATAAAAAAGATCAGTCATTTTTTGCTTGATATAGCCAAGGTAGTCATTAACGTTTTCAAATTTAGCCATAGCGCCAGTTTCACCAAGAACTGTTAATGTATGGTTTAATAGTACATTCACTAACGCAGAAGTCTCTGGAGGTAAAATAACATTACCTATAAAATGTACTGGTTGTGGTTGTGGTTGATCAGTAACAGCTTCTCCAGCATCTTGCGCAGCTTCACCCTCATTAACATCGGGGCTAGATTGCTCATCAGCAACAGTTTCTGCTGGAATTTCAGATACATCATTTAAGTTAGCTTCTACTGATGGAGTCACATATTCCTCCACCTCTGTGAATTGACCTTCAATTACATTTGTTTCTGTTTGTTGTGTGTTTTCCATGTTTTTCCTCTCCTCAAAAAAAATAATAACTACTATATAGATGTTTATATTGTAATATTTTTTTACACTATTCCTTGAGCTGACTGAAGTGTTCTCTTTTAAATTCGGCTGGAATAAATGTAGCAAATTTACAAATTTTATCCTTAAGCATACTTTCAACATCAACACGAAGTTCTAATTCTTTAGTATCTTCATTGTAGATATAGTTATATGCATATGATGCTAACATAATATTTACGTATTCTGTTTTACCTGATTCTACGATATCAAATAAGTAATCTAAGTCATTAATGACAAATGTGGTAATACCTTCTAGTTTATTGAGGACTTTCTGTATATTACCACTAACATAGTTTACTCTCTGCATATCTCCAAACATAGTTTGTATATCGAGATGAACACGTATATCATATATATCTGTATAAATATAAATCTTCTCAGTAAACTTTTGGGTCAATAACATTTTTATACTATCACCCATAGATAGAAGAGGGCTGTCTTTATACACCTCATAATATCTATCCTTTAACTCTTTCAATGCACCGTCGACATCAAAATCTACTTTAGATAGATATCTGAATAAATGTTTATCAGTACGCTGTGTACAGAACCTGAGCAAGTTATTCATATCTAATCCTTTGAACTTTTCAACATCAATGAATGATTCATAGTATGGACTTAGTTCAGTATCTATCTTATTTAATAGATATGGATACGGGCTCTTGATTATTTCATCATATGTTATAAATAAAATTTCAGCTTTTGCATCAAATTCGTTGTGCATTAGGGTCACTTGATTCACCTCTAATATCCATTAATGATTTTCTAAGTCCGTCAGGATCTGATGTAAGTTCATTGTTAGCCGCAATAACAACAAGCTTATCAACATCTGAAGTACTTAATTGTTTAATAGCATTGATAATTTCCATCGGTTTTGTGAAATCTACCATATTATCCATCCCCTTATAAAAAAATAAAAGAGCTATAATGAAATCAATCATTATAGCCCTCGGTTATTAGAACATTCCCTGAAGCTCGTCAAGGTTATTTAATTTGCTGATAGGTGCATTGCCACCATCTAAATCAACTGGTTCGTTGCTTTTGCTACCACCATCAGAGAAAATATCTTTAGTTTTGTATCCGCCACCATTACCATTAGAGTAAGATTTAGATTTACCTTCTACTCCTAGTTTAGCAGCAATATCGCCAAGGTCATTGATTAGGCGGTCACGGAACCATTTGTCGCTTACTTTGATAGAGTGAGCTGTTGCATATGTTAATGCTTCGATAGATGCTTCCAATGCAGACAAGAATAACATGAATTCGCTTGGAATACCTTTTGTAATTGTATAGTTACCTGTTTCAGGATCATAGTCATCAATACTATAGCTAGATTTAAATTGATACAGCATTTGTGCTTCAGGCTTTTTAGTTTCCTCATCTAGGTTTTTAAAGATGGTAATGTATGCTATTTGCTCACCACCACGCTGCTCAGTACCAATACCTAGAATTGAGTTACCGCCTACTTTAACAAAGCGGGATTTTTTAGTACCTTCGTTATAAGCTGGAAGGATGCTTTCCTTACCAAATTTGAGTATCGCTTGTGCTTTTTCCAATGTAAGTGCTGTAGAAAGAACCTCATCATAATTAAAGCGGCTAGATTCAGTTTGTTTATCTTCTGGTAATGCTGGATGAATTTTAATAGAAACCATGCTGTTCCAATATCCATATACCAGAGTAGAAGCCATTACTGTGCTTTCACCATTCATAAACTGAAGACCACGAGAGTTAATATTTACAGCATCACGATTATTAGATTGATTATTGAATTTCATTTGTTAGTTTCCTCCTAGATTTGCTTTGTTTTTATAATAGGAACAATTTTAGTAGAATAGCTTGATTTCGGACCTTGAGAAAGACTCTTCTGTATATTATCACATAGAACCGCACCATAATGTTGTCTATCAATATATACTGTATGAATTGCTGGGTCATTTTCAATTTGAGATACTAGAAAATCAACTGCTAGATTTAAAGCCTTGAACTTTCTAATTTCTGTACTAAATTTTCTAGATACTTTATCAATAATCATAATATTAAAAGAACAATCTAGACGGTTATCACCAATAAAGAAATCTGTTATGATATAATCCTTGAGCCTATTCTTACCTAAAATATCAAGACTCAAGTTAGTTAAATCCTTCAGTGTACATGAGCACCAGATATCTAGAACAACCAGTTCAGCAGTCTCGTCATTTTCAATCTGAGTAATAACCGAACGATGTTCAAATCGAACTGGTTTCATATCCATTAATAGATTACCATATAACAAAAGCCCATCGTCAGCGTATGATGACAGCTTTAATACTGTATCGTCAGTAGAATTTTTCCACTGATCAGCAAGCTTAATCATAGGAGAATCTATAAATTCATAAACAGTCATTTTTGTTTCAGTTGGTTCTCCAATTGTAGCTGAACCGTCAACAAATATGCAAGCTTTAGCCATAGTATCCATTAACTTATGTTGCTCTGGACTCATATCTTTAGGTTTCTTAATAAAGTCAAAAGTGGTTACTGCCATTTAGTTACCCTCCTTTTTCATTACTATAAAGTTTAGAGAGTTTTAACTTATTATTTAGACTTAGATATTTAGGTTCACATGCATTGGTCCTGCGTATTCTGTGCGATACTGCTCTTCTCTTTCTTTAAGGAATTTCTTAGATGACTTATCAATTTTGATCTCCTTCTTTGAAACCAGATGCCTGAATGAACGAACTATTGATTCTGCTGAAGGTGCATTATTAACTTCACTTAGTGAAGATACCCCATTAAACTGCTTCCAATACTCAACGATCAACAAATTACGATTGTGTACAACATCTGGATTCTTTTCAACCAATTTCAGTAAGTTTTTACCTATGATCTCCTTGTTTTTCCCCACTAGTAACACTCCCTTTAAGATTTTCACTTTCGTATATATTATTGTTTCTAGTAGGTTTATTTGCTTCAATCATAACGACTTTGTAGCAGGATGTTCGATGTTTTCTCCGCCAGGAATAACTTCTCTTTTCCATACGCTGGAAACTTCAGTCACTGGACGACTATCTATTGTTTCCATAGTAGGGAAATTTTTAGCAGCTTCTTTAACGAATTCTTTTCTCAATGTTTTCATCTCTCTTGCTTTTTCCTTAGCACGTTTACGCTGTTGTTTACGTTTCTCTGTGCGAGTTAGCGGTAACTCTTTTGGTGGAGCTGGATGCATTGAAAATGCTTGTTGAGCTTCTTTGAGAAATGGACCCGTTTTAGAACCTCTACCATAGAAACCAGCCAATGAATCAATTATGATATGTCTATGGGCATTTTCATCGTCCTCCATTTCTTTAACAGCTTCAGACAATCTCATCTTAAAATCATCAAATTCATAATGTGTGATTATGTCACCTTCTTCCAGAGCAGCTCTAGTAAGAATTTCTGTCATAAAAGATGTTTTACCTGTACCTTGAGGTAATGGTAGTAGCTCAATACCTTCATCAGAATTTACAAAATGTCTAGGGACATTTTCATCAACACTAGGATCTACCATTCTTTTGAGATGAGTATTTGGACCCACAATTCTATTACAGTTATCCAATATCATTCTTTGATATTCTTTCAATCCAGGAAAATTAGGATCTTCTCCGCTCATAAATTCATAGAACTCAAAAGGTGTCATTTTACTAAAATCCTTAACACCTTCACCAGTATCAACAATATTGATCTCTAATTCCTTATGGTTTTCACCATATAAACTTGATGCTTGAATTTCTTCTGACATTAAATTGTCCTCCTAGAAAATATATTTTTTTAATTAATAAGGTAAATTGATACTTCTGTGCCGAGGTAACCTGTATCTACCATAGAAGCTATTCCTGTTGAGCATACTATGTGCATTATGTAACGCTTCCTCATACAGTTTAACACCTTCTCTGGACACCATAACATTTCTTGCCAGTATTTTACTTTTCTTTTCAAGCATTTTAAACATGTGGTATAATGTGTGTCGATATGAGCCACGTCCTATACCGCTAGCATAAAAGTAATCATGAAACTCAGGTTTAGATATCATAGAATCAAACTTTCTTCTCATAGCATCTCTGTCTTTCTCATTCCAATGAATACCTGCATATAGACGTAAATTTTCTTCAGGTAAAGATTTATCATATGGAAATCCATAACCAAAACCCCAGCTATTATAAATTGCTCGTAGTGAAATTTCTGTAGCCGAAAGTCTTTTTACAGACCCACCATATAAACTTGATGCTTGAATTTTTTTCGACATTTTAATATCCTCCTAGAAAATATATTTTTTTACTATTGATGGTAAGATAAGTATAAGAACTAAGATGATGTATATTAACAAACGATGTCTAAATAGAAACTCCCATGATAGGATCACACACTTCATGATGTAGTTAAACACGAATGGTATAGTATGATACGGATTCAACCATTTCATTTTCTTGACCTCTTATATCTTTTACTGCTCTTTCCACTATTATAATATATATTTGATTGCTGGTATGATGCATGTTTTTGATAACTTTCTGTACCTAAGAACTTATGAATAGTATTCTTATACTTTGCTTTCTTCTCGGTATAAGCATAATACTTCATTAACGGCTGTATTTTATTCACATAGTATGAACTAATAGGAGCGAATGCTTTTATGACAAACTCCTTTATTTTATTCCAAGCGTCCATGATAAATGCAGCAGCTTTTTTAAGATATTCTTTCATATCATCTATTTGACTAGATAATTCTGGCTGAGATGCTTTTAGTTTCTCTATAGCATCTTCAAATACTTCATTAGTTGAGGAATTAATATTTGTTTCCATTCTGATCTCTCCAATCCTAACATTAATATGAAGGGGATGTTAATATAGATAAGATACAGTACCAAACGGTACTGTATCTCTACATTTTTATTTTACTTCTTTAACTAGATGAATTGGTAATAAATTAGCGATGCGTTGCTCAAATACGAACTCCAATGCTTCAACTACCCTTCTAACATCATTTATATTATTTATATTATCTGTATTAATGGTATATAGCTTCGGTGGCTGAACAATTCCTACTTTAATACCCCTCTGTGCATATTCATATATTATTTGCGCATTACTCTTATCTTTATACCAGGAATCCCCTGGTCTTTCTTCAGGAGACTCACCTTCAACATATGGTTTAAATGGATTGTCTTCACTCATCATTATTCCTCCTTATACTCGTAAGATATTTGTAAAATATTTCTTATCAGAAGCTTTGATAGTTTCAACACCTAATGCCTCTAATACCGAATAGAAACGTGAAATGTTATCATTCACAATTGTATCATAGTCGATATAAGGCAATAACCATTCAGGTATTGATTCAACACTTCTTGGGATTGCAATGATTTGAACACCTTTCTCAACAAGCTTCTTATTATTACCATTAAACACATGCTTCATCAATCTATCATACGCTTCTGGGAAAACTTTCTTTAAAGGTTCAATATGCTCAGGCTTTGTCATCTTAACTTTGACAATATCAATCTTCTCAGGTAACTGTATAGCAAGACTTGGATAGATGATATTCCAAGCAAGTACTCCTCGAACACCTTGCTCCTTATAAGGGTCTTTGTATGCTTCTATCTCTTTAACTGACTTAGGAATTAAGAAACTCTTTTCACCTTTATGTAGAGATTCCTGAATTATTCCCTCAAGCTTTTCTAGTTCCCTTAATACAGATGAGATACTAATATCATCTTTATATAACAATTCCTTCTTCACTAGATTAATAAAGTAAGCTTTTGTTTCCTCCCGTGTAGATGACTTAACAAAATCCATTCCTTTGATATCAATCTTCTCAGGATAAATCTCATGACCCTCACGAAGACGCACACTACTGATATATCTCTTCTTACTACCAGAAAGTATCAATCGTGTAAATAAGAATTCGTTCTTCATGTTAATCTTAGGTCTGAATTCTTTCAAGATATTTGAATCCTTGGTATACTTCTTAAGTACATCTGTAACCATGTTTGTCAGGAAATAACACATCATATTGATACTGATGAATCGTAACTCCATAGGATCTCTTTCTAATAGATGGTCGTTTACAGATATAACATTGCGATTGATAAACTTAACCCAAGGATCTAAATTCAACATGTTTGAGTCTGTGTCTACAGTTACTACAACTTTACGTTTATCATTCTTCAGACGTTGAATACGTCCAAAAGGTGAATGATTATAGAATACAAACTCTTTATAATAGTCCCATAAGTCCTCTAAGTTACTTTGCACATTCTTAGGAACCTTATTTGGATCCTTAAATGACTCTGTTTTATTAACAGCTGTGACTATCTTATATCGTATCTTACGAAGATATGAGAACTTATAGATGTTATTCTTAAAGTAGATACGATTAATAATATTCTGAGGTAAACTCATCAAGTACTCAAATAAGATAAATTCATACTCAGGTTTAAACTCATAGAAAGAATCTGCCAGATGGTCAATTAGTTTCTCAATAGAAACATTGGGCAAGAAACCATCATCTTTAATATGTTTCTCCCTACGAACATTTTCCAAAAACATCATACAATCATCAAGGTCAATAAACGGTACGTTGTTTGCTAAGAATGCTTCAAACGCTTGTTGCGTTGTACTGATAAGCGATTGACCTGTTGCTGTTACTGATGTTGCGGTATAAAGATTAAAGAAGTTAGATGTTGGTGCACCAGATGCTCCATAATATGAGTTAGCATTAATCTTTTCTGTTAATTGCATTCGGTCTAATGCCATGTAATCATAAGAGCCTTCTTGATGATCTGGTAACTGATTCTTATAAAACTTACGTAACTTAAGGAAGTTATCTAACATGACAGCGGCAGGATTTAATACTTGGTCTTGATTCCAGAAGAATACTCCAAAACCTGCTGCTATTGCATTGGTATTTCTAAACCAATCAATCATTGATAATAAATCTACATCTATGTCTAAGTGATTATAGTTATTATGCATAGATGCTTTTGGATTCACTAGCCGTTCTTTAATAACTTCGTCCAGGAATCCTTTTATTTCTTTCTTTTTTAATTCAGGATACATCGTTGTGAATATCCTAGTGTAGTGCTTTTTCCAATCTTCGAGAAATATATGACTCTTCTCTCCCATGTGTTTTCTCCTTTACCATCTATATCTAGGCATAATTATCTCCTTGATTTCATTGGATATTTTCTTATCCCTCCATTCATAGTACGGCTTATCTTCCAACATTATCATTGCATATCTAAGCATATCTTTTGCCGATACATTGACAAATACATACATCTTATTATCATCGAACTTAACTAAATCTTTTTCATCAACTATGTCGATGTAGGTATTGACATATACTTCATTATCATCAACCCAACCATCATTTACTATATCACCATATTCCTCACCCACCCTTGTGAATGAATATTCACCTTCATCATCTAACGTATCTAGGAACCTCATAAAGTTCTTTATTTCAGGAAATCCACCATGAAAGTCATACCACTTGACATGATCAAACTTCATAAGAATATTTCCCGTTGATTTAAACATTTGTTTTTCAGTTTCTAATAATAAATTTTCCTCATCGGGAATATTATTTTCCTTCATCCATATTAAACCTTTATGATATGATTGCTGTGTTAATACTATAGCAACCTCACTCGTATAACCCATCAGTCTTACTCTCCATTTCCTTTTCTTTATTAGAATCATCAATTATTTCTACACATAAATTAACACATTCATCACAAATATAAACATTAGGTCCAGCAATCAACTTCTGAACTTGATGTTGATTTTTACCACAGAAAGAGCAGTGTAGAGTATCAAACTTACCCTGCATTTTTAATAAATTATCATAAGCCTTTGCTTTATCAACTACTTCATGAAACTGCTGTTGTAAGTCTGACATATTAACCCAACTCCACTGTAATTTTATTGTCTTTCTTATATTCTTTGATAGCTTTTTCAAGGGCTAATACATTTCGTTGAGTAAGGAATGCAGTAGCGGAATTACCATGTTCAGTATCTTGAATTCTTAAACTCAGGTCACCCCATTCATCTTCTAGAGTAATTAACTCATCACACTCACCTATTGTTTTGAGATATAGTTTAGTCTTTTGGTCATTATGAGAATTGACAAAATCATCAACGACTTCTTCCTCATCATTATCAGGGAATTCAATTAACTTATCTAACGTGAATGTTGGATCTCTAAACTCACCTTTAATTAAAGTATCAACCACTCCCATAACTAGAACAAATTCATCTTTATTAAGAGATGTGACTATAGTATTCAGTGTATTTAATGTTATAGCCATTGATTCAGCAGTATCTACAAATATCCTATGAAACATGAAATTACTAGCACCAGTTGTAATCTTAGCATCGCTCTTTGCGAAGATACTGTGTTTAGCATTAAATATTGCCTCGTTGTTAATTAACATTAATTTTCCAGCAGCTTCTTTCTTTAATAATAAATTTACTTTCACAGTTTGAATCATCTAGATTCCTCCTAATTATTTATTTGATACCTCTCTATAATATATACACATACTTTCATTTATAATTTTGTTGAAATGGATTTGAAAGTTTACTATGATCCAAAAAAAAAGAAAACCATAGGAAACCCTATGGTTTATTTAATGTACACATCTACAAGATTACCATCTTCATAGACAATTGTTCTACCTGAATGTGTAGTAGATGTAATTTTGAGATAGTACTCATCTTTTGATCCTACACAATGAACAAAATTTTTCGTTATCGTAGATACAGTAAAGCATTCTCCAGCTTCAGTTATAGTCCGTTCAAATATCAAATTATCACAACCAGTTCTATCTGTATAATCATTTGATATTAATATATTATTTTTAGCAACTACCTGATTCTCCCAGTATCTTTTTAATCCTCGTTCATGCATAGCATCAGTTAATATTAATTCTATTTTTGCTTCTGTTATCATATCTATAGATGATTGATATACTTCTTCATGAGATTCATTTAATGTATCGGGATCACCATAATCGGAAAGGAATTGACCTAGACTACTATATAATAGTGAAGCCCCTTTAACATTGAGCTCCAACTCAAATTCAGGATGATCTGCATGAGAATCTAATTTAAAGGTTTCATCAACCTCATTAGTCCACATATACATTTTATTTCCTTTTTTATCATAAAACCCACCCATTGGTATTTCTTTACGTTTCTTACTCATCTTATTCCTCCTCCTCTTCTTCATCGTTTTTGAATTTATCAGGATCCATGAAGCTATCTATCAAACGCCCAAGCTTTCCGACTCCACCCCAAAATTCAAATGTTAATTTCATCTCACCATTCTCATCCGCTAAAGATTCTCCAAACTTTGTAGTCTTTATTGATAATTCAAAGAATCCTTTTTTTCTATCGCCTCTTATGTGTATAGGTGTTTTATTGGCATCGTATACAACATCACTTATGTAGTCAGGATTATCTTTATTCTGTATAAGCTCACCCGTTGTTGTAAATCTTCTTGCCTTTCCAGTTGCCTGTATAGTAGTTGAATATTGAACAGACACATCATCTAATGTACCAAATGTAGATATACCTGTTCGATGTAATACAACTATCTTAAAATCTTCTGACTCTTCATCATCTTCGTTAACAAATCTAAGTAGAGTAAGTAATGAATTATCATTGTCACTACCTCTTACTCTAGCACTAAATAGAATATTACCCTTCTCTGTTTGCTGGACATATCCTTCAATTCTGTTGAATATATTTCGATTCTCAGGTATTTCCTCTGATTTCATCCATTTCCAGCACTTATCAAATAATTTTGGTTTCATCATAACTGTTACATACGAAGCATATAATGCCATAGTTATTACCTCCTTTTATTTTCATACCTATTAATAATATATAAATCAAATAATTTTTACGTTAACAAACAACTTGATAGAACAAATATTTAAAATATTAAGGAAAGGAATGATTTACATGCTATTTGACCGCAATGGTAGAATGGAGCCTACTCAGGAATCCACATTATCTATTGAAGATCAAGCTCTTATCATGGAAGCTGCAATTCTTGATTCAGTTTCTCCTGATGAGCTACAAGCATTCTTAGAAAATCATACTGAAGTACAAGCTGCTATTCGTGACGAAGTTCTCTTAGAGAAAACTATCGTTCGCTTAGACAAAGCTGCTAAAATTACACGCGCACAAAAGGTTGCTGTATTCACAGTGGCTAAAGAGCGTAATGACCCGCTTATCAAAAAGCTTATGACTGTATGGCGCCTAGAACGCTATCTTGAAGGAACACTTCTTCGCAAATACGGTAGTGAAGGAATGCGTCGTGCTCGTGCGGCAATGAACAAGCCTTCTAAATCTAAATCTAAAACAGTTAAATCTGTGGCAAGTCGCCTTAAGGGTCAGCTAAATGCTGCTAACGGTCCAGTGCCGACTCAATTAAACAACATTTAATACAAAAAAATAATACCATATAGGAAATAACCTATATGGTATTATTTAATGTCTTTTAGATACGTGCAATGGAACGTTCAGTTTTATATTTAAGAGCAGCATATACTAACTCTTTCTTATGTGCAGGGACTGCTTCATCCTCATTATCAGAATCTTCAGCCTCCTCAATCATGGAGATCCACGCAAATAGTTCATCATATGTTACATCGTCAATACGCTCAAGAACTTCTTCTGTACTAAAATCATTTCTCTTCAGAGCAGAACTCAGGAACATATAGCCGATGTCATGAGTGTTATCAAGAATAAACTGCTTAGATACTCTATCAGCATATGCATTGATCATTGTAGCAAATGTATCAACAGCCTCTTCATCAACCAATGTTGTAGATATGTAAGTAAACAAACTCTTGATTAAAGATTCTTTATATTCAACAGAGTAATCTTTAGCAAGAAGCATGTTAAGATAATCGCCTTCACGATGAAGATCAAACACTACCCGATTAAATACAACTTTGGAACGCTCCTCCAGGATATACTGAGGAACTTCACTGTTCTTTAATATTGCACCAAAATGCAGAATATCAAGATACTTACCAATAAATGCTTCTGATAAACTGGTTCTAGAAAGAAGCTCTAGAATATGACCTCTGGCTTTTTCCTCATCTTCAATATGAGGTATTAAACTCCTAACCAGATTAATATCAATCTCACCATTTGCACCTGTAATTGCTTTTTCAAATACGTTCATAATTAATTTCTCCTAACATAATATATTTTCATTACCTTTTTATAATATATAATCAAAGACGCTTACTATTCGATAATAGAAGAAACATCATCAATGATATCGAGATAAACAATAAAGACTATAGTCTGCTCATGTTCGTCGACCAGTTTAATAACTTTAGTTACTCTAAAATAATGTAGTCCTATCCTACTATTAATCCTCATATAGTTTCCAACAGATACTTCTATATCTTCATCATATATGCTAGTTTCAATTATTCCATACTCATCATGCCTATATAGATATTTAAAGGATCTAATAGTCATTTTTCTATGCTCCTTCATTTAGGTGTGTTCCATAATATCTTAGTTTGTATTGTTGGCGGTACTTGTTCGAAAGGAACTTGAGTTAGGTCGATGATAAATACTTTGGTTTTTCTATCTAAGTCTAGATACCAACCAATATCAGAAATAGTGTGGTATTCATTGTTAATAACTATACCCAATCCTTTGCTAAATTCTAGTTCTTCTTTAGCCTCAATAGAGTCAATTATTTTACAGCTCTCACGAATTAAATACTCTAACCTCATAGTGAATCCTCCTAGAAAATTATATTTATATATTATATTGATAGTTAACGACATTATAAAAATCTATTACGAATTAATTTTTACTAGTGTCGAAACAGTCCATTAGGACAGAAGGAGGAGAAATAGAATATGGAAAAAAATGTGGTAGACATTATTAATCTATTTAGTAACAATGTAATTAGTATTGAGGACATGACAGAGACAAGGGAAATATATAATGGGTCAATAGAGAAATATTATGACTTCATTAAACAAGGATTTGAACATGTTGAATTAAGAGAATGTCCTGTTCATTTTAGATTCTTCGATAAAGAAGATCAAATGATCCATACGTTACAACTCAGACACTTTGTAACAAACTTAATGTTCTGGGAGCCAATTGTACGTATGGGTGTTTATGATGTGATAGATGAAAGCTATATCGTAGATTGTACTAAACTATCTAATCGTCTTATCAAGAATTATATTGACGAGAAGATCATTATACCTTTTAAGACAGAAGTAGAGAATGTCAAGCTAAATAAAGTAATTCATGATATGATTCACAATTTAGGTAGAATCTCTACCGATTTTAATATACTTCTAGGATTGTCAATGAACGTAGAAACATTCATTGATGTTGCTAATAAGAACGCTAGATTTAATGAAATCATCCGTACAACTATTGATGATTCAATGCAGCCAAATGAGATTGAAAGTTATCTGGATAAACTTACTAAGGAACAGATGGGTATCTTAATGGTTGATGATAACATGCTTAAACCTATACTGAAATCTGGTACAGGTATTAAGGCTGGACAGTTTAAAGAGTTTGCTGTTAACGCAGGATTAAAACCAGATATTGATGGTAATACAATTCCTATTGCTGTAAACTCTAACTTTATCGTTGGTGGTTTGAATAACATTACCAACTACTATATCGACTCATTGGGTGGGCGTAAATCCATCATTATGAATAAAACAGTAATGGGTCGCTCAGGACACTTTGCTCGGATGGTTATGTTATTATCATCTACAGTAAGAATGAGAAAAGATGAGAAAGACTGTGGCACAGTACATTCTTCTAAGATTAATGTAAGAACAGAAGAGCATTTGTATCGTCTAAAAGGCAGATATTATAGATTGATGCATGACCGACAGTATAGGTTATTAAAAGGAACCGAAAGACATTTGATTGGTAGAGATATATTGATTCGTACTCCAGCCAAATGTGCATCTAAAGAAATTTGTAAAACTTGCTACGGTCATCTATATTATACTAATCGTGACCTCGAATCTATTGGAGGCTTCGCTGGTGCAAAGATAACAGAGCCATTATCTCAGTCTATTCTATCTTCTAAACACTTACTTACAACACAGTCAGAGAAGATTGAGTTCAATGAAGAATTCTATTCATTCTTCAAGCTTAATGCCAATGAGATTATGATTAACGGCGACAATGAGAATATCGAAAGATATAGCATTGTTCTTATCCGTGAAAATATTCAAACTATTGATGAGTTTGATGAAGCAGAGTTCAACAGCTACGTTGATACATTCCATATCAAAGATAAAAAGACTGGTGACTTGATTGAGATCCAAGAAAAACATATCAAGGAGCTTTATATCGCACCAGATGTAAAAGAACTTATGGTTCGTCCAAAAGGAAATAAAGAGATTCTTGAGATTGATCTTTCTAAAGTCGGTGATGATGATAGAATCTTCGTTGTCGAAATCTCTAATAACGAATTAACAAAACCACTATACAACATCATGTATCTACTTAATAACAAAAAGCGTCGTGAAGAAGCTGGAGTATTTACAATTGATGAAATGATTCAACGTATGCTAGACCTGCTGATTGAATCTAAGATTGATGCTGATTCAGTACACGGTGAGTTATTAATACGTCCATTGATTCGTAATTCTAATAACGTTCTGAAGATTCCTGATTTCAAACGTTACAATGCAAGTCGTGAGTATGAAGTATTGACTGTAGAAGGTGCATTACAACGCCATCCATCAGTACTAATCAGCTTATCTTTCCAAGACATTGGAAGACAATTAACTAATCCACTGACGTTTAAGAAGAGAGAAACATCATTTATTGATCCTTTCTTCCAAGAACGTCCATAGGAGGATTATATGATACAGACAACATTTACCTATTATAATCATGAACCTGAAATTGAATTAGGTAGGGGTTTTAAAACCCCTACCGTGTATCCAAGTGATAATGTAGGGGAATTAGTTCTATCATTGGATTATGAAGTAATTCAATACATATATCATTATAGACCATGGAATAGAACAGAAACACCTAAACAAGAATTCATAGATAAAATAGTTTCTTTAGCGGGGACTGAACATGTAAACTATTTGGTGCTAAATGAACTCTTTAATCAAAAAGTGTATTTCGATTTAAGGTTTATGGAAGAACCCGAGACTGACATTCATATGTCATATACAGAAATAATGCCTTATGGTGACGATTTACAATGTATTATCAAACATCCTTACACAATTAAATTAAGAGCAAAGGTCACTTCTATCAAATTACCAGAGGAGAATAAAAAATGCCAATCAACTTGGAAATTATAGCATCATCTATTGCACTATTATGTGCTATCGGTTCACTTACATTTGGGATACTTACTGTACTGAGTGCTAGAAGATTTAAAAAACAACAAGATGAAGCAAATGCTGAATTAGATAAGAGACTTGCTGAGATCGAAAAAGGAGGAAAATAAAATGGAAGAAGTAAAAGATCTTAAAAGTGTTGTTGGTAACCATGCGGGAATACCTTTTACGGATGAAGACAGTGATTCAATGCAGAAATCAATGAAGTTTTTAATAGATTTATTAAAGGAAGATGATGTAACAGGAGCTCTTAAGGATATTGAAGCAAAGAAACCAGTATCTATGCAAAAAATTATACGAGATGAATTAGTATTATGGATTGATTGTAATGACGCTGAGGAGGTTTCAAAGAAGATAGCTAATAACTTGAGATCTCTATTTATAGGAGGAACTAAGTATGAAGACTGACACATTAATTGAGATAAATAATTCTCGATTACTAAAACATGTAGCTGATGAGATAAGAGCAATACCTGAAATTAAACCACTTTCTGAAGAAGACCAAGCAAGAAAATTTCTTGAAACCGTGCGTCAAAATCTGTGTATGTCTCTAAGCGTTCCTGTTGAAATACTTAATGAATGTTTTGAAGGTAGTAAAGCTCAAGCTACATTTAAAATGGCTGCTACAAAAGAGGCTTTAGAAATGTTTCCAGATGCTGAAATAGATACAAATAAAAAATAATTAATGTTGTAACATCATATTGAAACCATTTGAGAGGGGAAACTAAGATGAGAGAGAACGTAGAATCTATTAAAACATCTGAACACACATTTATTACACATGAGGCTGAAGTTAAATTTAATGCGCCGCATCATTTTGTTGTACATGATAAAGGTGGACAGATCCTGAGTCTGGTAAATTTTCAATTAGGACCTATCAAGGAAGCTGGTGTTAACGGCGTTACAAATGAAGATTTACTTCACATGGTTAGATTGCGCCTAGAAGGATTCCAGGCTAGTGAATTTAAATGCGATGAAAATCAACAGGCATTAGATCATATCATTGCTGCTATTGCATCTTTAGAATCACGTACAAAGAAGCGTCTTGAGCGCGGCGTTGAAGGAACACATACTGTTTAAATAAGCTACATATGAGGCAAGGGTAAATTTACCCTTGCTTTATTATTAAAATATTCTATTAGGGAGAGAAACCAAATGGCAAATACAATTCCAATTCATTTTACATCAGAGTCTTTCAAGCAGTTAACACATTATCTGTTTGATGAAATTAAAACTATAAATAAACAAATAAACGATTATAATATGGCATTGTCTTCTAAGGCTGTTGCTGGCGACAGACAGGCTGGATTAGATGCATTACAAAACATTTCACTTCTTGGTTTAAAGGTCGGTAAGTTATCTATATGCCTTTATTCTCTTGAGGTAGCCAATGGACGGATGAAGCCATCTAGTTTAGAAAAACCCTATAATCTACATATTGAGGTAGAGAATGCTATTCTCATCAGGGAATGCTTGACGGAGGCATTAGTTGAAATATCCAATAATCTTAACAGCTCTATGTTCATAGTACAATCAGCAGTACAGCTAAACACAACACAAGAACAATCAACAACTAAGTATATTGATGAAATTCGTGTGGCTAGTGCTGAGTTGAGTAAATTCAGCGATCTCCTTAGTCGAGTTGAAACTGGATTAGTAAATTATGCAAGACAAGTTAGTGTAGGATTAATTAAGGAATAAGAGAGTTCACACTCTCTTATTCTTTTTTATAACGCAAAATTAGGAGGAAAAAAATAATGGAGTATTCAATCAGTATCGATAGGGGTTTAGATTATGTGTTACGTATGATTTTTAATAAAGTTAAAAGGGAGAATGAAGATACTGTTAAGATTTTAGAGTATTTCAATTATGCCAAAGAGGAATTCACTAGGATAACAACAAATGATCCTTTTAGATCAGAGAAAAGAATCATTCTCACTATGGATGAAAAACTGATAAATATTTTAATAGAATACATTGATATGGAGATTGCTATGTGGTCTTCTTGGGAAAAAGACAACAATCAATATTTAGATGACTATATTACAGAGTATACTGAGGTATATAAACAAGCGCTTGTTGCAAAAATACCTAAAGCAGATGAATATATAAAATTAGATAAAGGTCGTATCTATGAGTTACTAGACTCTATTGATCATAATGCTGAAATAGTATTTGATTATAAGCAACTTCGTGCAGCATTAGCAGGAGATGATATGTTATTTGTACATGTAGAGTTGAGTATGGAACATCATAGGTACTATACAATAGTTGATGAGTATTGATTGGAGGAATATAGATGCCTAAAAAATTTAAATTAAACTTCTCATTACTTGATGCGGTTTCAGATATAGTGGAATCATTAAATAGTTTAATCAATGATGATAGTAGTATAGTAAATAAATATCTAAAAGATCTTGATGATAAAATAAGTGCATTTTTTGATAACCCTGATAAAACAGTGTATTTTGATAAGGATGGAATGGATGTTGAAATAGATAATGATACTATATATGGAATCCTTTGTGCTATAGAAACAGATATTGGAGAACTACAAGAAACGATTGAAGCAATAGGAGATGATTTAAAGGAATATATAAAAAGACGTGATACTATAATAACCAAATTAGAAGGACAAAATATACCTAATTACCAGGATTATATTAAAATAGATAGGGACTATGTAGTTCTGGGATTGATGGATATAGTTGATTTCCAAAGAGAAATATTCCACTTAAAAGCCCTTCGTAACACTTTAACAGAAGGCGGATCTTTATTTGTTGATGTAGAGATATCTTGGAAAGATCATCATTTATTCACAGACATGTAGAGAACCTTCAGGTTCTCTATTTTTTTATTTTGGAATCAACTTTATAATAATGAAAGGGTGGAGGTCATATGACTAAAAATTTAGCAATTGGAAATAAAACAGGTATGATTAAACATCATCATTTAGATGGATTTGAGTTATTTACTACATTTGATTTTGAGGACAATTTACTAGTTATAACGGTATCAAATAAATCAGTAAGAGAAAATGAATTGTTTGTAGAAAAAAACAGTAGACGTGGATTCCAGCTTACTGATATTGATAGATTAAGAGATATAACATTTAAGCTCGTTAATGCTACTGATAGTAAAATGTATTTATTTTCACCAGTAGATCCTCATGGATTTTGTGCTCGTCATGACTATATACAGTTAGATATATCAGATAAAGCCTACATGTTCCACGGACTACTAGGTCTATATGAACCAATAGAAGAAGGCTCATATGTTATGTTTAATCTAGATTCTATAACATCAAAAAGTTTATTTAATATAGCTATGCATAGATTTATTGAGGATAAGTTTGGATCATGAGGTGAGTATATATGACAAAAGATGTAATTAATGTTAAACATTCATCAATCGTAATACCTAATTATAATCTAGGTGATTGTGAGAAACTTGAGAATATGCTGTCAGTATGGGATGATATTTATTATAAAATGGATAATATAGGATTCCATTACAATGAAGAAAAAAGAGAATTACTTTTGCCTAGAGGATTAGAATTAGGGCATTTAGAAAGTTATTTTAGAAGACCTTTACAATTTGATCGTAATGCTGACGAATCTGATCCAGCATCATATAAGTTAAAGGTTGAACCTAGAAGCGATATACAAAGAAAATCAATCTCATTTTTATTAGGCGAGGGTGATTTCGCTTATACTAAACAACACACCCAATTGACTTTAAACCTTGATACAGGTGACGGTAAGACGTACTGTGTCATTGCTGCTTTAACCTTTATGAGAACAAAATCAATGATTATTTCCCATACAGATAATATTAAGAATCAGTGGAAAGAATCAATAATAAAGATGACTAATATTGATGAAAAGTTTATCTTTAACATTGATGGAAGTTCCACTATAAAGAAGTTAATGAAGTTAGAGAAACTTCCATATAAGATTTATTTAGTAAATCATGGAACGATTCGTAGCTATGGTAAGAAACATGGTTGGGATAAAGTAACTGAGTTATTCAAGAAATTAAGAATAGGTGTTAAAGTATTTGATGAAGCACATCTGGAATTTGAGAATCTAATGAAAACGGATCTTCATACAAATACAAAGAAAACTATTTATCTTACAGCCAACTTTGAACGTTCTGAGCATAAACAGAATCGTGTATTTAATCTTTGCTTTAAGAATATAGCTAAATATGGCGTAGAGACAAAGAAAGAGAAACGTAAACATATTGTCTACGTTCCTGTATTCTTTGACTCAAAACCTACATTAGAAGATAGAGCTAATATGAGGGGAAGAAAGGGTTGGTTCGATAAGAATAAGTATAGTGATTATCTAATAGGTAAACAAATATTCTTTGATGTCCTTAAGTGGTTGGTTGACTTCTTTAACGATAAAGAAGGAAGAATGTTAATCATGGTATCTAAGATAAATGCTACTGAAGCCGTCCGTGATTACCTAACTCATGTTATAGATAATAAAACTATAGGAGTATATAATTCACAAGTAAGCGATGAAGTTAAATCCAAAGTACTACATATGGATATTATCTCATCTACTCCTAAGTCAATGGGAACTGGTACAGATATTCCTAAACTTAGATTCTCTATTAACGCTGAACCATATACATCATCTATATCAGCTAATCAATTCTCTGGTCGCTTAAGGGAATATGGTGAAGATGAATTCACATTCTATTTAGAATTAATAGATAGAGGATTTCCTGATGTTGTCAATATGTATAAGAAACGTTTTCCTAAATTTAAAAAGAAGTGTCATAGTATTAAAGAATTGACTTATAAGGCGGAATGATAACAATGAATATACAGTATGTTATAGATCTTATACTAGAGAAATCTATCTTAACAAAGTATAAAACTGATTTTAAACATCTCGATGGAATCAATCAGGTAGGCATTGCCACATTGTTGAATAATAATATTTATTCATATGATTTCTTGGTCAATCTTGTCACAAAAGGAATACAATGCTTTGAATTTAGGAAGCGTTCTAGTATACCTTATCTAATAGACGGACACATTACAGTATCAGTATACTTATATACACAAGATGATAAATTCATAATAAAACCATTGGAATTATGGGAAGGTAATAAGGGTTATGAATTTAAAACAGAAGAAGAATTAATTTCTATATTGACAGAACTAGAATTATTAAAACTGTAAATGGAGGATTATCATGGGAAAACATAAAAAGAAAAAGTTGACTAAGTTAGCTCTTTTAAAATGTGAAAAGGATATGATTATTAGCGGCAGAAACGCAGATGGTTCTCCTGATACTTGTTTCCATAAGGATACAAGTTATTTATTTGTCGTTGATGAAAAGAAAGAAGAAATGTTTATCGTGAATGAAACAGGAGAAGTCCATTTCATGGATGCTCCTGATAGTAATGATGAATTAGTTTCAGAATTTGAGGCTGAGTACTTTAATGTAGTTAAAGTAGGTAAACCATCAGAGTTTGATCTTGATGAATTCACTTTAATGAAGTTAGAGAAGCTTTATAAAGAAAGATATGAATATTCAGAAGATTAATTAAATTTAATTAAGCATATAACATATAAGTAATTGCACGGATATTATCCCCTTAATACCCAGCATCGAAATTCGAAACATTATATCCATAGATACGAAAAGTATCTATGGATATATTTTTTTGTCAAATAATGATGAATTGGTCAGCTTCCATATGGTAAACATCGCGCCATTTATCTAATAGTGCTTCACGATCATCTTTAGCACTCGACCAATCATCTATATGAAGATTAATAGTTCCATGTGCTGTTTGTAAAGAATCGTAATGTTTTAACACACCATATAAAAATTGCTTAATGTCTAATATAGCAAGCTGTTCAAAACTTTGCCATGCTGTATTAGGTATGGATGAGAAATTATCAAAATGCTCTAATGCAAATTCAATTGATAACTGATTAGCCATGGTTGTCATATTATATAAATACAGTAAATTCGGTTCAACAAATTTAAATGTGAACGAAGGAACTGCTGTAGATAATAAGTTAGCACCAGCTTGAGCCATCATTAGTGAATCATACATATCAAGAGATTCATCCATAATAGGATTTAAGATACCATTACCTAATAGCTTGTTTTGTTGTGTTACTTTTCTAATGTAAAGGATTTTTCTATCACCAAATACATTAGGGATTTCATAAATAGATTCATTATAATGAGACTTTAAACATTTGAACTCATTAAGATTCAAATCAAGTTTCATTACATGAGGATAAAATTGACTATATGTTTTAAGAGTTTTTATCTTAAGAACATCCATCAACGTTTTATTTTCATCTTCAAACGGTAGAGCAATACCATAAATTCCCAAGTCCATTTTAAGAGCAGTAAGAAATTCACTAACATTATACATACTGTCCCTCCCTTAGAATCTTCCCATATAACGACGAACTTCATGCTTAATAACATCCTCTATTTTAACAGCATATTTTTTGTTAGCACCCTCTGTCAGGATAACATGACTTAAGTCAGAAGATAAAGTCATTGTTTGAGTACTAACTTCACAAATATTAGAAACCAACTTAACGTTAGCCGATTCCATTTTAATAAAGTCTGCTATTTGAGCCTCTGTAACTGGAACTAGAGCTGATTCGGTAACAGTATTACCATCAGCTTTAACAGACTGCATAATCTTTTGAATTGGCTTAGATTGATCACGATATGCAGTATTGTGGCTAGGTAGAATAACCCAGTCATAGGTAACAATATGACATTTGGAACGCATTAATGAACTTCCATCTGCTTGTTTAATTAATGATGCTAATGCACGTAAACTAAATGCAGGCTCCATTCCTTGCAGAATATTCTTTGTCATCTTTGTTCCATATCCACCATCATCAAGGGTCTCAACTTCACCTTTTAAGAAGTTTCCTTCAACTCTAAAGTTGTTAATACGATGCGATGTTAATTTTGGATCAATTGTTAAGATACGAGCAACATCTGTTGAATGTGGGTGTCCAGCCTCACCTTGCCAAGTATTTTTTTGGATTAATTCTTGGATATGAGGTGCCTGAAGTGACTCAGCCATTGGACCACCAGCATAGTTACGCTTATTACGGTTTTGCTTATTAAACTCTTGAAGCACTGTGTCAAATTTGACATAGAACAGACCTTGTTTATCATAGACTTGTAAGTTCTGTGGTTTAACAGGATCTGTCGTAGCCTCCATTATTAGATAAGCAGCTACTTCATTTTTTTGCATGTTCTCAACTCCTTATGACACTAATTTATTTAATCTATTGTTGTTTTTTTGGTCTACAACAAATATTTAAATAAATTTGCAAAGGATGTGACATATGATGATACTTGGAGGAATACATGGTCGTAAGACTATTCCAGTTCAGAAAGAGAAATCTATCCAGGAAATGTTTCAAACATTACAGGAGAATTATACTCCAGTAAATGTTATCAAGTATGTAGATTTTCTTAAAAGTAAACCTATTGAAGAAGTTCTAGAAAATTCTAAGTTTATATTTGTCGAACCTACAATGGGAGCACAGTTCTTATTAGAGTCTATTCAAAAGGCATCAGATGATAATATTTCTTTATTAGGAGATGTATATAATGCTCAATTAGATTATATAACTAAAGCTATTTCAGAAAATTATTCTAATGAAGAACATTTTAAAGTTGTAAGTGAATCGTTTGATGTTCTTAAGAACAGACTAATGTCTTTTGATATTAAAGATGATACTATTCGTATACTAAAGGAACAGATAGAACAGCTTGATATTGTTATTGAACAAACCATTGTTAGTGAGCATATTGGTTCTATGGTTCCTACAGTTGGTTATGGTGAAGGATCTGCACCTACATCACTGCTAAAACAACGTACAGAATTGGAATTTGCTACGATGTTTACTGAGACATTCATGTGTGAAGGTGAAATCCGTTTAGAAAATTTCAATGAACTACTTAGAACAGCTTATCGTTATGATAAGTTAGTTGAGCAAGAAGAAATATTGACAGAAGGTATTAGTGATGCAGTTCGTAAAGTTGCTGTAGGAGCAAATAAAGCTGCTCATAAAGCTACTAGTGGATTGCGTAGAAATATGGATAATAACCATCGTACTTCTGTCGCTGTTCAAAAGATACCTGCCCACTTTGAACGTCTTATTGATAATACATTAGGACGTATTCAACGTATGGACCAAGCAGAGCGTCGTAAACGTATTATTGAAGGTGGATTTAAACCTAAGTTATTGAGAATATTACGTGATGCTATCCTTATTGGTGTTGCATGGAAGATCAAGCCCGCAATAGCAATCGTTGGTATACTTGCTAAGATAGCTTTCGATGCTAAGGTGGATAATGATGCACGTAATGGCATAGTTGATGATCTTGAACTAGAGTTAAAGATGACTAAAGAGAAAATCAAAGATGCTGAGCATAAGAATGATAACAAAAAGAAATATCAACTTATGCGTTTACAGAATGCTCTAGAGCGTGATATTCGTCGTATTCGTCTTCGCCAAGGCGGAGAAAGATTATCCAACAAAGGAGTGACTAAACAATGAGAGACTTTTTAGATATCATATTGGAAGCGCCGACTCCAGATAAGAAATCTAAAGACGACTCTTCCGATAAAACAAAAGCAACAGACTATACATCAGATGATGGGAGTGGTAGTGACGATGAAACAACTGCCACTGATTACACTGATGATCCAGATCTACAAGATGATGATTCAGATTCTGATAGCGGAGATGACTCGGACGATGCGGGAGATGGAGATGGTGATACATCTCCTACTGACTATACAGAGCAAGATGATGAATCCGACCCTTCTACAGATGGTTCCGATGCGGATGGTTCTACTGATGGTGACACGGACGATACAACTGATGATACTGGTACAGATGAGACTGAGCAGGACCCTACTGAAGCTGAAAATAATCGGATTCTTTTAGATGACTTTGCCAACTTCTTTCATCTGATTAAAAACACATTATCTAAGCTATCTAATATTGATAAGTCGAACATTTTAATTAATAAGATAGCAACACAAATCACAACAAATCTAAATGTATTGAAGAAACAAATATTTGACTACATTACATTTAGTTTTCCGAAAGGAAAGTATGTGGCTAATTTGTATAAATACAATTATTTTTTAGAAGCATTCAAGATTAATGTCGAAATGTTGAAAAAAATAAGTGTTTTCATACCTAATTAGCAAAACAATTAATTAAAAAAATTATAGGAAGGGTGTGTACTCGAATGTACGATTACCTAGAAGAACAGCAACAATCCAACGTTGTAGGTTCGTTCATTACTGACAGAAACGTTGACTTTAAAGACAATGTTAAAGCTATGCTTGAGAGTTTCCGTGGAGCTTATTCTATGGATGCTGTTGATGATTTAGTTAAGGTCTTAAAAGTTGACACTTTAAAAGAAGATTACAAAGAGCGCCTGATGGGTGATGTATTACAAGAGAGCATGGAAGATCCATACCTTGCATTAATGCCTGGCAAATTAGAGCAGCTTTTTGAAAATACTTCTTTAGAGATTGTTAAAGAGTCCTCTGTAGGGCAGCTTGCTCCTATCGTTGGTTTATCTTTACCAATCTTGAAAAAGAACTACTTGGAGTGTCACTCTAAGGATATCGTTATGACTGAGGTTCCTTCTAAGCCTATCGTTAAGATTGCGTTTGAGCGTAAATTCTTGAAAGATAAAGCTGGAAATAAACATTATATTCCAGAAATCTTCTACAATGATGACTATCGCCAAATTCTTGACATGGCTAAAGGAAAACCTATTAGTAACGCTTGGTATCCAACATCTGGCACATTACCAATGCAAGATCTAAACATTCTTCAATTATCTGGCGGCACAATGGAAACTCGCGACAGTCTTGCTTATGACTTCGTTATCCAAGCTGTTAAAATTGAAGTAACTGGTGCAGGCGGTCCTGAAATCAAAACAATTTCTGGATTATCTATTGCTCCTGATATGGCTGCTAACGGTGCATTTACTTACCGTGTTAAAGCTGAAAATAATGATGGTAGCGGCACTTTCGTAGAGGAAGTTTTAACTGGACAAGTTGACTTCTACTATGGTAAAGTTAGCGTTGCATCTACAGGCACAAAAATTAAACAAGTTCAATTCGGCGGACATCTATCCAACGAAAACAACTTGGAAACGATCGAACTAGATCGTGAACGCGAACAACGCGAGTGGAAAATTCCAGATGGTCACAGAATCAATACAGGTTTGACTATCGAAAAAATCAAGGACTATAAAGCTCTATTCAATCTTGATGTTACTACTGAAGTTATCGCTGATATCTCTCAAGTATTAACTCATACTGAAGACGGCGACATTATGGCATTCCTTGACAAATCTTTCAACACTTGGAAAGGTCGCAAAGATCTTCCATTCGGCTACAGCGATGGATTCGTAGAAAGCTACCAATTCTCTGCACAGCCGCCAATCAATACTTATGTTACTACATCTGCATGGATCCAAACTGAGTTAAAGTTCAACTTAAACCGTGAGCTTGATACTTTGAAAGAGAAGTTAAAAACTCAGGATATCATGTTCGTAGTATATGGCAACCCTGCCAACATCACATTGATCCAAGAAGATGTAAAATGGATCATTGACGAGGATACAAAAATCGGCGGCATCCAACTTGACTACAAGTTTGGTGTAATGACTGCCAATAAAAACCGCGTACACGTAGTATCTTCTATGAAGGTAGCTCGTGACAAAGGTATTCGTATCGTAGCGTTCCCTCTTTCTAAAGAGGTAATCACATTCAAGCATCTTAAATACAGCTTGAACATTGAGAACGTTTACCGTAACCCAATGACTCCGCTTATCCCGAACGTAATGGGTACATCCCGTTACTTAACAACTGAAGTGTTGCCAGTACAAGGTGAGTTCATCATCACTAACAACACATTCGGTCGTCAAACACTTTAATAGGATAGCGGCAGCCGCATAACCGATCTAAGATTGGTATAAACAACTACAAACGACAACTCTTAGATAATAAGAGTTGTCGTTTTAATATTTCTTATAGAAAGGAAGACTATGGATGACTGTAATTACTAAAAGTCCAGATATGATATTAATGGAACAAATGTTCACCAACATTAAGTCTGGTAAAGATGTTGACATTAGCTTAAGAACTATTGAACGGGTTCTAGCACGTAACTTTGGTTTAGAGTTCAATATAACTTTGATTGATAACAAGACGAAGAATTTCTTTGGTATGAGTGTATATCCTAGTAGAAATTTAATTGATACTATGGTAGATCAAATCATTAATAAGAAAGCTCATTCTGATGTTATTGAGAAGTTATGGTCTGAAAATAAGAAATGGTATCTTGAAATTGATAGTATACTTGTTAACGACCCTTCATTAAATGCAAATCCAGCTGAAATGGTTGCTGTGTTATTGCATGAGGTTGGTCATGTAACTCAATCTAATAGAATCCCTTCTCGGATTCATAAAGTATTGAGATATGAAATAATGCAGTTATCATTATCTATGAAGAAATTAATTAAATGGAAAAAGTGTCAAATTCTTTTTGACTTAATCTTCGCTGAGGCATGTGGATCTAAAAACTTCAGTTTACATCGTGAAATTGAAGCTGATAAATTCGCTGCTAAATTTGGCTATGGTGAGAATCTTCGTCAGTTTATTGAGAAGCTATTAACTACTCAAGGTAACTCGATGATTGATCGTAGTGAGACAGATATGGAAAAAGATGTTAAAGCAATTGTTACATGGACATTTGTTAATATCAGTGAGCTTGAATATCGTAAGACTAAATTACGTGAAATGCTTCAGACTGAAATTTTACAGAGTCCTAGTAAATATATCCGTAATCTTGTATTCAATATTAAAACTGTATTCTTCGGTGGCAGTGACGAAAACAGTTATAAGGAAATTATCAATGAACAGTATCTTGTTCAACAGCACCAATCTATTGTCAAAGAGGGTCTACTCGACTTATTTGATAAATACGGTAAATTGAAAAAGATCACTCAGAGTGATATTGATATCATTCAAATAGAGAAAGACCGTATCTCAAATGAAGATGATAAAATCTATGTATTAGATCTTATCTATGACAAACTGGATCAAATCAATGCAGGCTTACAACTCATTGATCAAAATAAAAAGGACAAAGTCGTAGTATCTAAAGATAGACTCAATGGATACAAAACACAACTAGAGAAACTTCGTAAAGAAGTGTTGGCAACTAAGATTAAGGAAAAACAGTACGGCTTATTCGTCCAATATCCTGTAGGATATGAAGGGTAGGTAATCGAATATGGTGGAGACTCCTAAACAAAAGCGACGACCGTTTATTTATCACATTAAAACAAGAAATATTTCTTTCTTACAAACAGCTCGTGACTTAAAAGCTTTAGGTATTAAGAACAACATGTTCTTCTTAAAGCTTTATGATACGTCATTAGAATTTGTAGATCCTCATTCACCACATCTAACACACGAACAAACACTAAGAGTTATCAATGAATGTATTATCAATCCTTGGTATTTCTTACGTGAATGTGTTCGTATACCTGAGCAAGGCGGTAATGGTATCCCGTATCAATTACACCGTGCTAACTTAGCAGCAACTTTTTGTTTCTTGATGGGTATTGACCATTATTTGGTAATTCCTCGTCAGAAAGGTAAGACACAATCAACTGTTTCTTCTTTAAATTGGGCATTCCTATTCGGTACTACAAGTTCCGAGTTCATGTTTATCAATAAACGTCAAGAGGATGCTAATAACAACCTTGACCGTCTAAAACAACAACGGGAATTACTCCCTTCATATATGCGTATGAAGGAGATTATTAACGATGACGGTAAACGTGAAGTAGGTCAAGATAACGTTAAGTCTATCACGAACCCTACAACAGGTAACAAAATTGTTACTAAACCTTCTGCCCGTTCTGTAGAAGCTGCTGAGGGATTAGGACGTGGTTGCACTCAACCAATTCAGTATTATGATGAGACCGAATTTACTCCGTTCATCAAAACAATTATTGAGGCTGCTGGTCCAGCATACAATACTGCATCGGCTAACGCTAGACGAAACAATGCGGCATATTGCCGTATCTTCACATCAACTCCTGGTGACTTAGATACACAGCCAGGGCAAGACTGTGCTCTTATCATTAATGAAACTTGTAAATGGACCGAGCAATTCTATGACTGGTCTAGAGATGATATTGAAGATTACATTGCTAAAAACTCTGGTAATGGTATTGTCTATATCGAATACCAATACCAACAACTAGGTGATGATGAAGAATGGTTCAAACGTACTTGTCAAACCCTATTAAATAACCCTGCTAAAATTAAGCGTGAAATTTTCTTACAACGTATGCGTGGTTCTTCTGAATCTCCATTTGAAACTGAAGATCTAAATGCTGTACAGGAGTTAAAAGGTAAAGTATTAGAAGAAATCTTTATTAATAAATTATTCAAGTTAGATATTTATGAAAAACTTGATAGAAATAAAGTATACCTAGCTGGTATGGACTGTGCTGGAGGTCTTGGTGAGGATAATACTGCTATTACAGTAATTGATCCTTATACATTGAAACCTGTAGCTGAATTTAAATCTCCATACATTGGTATACCTGATGCTGTTAAATTTGTACGTACAATGATTAGAAAATACATCCCTAGATGTATTATGGCTATAGAGCGAAATAACGTTGGTACAGCTATTATTGACGGTCTTCGTGAAACAGATGTACGTGCTAATATTTACTTTGATGATTCTAAAGATTTCATTGAAGTTGATGATAAATTAGATCCGCAAGGATTCTTAGCTAGACAAGCGGCTAGACGTAAACTATACGGTGTATGGACTGGTCCTAAATCCCGTGATATCATGTTTACTATTCTAGAAGCTCATATGGCTGAATACAAAGATAAGTTCGTTACTGAGAATATTATCAATGACTTAGTGAGTCTTATCCGTAAAAAGAATGGACGTATTGAACATGCACCAGGATTCCATGATGACTCATTATTCTCATATCTAATTGGTCTCTATGTTTACTATCATGGTAAGAATCTACATAGATTCGGATTCGTTAGAGGTCAATTACCTGATGAAGAGCAACAAAATAAGGGATTAACTTATGAAGAAATCTTTAATGAAATGCCTGAAGAAATGAAACAAGCTTTTGCTAACTTTAGTGTTAAAACTGAAGATGATTACAGTGCTAAGATACGGGCTGAGATAGATGCTGCTAGAAGAGAAGTTCAGTATGTAAATTCTATTCTTAAACCTACGAATCTGGCTGAAAACTTTGATGAGCTTGAATATGAAGCAGATATACCATTAAGTTTCTTCGATGATTTAAATAATTAGTATAGGGAGACTTATGTCTCCTTATACTTTTTTACTTTGTCAGTAACAGATTGTTAATTATAAATAAAAATGTGGGGTGTCAAAAATGTTATTTGATGAAGAGCAATACGATCTTTGTTCTGATACAGAAATAGATATGCTTCTGGCAGATTTGCCTTTTGACTTACTCAAGGAAAATTTACGTTATCAGATTAAAGATCCATTAGCAACTAATGTTAACTATATTGAAAACGCTATAGATAAGTTTAGAGTACTGCGTGAAACATATAGTGAGAATGCTGACGCTATCAGGAATATCAATAGTCTTACAGTAAATTTCTTTGCATTTATTATCAAGCAAATTGATGAGCAGTTTGATCTAGATATTGATGTTGACTTCTCAGATGTACAAGAGACTGTTGAAGTCGGTGAAGCTTTGTATAACTTCTTAATTCTTAGATATAAAAAGAATATAACGAAGTTCATATATAGATTTATTAAAAAGAATAAAAAGAGATTAGTGGAAGAATTTGAAGGGCAGTATAAGAAAAAGGACGTTACTTCCATATCTCTTAAGAAGAAAATTAAAAATAAAGATGACGTCCTAATAATTTCTAATCTACCGAGCATTATAAAATACATCATGAACTTAGAGATAGAGCCGTTGGATTTTATTGAGTATGCTACCAAATCAGAACTATATGAAGGTAACTACTTGTCCAATATGATTCTTCAAGGAAAGTTGATTGGTAATTTTGTCCATGAGTATGTAAATCTAATCAATGAAGATTACGACTATATACTGGACGAGATTCAAACTGATGTAAAAATGAAGTTAATGAACTAATTTTAATTTTTAAATATCTCAATAACATATAGATATTAATATTAGGAGAGAGGGTAATTAAAGATGGAAGAAACTAACGTAATTGGAGTAGATTTTGGAAAAGGTGAAGATTCTACAGGAGTAAAAGTATATCCGAATTTAAATACTGATTATGTAGATGGAGCACATGCAACTGATTTTGTTACACCTCAGGTATTAAACGCTGAATCTATGGCTGAACAAGGAATGACTGTAGCAATCGCTGGTAGAGGATCCGCTGTAACTGTTGAGCAAGCTAGAAATATCCTTGGAGCACATGAGCAAATTAATTTAATTAATACAATGCGTGATGAAATGAAAAAAAATAAACTGCAAGTACTCGGCAATGATGACCTTGCACAAAAAATCAGTGATAAAATTTCACACTTGAACCCAGCTGCAATTGCTGCTCTTACTGATGAGCAAGTTAGAGAGTTTTATACTGATGAAAACGGCGAAATGGAATTTGATCTTGAAATGACTAAAGGTCATAGTGAGATTGAGTTCAAGCGTGATTTCTTAGTATATCTTCGTGAAACTGATATTGCTGACAAATCTTTTGACGAGCAAATGGATACTCTACAAGCCAGCATTAAAGAGTATCAAGATGAATTAAATACATTGCTTTCTGACTATGGTGATTTAAGTGCATTTATGCGCAGCAAATTACAGGAAGAGTATGATGCGGCTGCTCCTGAACGTAAGGAGAAATTACTCCTAATCATGGATGCTTATGATGATTCATATACATTGGACCGTGTGTTAGAACACTTCCAAAAGTTCGGTCGTAATGTTCTTAACGATTATAAACATCGCCCTGATGCTTTGTATAAAAAATTTGTCAAAGCTACAAAAGAGTTAAAACTTAAAGCTGACTTCTCAGCATTCAACAATGTTGAGAAAAACTTCTTAGAAGAGAAGTACCAGCAGTATCCTAATCTATTTATGTTCTTAGTAATTAAGATGTATGCACAAAAGAAGGATCTTACAAACAATGTTGACGGTGTATTCTTGTCTCAAGTGGCTGTTAACTTGAAATCTTTATATGCTAATTCTTTCGGATCTGAAGAAAAGAAACAAGGATTCTTAAATGCAATCCGCAAAGTATTGGATCTTTTCGTTGAGGATGCTGAATAATAATGGACAAATCTGTGGCTGCAACTATACCAGAGTCGTCGTTCCAGAATCCAATTGAGCACTATGTTAATTGCACTAAGTGTGATCATGGTGGTATACCATTATGGTACGTGCCTGAAAAACAAGCTGCAATGGGTTCTTGTTTTATGTGCGGTAATCAAGTTGCAATTAAATTACTTCCTTATGAATATTCTATAGGTAGTGAAGGGATAACAAAGAAGGTTAAATTTGTTTTAGAAAGTTTAAAAAATGTACCTGATGTTGTAGCACAGCAAGGTTTTGAATATCATGCTATATTAAAATATCCTGCTGAGGAACAACGGTTTGGAAGTCAGGTTGTTAATCTGAGAATAGCACACAACAGGTCATTTATAGCATGGGCTAATGAAAGAAATGTTAGTGATTTGATAACAAACGAAGAAGTTGATGCTGTATATGATTCATTAAAAAAATCTACTTCTACAAGCCTTAATAAAGAATTTGAAGTTCGGGTTAAGTATCCAACAACAAATGATAGAGTGGATAAAGTATGTAAATTCACTATAAGAAAATACTCATTCTATCCAGGTGCTGAGGGAAAAGAAATTATGTCAACCTTTACTCTGGAGTATGACGATATTGATAGATTTGGTGAGAATAAAATTGTTGTCACTGTATACGCGGACAGTACATTTATTGCTCTCACATATGAAAGATCTGTTAATGTTACATCAAAGCTTTATAAAGAAGAGGTTGATGCTGTAATATATCAAATTCTTCAACCTGGACCTTCAGTAGATAAGGAAATGGTTGTCACATTTAGACATTCGATTTCAAAATAATAACAATAGAGTAAGAGTAGGCTATATGCCGCTCTTACTCTATTTTTTAACGTCTTCAAAGGAAGGTGATGTTATGTTAAGTAAAATGGTTAAAGATGACGGTGAACATATTGTCTTTAATGGTCACTATATGGAGGCATATATTCCTGAGTTCTACTTTAAAGGTAAACTGGGAGAAGACTATGGTTCATCTATTCGAGTATTTGGTTTATTTAATATCAGAACTTTTGATGATAAAAATAAGCCATTAAAACTAGAGACATTTAATGTCCCTACAATGATTTACATGTTTCCATCTGAGATGGAAAAGAAAGAACTTCAATTAATTCCTGGTGATGAAGATGGAGTTGAAGCTTACTATGTAGCTAAGTTCTATAGGGGTAATATTATTATGTCCAATAGCATTCCACAGGATGCTGGTAACGTGGAATTATTCCTAGATGTATTAACTCGTGGTAAAGTTCCTAAGACTATTCCTTATAGTCAGGTATTACAAGTATGGCAGAAGAACCTTGAGTTAAATGGAGTTAAATTAGGGGTTACGTCCACAGTATTAGAGATTATTATCTCTGAAATTTATCGTAACAAGAAAAAACCTGAGGAAACTTTTGCTAAGCTTATTGGCAGAGAGCCATCTACATCTGAGTTTGCATATCGTACAGCAAATATTCGTGAGATATGTGCACGTAACTCTACATTCGCAGCATTGACGTTTGAGGACATGGATCAAATGATTACATCTTCATTAAATATCAATAATTATAACAAACAAGAATCAAGCTCTCCAATAGAAAAAATAATAAAGATGTGATCTGTTAAACGAACATTAAATTAAAAATATATGTATAGGAGGTAGAAATTATGCCGCAAGTAGGACAAATCATTCCTAGCTACCTACAACCGCATACGATGACTGTCATCAATGATAACACTGTGTTTCAAGAAGATCAGTTACCATCGGTAGTTGTAGAAGAACTAGTCCGTTCAGCGTTTGTTTTTGTATCCGCTAAAGGACGTGATGGCGTAGTTTTAGAAAAAACGAATGAACCAGACTTCCTTGAAGAGTATGGTATTCCAAACTTTAAACTTCATGGACAGCCTATCTATAATGCCCATGCATTCGTATCCCAGGATCAAACTAAGGGATGGTGCATGCGTGTTATGCCGCCAGATGCAACATATTCAAACCTTTGTATCGTGGCTAAGGTAAAAGTTGATACAACTATTCCTGCTACTCCACGTTTAATCATTCGGTTTGAAGCATTGCAGCACAATGGCATCGATTCTATTGAAGATTTCTCAGCAGTAACTGACCTTTTAACATCTACAACTCCTGACGTTGATGGATTCCGCACATATCCTTTAATGACGTTCTATAGCTTAGGACGCGGTGTATATGGTGATGGATTCCGTATGCGTATTACTGGAGCTACACAAGAGGATATTGCAACAGGTTTCAGAAACTATCGTTTCGAAGTTCTTGAACTTGAAAATACTATCTCTCAAAAAGAATCTTTCACAGGTGCTGTTTATCCAGCTGCTATCAAAGATAAACTTTCAATCTACATTTCTGACTTGATCCTTGATCCTGAAGCAGGAAGTTCTAAGATTGGTGTATATCTTGTTGAAGATAGCTTCTCAGCAATCTATGATATCTATAAAGAACAAGTGCGCACTAACACAACAATCACTGAAGATCAATTCAGCATTCTTACAGGTCTTAATTCAGACCTTACTACAATTGATGGTGTTGTTTTCGATACATCAAACAGTGCACACGTACCATTAGATGCTCCTGAAGGCATTCCTCTTTCTGGAGGTAATGATGGAGCTTTCACTTACGATGTAGCTAACTTGGCTGCTCGTGAAACAGCGATTGACACAGCTTACTCTGCTGCATTCCGTGGAACATCGAATCGTACTCTTTTGAGTAAACATCGTACACCATGTGATTTCATTCTTGATGCAGGATATTCTGATGAAGTTAAACGCGACCTTGTAGCATTACTAACTCGTCGTTATGATGCATTAGGTCACATTGATGGTGGAATTTTGAATACTGCTACTGATGCTATTACATGGGGTACTTCCATAGCTTCATTATCTGACAGAGTATTCACTAAACAATTCCAACATTACAAAGTCCGCGATCCATTTAGCGGCAGACCAATTCCAGTTACTATTACTTATTACTTTGCGCAAAATCTTGCTCGTCATATCTTGGATAATGGAATTCATACTCCATTCATCGGCGAAGCATTTGCACCGTTAACTGGAGCAATTAAAAACTCTCTTCGTCCTGTTATTGACGCTGATGATTTGGACCTTAAAGAACAGTTCTACAAGCTTCGCTTGAATTATTTCCAAGCTATTGCTGAGAACACATTTGTTCGTGGTACTCAAACAACATCTCAGGATGTATGGTCAGATCTTTCTGAAGAAAATAATATGGGAACTCTACTTGAAATGAAACGTATGGTTGAAGGCTTAGTTGATGGTTTAACATATAACTTTGCTGATGCTGACGATCGTTCAGAGTTCACTGCTGATGCAAACCGTTTATTCGCAGATGGTTATGTTGGTACTAAAGTAGAAACTGCTTCTGTTACATTCAGCATGACTAAATGGGAAGAAGAACGCAGTATCATTCACTGCTACCTAAATGTAGTATTCCGTACATTAGGTAAACGCTCTATTGTTGAGATCGACATCAACAAACGAGTATAAAACGGAAAATAAATAAAAAAGGAGTGAAAAAGAATGGCTACTACTACAGTTAAAGATAAATCTACGTTACAATCCAATATTAAGCAGGCTGCTACTAATATGCAAGCATATTCACTGTTTCTTGGCGGATTAAACGTACGTAGTGAAGTGTTGGCACAATTCACGCCATTGAAAACTGGTTATGCTCGTATCTTCCTAGTTAAGATGCCAGTGTTCATGCAAAAACAGTTTCCTAATAAAACAAAAACATTCAAACACTTAGTTGAGTATGGATTCGTTGGTGTAGACGGTATCCAAAACTTGACAATGGACTTTGAACAAGTTACAGGTGGTTATGCAGCTCGTCAGTTTGATGTTGCTACTGTAGCTAAAGATGAAACAAATGAAATCACTGTCAAAATGTATGAATTCTCTGGTTCTCCAACTCGTGAATACATTGACATGTGGATGACTGGTGTTTCTGACCCAATGACAGGTATTGCTCACTATCATGGTGCAATGGACCTTGACAAAGCACCCGTTAAATTAAACCAAGCAAACCATACAATGGAAGCAATCTACGTACAGACTGATGCGTCTGGACGCCATGATGCTGTTGAGTATGCTTGTATGATTGCTAACATGATGCCTAAACAGTCTAAAAAGGATCACTTCAACTATGAGGCTGGTACTCACTCTCTAGTTCAAACTGATGTTCCTTTTACAGCTGTTAAATATGAATCTCGTCAAATCAATGACATCGCTGAGGCATTGGTTAAACGTTTCGCTCTTCGTCGTAACTTCTTATCGTTCCAATCTGGATACATTGATACGACTGAGCAAAAAACGCCACCAGAAAAGAAACTCGTTACGGATGTTCGCTACATGCCACGTCCATCTCTTGTCTGGTAATAAAACAAATAGTCTATACTGGGATAACCAGTATAGACTATTTTTAATGTCTTATGATGCATCATCACCAGCAGCCTTTTTCGCCTCTAGAGTCTTCTGTAATTCCACTTTAGCATCCTCAAATACTTTATCAGCATTATTCCAAGGAAGCATAGGAAGAATTTCCTTAGCAAGTTTCTTATATAAGATGTCCTTAAATATATTGTCACTATCTGACGGTGAAGCATTTTCTCCAGTCAATGTCTTAATCATAAATGCAATTACTTGGTCAGCATTACTGATTAGATCAGACATATTAGTTGTATCCAATGCTTTAGGTGCAGCTAATGAGAAATCAAACTCAGCAATTATTTCAGGAGTTAGAGTTGAAGAATACATTAGAATCTTCTGATACAACTCTGTTATAGATGGATTTAAATCCAACTGATGGTTTACTATACGGCTGAGGAATTTAGCATTTGCCATTACTAATGTCTTAGCATAATCAGCCTCGTTAATGTAGTTCATGATAACTGATGGTACGCCAGTAGCATTAATAAATGATGTACGTAACATTTCCATCAAGTCAGTATTCAGCTGAACATCTTGACCCGCTAACACATCAAATTCAATACCACGTTCTCCTGAACGACCAATAGGCATGAATACATCTTTAGCCGCACCAACCTTAGTTACCATTGAGTTATAGTTCATTAAATCCATGAAGTTGATATTTTTCTCTTTAATAGAACGAGCAACGTCTTGAATTTTATTTGATACGTTATTGTCTAGACCAGATTGTTTTACATAATAAATCTTCTGGTCATTTGATTTAGTGATAATAGTAATCATCTTAAAGATTAATAATGCTAGATATAGCTTAGCATAGAATAATGAAGGTAAGATGATAGATGTTCCGTTACCATTTTCATCAGGATTTACTTTAAACTCAGTAATGTGGTCAACAGGGATAAATTGGAACTTCAACTGCTTGTTATACACATCATTATAGATTAATGAGTTCAGAATAAGATCCTTAAACTTAGCATTAGTTTCTAAGAACTTTCTATTGAAACTCTTAACAATTTTGTCTGTGATCTTAGATAAGAATGCATTTTCAGCATCTCTAATATCTGTAGACCCAGGGGTTAATTTGATATTCATACTGAAAGGAGATTTTCTAACCTTTAAATCAGTTTCATGAATATAGTAGTACCCGATAGTTTCATCCAGAACCTTAATAGGAATAATCTTTCTAGGGTCAATCAACTTAATATAACACTCTTTAATAGAACTAAAATCATTATCCTTAGAGTTTAAGTCGACAGTTCCGTCAGCAGCCATTAATTTGGTTTTGGAATTAGATTGTTTGTCCGCAGCAGATACCTTTTTCTGGAACTTAGGAGTATCTAATAGTTCATTTAATTCAGCACCTTCTAATACTGGAATACCCATATCTTCATTATATATCTCAATATTTTCAAGTACACCATTAAAAGAACTTGCTACTTCCTTATCAGATATCTTGATATCTACTGGAGTAGATGCTTTGAAATTTTTAGCAAAATCTACATCAACACTCTCCATAGTAGCTTTGTACTTCATTGCGTCTTTTGCTCTCTTTTCATTATGACGCTGGAATAACTTTGAGTATGGTACGGTATATACATAGTATCGACCATATTCTAATGTTTTTGGAATGATATGGCTCTGGAGCTTAGTCAATAGATTAAACTGCTTCTCCATGCTTTCAACCATACCAATGTAACTTTGTTTATCAGCATCTTCCTCTGAGGAATTTTTAAATCTAAGTGTACGAGATACGGCACTTGATAAATCATCTGAAGAAATGATAGCATCCCTTGTTGCCATGATAGCTTCATTCAATTCAAATAACTGTGCAGATACTACACTTAAATCCTCAAATAAGATATTCTGATTACGATACCGCTCTTGAAAGAATGAGAACATATTTCCATTATCGCTTTCAAATATATCCTCAATCGTTTTAATAGGACTTCCTGCATGTTGTTCATTTTCTTGCTGATTAAAAAGCTTTACGAGGAACGTAGAAACATCATCACCAGTGAACTTAGTTAAACCCTGTATTTCCTGAAAAATTACATCATCTATGTCTTTAGCCATCTGTTGCAATTCTCTATCTCGTTTATTCGAGTTAGAACCCGATGCACCGTCCAAGAACTTAGTAACTAAATCATTTAATTTTACAAGGGGCTTTTCTACTTTCTTCACCGATGCTTTTAAATCATTATCCTTTTTAGCCACTTTCCTTCACCTGCCCTAGTATATATGTTTTTATACAATTGTTCAGGTAGCGGAAAACTACAAAAAAAATAGAGAGCTATCAGCTCTCTATTCACTTTGTCAAATGTATATAGTTTCTTCAACAACTAGATCATCGTCATCATCACGCAAGTATTGTGATGGATTTTCAAAGAACTTCTTCTTGAACTCTTTAACTTCAGCATAGTTCTTAAAGAATAATTCCTTAACAGGTTTAAAGAAATGATGATGATAGTTAAACCTATGACGACATATCTTAAATGTAACTGCTCCGTATACATGAAATCCATGGTCTGGGTGATTATAAGCATTGAATCCACCATTTTTACCTGGAACCAATGGGTAGAATTCTCCTATTTTAAACTTACCCTCTATAGGTAAATCAATACATTGACCAATCTCAACTTTAATCATTTATATCCCTCCTTTTAATTACATGAATCTTCTATCGAATTCAAATCTTAGCTTTTGTCCTGTGTTATTCTCAGGATGAACTTCTACATTCTCAAAGAATCTACTAGCGAACCGAGAATATTTCTTTCCATCTTTTAAACTTTCATATGATATGCGTGTCATCTGGGTCTCTTCATCAGTTTGTTTATCATAAACCAGATATTCATCACCTTCTTTATAGTGACGGTATATACCATATCTAACCTCAGGTTCTGGAAGTTCATATGTTTCACCAATGAACTCACTAAGTTTACGATGTAAGTTCAATACATCGTGTCTTTCATTTAGCATTAAAGCATAAACCATGTTACCACTAATAGGATCTCTATCAAGAATATTGGCTCCACATTCAGAATCCTTACTATTTCTCATAATTTTAATCTCTTTCATTGTCATCATTCTCCTTTAAAATAATTATCAATTAATGTTTTAACCTCTGGGAATAACTCACAAAACTCATCAACAGTAAGTCTATCTTTTAATAATGAAATACTTGCATTCAACTCTACTTCTACTGAAACACCTTCTACACCAGATATCTTTAACTCATCTTTCTTAAATTTCTCACTCTGAAAATGTTTAGCCTCTTCCATAGAAGTGACAACATGTCTTTCAGTACTTTCCCAATCATCACCATACGTTGTCACGTATATAACATGAACTTCTTTCATTTTAGTCATAATTATCAATCCCTTAATGTTATTGGATAAAACTTATCTGGAACTACTTGTGGTTTAGGTAAAGGAGACAGATAAACTCTATAAGCTGTCTCTTCACCAACTGAAAAAACATCCCTTCCCATAGAACCTAAACATTGAAAGTGTTTATCAAAAGCAGTATCCCCAGATATATAAAATACTGGTTTATTGTATATAACTCTTCTTTCATGAAGAATATACTCAGCTGTACAGTTTTCTCTAGGAATTTCAACATTAAATTTCTCTCTAATATTAGAAATAGCCCTCAAGACAACTTCAGCTTCTCTAATCTTTATATGAGGATCTTGTCTGTTAAGATATTCTTGATAACCGTACATATTATCCTCCTTAGAATTTAATACATGTATATACATGAAAATTTGTTACGTCATCCTTAGTAATAGATATCATGGTTTCAAATAGATTAGGGTCATCTATATCCAAGATTGTTACACTCATAGGTAAACCAACTTTAATATGTGGAAATAATGCCTTTGTTAATCTAACACGTTTATCGCCTTCACCAAATGTAAGTATTTCGTTGTTGATCAACTTCTGGATATCTTCGTCAGTCAATAATTTTTCCGACTTCTTAGTGATACGGTCTACGATAACTCTATATGTATCTTTAAACGCATCAGTCATTTTAACATATCTACCAATAGGAAAATCTATCATATCTCCTGAGATAAATATACCATTATCATTAAATTTTAGATACTTGATAATCTTCTTGTTATCTCTAATGGTAACAAATACATCTTGAGAATTTAGCATCAGAGCATAACCTTCTGGTATACTAAATAATTTGAGAAGGTCATCTATCTGATTAGTATATGAGAAATGTAATCCCATCTCCATAGCTAAACCATTATCATCTGTGAATATAACACCATTACGAACAACAAAGTAGCGAAGAAAAGACTTCTTCACTACTTGATTGATTGTATTTAGAACTTTAAGTTGTTTACTAACAACAGGTATTAATTGTTGCTCCATTACATTACCTCCCCAAGGTCAATAATAAGTGGTTCGGCAAACCATTTATTAACATCTTCTTTACTTAATACTACACGCTTACGTTTGTTCATCTTGAACTTATTACGAAGCATATCGTTAAGTTCAACAACATTTGGCATTCCAAACCACTTAGTTGCCATGTTAGCTACATTGCCTGTAAGTAGGTTATCAACGAAGTCTTTACCAGCGTCTTCAACTTTACCTTTCTTATCAGCCACAGCATTTTTCATAGCTTCTTGGATATTTCCACCAATGATTAGTTTCCCTACCATACAGTTTGGAGCAATGTTGAATGCAATAATGATATGAGGATACATTGCTGAGAAGTCCATGTCAACGACATTATCAAAGATATACATACTTGGATTACCGAATACAGGTATACCCATGAAGTCGTTTAACTTTGGATCTGCTACTAATGCACCATCAAACTTTTCATCTTCATCATCTTCCTCATTATCCGCTTGATAATCTAGTCCATAGTCTAGATTGATGTTGTTACCAATGATTAAACCTTGCTTATAATACTCAATATAAGCTCGGTTCTTTAAGAAGACAGTCTGCTTAAATATTTTGTGATACACTGTTGCATTTGAATAAGCACGTTGATATACGTTATCAATATCAGATGTCTTTCTTTCAATTCCTAACTGTAGAAGAACGTCTTTTATATTGTACATGACGAACTTCTTATAGTCTTTATAAGGCAATGTCTGGATATTAGCATCTTCACTATAGTCCAGCTTTTCATCACCAATCTCTTTCTTTGCTACTGCATTTAAGGCATAGGAACGTAGTTCTCCGCCACCTTTACGTAAACCCGCATAGAGTAACATTTGGTCTAGATATGCTGTATAAGAAGAAATCATAAAGTAATCTGATTTATTCTCAACTTTAAAGTTCCTAGAGTCTTTTTTATAAAATAAGGACTTAACTTTAAAATCCTTATGGCACATGATGTTAACAGGATCTAATCCTAAAGCTTTAATCCGTGCAATAATGTACGGAATATCGAACGCCATGTTCCAGATCATTATAAAGTCACGTTTCAGAGTATTGATCAATTTGAACATGTCTCTTATTAAATCGGGTTCATCATCATACATATAGAATCTATATTCGAGTGTACCATATGTTTCATCAAAGGCTTCATGTAATTCTTCAATGAACTCATCTATAGTATCTTCAAATTCTTGAATCTGTGGATTATTAGGATTACGTAATAAGAACGTATAAGATACCATATCCTCTTCATCCACAATTGTAACTGCATTAATAGGACATTCACCATCTTTAGGGAAACCTTCAATACCTATAGAATCGACCTCTATATCTAGGTACTGCTTAGTTATAGGTTTCTCCTTATCATTATGATTGTGTAAGAACCATTGTATTCGATACCAGTTATCGATATCATAATCTGAGCCGAAGACATTCTTATACTTATGAATGTTACTTATAGCTCTAAAGTTTTTACTCTGTTTCATCTTATTGATGAATTGCACATAGTTAGGTCCTGCTTGATCTGCTATATAGTACGGTAAATTTCTAAATGTGTACTTATGCATCTCAGCATTTTCAATTTCGATAAATGTGCGGTTATACTTATTATTGATTGCATTTTCTTTTGCAAAATAGAATTCCATCTCAGGTGATTCGATTGTTTCTAAGTGCTTTTCCCCTGTCCTGAGATCTTTATATATAATATCTAGGAAATCTTTATAACCTGTGCCCTTGTTAGGTCTATGATAAATTGTATTCACAAGCATCAGATTTTCCTTATCTAAGTGTGGTAAGATTCTCACATTTTCACTCCCTTTCTTCTTATATTTGTGTTGATTGATTTATAAAAAACCAATTTGATCGATTCCATACTAATAATATATATTTTTAATTAAGGTATAATTTAGTATATAAAAAACACATACTTAAGATAAGTTAAAGAGAGGAGTTGGGTAGAATGACTATGTATGTAAACATTGATCTTCCTATCGAACGAGGGAGTTTGATTAGTGAGATCAAATCTCTTCCTAAGATTACTGCTCCACCTAAAAAGAAGAAAGAAATATTCGATGAAGGTGAACCGTTGTTATTAACAGCGGTTGGTAAGAAAGGGAAGAAAGATAAAGGTAAGAAGAAGAAAAAAAATCAAATGGGTGAAGGTCTCAGCTTCATGGGTCTTAATGATGCTGATGTTACTACTGAGGATACGTATGAAGAATATGATGAATCAGATGACAAACTCATTGATATTGAAGCTCTTCTGAATCGTGATGACGAAGAGGATGAGGTCGGAGGAATCATTGATGAACAGAAGCGTAGTTACGAGAAACGTAAAAAGGATGAGAATCCTTTTAAGAAAGAATTCGCTGAAGAACTAACTCTCTTATATGATTTACTTGATGATTTAAATAAGTTTAATAAGGAACTTGACAAGAAGTATAAGACTATGGAAAGTAGTAAAGTTCGTGGAGTTAGTAAGTATACTAATGACATGATTATCAATATACTTAATGCTAAGACTAGCAAACTTCAAGTTATCAAGGAGATTAACAGCCTTAAGAAAGTTATTGCTGACCTTAAGATTAAGATGGATGGTAAGAAAGGTGGGGCTGAAGGTGGTGTTGAAAGCACTGATGCATTGGCTACTAAGTATTTCCAAAACATCCTTAAGTTCGGTCGTAACAATTTCGTTAAGGAGTTTGGTAATGATGACAATGATGGTGATGCTATCACTGATTTAGTTGCTCGAATTGAGCAGAATAAAATGGGATATAGTCCAGATGAAGATGAAAGTTTTCATGATCTAATCCAAGAAAGATTAGAGAGCGAAGATAACCCGTTCCGTTCAGAAGCAGGATCTAAATATATCCAGTATGAAAACCTCGGTGTAAAGATTCAAATAAAAAAATGTATTGATAATGGTGAATGGGAGTTTGTTGCTGTTGACCGTGACAATATGGAAGTACATGGATATCCTTTACCTCGCAAACGTGATGTTGGTAAAGTAAAATTCAATGATGGCTATGCTACTGATGAAAGGGGACGTAGTTATAAAGTAATTGAGTTTTATCTACCAGATGATTACGAAGATTAATATAAAAAAATAGATACCTGCGATTTAGCAGGTATCTATTTCTTATTTCGTTGCAAACTCATTAGATATCTTTTGAAAAGGTTCTGTAAATTCTTCACGCATCTTTTTTCTAGATGCTTCTTTTATAGTAAGGATATTTTCCTTACTATATTTTTCAATCTTCTCATAATACATTATATTTAACTCTACAATTTCATTACTTAATTCATTAAGTAATTGAAGTATCTGCGCTGATGTTTCTGCTTCTTCTAATAGCTGTATAATACTGAGTATCGAACTTGTAAAAGTTGAGTCACCGATCGGGTCGTCACTACCAATAAATTCCCTTAGACGTGCACTCATTTCTAAGAATCTAGGGAATCTTTCTTTAATTTCATTGGGTGAATATTTCAGAATAATAATACCCTTTTCAGCTAAATGTGGTTCTAATACCTCTATCAATTCATCCATATTCATATTAACAGCTCCCTTAAATATATTTATCTTTTAAAACTTTTAAATACGCTTTCAGCAATGATATCAATAGCAGCATGACATTTTAAAAACTCACCATGTATTTCAACCTTTGTTTTATCCGTAGCCTCAGACGATAATCCTTCTGCTTTAGACATGTATTCACCAATAGCATCAATATATGTTGATTGTAGGCATTTATATATTTTGCTAAGCTCACGATGATTTCTTACGTTCTGACAAGCTCGCATTGTATTTACTACCACCAAAGGAATATTAAAGTTATAATCATCAGGAACAAGTTCTTCCCTAGGATCAAGTATATTCTGTATAGCCATAAATCTATCATTCAATGCAGCAAACATTGGAAACATCTGTCTGATATGAATATTTGTTAAAGGTATAATAGCCTTTCCATATTTCACTCTCATTTGCTCAAACAGTAATTCCATCGCATAAGTCTCTTTATTCATTTTTTTACCTCTCCCTTATTATTGATTATTTATATTACTCGATATTATAATATATAATTTTTGATATTAAAAATACGAAAAAAATAACTAGGACCGAAGTCCTAGTTTATTAATAATCTAACGTACGTAATGAAGAACTCTTTGGTCTCTTAGGAGGTTTATTATTGATAATTTTATGCGCCCTAAGAGAGTCTGCATTAGAAACACTACCCCATTCAATTCTTATATGTCTTCCGAAGAATTGTCTTAAATGCATTCCAATATGGAAGTCATTTTCATATCTGTGCGGGTAGAAATTATCATATACAACTTCTTTAACTCCAGCCTGATTCAACTCTTTCATACAATCAGGACAAGGATAGTGAGTAACATATGCCATAGCCCCTTCTACTGATATACCGAGTTTTGCACACATAAGCAGTGCATTCTTTTCAGCATGGATAGTTCTTTTACATCCAATACGTCCATTTTCTTCAACTTCTAAATGTCCTATCTCATCACAGTGTGCAGCTCCCGATATACTTCCATTATAACCTTCAGCGATAATTCTGTTATTCTTTACAAATACACATCCGACATGTAGCCTGTCACAGGTCGATCTTTCTGATAGCAGATGAGCATTAGCCATATAATACTCATCAAATGTAGGTCTAGTCATTTATTCTCCTCCTATGCAGCAAATATAATATTTGTATTTCTGTAGTTATCGATATTCTTATCAGATGTCATAATGATATCTACAGGATAGTTATCAAACATGTTATTGTGTGTAATCAAGAATACTTGCTCAGCTCCAATAGCTTCAAGCTGTTCTTCTAAAATATTCAAGAATTGCTCACGTTTCTTAGTATCTAATGTAGCATCAATTTCATCTAGTAGCATGATATTATAATCCTTAATGGATTGCTCTATTAATGCAAATGACAGTGCCATAGATAAGAAGCTTTCTTCTCCTTGGGAACAGAATGAAACGTCTTCAATAATAATACCGTTTTTAGTATATGGTATTCTAAACTCCTTCTCATTGATGATAAACTCACCGACTTCTAACTCTCCACTATATACAGTGTCTAATAGTTGATTTACCATCATTCTTGAATTACGTAAATATAGCTGCATGAATAGTAATGGAATACCTTTATTAGAAGAAAGTGCTTCTTTAATGATATTAATATCTTCGAACTTATCTTCTAAGTCAATACGTTCTTCATTTAGAGAATTAAATTCTCTCAACCTAAACTTAATATTATTAATATCAGTTTCCATACGTTCAATATCTCTGTCAACTTCAGTTAGTCTATTTTGTTTTTCACGACGTATAGTTACTAACTCGGATACATGGTCTTCAGTCCGTTTCATCTTGTCTAATTCAGTATATATGACTTGGGACTCATCTAGTTGATTTTGGATTTCTTCACTATAATCCTTAAATGATTTTAATCGTTCTAATAGATCTTCCAATCCCTCGTTACGATTAGTTAGTAACTTATTGTCTTCTCTAAGCTTATCTAGGTCAGTTGATACTTTATAGATTTCAACATCTAAGGATTCCAATTCTTTCTGAATACCTGCAAAAGAGTTACTATTTTTCTCAATGAATATCTTCTCATGTAGAACTTCTTTAATCTTAGAATCTAACTCTTTATATTCTTCATAATCTTCTAGAAGAGAAATATAGTTAGTTATATACTCTTCATCAAAGAATGGTGTAAACGATTTAATGCTAGTTAGAATATGCTTAACATCAAAGAAGTTCTCAGGCATTTTCTCAGCAAGACTCTTATAAGACTTAATGAGTAATAAGATATACTCTACCTTCTTAGCAATATTAGGGAATGATAAGAAGAAGTCTCTTTTTGTCTCTAAACTCTTTAATTCTGACTGAATGTCAACCTTATCATCAATAGTTCTTCCAGTAGCATCTTCATAATACTCCTGAAAAGGACAATTGCAGTTACATGTATCTGGTTTAAATAAGATATATAGTTTATTGGGGTCAATATTAGAAGTTTGTGCCTGGATAGATAGTGAACGGTTTAATCTAGATATCTTATCCTCAATCTTAGATAATTCCTTTCTAGCAACCCATTCTACACTTTGACCATTTATGAAATGTCCCAACACATTATCTACAGCATTGGTATCAAACTCATAGATATCACTAACAAACTTTTCTATTTCCTGTAATACTCCTAAAGCTGTTAACATTTCATCTCTTGTACACTTAGGAGTAAATGATTTGAAGCGTTTCTCAAATTTCTCTCTATCCCTATGTAATTGTAGATAGAGGTCATTCAATCTACTATATTCTAAATCCGATGCAATATACTTTAAACTATCTTCTTTCTCTTTCTTTTGCTCATGTAAACTATTTAACTGATTAAAATAAAACTCCATCATGTTTTTATTCACAATAATTTGGTTTGAGTTAGAAGATATTTGTTGCTCTGTTTCTTTAATAGACTTATCAACATTTCCCATGATGATAACATCGAACTTCTTAAGTTTAGACTTCTTACCCTCTATCTCGCTAGTAATTCTCTTATACTCAGAGTGCTTTAATCTGATTTCAGCAATAAAACAATCTAAACCATCATGAACTAATATATTGATAGATCCATCAATTCTTCCGATTTCACTATTAATAGTGTCACGTATCTCTTTGTTTAACTTAAGCTGTGCTTCTAGTTCAGATAGATGTTTAAGCTCTTCTTTTTCATCGTATATTCGTAACTTGTCAATCTTGTCAGTTACGGACTTCATTAATGATTTAAGTAAACGACTATCTTCATTTATCTTCTTATAAAACTTAGAATAAATATCAATATCACTTAATAATTTAGAAGCAAAAGTTTTACGTTCAGTTGCTTTAGATCTGATGAAGGTACTTACATTAGAACCTAAGCGTAGAAGCTTAAGATATTCAGGAGCAACACCTAATTCCATATTAACAACTTCTAGGAATGAGTTGACATTTCCATTAGGATTCATCTCAGCACCATTCTTAGATATATAACTCTTCATACCTTTATTTGCTTTAAATAGATAGAAGTGCTTTATTATATATACATCTTCACCGTTCTGTATATGAAGTTCTTTATATCCATCTTGTTCTTCTATTATTAAGCCAGATGTATTTCGTACATCCATATTACCTGGAGCAGCAAAAGGATGTAATAAACTTAATATGGCTGTTTTACCTGTACCATTATCACCTACAAATAGAACAACTCTATTCTTACATTTACGGAAATCAATTTCTATTTCTCTACGTTTCATTCCAGTGAATATCGTAGCAAAATTCTTTGCTTTTAAGTATAGAAACTTCATCTCTTATCTCCCTTATAAAAAAATTTAAATACCCTTACAAGAATGTTGTAAGGGTATTCACAAAGTAATCAGCCACGAGAACCGTACTTGTCGTTCATGTCTTTCATGATTTGCTCACGCATATTATTTTGTCCAGCTTCATAAGATCTTTCCATAAGCTTAAGAGCGAGATCAAATGTCATGGTAAATTCTTTTATCTTCAGCTTTTGTAAATCGCTATATGTGTAACCGAGTTTAGATATGAGGAAGTACATCATTTCATTTATAGTTTGCTCTTTAGATTTTTGATTTTGTTTTTCAAGCTCGGCAATATTTTCAACCGCTTCTCCAACAACTTTATTCATATCTAACTCAGCAACTTTCTTCAACTCTTCCCATTTGATATTATCAGGGAAATCATGTTTTATTTTTTCGTCTACAATATCCTTGACAGTCTTGTATGTAGGTTTAAATACAATTTCACTTGGAATCTTAATACCTAACTTATGTGGATAAAATGCCTTGTTAAGTGTTACTGCAACAAGGTGCTGTAAACCTTCTTTAGAACTATATGGATTAAACTGAATGCTGGATAAAGTCCCAATAAAATCAATATATAACATTTGCTTATCTGTTTCAGATACACACTCAATCTTGTCCCACAATTCTTTAATTTCAATATATACCATATTTGGAATCTCTTGATCTTTCACTAAGTTAATATCGCTATCTCTAAACTCTCTGAATGTTTTATACATATTATTCTCTCCCTTTTATTAAAGGAGGAGTTTAACTCCTCCATATTTTTTTAAAAATCGTCGCTTGTAATGTCAATACGTTCTGGTAATGGACTTATCTTATCAGTACCAGCATCTTCAATGACCATCTTCCACTTTAGTCCTAGAATCTCGCACCAGCTATCAAAGTTAGTTACAGTCATCTTAGTTTCTTTATTCAATCCACTCTTCATATTATTGAGAGCGTATTGATTAGGAAACTTACTTTTATAATTCTTAAGATTAACCTGTTTGTCTAAGATAGCTTTCTTTACAGCATACTTAAGGAAATCATCTTCTTCCTTAAAGGTAGGCTTGAATATCTCTTGGTTATTATTAATAACCTCGATATCTTCAGGATCTAAGAAATCCTCCTTCTGTTCAAGGATATCATTGATTATCTTCTGAGTATCTAACTCAATGATGTTATGAATGCTATAATCAACTTTATCTGTAACAGTATTTGGTGGGACGAATTCATGCTCCCCGTGTATATTTAGATATATGCCTGGAAGCATTTCACTCGGTCTAAATTTCTCTTTCTTTCCTCGATAGATATATACATAATCATTTAATATATACCCAAATCCCTTTCTTAATTTTTTACTTGCATGGTATCTCTCAACCTCATGAAAGCCTTCTTCTGTTGTTATGAATAGTCTACCAATAAATACTCTAAAGGTATTTAATTCCATTTTAAATTCACCTCTCAGGTAGTTGCCTTATCTTCTTTATTAGGCATATTGAAGAATTCTTCCTTCGTTACCGTTTTAGATAACGTTGACTTTGTTGTTCCTTTGTTTTCAAAATCAATATTCTTGAAGTTTTTACTAGGTTTATTGCCGACTACCGTTTGATTTATCTCTACCTTCTTATTCACTAAGTTCAAGTATATATTTAGTAACTGACTAGAGTATACAAATAAGTTAACTTGACTAAGTGTATAATATATAGATTCAAATGCGTCTATTGGTAACTCAACATAATTATCTGTCTTATTTAGGTATAAAACCACCCCCTCATATTCATTATCTTCAGCATCATCATAAATAACAGCAGGTTGCATTATCATTCTCTGATGTGTACCTATATTATATATCTTCTGAGTATATTTATCTCTTTCCTCAGAATACATAATAATCTTCTTATCTTTATTAATAGCAAATATACCACCATCATATATTCCTTCTAGAATCTTCTTACATGATGCTATAACTTGGTATATATTCTTCTGATCAAGTATTACTGTTTTATCTTTTGACCAGTTACCGTCTTTTAATTCTATGGTTATGAATGATTGTAAGTCTAGTTGAAATATACTCTCTCCATTATCCATAGTAAATATCTTATGAAAGTTCTCCTTTCTACCATCACCTAACTCATTAAATAATTTAACATGAATTTTTAGATGTAAATTCTTTGTTGGTTGTAATAACATTGCTGTTATCTTCTTCATGTTCTCAACCATTGATTCACCTCGATCCCATCATAAAAATAAGAGCACTGGTTCATAAACCCCAATGTTCTTATTTTATAGTTGACGCCTAAATTATAATTTACTAGATAGCTTTTTTCTTACGAGAAACCTTATTAATAATTTTAATTAATTCTTTCTTTGACCTGACATCAATCAACATACCCGAATCTTTTTTAATGGTAATGCGTAAGAACTGTCCTATTAATACAGCCAATTCATCACCAAGTTTATCAAAATATCTCATCGCTAATTCTAGACAATCGGATTCAGTTTCATAATCACCCATTATCAATTTACCATTAACATACCTAGCATATGTATGGAAGTTTCCTTCATTGTAAAGATCAATATGATATAACTTCTGAACACATAACACTTCAATGGTTTTTGAAAGTATCGGTCTAGTTACATCTATAAAACCATTGTTTTCATACATTTTTATTATTTGTGAAATGTATATGTGAAGGCTTTCTGCCTCTAAATATTCTATTACAGTCGATCCTCTCTTAGCGGCTGCCTGATAAGTTATAAAGGTACAATTAGTTGGTCTTGGCGATGATGCTGTTTTTAATACCTCTATAGGAATCCGTGTATCAATAAGTTCTGTACTTAATGTTCTACAATGGTCATTTATCTTCATAGCTACAACCTCTATGAAAGTTCTATAATCTTCTTTAATTTGCTTGTATTGTGATACCATGAAATGGTTTCTCCCCTCACATACATGATTATTATTGATTAAAAAGATATAATAGGGAAAGTCCCTATTATATCCAGTCGTCATCTCCGTTCATATTTAGCCTCACATACATCTTACTTGTGTCTTCAATCTCCCTTTGATGTAATGTCATGCCTGTCATGACATTTCTCATCTTAGCTTCCATGTTAAACATATCCGAGATATTATTACATCCCGCATATACATCAACAATCATTTTATCTTTATTATCATTCTTATAATACTCCATAGCCTCACGTTGCATTTCAAAGACACTATCCTCTGGTTCAAATGAATTATCGAAGTATAGACCGTCTGTTTTAGCAAATGGAGTTATTACCCCAGATGAACCTGGGTCTGATGTACCACAAACGTTTATATCAATTAGTCCGATATAAGATGGGTGTATTCCCCGATACTTTACCGAAATATTGTTATCATTCTTCCCGCCTAGCGCGTTTGGTCCTTTAAGAGTAAATCTATACTTACTGTAGAAGTCCATATCATTGATTTTGTCATCAAATCTTAATAATCCAGATTTGTATAGCTGTTCCATGAGAACCATTCCTGGAAACTTAAAGATTTCTTTGACTTTATCAATTGTGACTTTATTACCTAAAGCAATAATACGATTTACCCTCTGACTAAACTCTTTTGTCAGAAGAGAAGCAATGTATTCGTTACATCTTAGACGCTTATTAGTAAGGTCTAGATTATCTTTCTTTCTCAACTCATTGTAGTTCTGAATCATCCAACGGACAACTGAGTACATGTTCTTTTTATTAGGTTCATGTAACTTCAGAATCTTCTTAGTTGTTTCATCCAGCATTCTATCAAAGAATGTTAATGTGTTGAGACCTTTCTCATAATAGTTATATGCATTGGTAGCATTCAAACTCCCGATTCGTTCTATCCAATACGTTCTATCTTCCAATAAGTCAAAAGATAAACGATTGGTAACGATGCTCAGGATCATAAAAGCTAACGACTGCACATACGAGTATTTACTAAAGAAATACTTGTTAACCTCTAACATGATTTTACTGCTAATAGGGAAGTAGATATTGTTATCTTTATCCCTTTCCTCAGAAACAAATCTCATTGTTGTGTTAACTTCGAAATATTCAAGAGTCTTCTTAACTCCAATCTTAGCAAAGTAGAATAGGAGAATATCTACAGGCTTCTTGAATATCATAATCATATATGCTGGAGCTGTATGTAACACTCCAGTTGTATCTTTAAATTCCTTAACATTTCTCTTGATAGAAACTGGCATTAAGGATTTAAGAGTTAAGTTCTGTCTTGTTGTATAAGTGGAAGCATCAACTAGCTGATATAACAAGAAATACTTCTTACCTTTGATTGTATAATAACCGTTTTCATCTGGTACAGGTATAAGTAATTTCTTTTCAATATTGGCTTTCTCACCTTTACAGTTTAGTCGGAACTTTAATCTCAGTTCTGCATACCGACTATCTTGCAGATACATGTACTTAATATCACTTTTCTTTTTAGTTTTACGTCGAGTTGTTATATAGTGATTGAGATCTATTTCTTTCTCATCATCAATATAATCATATCCAGTGAACTCAACGTACTTTAGAACCTCTAAAGATTTACAACTTGCGACGATATGTTCAATCAAATCATCGTCATAGTCTCGATTCATGAGACCAAAGTTCAAACGGTTTTCGTTGGGATTTAAATAGTCACCCAGAAACTCTCGCATCGGTCATCCCCCTAAATAGAAATTATATCTATCATTGGAAAACATATCGCTTCGTTTTCCTCTAAAAAGATGTTGGTAGACGAATAATAATCTATTCGTCTACCTATATAATATATCATCCAATTTATTTTCTTTTTTCTATTTCATCGTAGAGGATATTAGCACATGAGGTTAAGTAGCTGTCTACATCCCCTCCATGACCACCGAGCAAACCTTCCATTTGAACTAATTGTCTAGCATGATCTAATGCTCCTTGTAATTTGATTAGATTTACTAATTCATCATCAAATATATTCTTCATAGATTTTTCCATTGTTTTTTCTTCCCTCCAAAGTGTTTTACTAACGCAACAGCCATTTCTTTCTTTCGGGTCATAGAAGATCTGCCCTCTATCTTTACATGAGTACATACAGCTGTAAGAACTTTATGAGAATAATATGCAATATCTCCTGCGCTCTCACCACGTTGTACACGGTTCATAATAACATTAGACATACGTTCAGGATCAACAAACTCTTCCTCATCTAATAAACCTTTAATTGATTTAGGTTCATCATCTCCATGTATTAGTAAACTTATTAAAGATTTTGTTTCACTATCTACCTTACGAATAAGTCCTGATTTCTTTTTCTTCTTTCCCATAACAATCTCCCTTAAACAAAAAAATTTAGTATTTGTAATTACAATATTTAAAACCCGATGATACCCACAAAGGATATCATCGGATATGTATTATTCCTGCTCTTTTGATTCAGCAATTGCTTCAGTGATTTCACCGACAGCACCTAAGTTATTTACTGGCTCTTCTACTTCACGTACATTAGATTCATTCATTTCTGGTTCCTCCATATCTACTTTAGTTTTAAGATTAAATACGATTGGTTCAATTGCTTTTAACTCTTGGCTTCTAATTTGCTGCCACATTTTTTCTGTAATACGAACAGCTGTTATAACATCTTCACCTTTACCTTTAGTGCGTTTAAACTCAATTGAATCACCAGTGTTTTTGATAGCTGTCTGAATAAATGCTAGTGCTATAGTCGCAATTGCTTCTGGGTGACTGATTAGAATATTATGCTTTTCTTCTAGAAACTTAGTAGCCTCTACACTGATATCGTAGATTAATTTTTCTCCCTGTAGAACCTCATTAAGTTTAGCTGCATATTGATTTGACATTTTAATTTCCTCCGAATATAAGTAGAATTTTATTTTTTTGATTTGTATTAATTACTCTTGCTCTTTTGCGTTAGAGATTGCTTCAGTGATTTCACCGACAGCACCTAAATTAGATACTTCTTCTTCAGCCTTAGGTTGATTACCTAATAGATCGAATACGATTGGATCAAGCATTGTTGGTTCTTTCTTAATGAGCTGCTCACGAATTTCTTTGGACATGAATACTGCTGAAATTGTATCTTCAGGATTACTTCCATCAAGATCAGAATCCTGTTCGCGGCGGAACTCAATTGAATCATCATCATTCTTAAGAACAGCTTCCATAAAACCTATAATCAATGTAGGTAATGCCTGATGTTGACTAACGGTTATACCGTATTTTTCTTCTAATATCTTAACAGCATCTTTGCTGTATTTTTCAAGCTCCTCAATTCCTTGAGTAACGTTTACTAATTTAACTTCTGTCATTTTAATTTCCTCCAATAGATATAATTTTTTTATTTTGATAGTGAATCCAAGATATCCCAATTTTTATAGTACTCAAAGAATTTATTAGTCGTAGCAGCTTTAAGTGAAAGAGTTTGTAACTCACTCTCATCAATGATGTTTGACGGGATAATCCATTGTCCCCATCTATCATTGTCAATACCTACGAAGATTATAACGTCACAAATATTATTGTATATAGGTCTATATCTTCCATTTTCTAATCTAATTCTATTTTCTGATACTTTATTAAAACTTCTAGCTGGATTTGTAAGGATAAATTTAAATGTACCATCTCTACCTTTTGTTGCGGTCATAACTTTTACTTTAACTGTATCATTTAACAATATATCTATAGGCGAAAGCTTGTTTTCATTTTTAAGATTCTTTACTCCATATCCCCTGTAGTCTAATAACTTTACAACCAAAGGTAATATTTTTTCATGTAAAGTTTCTTTTCCTCGTATACCGAATTTTCTTCTTCTATGTGTAATGGTGCTTCTAGAAACACTATACATATCAGCTATCTCTTGATCAGACATATTTTTAATAGTATATAGCTCGATCAATTTCCCCTCTGATAGCAATACAATCACTACTTTCTTATTTTTGAATTATTAAAACCGATGATGCCATTTCGACATCATCGGATCATAGACGTTGTTAGATATTACTCTTCAGTGTCGTCGTCGTTCTTAACCAGCAGCTTGAACTCTTGACCTGGAATAGCATATGGAGTATAGTTGCCTTCTTTTTCAGCCTCATCATTCTCGCGGTAAGATACACCAAGATCAAGTAGCTGCATGATGTTTAATGAATAATCAGTACCAGCCGCTTTGTTTTGGTTGATATGTTCAATAGCCTGGCGCAGGAACGCATAAGCAAATGTAGGAATTGCATTTGCATGACTGAAGATAATATTATGTTCTGCTTCAAGGTAAGCCGCAGCTGCCTCAGCGATTTTTAAGATTTCTTTTTCATTCTCACGGATCTCGATTAATTTAACTTGTTTTGACATTTTAGTTTCCTCCTAGAATTGGGTTTTTATTTTTGATTAATCTTCCTCAAATAAATGTTACCTTGGTAATATTTTTTTATTATAAATCTCCTCTCCCCAAGTATATTATTTATCTGATTCACTTAAATAATATATAACTAAAATTGGGGTTGATTTTTTTATGTAATACTACCTATACTAAATAGTTGTAATGCTAATTAAATTTAATTACATTCCCATGTCACCTTTACTTACTTGTCTTATTGATTCATGTCCACATGATTCACAAGCTTCTGTCGGTTCTTCATGTAACTCATCACACTTATCGCATAACCATATATAGTCATACTCAGTATCTTCATCGGGATCAGACATTATTGTGTCTGAGAATATTGTTGGGAGTTGTTCACTGATATATGTACTGACTGAATTAACCACCTCCTTTCGTTGTTCATTATTAAGGTGTTGACCTTTAGTTTCTAGATAAGAATTGAGTTCGCTCATTAAGAATTTTTTTAACATGTTTATTCATCCTCTTTAACCAATTCATTATTTGAAAAAGCTGTTCTTCTTACAGATAATCTTTCCATCGTTGGTTCTTTGGTACGATACACTCCTGTATTGGTAACAATGTATATGAATGCTTCACCCTCACGGTGGCGTGTTTCAAGCTGATCTAGTCTAAGCCCATGATTTATTGCATTCAATAACTCCCTAACCTCACCATTTAATCTAAACATGTCAATACTACCATCAACAATTGAATCATTCCATTTGTCTCTTAAACGCTTCAATCCGAAGCGGATCATACTATCCTCTAATCTAAAATTATTCATACGCTGTTCTCTTGATTTTTGGTCCATTATCCAATTCCCCCGTGTATATAGTCTTATTTATTTGATGAGATATTAATCTCGATCTCCAGTATTTTAGCAAACACTACAAATGTTTTAAACGGTAAATCGGAACGAGTAACTTTACCTAGAATACCTCGTCGTACAGTTTGAATATTTCTATCATACTTATACTTTATTGATTTCTTATATACAGCAACAGCATTATTCCAGGCATAATCAGTAGCCTTAGGAAAATGCTGAAAGTATCTTTCTCTAAGCATTTCTCTAGAATGTTCTTCATTAATATCAATCTGCAATTCAGCCATTCTCTCCTCAATTATATTACTAAGAGGAGCATCACTTTCTAATACATTTTTAAGATCAAGTACACTATTCATTATTTTTCCTCCTGTAATATTATTTATTCAAACTGTCCAATAGCATTTCTATTTCTTTCCTTAAAATATTTTGACATTTTTTCACTCACAACTTTATTTTTTCTTTCGTGTATTTTTATTGTCCAATCTCCTGTAGGATACAAAAATTCTAACATGTTTCCTATTTTACAATCAAATCTAGTATTAACAACTCTTGCAAATTTTGTATTAGCTATCTTATCATAGGTTAAAAATACGAGATCCTCATATCTGTAATTAAGATGTTCATGTAAGAACCAGTGTAACGCTTCTCTAATATTTTCATCATCATCCCAATATCCAACAGGTACATGAAATTCCCAAGGTTTAAAACCATGTTCTGGAAAGCAAGTATTTACTATATCATACGTACTTTTACCTCGTAATAACCTAGCATATGCACCTTGTAATTTATAGTCAAATAGGAATGTTAATCCATACACATCAATTATTTTTTCCCTGTCATATTTAAGTTCTTGATTGATAAGCCATCTGAAACATCGTTTAAAATTATCAAAACCTCCATTAGCAGGCATCCACGTTCCACGTGGAAAAGATTCTCTTCGTCCTTTCAAAATATCTGAATAAATTTCTTCTATACTTTGAACCTCATTGACAGACTTACCCATTATTTTCATCCTTTACTGGTATCCATGAATCATCATATTCAACACCGTCAGTATCATCAATAAATGTAAATGAGCATTCGAGATCATACTTACGTAAATTTCCAATTAGATATGGTAAATCATTAGTTCCAACAATTATTTCATCTGTATTAGGATCATAAGAAAATGCATAATTATCTCCTATCAATCCCGATGCTAATCGTCTTATATCTTCAAATAGTGGACATTTGACTTTAATATTATGAAATGGAAACATATAATCTTCAGGTATATTATCCTTTATCCATCTATAAACAAATCCTTTTACTTTAAAATCATTCCATCCCCATTGAAGAGAACTGACTTGTATATGGGTAGGTATAGATTTCTCCATTGCAACTATCTGTTTTGCATGGGGTTCATATCCATGAGCTCTGTAAAAACATTCTGTTAAAGTTTCATGTATTGGTATTATCATTGTTTCTATCTCCTTTTGGAATTGGTATAGTGATTCCATCAATGTCTGGTTTTCCTGTTGGACCTCCCCATTCAACTACTCTAATATCTGGATTATTGAGAAGGATTCTTATTTCCCTTTCAGTAAAACCATATACTGATAAGGCTGATGGATCGAAATCAATAATAGGCTTTTGTGTCTTTAATGCTGTCGTGAGAGTATCACTTTCAATAATTGCAAACTTCGGAAGCTTTTCTCCAAGTTGCCTTATTAGAGCAGTTCTTTCCATATCTTCAAAAGATTCACCAAATAAAAGAACTCCTTTTGCAGATACTCCTGGTCTAGCATACATGGTTTCGATACCATCATTCTTAATACCTACATCAAATACATCAAGGAAGTCTAATTCAACAGCTTCATGATTTACATCCTCCTTATATTTATTATGCCACTCATGTACTTTCTTTAGTCCTTCTTCAGCAAAAGTTCTAAAAATGTCTATGATATCATCATGTGTTACTTTTATTCCTTTACCTTCTAAAACTTTACGGGTTTCCTCAGCAATTTCAATCATTTGTTCTGGGTTAACTCCTAGTCTACGCACTGTCATTATTATTCTCCTTTGATTGTATATTTTTTAGTTCATTCAGATCTATATTCATCTCACGGGCAAGATGTAATATATCATATGCTGTTAAACGGTCATTCTTCATTCTATCGATAAATGTTTTATAATTGATGGCGCACTGTCTAGCAGCCCATACTTTACTACGTCCTTGACGATAAAGTATCCTCTCTATTATCTTACTAAGAGGAATATTTTTATCAGACTTAATTTCCACTATTAATTTCCTCCACCTTAATTAATACCCCCAACTTACCAATTGATGTATTTAGATTTATTGAAACATGGTTCTCTGAAAAAGCAGAGAACCATGATGGTATTTTAATTTCAGGATATTTTTCACTTATTAATTCTTCACATAAGTCATATGTTGCATGGAGGAATTGTCTGCTTGTAGGTTTATCCTTTCTCTTACAAGCATCCATAATAACATAAATAACATTACATAATTCTTTCTTGATAATTCTAATGATATCTTGTTTAGTTGATTCGATGTTCATGGTTTATCCCCTTAGTAATTATTTTTGATATTCAAACATTCTGTAAGCATCGTTGATAGAAACTATTTCCTTCCCGTCTTTCCTTGCTTTGTCAACTTTACTGCTGGATTCATTGAGACTTGGTATAATAAGCATATCAACTTCTTTAGTGTACTTATCCATAACCATAACGTCACGGCTGTCGAGATATTTCTCAAACTCTTTATCCCTCACTTTACTGAAAGCAACTTTAATCGTGTACTTGCGAGTATCACGTTTTACTGTAAGCACGGAACGTAGAAACTTAATTAACTCGACATTTGCATTCACACCCTCGATAATCTTTACGGCAGTTTTCTCTTTTATTCCTCCTATCTTAGTAAGCCTCTTATAATCATTCTTAGATGATATATCTAACAACTCATCTATATTATATATATCTAAAATCTTCTTAAACATTTTGCGCCCAATTGTAGGTATACCAATTGAACCTATAAGCTCATAATCATATACTTCTTTCCTAGAATCAATACCATCAAGTATCTTCTGGAATGACTTAGAACCGAATCCATTAAGAGCAACAATTTCTCTTTCGTGATCTCTTAATTTATATAAACTCTCTATAGATCCTAAGATGTTTTCTTTAAATAAGGTTGTAATGATTCCAATAGAGATATTAGGTATAGACATTTTCTCTACATAGTTTTCTATCTTACCAATTATTCTGGAATCACAGTAATCATTGTTGCATCGTAACACTGGCTGCTTTACTAACGGTTTATTACAATATGGGCAGTCTGTGGGAGATTTGAATCTCTCTCCAACATTTGTGTTTTCTGGATCTAATTCAAGATAAGGGATCACATCATACTTGATAATTACAGAATCCCCTTTAGATAACTTTAAGCTTTCGAATCTATCCATAGAACCTAATGATATACTAGAGATTTTGTTACCTTTCAACTTAACAGGTTCTATTTTAGCAGTAGGAGCAACATTACCGAGTGAACCTACTGAGAACTCAACATCATTGATAGATGTTTTCTTTTGCTGTGGTGGAAGTTTATATGCTACTTCAAATTTATTGATATTGCCTTCACGACCTAAAGCATTTCTTATATCTGGATTAGTGATACGGATGACCATTCCATCAATATCAATTCCATGGGCTTCATCAACCATATTAGTCAGAATTTTTATCCAGTTTTTAATTTCATCAAAATCATATAACTTTATACCTATCATAGATGGATAGTCAGCATATACCTGCATTGGCGTAGATATTTCTTTTGTTTTATAATTTTGAACCTGAAGAGGAATTACTGTTAGAAATTCAAGGTATTTTCTATCTAACTCTTTAGAATTAATAATAGAACTGACTGCGCTTCTAGGACTTTTAAAGTCACCATATTTAGCACACAGTCTTTCATAATTTTCACGAGTCATTACAATTTCAGTTTTAACACCAAAAGGAAGACCTACATTAAAACGATCAACCTCACTCATATTAGTTCCTTTAAACATCGATGTCATTTCCTCAGCTTCATTTCTATCAGTATCTCCTCTCTTTAAAGCCTTCTCAACATCACCGCTACCATTACATTCAAGTATACCTGATATACCATCCCACTTAGGAATAATCTCTATTACAATATCCTTTGGAAGATTTTTACCTAACTTATTAGAAGACGACTTAATCCAATCTTCTAATGATTTACGTTTCTCTCCTGGTTTCTTCTCATCATTTGTGATGAAATGGATTTTATCGAGTGTACCTCTTAAGTCAGGGTATTTATGGGCAGAAATAACTTTATTCTTAGCATTACTTATACCAGCACCAACTATTTCATTTCCATTAACATCACGATGCAGTTCGTATAGCTTATCATAATTCTCATCGCTTATTGGAGATACTATGTCGCTATTGTTATATACTTCCTGAAGTATACGAACCACTAATTCAATAATAGCATTATCTTCTTCATCAAGATCAGTAACTACGTTGATATAATAGTTTACAAGATTATTGATTTTTAGAGGTCCCGTTAGTATCTCCAACCCCTTCTCAAAATCTCCGTCATAACGTAACTCATTGTATAGATCTTGTAACTGTGCTAAAATACTTTTCTTGTCCATTTTATAATCATCCTTTCTCACCTAATTGTTAATTACGTATTAATAATATATAATCAAAAAAAATAAACCGTGTGTAGATACACGGTTTATAGCCAAGGCATTATTTTACGTAAATTAGTCATAGTTGATTCATCAAGTTTAAGTAGAGGTTGTGACGGACCTTCTAATGGTGATCTAGGTGTTTCAAAGTTAACAAGAACAGTTCGTGGTTTAGGTAACTCTTTCTTAGGTTTTTCTGCATTGACAGCAACGACTGTTTCTTTAGGTTTTTCTACTTTAGGTTTAGGCGACTCTACTGCTGGCTTTGGTTTCTCTGTTTCAGTTGGGGCTGAAGAACCTACAGTAAATCTTCTTTTATTAAACGTGATCATACGAGGCTTGACCTTAGGTTTGTTATCTGCTTCAGTGATTAGGAAAGGTTCTTCCTCTTGGACAGACAATGGATTCTCATCGGGTGATTCAGGTTCATCAGGCGTGTCATCTTTAGGAGGATTTGCTTTAGCCTTTTCTTCATCCTCCTGTTTTTTCTTTTCCCTTTCTATTTGCTCATCAATAAATATATATAGAGATTCAATAAGACGCTCTATCTTTTCAGCAACACCAGGGAGTTTAAATAGATCTCCAAGGATTGCTTTAAATGCATTAGCACCTCCCATCATTTTAACTACCTTAGCAGTATCCTCATTTCTCTTTGCAACAACAACAATTTTATCCACAAGCTTTCTTGTGATATTTTTCTTTTGAGGAATAGTGCCTCCTTTTAAAACCTGTATAGTTATATCATTAACTACTTCTGGAAATGCAGGATCAATGAGTTCAAGACCAAATCCTTGTTCATCTGTTAACTTAACATCTGTTTCTTGAATGCTGTCAATATTTTTTAGCTGTAATTCATTAAGATCATTTATTACAAATTGATCAGCTCCATCATCTTTCTTAACAGGGAATAAATCAGCAATACCTTCCATTCTAATTTCAAATTCTTCTAATTCCCCGTTCATTTCAATCAATTGATGTGGTGTACCTTTAGCCATGTCTTCTGATTCTCCTTTTACCTTTGATGTATCAGCTACGCTGTCAAAACTTAATGTGCCTTTTCTAGACATTTTGCAGAACCTCCTCAACTAGTTCGAAATAGCATTCAGAAACTTTGTGACTCGGTAACGCAAGTGTTGCAGGTGATTCATGATATGCAATACTGGATGCATAACGAATTGACTTAGGAATAATTGTATCCATCATAGGGATATTATTATCCTGACAAAATCTTCTTGCTGTTGCCATAATCTCACTATGCAGACTTGTTCTCATGTCCACAAGAGTTGCTACAACTCCCATTAACTCAAGATCAGGATTAAATTTGTTCTTAAAGTCCTCAATTGTATCCAGTATCTTAATTAATGCACGCATTGAGTAGCTTTCTGGCTGGAATGGAACAATTACTTTGTCAGCAAATCTTAAAGCATTTCCTTGAATAAGTCCAAAGTTCGGTGGTGTATCAATAATGATATAATCATACCCATAAACAACGAAGTCTAACGCATCTTTAAGTAGATCGAATTGATCAGGATACTTATCTTTATTAGGAATAACCTCAAACTCAAAGTTACCCATTTCCTCATTGGCTGGAATAACGTCGATATAGTCATGAACTTTTACGATAGTCTTATATGGATTTGGAAGCTCTCCAGTTAAAAGATCACGTACCGTACATTCAACCTGATCAGGATTCTTACCGAAGGATATCAATACATTCCCTTGAGAATCCATATCAACTAGTAACACCTTTTTATTCTGAGCAGCTAATACGCCAGCAATATTAACAGCTAAGGTTGTTTTTAAAACTCCACCTTTCCTTGTAGAAATTGTCCAGATCTCAGCTCTCCCTGACATAATATTTCCCCCTTTAATATATTGATGTATTTATATATCTAATACATCATACCTTTATAATGTATAAACAAAAAAAGAGGAGATACGGTTTCCCGTATCTCCCATATTATTCCCCTTCAGGATATATGCTTTTTTGTTGCATAAATCTCTTTGCTTCATTTAAAGCCCACAGTACAACATCAATACTTTCGATTTTATCAAAAGTCATTCTCACTGGGGTATCTTCCAACAGTGTCTCTATACCAATCTTATAATCCCCATGCTCACCAATTGGATTGGGAGTAATTCGTTGGAAGAAACTTACTGAGCCTATCTCAGTATCTTTTAGTAAGCCAGGACATACTTCAATATCCCCACTTCCAAATTCTAATTGCACTGATTCATCTACTTTGACTATAGGCATTTAGATTCCTCCTCATAGATCTAAATCAATAACCATCTTACCTTCAATTCGTTTACTCCATTCAATGTCCTTCTTAACTTGGTCTTCGAACTCTTCTGGAGTACCAATAAATAGCTTTTCGTTCTTGTATTCTTCTCGGATGTTATGTTCACGAAGATATTCTTCATATTTCTCTTTGGTACAAACATACATTGTACCATCAATCATGTAGTCCCGTATCTCATCTGTATACAAGTCTACATTCATTCTTTCATCAGAGAATACTAGTCGAATACCCATAGCCTTAAAATAAGCCTGTAAGATTTCAACATTTCGATTAGTGAACTCATCAGAATACTTGAAGTCTTTAATTGGCTTGATGTTGGTTGCTAGTTGTTCACCAAGGTCTCTTCGTCCGATGACTGAAGAACGATAGAATAGATGTAACTGCGCAATTATATTTGTAGGTACGCCAATAGCACTGTTTATGTTCTCTTGGTCACCTATACGTATTGGAGTCTTACTATATAACTCTTGATGTGTTTTAGCTTTATTAGATTTCTCAGGAATACCTTTCTTACTTAAGCTTCCTGTTGAACGTACACTGAAACCTTTCTTAGATGTCTGCTTTAACTTGATAACATACATATCGCCGACAACAAGTTTTTTCAGTACTTTAATTTTACGACCAAATCTATTAACATATACATCATATGGTTTGATCCAGTCAAACTCTTTATACAAGTCTCTGATTCTATCGAATAGAGGCTCTTTTTCCCATAGTGGTGGGATATGGATGAATATACCTTCATCCTCAATACTCTTAAAGAATATTCCCTGTTCCATTAAGCTCAGCTTATCAATGAACTTTCTTAATTTTTCCTCCTGCTCTTTATTAAAGTACCAGACAGTTCTTAATAGAAGTTCTGTTTTCTCTTTAATAGTATCAAGAGTAGCCAATCTTTCTTTGACACGGTTACAAATGAATGTAATGGACTGCTCAAATAGCTGCTGGGAGTTTAATCGGTTGATTACTCCTAATGTATTAAAGATAATATCTACACGTTCTCCTGTTTCTAGGAAAGGCATTTCATCATCTGGTAGGATCTTAGAAATAACACCTTTATTACCATAACGTCCAGTAATCTTTTGACCTACTCCTAGTGGGATATCACGTTGAATAACAAACTCAATAATCATGTTGCTGAATACTGAGTTATCTTCTTCTCTCCACTTGTAATTAGGATCTAGGATATCTCTAGCTTTCTTGTAATAATAGTTAATATCTTTGGAGTATTTAGATCCAGAATTAATAATTCTTTCACAACGATCTTTAACCTGCTCATAGAAAGAACGCTGCATTTTAAGAATATCTAATATCTGAGCATTGAATGTATTATCATCTAATTCTTCGATAGTTTTGTTAGAGTAGATAGTAATATCCACAATTTGTCCATCGCAGAAAGATAATACATCTGATGAGAAATTGATTTTGCGCAGATTAGATTTCTTTACATCATATAATAACTGATTGTTATGTATACGGCGCTTTGCACATACAATCTTGTCCTTAACATACTCATTAATGTTAGGGAAACATTTGTAGTTTTCGGAATCACCATATAAATTACATAAGATATCATTGTCATTTAATGACACTTTAACTGTTTCGATTTCCTTAGAAATCATGGATTTAGAGAAACTTTCAGATACCATGATAGCATCCTCGATGGTATTGTTTTCAAGCATGTATACAAACTTTGCATTCTTCCCATAGCAGTAATTCATGTTATCGTCGTAAGAAGTTGTTTTGTAAAGTACTTCATCCTTCTTAACAACATCTCCAACAGATTTACTGTCCATGTTCTTATTGTTGTAGACAAACCCGAATTTCTCTGTTAAATCCTCTACATTTCTTTTCATGATAACATCATACATGTCATTCTCTTCATCATACACAAACAACAGGTACGAATGGTCATCATTGACCCCGTTTTGGAATCTTGAAATCTTGTCAATGATTTTCAACTGACTCTTAGCCTGATAATACCCAGTAGAGTATTTACCAACTAGATTTTCATAGTTGGTAAATACCTTAGGGAAATCAGGATGGAGTACATTGACAAATTGTCTTAGATGGCTGGTAAACATAATATTCCTTGAAGATGAGATGTATCCAGGATTCGTTAATAATGTCATTCCAAATATATCATCTTTGAAATGAAGCTCTCTTTCTTTTTCCTGTAACTTCTCTCTTAACTGCACTGAGGATGGTATGTTTCTTTTATCCTTATCAATTGCCACCTGTAAACCCTCCTAGAATTTTAATCTTTTTACTTTATTATAATATATATTTCATATTACAATTCTTCGTCATGCTCCCCGATAATACGTACTCCCAATCGCTCGATGATTTCCATTTCTGTTAGAGCTTTAACAGTTTCGTTTGGATCTACGCGGGAAAGTGTTCTTTCAAGGAATGGTACTGTAGTATCAAATAATGCAAAACGTATCTTTTCATCTTCCAAGAACTGTTTGCGGAATTTACGATTATCAAATCTTGCTTCCTCATGACCAGTAAAGTAACGTTTAGGGTTTCGTCCTTCAACGAGACCGTTATCTTCAGCAAACTGATACTGTGTCAAGATAGGATCAAATCCAAGTTCTTGGTTATAGATTAGACGGCAGAATTGACCTGCTTTGTTAGTACGTGATTTTAAGAACTCACAACGAACTGCAAATCCATCAAATCCGTTTTCAGATTCTTCTAGCTTACCATTATAAACAAACTTAACTAATGTATGCGCATAGTAAATAGGAGCGTTACCACCAGGCATAGACTCATCTTGTTTCATGTAGTTAAGCTGAGCTTGAGTCTTAGCAAATGGGTTAATCTCCATTTTGTAGTTAATATGGTTAATAGCAATAACAATGATGTTATAAGCTTTGATGATTGGTGTTAAGCGTTTGTAGAACTGTGCTAATGCTTTAGCTACACGGTTAGCATAAGTTCCACCTTCCATTCCAGGGTTAGTGTCTTTAGAAGACATTGTTGGAATAGAGTCTAAAATAACTACAGTTGGTACGTATGATAATATCTTCTGATTAAACTCATTCAACAGACCAGTATCATACATGTAGTCTTCACGGTTTTCTTCTTTCTCTTTAGCTATAGCTTCAATGGAATCATAAATATCCTCAATAGTGGATTTCTCCTGCTTTAAGTTATACTTTTCCATTAAATCATACTGACTAAAGCCGTTAACATTTTTAATACGTGTATAGGTTAATGCTTGTTCAAGGTCATAATGCTGAACCATTCCTGATTCGAACCTTTTAACAATATTAGAAGCCATCTGAATAGCAAATGTAGTCTTTGCTACACCTGACTTACCTACGATGGTAATAAATGATCCACCTACAGCTCCTGTTGATGGATACTCTGTAACGAGATTATCTTCCATATCTCGTACTTGAACCATATAACCATTACGATAATCGAATGGTGCGAACCCTGTTGAATAACCTACTGCTGTCTGGGTTCTTGTAAATAATCCTTTTTTGTCTTTTGCACGTAATCGTGACATTAAGGTAGCCATTAATTTTATTCCTCCCTTATTTATCTCTATATGAATGTTGGTAAGTGATTAAAAACTTACTACACCTCATATATTGGAGATCTTCTAGCTAGATGTGTTTGCTCTGGTTGTGATTTAGAATCTTCCTCTTGCAATGCCTTTAATACAATATCCAAATATTCCATTGAGTAAATAGTACACACTCTCTCTGGTGACATAGATCCGTCAGGATTAATAATACCATCTTTTTTCATGATATCATAACCCTCACCATGTTTCCCTGGTGCAACATAATAACCTTTATCAGCTCCTATCATATATTCACCTCCTTAAATTATTAATATACAGTTTCAAATTTGAAAAAGAAGATGACTATTCCAAATAAGGAATAGCCATAATCTATTAATACTGAAGTTTATCAACTTTGCCATCAATATGTAATTTGAATACTGTTTGGAAACGTTTATTTAAATGACGAGTTACATAATCATATCGCCGTTTTTCTTCTGGTGTTTCTGCGCGCATTTTAGATTTAGAGAATAAAGTGATAGCTTTATAGTTATCCTTAACCAGCGCTGCTACACTCTCTTCTAAATTAGTATAACATACTATCGTATGCTTAGATGTATCAACCACTTCATCCAGAGCTTCTATATCCTTATAATGAACTAATATTAACTTAGTTGGCTTAGATGGGCGGAATGATCTAACACGGTATTTTGTAGTTCTTTCAGCCTCAATAGCTGGTCGTGTTGTTATATTTAATTCAATATTACCAGTATTAGATTGAAAGAATTCATACTGGGTAATAACATTAGTCTTCTGGTCTAATAAATCAATTCTTAAGCTCGCAGAAGGGCTATTAAAAGAAGTGATGAATGAAAATTCAGCACCTAACAAGAAAAACTCAAGCATAAATGTATTATTGTTAATTACATTTATTACTTTCTTTCCCTCTAGGAATAATGAGCCTAGTAGAATATTTTTAAGATTATAATTGCGCTCTGTAACAAACGGCTTAAATTCCTTATCATTGAATATAACTGCTGTAGTAGAGTTAGCAATTGTTACAGGATAAGAAGTTTGTCGTGTCTTAGCGATGAATGAATTAAATTCATCTATTTGTTTAATTAACTGCCGATACATGATAATATTAATTGATTTCTTCTTAATGGTTACTTTATTATCTCGTACTTCTTTAGACTTACTTAGTCGGATCACAGAAGTATTGATAGCATCAATATTCCAACATAATTTCGTTTCATTGTATACTGAAATCATTTTTATCCTCCCCCAAAATCTGGAAATTTTATATTTTTTTATCTAAAAAGATGTTGAGGGAGTAGTAAAAAGTTACTCCCTTTTACTATCGTAAATAACGAGAGCTCCGTCAACTCTCTTAGATTCTAACTGAACATCGAATACAGGGATTTTCAACTTTGTATATTTACCTTTACTCCAATGATCTTGTTCCATAACACCATTTATCAAAGCATTAAATGTCTTTGATGGTACTCTTAATTGTATAGCATCTACTTTGTCACTATATTGCCTGAAATATCCTCCACCAGCATCACCTGCTTCAAAAGGAACAATCCCAGATAAGTTATTTTTATCCCGTATACGGTCTAATATATCCTTAAATAATTGACCAGAAACATAGAATAATGTTGCTTCGTTACTAACATCAATAGACTTTACCAAGCATAGAATTGACATTGAGGTTCCTCCTATTTTAGAAAAAAAATATTAAGAGGGAGATAACAATTGTTATCTCCCATTGTTTTATTACAAGAATGCTTTTACATCTTCGTCTTTTGCAAGTTTAGCCACTACCTTCATGATAGTTGGGAAATCTTCCTCAGAGATTTGCGCAAACTGAATGCGGCGTGCAACATCACGTTTCTTTTCAGCATCCTTAGCACGAGCTGTTACATAATACTTGATGATTTGTTTTACATCCTCTTTCTCATTCTTCTCGATAGTTGCTAATGCAAAGTTAGTCATAACATTCCACATAGCTAACTGATTATCATTGAAGTTGCGGATGTTTTCCTTACGTTCAAGTAAGATATTAACTGCAACATGCTCCAGCAGCTTCTTGCCGAATAATGCTTTGAAAATCTTTTTAACCTGTTTAGGCTTTTCAATACCAAGATCATTGTCTTTAGCAAGCGCATAGAACTTGGACAAGATGCGGAATACATACATAGCGATTAACTTTTCGTTCTGAATCATTTCAGGTTCAGGTAACACAACGAGAAGTTCTGTAGCCAGCTGGTCGCTGATTTTAACTTCTTCTTTGAGTTCTTTAATACGCTTCTTAAGCAGCTTGTGTACAGCCTTTTTATACGACTCAATGATATCTTCATCGAGATTCTCACGACGACGGCGTAAGAAGTCACTGATTACTGTAGCCATACCAATATCAACTGGAGTAGCATCAGAAGTTTTCATGATACGCAATAACGTTTTAACGAACTTTTCGTCTTCCATTTTATCGAATAGCTCGTCAACCATCTCCTGTGCTTTGAAGCCTTTCTTGATATAAAACTCAACAATATTTGATGTGTGGTCGAAAAGGATATTCGTACGATAATCCTTGTCCTTAAGGTTTTTACCTTTCCACTCTTTAAAAAATTCTTTAATTCCTGACATTATGATGTCCTCCTAGAAAATATATTTTTTATAATAAATTTTACTTACTAACATGTTTATGGTCTATTACTTTTTTACGTAAAGGTTAAATACGTCATCTAAGTCAATCTCATTAACATCGACAGCTTTCTTAGAATCACTTGCACGTAAGTCATCAATAAGATCTGTTGCAGCAACATCCAAGATTGAAGATTCCTTAGTACGTGTTAACAACGCTGTAGCTTCATCAATACGCTGAACAATCTTTTCAATTCTGTCATCAGGAACAGACAAACCTGACATAATTACAGCCACTCGATTTGTTTCATCTTCTGACTGATTAATATAAATATGCTCAAATCCTTCTACTGGCTCACCGACTAGATCCTTTACTTTAGGAATGTTAGTATCCAAGGATTTATAAACCTTTTCATTAAGGTTAACAATCAAACCTAAACGTTTGATAATTTGGTCACGATCTAACTCAGCATGAGCACTAGATTTAATGCTGTCGATTAAACGAGTTTCAAGATCTCTTTCGTCGATGTCTTTTTCTTTAACACCGAATGTACGATTGATTACAAGACGACCAGTTGTTTCAATCAGCTTCAACATGTCTTTCTCGTCGATGCTATTGAATGGTGTTGTCTTTTGATAATCGCCGCGAACTACCACCATGTCTTCAACGATTTCGCGATTAACTGTTTGCAGCATTTCATTAATAAGCTTGTTGGAATAGTTGTTATTATCATAAAGCTTATATACTGGATCAGATTGACGCATCTCCTTTAGATAGTCAATTGTATTTTGTTGGGCTGCAATTGATTCTTTCAATGGAGGTAAGATACCAATAAGAATGAATCGCTTGCTTGGGAATATACGCCCTAGAATATCATACATTACTGGAGCCATACCAGAACCAGTTCCACCACCAGTAGAACTTACAATGAAGACTACTTCATTATTTTTAACAACATCAGCAAATATTGGTTCGCTGATTAGTTGTTTAATATGTGCTTGGATAAATGATTTAGCTATATTGCGATCTTTACCTGCTCCTTTTTCATCACCGATAACAAGTGATGAAACAGCTGAAATTGTCTTAACATCTTTGTCAGAGCTATTTAGAGCAATACCATCAATGTCATAAACTTTCTTTGCTAACTCTGCAACTTGATTCCCTGCGTTACCAATTCCGATTACTCCAATTTTCAACATATTATTTCTCTCCCTTATTTGAACTAATGTATTTTTCAGTAATTCTAACTAACTCGCCTTCAATACGCTCACATGACTTCTGAGCCTCTTCTATAGTATGTTTCATACCAGCAAGTCTATCATTTAATAAAAACCATCTTCCTAAGTCAGTGGAATTTACTTTAGGTAGTTTTTCAAGGCACTCGGAGCATAGAAAATATCCTACCTCTGAACCTAGTACAGTAAACTCAATTTGATGCTTAGCTTGAGATTTACACCAACCACCATTATTGCTACATTGACATGTACCCTCACTGTTTATATCTTTAACAGTTACTTGTTTTTCGAATTCTGTCATTAGAAATCTCCTCTCCTTAAAACAATTATTATTTGATTACCCTTTGATAATATATATTTGTATATCCTATTGGATTATACCGCAGCTTGTGCTTGTTCCATTAACTGTTTAATCTCATCTATCTTTTTCTTCGTTTTATTAATTTGATTATAGATATGATGACGTTGTCTAACACAATGTGATGGGAGCTCTCTATTTTTCATTTCTAACTCCATTAAGATAGCTTCCTGAACATTTAATTTTTCCATATACATTCTTATTCTCGCTCTACCTTTTTTAGCCACGTTAATCCATCTCCCTTAGAAAGTATATTTGTTTACCAATTTGCATATTCTTCTCTAGGAACTATTCTCAATGGTGTTACACCACGGAACACACAAACTTTACCATTTTCAACTCTTCTTAAATCCTCTTCTAATGCCTCACATTCAATGAGCTCAAAGTCTCTTTTTGTATGCTTGTGTACATTATTCACGAATTCCTTAAAGTAACAGAATATCCCAGAATAATCAGATGTTATTATCGCAGGTACATATTCATTCATTTTATATATGAATGAAGGATTACCCACACTAGTTAATGTTCCATCGGCTTGGGTCTCCACATATTTATAAACTAACAACATCATCCCTCCGCATCTAATTTCCTTATTCTAGCCTTGTACGTTTCAATTTCTTTACGTTTTCTTGCAATTCTGTTATCAATGTGGTTCCTATGTCTACTATACTGTACTGTCCTTGATGAAAAGTAATCTGCTAGACTTCCATCTCCTGTTCTCCCATGCATTACTTTCTCAGTCATTAATTTTGCTAATTCTCCCTGCAACTTACCTACTTTAATTGAAAATCTCATAACCTTTTGTCTTTTTGATTCAGCCATTGTTTCTCCTCCTTCTATATGTATACCATTAAATAATATATAAATAAATTACTTTCTACATATTACTACTTTGAGATTTAAAGCATCTAATAGATTAACTAAGCTCTCAAATGATCCAGTCTGTCTGTTTTGTTTTATATGATATATCTGCTGTCTTGAAATTTCCTCTGTAACTTTAGAAACCATTCCATATGTTAGATTCGTATTATCAATTTCTGTTCTTATTAAATTACATATATCATCTCGGGTTCTAACAACAGTCTCAATTTCTGGAGAAACTTTAGCATTTATAACTGATCTTATGTAGTTATGTGTATTTCTGGTTCTCTCCAATATAAAATTTGTCTCATAAATCTTTCTTTGTTTAGTAGTAATTTCATGATGATTAATTCCTGATATTTCTAACCACTTATTAAATACATCTCTATCTATCATGACAACATCTCCTCTACCTAATGTCGTATGAATAATATATAAATCAAATAAAATAAAGATACTCGTAATGAGTATCCTTACTTACCGTTTAAGTTCTTTTCATGAGCTTCCTTGATCATTGCATCAAGAGATTCTGATGTAACAGTCTTTTTAGATGGATCTGCAATAGATAAATCTCCAAATACACCTTGTTCTGTCACAATTGCTAATTCTTCATTATGTGTAACATTGGACATGGTTGTTCCCCCTTTCCCTTCGATTACATCTATGTTCCCCTTGTATTATTTTTTAAAATAGTATTTTTAACTTTATTATCTATATATTATAACAGTGAATATAAATAGTATATTCACTAATCAATAATAATTGGGGGAATTAGTTATGACAAATCTTAACACGGCTCAAAAGGTAACAATTCATGGTGTGGGTATGGTAGCTTTAACTGAGGATAAAAAGATGTATGTAGTTAAAAATGTTGAGGTATCTCAACGTACTACATATCATCCTGTAACATTGGATCAACGTACTGACGATGTATATGAATTACAAATTGTGCGTGAAGTAACTTTAGAAGATCTTCGTCAATTGGTTGCAAATAAAGCTGTAGGTATTTTCAATGGTCATACTGCATATGTTAAAACTTGGGCATATGCTAATGAATTATTAACTGATATTGAGATCTTCCGTATTGAAGGTAATCATGAATTAGCTGATAGATTAGAAGAATCTCGTAAACCTAAAGTTGAAGCTGACTATGAAGCTTCTGATGTGATTGGTTTCTATTTCTAAGATCTTGTAGTAAAAAATAATAAATCGGGGGAAATGAATATGTTAAATATTAAAAAAGAATCTGATTTTGCTGAGTTGCTTAGAACGTTAACGAATATTAATAGTGGCTTTAAAAGTGTCGAAATAAAGGAAATCAAAAACGATCCAGATGATGATGACCTTTATGATCAAGAAGATACTCATACAATGACAGATCTACGTGGCGATAAATATATCGTAGATGATGAAGAATCTTCTCTTGCAGATCTATGTTCTGTATTGATTACCGATGGCGGGAGACCTGATTATGATTATATCAGTAAACTAAAAGCTGCTGGATTTGATGTATTCCCAACTGAGAAAGATAGCTTCGGTTGGTTGGGTGCGGCTGTTCGTACTAATAAAGGATTAATCTTCTTCGGATAAAAAGAAAGGTGGTAATTGATTATGGAATTTAAAGATATTAAAGAAGGTATGACATTATATGAAAAATGGCATAAGGTTTCAGTAATTGATATATTCACTGATGTTCCAAAGCCAAATGATGTTGCAGTTCTATATGTTAATTCAGGAACAGGTTATGATATTCGAATCAGAGGTGCCTCTCAGTTATCTGAAACACCTATTAACTGTTGGAATTGTAAACGTGATATAATTGATAACGTGAAGATAAAAAGATGCTTCAAATGCAGAAGAGCGATATGCCCAAGTTGCTCAAAATGTCATTGTGGTACTACCTGGGATCCAATTAAAAGATCCTAATATTAAAATGTAATAATATACAATACATATAGGTAATTATATACCTATACACATAACAATAATCGGAGGAATAAAACAATGAACAAAATTACTATCTCTACACCAGTATTCTATAAGGAATCTTTCGGAAAACCATTATATCAATTATTAGCTTATGATGCTCATAATGATGTTTGGTATGTGCAGGATGTTGTCCGTGGTTGTGAAGCTCCAGTATTAAGTAATATTGATATAACACAGGTCAGCACTGATGTAGAAATATTTACTAAGGTTCAGCCTGAATCCAAAATCATTAAGAATACTTGGACTACAGCTGATACAATTACCTATCTGAATAGCTTAGGGATTCCTGCTTCTGATAAATTATCAAAGACTATTGAAGAAAGGCTTACGACGGGTTATAATCCTGTCGTAGACTTCTCTAATTTTAGTTTAGATACTTCTCAAATCGGAAAATTAGATTTATCTGTTGCTAAATAATACAAGTGAGACTACTCAAGTGAGTAGTCTTATTTTTTTTATGTGTCCCTGATATGTAATACGTAAAGTATATTATATTAATTACATATTATAATAGTGAATATAAATAATTATATTCAAAATAATCAATAATAATTGGGGGAATTAATTATGAAAATCTTATTAAACAGCAGCGAAACAAAATTGGTGAAAGAAATCAAAGAACGTTTTCCAAAAGCATTTGAATCAGCTACTAAATCTTTCAACAAGGTAGTTGAAGTTCGCGAAGGTGATAAAGGATATACTATCTTTGTTAAACCTGCATTTATTAAGGATACTGTTTATATGATCCTTAATAAAGTTGTACCTGCATATCACATGATTAAGTCAGCTTTCAAGTTTATGAATCTTGGTGCATTTGGCTTTGAAGAGTTTAGTGACAAATGGTTTCCAAAAGAAGTTCCAGCTCCTGAAGATATCAAGGATGTAACTAAACAATCTGATGATATTATGAGTGACATTGAAGCACAGGAAATTATCCAAATTCGCAAGGAATTAAAAATTATGCATTCGAGTGCAGAGTTCCTTGGAAGACCTAAATTAGCTGGACGTATTCGACGTGTAATTGATGATTGTAAAGTTATGGTTAATACAGGTAGATTTACAGACTGTTACACTGTTGCAGGTTTGAATGCATTTAGGGATGCCACATCTAAGAGAATTTCCAATGTAAGAAAAGGACAATCAATGTTCAAAAAAGACGTTTACCATGTAACTAATAATGTTGTTGTCGAGGAACCAGTTGATAAGGAAGCTAAAGAACTCAATAAACTTATTGAGAACTTTAGAGATGTTCGTAATCAAGCTCTCATCCTGAATAAATATTCTATAGCTCTTGGATGTGACAAGTTCATTAATGTATGTGAAAATAGATTACATACTGGTGTATATGAGGATGATCATGATATATCATCTCTTCAAATGGAATGTGGTGCTAAGGAAGCTGAAATCGATTATGTAAAAGAAGAACTCGCTACAAGAAGTTGATAATTAAAATATGGTAATGGATACTTTCGTATCCATTACCTGTTTCATATTTATTTTTTTTACGTATCTAATGTCTTCTTAACAACCAGACCATTAGTTATAAGGTCAGATTTTATTCCCATTCCTATTAGATGTACATCCACAGCATTAAGAGTAACCTTATTGTCCACATCATTTGTCAGTGTACTTAAAGATACAAATCCTTTTTGCGCAATAGATGAATACATCTCATTCTTCATTACCATATCATCGGCACGAGGACCCATTAACTCTCTAAGTGTCTCTGTAGCATCAATTGTAACTAATGCGAAGTTCTCCGTATCTGAGTCACGGGCATTCTTATCTCGACCAACTACTTGTCCTGTTAATGCAGAACGACTAGATACTTCAGTAGATGTTGTATTCTTTTTACTAAGAATCTGCTGCATGCGTTTAACATGTATGAACCCAACTGGTACTTCGAATTTAGTAATAACAGGATTCTCTTTATTGTTATTTGCAAAAGGCATTACTACACGTTCAAATAAAGGAACTCCTAAACGTTTAGCTGCTTTTTCAACATCTTCAATTTTAAGATCCCGTTCATAATCAACAACATCTAATACCAAATATTCATCTTCAGTAGCAAAGAACTTCTTAAAGAAAGAATCAAACTGAGCATCATTCATTGTTTTAAACATGTCTCGATATTTACTAGAGTTTGTTTTAGTACTATCTAAATCATCGAAGACATTATATATAAGATCCTCCATTTTTTTTCTTGTAGCCTTACTTATAGCCATTTCCTATCACCTCTAGTCAGGATTAATTAATAATATGTTGAAAACATAGATTTAAATAAAAGGAGGTAATGAATATGGTATTAGTTAAGTATCACAGGAAAGGTCATGTCTCAATAGCAGATGCTACTCACACCTATCCATATGGAGAAATAAAGACTATAGACATAACTCATTATAGATTAGATGATAGGCAAGAAGTAAATATAGTAATAGACAATGAACCTGACTTTAAAATAAACTTTCTAGATCATTTAGATAAAAAAATTGTGATATCTCCTTATGCTATTAAATCTGTTAATGACGAGAATGGCACTTTAATTTCATTAAATGTATATGAAGACTGTCTAACTCATGGATCACTATCACTTCGCAACATAGGAATGTTTGAAATCACCCATGATACCAGTGAAGGTAAGGATGAAGTTTCAATTGCTGTGGATGGTGAAAATATATTCCGTTTTGATAACAACTATACTGGAAAATGTATTATCACAAATAACATTCAACATAAACCTCACTAATCGTATTTCCAATCTTTCTATTTATATATTATAAATACGAGGTGAAATGATTATAGACAGAAACGGGGAATAATGAAGCATGGATTTAGTACTAATCAAGAATAAGGGTAAAATCAAAGTTTATCATGGGACACTGGATTACCATGAAGCAAACCATCATTTCTTCGCCACCGTGGTTGATGGACAAATTCAAGACCTAGTAGTTCACACATTGGATGAAGATCAGATGAAAATGACTCCAGTAGATGAGTATACTAAGGGCGCATTATTTGAGATCCTAACAGAGGAGTATGTACAACAAAGCGTCCCAGTGTAAGGGGAGGAGAAAGAGAGACATCGCGAATCTCTCTTTCCCTTATTTTCTTTTGTAAAAAAATATATAACGAAATGGGGAGTACATAATGTCATATATTGATGATCAATTGGGTTTTGAAACAGTGTATAATTTTTCTGAGGAGATTGATACATTTCTCCATAAAGAAAATTTTTCATACGATAATATATTCGCCATATTCGAAAGAACTTTCCATCGGGTAGATAAAAATATAGAAATATCCGTAGTAGTATATAGAAGCTCCATACATTGTAAGGTGTTTAAAAAATCTGTAGATAAAAAGAAGGTTGAAACAAAAGTAAATTATGATGTATGTGACTTTGAAAGTTTTAAAGACGCCTATGATAAGATTATAGAATTTATCAAAAATGATGTATTGACAAGGAGCTACTAAGATGTCGTATATAGAATCAATGTTAAACTTAAAACAAGAACTTACATTTGAACCTAGTAAGATTAATGCTTTCTTAGTTAATGAGGGTTTTGAATTTGGAGAAGCATCAAATGCTTTTGAAAAAGTAATGTTCACTGAAGGATTTACTGTATATAGAATATCAATATATGTATATGAATCTCATATACACTATAACGTTAAATATGCTGACAATCTGTTTGAAAAGAATAAAAATACTATCCGTTATACAAAGGATCATCTGACAGATTTTATTAATAAGTACAATAAGGCTATTGAACTTATTAATCACTATATATCATACTAAAGAAGATAACAGGAACCGTAATTGGTTCCTGTTATTTTTTTATCTTACTCCTTTAGCTGAAGTCTGGATACTCATAACAAAGAACATGAATAATGCACGTCTAAAGTTATTAATAGTAGCCAAACGCTGTGTTTTTTTGTATGTTCCGAGGTCTTCTAGCCAGCGGTCCAGAATCTTCTTGATTTTAATAATATTCTCATCTGTAGTATTAGATTTCTTATACGTATCGAGACAGTATACTAAGAATCTATTGCTGTCACTGATACCATCTACAGTATTTTGATCATTAAATAAATATAAGAATAAAATACTTTCGACCACTTTTCTAATCTCTTCGCGATTATCACTTACAACCATTGTCGTTAAGTAATTACGTAATTCACTGATACTGACCTGAGACCATTTAGCTGCTATGCTAACAAGTTTCATACTAGGACCATTTACTACAAGCTCTAATGTTACCTTGTTAGTTAACCGTTCAATAGCATAAGTATTACTGTCAGCTTCATGGTAATTATCTTCTTCAAAACTATCGCTATCACTATTAAGATAGAGATTCTGATCTTTATTAGCATAGAACTCATTAGCGATATTTTTCATGAAACTATTAAGACGTGTTTTTACATCCATTGTAAAGTCAACAAAGTCTTTATCAGTTCCTTTTTCAATACGGTCTTTATGAAGCTTATAACTACCGTGAACTGTGTCCATAATAGCAGCAAATAAAGTACCTGACTGTTTTATCTTAAACTTATTAGATAAGTTATTGATAGTGTAGTTCATAACCTGTTCATTAGGCTCATGTTTAAAGTACTTAAAGTGAAGTGAAGGATACATTGATAATGCTAAATACATAAGAACCACATTTGCCATATCTTCATTCTTTTTCACAGTAAAATAACGGATAGCTAATACACTTGCTGTATTAAATGGCTCCGCCATAATCTTCCAGTGTGACTGAATGTTACTAGATTTTTTAATTGTAACTTTGACGAGATTAGGGTCTAACTGTGTAGCCTCGTACAATTTATTAGAATCCGAATCTGAGAAAATTGTACGATAAAGAGGTCCACTGGTCGTAAGCTTGTCGTTGTTTCTGTCGATATATTCACCAACAGACTTCTTTATTAATTCTACATTTTCTTTTTTCGACAGACCTTTTTCTACCATTGGATAGAGTTCTGTCAATAATAAGCTGTCTTCTTTAGCCACGGTTCTCAACTCCTTAAGAATAATATTATTAAATTGTTTTTTCTTTTTATTCTGAAGCAACTCAACATTATTCTAATAACCTAGGAGGAGAATAGATATGACTATTTTTGGAAGTAGAAATATGTCTCCAGTAGTGGAGAAATATGTAGGTACTATTAGTAACAGGAAAGAGTTTGATGTAATTGAAAAGGAAATGGCTGAAATAGTCAAGTACATCAATGAATCACATAGAGCATTAACTGATAGGATAATGACTGGTGATGTTATTGGTGGTGTTACTATAAGCGCAAATAAATTAAATACAGGAGATAGTAATATAAAGATTGAGCAAATGTTTAAAAAGATATTTGGGGTTAAGGAGTTTTGTCTCACATGGATGACTGATTCCAATCCTGGTGCATTTACTCTACCTAAAACATATCAGATATTAGATAGAAACTATAAACGTGCTGCTAATGGTCAGCATTCTAATAGTAAACTATTTGTTGGTGTAGTAATGCATACTGGATTGGTTACTCAATGTAATCTTAACGAGAAGGAACTTATCGCTATAATACTTCATGAAATAGGTCATAATTTCTATCCATCTATATTCAATATTCTTTCTGGCATTTCGTTACAAATACCTGTCGATCTTATGGGTCCGACTATGATGCAACAAATAACAATGAACTTAGCTCAAGCTGGAGCAAGAGATATCTTATCAATGAATGTTATATTATATAAACTTTTGTTTAGAGTTCCTATGTATATTACTAAAGAGTTCCCTGCATTAGAACGAGCTGGTGCAATTGCAAAAGAAATATATAACGAAGGATCTAGTTTAGTCAATACATTTATACGTGTTAAGAATTTAATAGATGTGTTTAAGGGACTACGTAGATTTATTGTTAAGCCGTTCTCTATTTTATTCTTATACAATGAAGAGAAACATTCTGATAGCTTTGCTACAGATTATGGATATGGTCAATATATAGCTTCTGGTTTAGCTAAAATGAGATTACAGGAAAGAAGTGTTAAAGCTAAAATCATATATAACACCCCTGGACTCAACTGGATAACTGATTTTATGGATGTGCAATTTGAACTCATCGGGCGTTGCTTTAGCGGTTATCCATCTGAACAAAACCGTGCTAGAACACAGTTAGATAGATTGAAACGAAGTGCAAAAGATGAATCTCTAGATCCTCGTGTAAGAAAGGAACTAGAGAAACAAATAGAAGATTTTGAAAATTATTATAACAATGAATACTTATCTATATCCACTGACCAGAATAAAAAAAGAATCTTTACATGGGCATATATGAATATAGTGGAGAAAGTATTCCGTGGTAAAGCAGATATACGTGAAATAGTATATGCTTTTGATCCAGAAAAGTATAACTGACAAAATAATAGAGATATACGCTGATAAACGTATATCTCTATTATATAAGCTTGAATATCTACAGTATAAGACTAGTTATCATATACAGTAGCCTTTTTTAACTCTTAGAATCGTCCAAATTATTAACGACATCATGTCTTCTACATAATAGATATATAAAAGGACAATCAGCAACTATAGTTCTATTTTTACATTCTTTCCAAAGGATAATCCCGTAACTTTTAAAAACCTTGAAGGAAACCGACTCGGCGTTACAAGACGCTTTGTACAGATGTGATATTACGATGTTGTTGTGTTCCCCGTTTATGGCTCTATTACAGTTCTTTTAATGGACTGGACAAGAAGTATTGTGTAACTGTTTGATATTCTAGCTTACCATAAGCGGTACAATTTATAATGCCCTGACAGTGTAACATATTAAATTCTACCTCCATATGGATGTGTACTCGAATATGATGGATAATACTCCCAAATTTAGGACTACTATCTATTACTTTTTTTGTTCTGAGGCAAATAACTTTTTATTCAAAATGACCGTTTTTTCTTCTTAGAGTAAAGGTTTCTGTGATCCTAAGAAAAAAAGAAAAGGATAGCAAATGCTATCCCTTATACTGTATTTTTTCAACTAGTTTATTAACCGTTTCTTTTTCTTCTTCTCTATACTTTTCAGTAGTAGCTATATTCTTTGTAAGTATTTCTATTTGTTCCTCGACTAATTGCTTTGTAGCAACAATTGTTGGGTTAACATAGTTGAGGTGCATCAGTTTAGATCGTATGTCTTTAAGTATACGAATATCATTTAAATCATGGCTAGTACCTTTACACAACTCTTCTCTAACCCATCCATTCTCTTTTAGCTTATTCCATACAGGAATAAAGTTCTCTATTGCATATTTATCAGCAATGGCTTCAGAAAATACAAATGTACTATAAGGAGATAATTCTATTTCTTCATAAAAATATTTTGACAGGTCTTTATCAAATGATAATCTTAATTGAGCTTGGGCTATTGTGTCAAGATCAATGTATTCGCCTAGACAGTCATTGTGACAAAATAAAGATACATAATACACATGAGCCATTTCATGTATCATTGTCATAACAAATAAGGCATCCTCATTCAATTCTATCCCAAGGTTATTTAGAAAGTTACCGAATCTACGATCAGTACTTTCTTTAAATTCCGAATCCCTATCCATTTTATATAAATCTGTATGAAGATTTATTGTTGCATTAACCTTAAAACCCTCAACAGACCATCTACAGTAAGCTCCTTGGAAGCGTTCAATATCATCATCCAACACATCTGTGATATTTACTTCTATGTCTGCTATAATCTGTAACTGATCATTTATAATTTCGAATATTTTTAAACCTCTATCTTTTTCCACTGTTGTCCTCCTCAGGTAAATATGGTGCAAGCTTAGTCCAATCATCAACGATATCTTCAACAAATCTTTCACATACCATTGCAAAGGTTCTATTGTCATATACAAGACCCAGATTCTTTGCAGTTTCATGAAAAGCCCAAGGTTTAATAGCATGATCTATCCAACCATATTCATGAGGATCGCTTGGTATTTCAACTCCTACCCTAGGTTCAACTGTACCATCAGGATGAATTATAAACATCTTATACCACTTACAATAATCTTCTACAGTTAACATTGCAACAGGGTTACCATCATTATCAGTTAGAAGATGTTGCGTTACCAATGGAATACCTCTATCACTAAAATATTTAGGTTCGTTGATAAATACTTGATCCATATTATTTTCCTCCTTAGTCATAACTTACGTTTCTATCATGTAATGGTTTAACATGCGTGAATCCAAACATCTCACACATCTTATCGGCAACATCTTTTGATGACATTTGACTTACAAAAAGATCATTATTCACTTTGACATAAGCAGCGCAATACATTGCATGGAATTGATCTTTGTCAAATTCATCAGTATGTTCTATGTAACGTGTATCAAAATCAGGACGATGTATTCCCTGGGATATTGTGTATATTGGCATATATTCACCTCATTCCATATCTATATTTTTAACATATAGAATTTCTTGTTCAGCAAAGCCATGTTCTTTACACATAACAAGAGCTACATCTCGGGCATTAAGGTATCCTCTACCTGGTAGTAATCTAGATGTTATCTTTGCATCCTCATACATCTTATTAAACTCTTCTTCAGTAAATGTCTTTTCATGTACTAAATCAACAAAGTCAAAGCTCTCATCATCGGTTCCTTCACAAATTCTATAAACTGGCATTTTCTTTCCCTCCTAAAAATATGTATTGGGAATAGTACAATTGTACTATTCCCTTATATAATATATAGATGTTTATTGTATGGATACTACTAACAGACCCTCATGCTCTTTTATGAATTTTACCATATCCTCAGCCTCTACATCCCAACTAATATTCTTGGATGCGACCTCTACAGCTTCAAACTGACTCATGAGAGTTTCAAGATAACCCTTTCCAAACTCAGCTAAACGCTCTTGATAATCTGGTTTATCTTCGTCATTCCAACCAAATTCTGATTCAAATGCATCGCATCCAGAACAGCTTCCAAAAGATCCATTCACCCAGCCACTTTGACCTTCATAAGACACTAAAGCCCACCATTCACCTTGATAAGATCCAAAATTCTCAAATGCTATAATCTTTGCTCCTGCCGCTTCCATTGCTTTTTCATAACTCATTTAATTCGCCTCCCAAAATTATGTAGGGGATAGAGACTCTCACTCTATCCCCGTGTTGCTTTATAGGTTCAATGATACTAGCATAACATCCCTGTACTGTTCAACAAACTCTAACATGTCCTCTGCATCGAGATCCCAATCAAGATCTCTTCCTGCTCTTTTCTCAGCTTGTTCTTGTGTCATAAGATCATCTAAATACGTTTTACCAAATTCGACTAATCGTTTGAATCTCTCTTCCTCGGTTTCAGCATCTTCTCTATCCCAACCAAACTCAGCTTCATATGCATCACACACAGAACAACTTCCGAAATAATCATGTATCCAGCCTGTTCTACCTTCGTACATAACCAATGCCCACCAGTTACCCTCCCATGAACCAAAATAACCAAAATCAACAATTTTTGCTCCAGCAGCTTGTAAAGACTCCTTGTAACCCATTAATATCACCTCGAAGTTTATTAAGGGACAAGGAGTCTCACCCTGCCCCTCTTACTTAACTTCTTTGATATCTATAATAACTTCACCTTTACGAACGCCTAAGAGCTTCCGACCTTTAGATAACTTAGGTAATTCCATTACTTCTTCGATATTGATTTCTTCAACACTTGTTTTCAAATATGCTTTAAACTTTTCATTTCCTTTTACTGTTTTCATTAACATTACTTCTTCATCGTCACCTAGTGATGTAATTCTTATTGATTTACTTGCACGGTTATCCGCTTGAAATGTATCCAATGTACATTTCTTACCATTGCCTTTATTTGTTAGGCAGAATACATATTGATCTTTTTCATTTACAACGTCCATGCCGATTAGAAGTTCATTATCTTCTAAATCCATTGCTTTAACACCAATCGACATACGTCCTGTTTCTCTAATATCAGTGGATGGGAATCTTACCCCGAATCCTGTATTTGTATAGACTAATAAGTCTTTATCTCCAGCCAATAGTTTGACTGTCATTAAGGAATCTCCGTCCTTTACTATCATACCAAGAAGCTCATTCTTGATATTAACATAGTTACTAGCTTCAGTTTTCTTAACTAGTCCCTTTCTTGTTGCCATTACAAAGTATACTGGAGTTTTAATCTTATCCAATACTTCCATTGTAGGCTTTGGAATAATAGAAGTGATTCGTCCATTGATTGATGCATACTTAGATAACTTCTCACCTTCACTGTCCAGTACACTATTCTGTAATAGATGTACAGGGATCTTAGAAATTTTACCACTCTCATCAAAGACAAGTAGGTCTGTAAGGTTATTAACTTGAACAATCTCAACTGGATAATCTCCCTGGTTAATGTGACCAATACTGGTCGCATCAACAGGCAACTTCTTCACAAAACCGTTTAATGTAAATACAATAACATGGTTTGTATTCTGTATTTTAACTTCACCTTCAATAGAGATTACTTTACTGCGGCGATCCTCGCCAAATAACTCGATACCTTCTTCGAGTTCTTCACGGATAACTTTATCAATCTTCTTGTTAGAACGTATGATTTTATCATACTTCTTAACTTTCTCGTCGATATCTTTCTTATCCTTAACCATCTTAGCAATACCTTCTTTAGAGAAGAGTGACATCTTCATGTCAGCAATAGATTTTGCTTGTAATGAAGTTATCTTAAATGTCTTCATAAGGTATTGAACTATCTCTTCACGGTTCTCTGCTTTTTTGATAACCTTCAGAGTCTTTTCACCATTATCCCCTGATAGGATAAGTAGTAGTGTTTCTAGAACGTGTTGACGTTCCCTAGCATCAATCAGTCTGTAATTGAATTCTATACGTTTAGTTTCCCTACGGAACTCTAGCCAGTCTAGAATCAATGAACGGACATCATAATCAAAGTCTTGATAATCATCAATAAGTTTAAAGTTAACAGGGAAGGTTTTCTCCATCTGTGTCTTAGTATAAATAACATGCATAACAGACACAGGATCTAACTCTTTCTTAAGCTTAATATGTAGCTTAATACCATCAGAACTGGAGTCATCTGAGATGTCAACAATTCCCTGAATTTTATTCTCAGTGTGGAGTTTCAGGATATCTTCTTTAACATTATTAGATGCTACCTGGAGTGGCACTGAACGAATAATCAATTCATTTTCTTCTTCATCAATGTCAATCTGTCCACGCATTCTGAACTTACCTTTACCAGTTTCAGAAATGGTCTTAAATTGTCCATCGTCAACAATCAATGCTCCTGTTGGGCTATCAGGAATCAATGTTACATCTGGATAATCAGGATCATCCATAAGTTTAAGAGTTAACATCAATACTTCACGTAGATTATACGTTGGCATACCTGTACTTGCACCATAACCAATACCGAATGTATTATTGATTAATACGTTAGGGTATCTTGCTGGTAAGTATTCGGGTTCAATCGTATCATCTAGGAAGTTTGGTTTAGTATTAACAAAGTTGATATTAAACCCTTCAAAGAAACATTTATAAGCATACTTGCTTATCTTTGCTTCAATATAACGTGCAGCGGCTGCTGGTTTACCTGTCTGAGCACCAAAGTTACCTTTACCAGTAATTAGTGTCTGTAGGTTATTCCATGGCTGTGCTAACTTAACCAGTGTCTCGTAAACTGGTGCATCACCATGTGGGTGATATTTACCGATAACCTCACCCGTAACCCTAGCAACCTTAATAGTTTTCTTATTAGGTGTGCTTCCTAAATCATGGAATAACGCGTATAAAATACGACGTTCACCTGGCTTTAATCCATCAGGTAATCCAGCAATATGACGCATAAGATTTGTATTTGCGCCGAATATTTTCATATCAGTTGTACACAGGTCGCCTATGTTTGCGACTACTATGTTTCTATCTTGGGTGTATGCTTCTTGTTTATCTTTCTTTTTCTTCTTTTTATCTTTAGACATACTACCTCTCCTTTCTTATCTCTATAATATATAAATCTAATAGGGCTAGGAATCCCAGCCCTACATCTATTAGTTATCTAAATCATCACGATCAATCTTGAAGTGCTTCATTAGTTCCTTACGTTCTTCACTAGCATCCCCATGTAGTATACGGAACTTTTCAATCTCTTCCTCAAGATCTTTCAGCGTTAACTGAATAAGAATACGGTTATTAGGATCAAGAGTAGTTCTTCTCAAATCAATGGAGTCAAGTTCTCCCAATCCCTTAAATCGTACTTCAATCTCTGGTTGGTACTTCTGACAAAGTACCATAAAGTCACCAATTGTCATTATTCCTCTATCATCATAAGACTTACCATTCTTCTCAGCTACTCTGTAATATACTTGTGCTTTATTTGCATCAAAGATATACTCTCTTAATTTAGTAGCACGCTTATTAAATGATTTGTCTATTGATAAACTTTGGAATCTACCTTCATAGATTCCTGATAAGATACCGTCTTCATCGACAGTAATCTCAGGGAATCTTTTCGCAATATTCTTCTTGAAGTCTTTGCTAGTACCATGAATAGCAACAAACTCAGCAATATGACGATGTACACCGAAGCGATTAGCTAGGCGTTGTAGTTCTTCCAGATATTCTCTGTTGATAAACAAGAACTGTTTAAGGTCTTTGGCTTTAACAACAACATTAGTTTGTGGATCTATTAATCTAATATTGTCACCAATTCTCTCTTGGAATACTTCAATGTATTCTTGCTTATCACGAACGAATGGTTTCTTTTTATCTTTGATTTGATATAGCGGAGCTACTGCTTTATATAGCTTACCTGCTTTTACAATCTCAGGCATGTGCATTAATAAGAATACACATAATAGAGAGGATATGCGGCGCCCGTCTACATCTGAATCTGTCATGATAATAATCTTTTCATACCATAATTTATTAATATCGAATCTCTCACCGATATTAGTTTTAAGGATTCTAACAAGGTTCTTGAACTCATTATTTCCTTTAGTAGCATCAAGGATCTTATCTAACTTCAGACCAAATGTATTTAACGGAACTCCACGTAATCCAAATGATGCTTGGAATTGGTTAAACTTATCTTGGTCTACTGATCCTGCGGCAGATTCTCCCTCGATTAGCAATAGTTCACGATAGTCGTTTTTACCTTTTGCTAATGCTGGAGTAAATCCTTTAATCATATGCTCATCTAAGCTATTAGTTGTTCCTTTAACCACAGAGTTACGAACTTTAGTTGCTTCAATACGAGCCTTTGCATTTGTCTTAATATAGTCAGTAAGCTTCTTTAACTCTTTAGGATTCTTCTTAAAGTGTTCTGTCAAAGCTTTCATAGTCATATTGCGCAAAGGAGAAAACAACATGTTATTTGTAACTTTCTCTTTAGTTTGTCCAGAGAAGTGTGGGTTAACTTCAGTACTTAGATACATTGTTAATACTAATCCGCTTGTAACGTCAACAGGTAAGATGTCAAGTTTCTTAGCTTCCCGTTCAGATAATGCCTCACGGGTTTGTTTTGTTAAGAACTGGGTAATACCTGTACGTACACCATCAAGATGCACACCTCCATCCACGGTGTTAACGAAGTTACAGAAAGAATCTGTAATCATTTCACCTGGGGAAGAATTGAACGTAAATGCAACTTCTAATCCAACGAATCGTTTAAGCTCTTTGCCTTTATCGAATTCTACAATGTTTAATGTATCCATAAAATGGATTGGATCTAGAATATGCTTGTTAGTCAACTTCTTCACATAAGTGTATAAGCCATCTTTATTGCGGTATTTCTTATTAATATTAGATTCCTTACCTTTTCTATTGGCTTGGAATGTAATACGGATATCGGGTGGAACAAGATATATAATCTTTTCCAACCACTCCATTAACTCTTCTGCTGGAATAGAACAGTCTTCATCAGCTTTATCCATATAGAATGGATTCGGTTTGAAAATTGTAGTAGTTCCATGTTTACCAGAAGGATCTTTCTTAATAGTTACTGGATGAATCAGTTTACCTTCCTCAAACTTAATTGAAGCTTTTTCATTATAACGGCGAACTGATATTTCAAAGTAACTTGATAATGCGTTTACAGCTGTTAAACCTACACCGTTTTCACCAGCGGAACCTCCACCAGAACCTTCACGGGTAAATTTACTACCAGCCTGAATCTTAGTACAAACAACTTCCATCTTATCGAATGGAATACCGCGTCCATTATCGGATACGGTTAAAGTATTATCTACTTCATCCAGATAGATATCAATGTCGTTACCTGGAGAATTGGTATTAATACATTCATCAATCATATTGTTAATTACTTCTTTTGCTAGGTGAAGTGAACCTCTTCTTCCCAAGTAACTAATATACATATTAGGCTTGGTCTGTATCTTTTCTATATCATCTTCCTTATGGTCAATGATATCATCAACAAACTGCTGTTGAGTCATTTTAAGGTTTCCCCCTTTTAAATATATTTTATTCTCCTACTGTAATGTTGTTATGTCTATAATTTTTTATACGACTAGGGGTAGGGATCATACTTAATTAGTCTATATTATTTACATTTATCTTCAGGTATCAATGTAATAATGATATCTATGTCTTTTGTAAATTTTAAATTATCTAATGCAAACTTAGCCATATTATGAATCTTGGCTAGGTTATTTTCCACATTTCTCAATATCACCTTAGAATTACTTGCAAACTTTATAGTATCTAAATAAATATTAATATCGTCAGGATGTATTTGATTATCAAAAATATCACATACCGTATTGATATCGGGTTTATTATTTCGGGTCAATACTAAAGTGGAGCAACCTAAAACAATAGTTATTTCATATATTTTGTCTTCACCAAATCTTCTAATAAGTGTGCTTGTAGATGTAAGATGGGCTAGTCTAATATAGTCTAACATTCGTTTCTCCTCCATTAATACAAAAAATTAGTTGTATGTCTAAAACAGTAAAAAGATATGTAAGACGGGAAGACCCATCTTACATATCTGTAATTTATTAACGACGTTTACCGCCACCGCTGCTGATGAAAGATAATGGACCAGAACCGTAAGAACCATAACCATCGTTATTTTCGTTATTACGATTTTTATTACGCTTGTCCTTGTTACCTTTACCTTTGCCGTACACTGTTACAACACGAGTGTATAGCTCTTTTGTTTCCTGAATGTTGAAGTCAAGCTCACCTAATAAGCGGATCAATTTTGCATCCTCTTCTGCATCAGAGTGGCAACGAATTTGCTGGATTGCATCATGTACAACTTTAATAGAACCATCGAGGATATGCTCCTTAATGATATCCATGTTGAAACGCTGCTTGCAATATTTGCACTCATACTCGCCATGCTCATTAACAGGGTAGATTTTCAATTTACCCTTTTCATTTTGGTGGGCGCACTCAACAAGAACTTTCTTTGTTTCTTTCTCCATTTGCTTCTGTGCTTCCTGGATGCGATTTAACTTCTCGCGGAATAAAGATTTGTGTTTGTTGTTTTGTTTGTCCTTAGCCATTTTTAGTTTCCTCCTAAAATGTAAAGTATTATTAATTGATTACACTTTGATAATATATAACTATATTTTTGTTTGGTAATTTATTAAGTTTAATTACCAATCCCTACGGATCATAGAACTTATACGTCCACAACCATTACTATTAAGTTTACCACTTAATAAAATAATATTAATTATTAGATAACGTCAGTTACATTATCTCTTAAGAAAGCATTTATACCGTTAAGCAATTGACCCGCAGCATCAATATCTAATGTCATTATTCCAGTGCGGAACATAGTGTTATTGTCAGGATTGCTAATGGTATGTAGAACGTGTAATAGGTTTGGTTCATCAGGATGAGATACTAAGCTTATAGTTCCTGCCTTATGCGGATGTGGAATCTCAGCATACCATTTAACTCCAATGATCGTTGGTAATTCAGATAACGGTTCCTTCTCATTAGACTTTACAACTTCTTTGTTTAATTCTTGCATGGTGTTTTCCTCCCCGAAAATTATATAATGTTAACCAATTATTATTGATTACTCTTTAATAATATATAACTAAATTTAGGGTTGACTTTTTCACAGTAAAAAATCTAGGAGATTGCTCTCCTAGATTATCCTCTAATATAACGCCTGTCAAGTTTCTCAATATCTTCATCAGTTGTTGCAAATGCAATACCCTCTAAATACTCAACAGGCTTTACAACTAAGTACGGTAAACCCGTTACATCTTTCTCAATCATTGTAAACATCTCGTTAGGTTCATCAAGATGGTCTGCCATTACAAATGGCTCTTCGACAGAGAAAGTACGTGTCCAGGCATTGTTAAACATTAAGCTTAGTACACGATCATCTCCACCATTTGCGGCAACAATAGCTTTAAATTGGGTAACGTTAAATGTCATTCTTTATCACTCCTTATTTCTTTTTATTCTTACGTTTTCTTTTACCTTTACCATGAAATAGCCCGTACTTATCTTTAAGCAAAGCAATCTTTTCCTCTGTAGTGAGTTTAGGCTTTGGCTTAATCTTTGATAATTGACTAGCCACTTTAGATAAGGCACTAGGTAATTTTGGCAACATTTAGATCCCCTCCGTATTACTATTAATATCTTGTTCCCCTATTAAACTGCAATTGATATTCCATGAACTGCACGAGTTATTGCAGTATAATCCAATCTCTGCTGATAATCTCTAGAACCCATACGTTCTCTATAATAAAGAACGTTCGGATATTGTGAACCTTGAGATAAATGTACAGATATAGCATAAGCAAACTGAAACTTATTGGAGAAGTTAAATCTGTTCATACTATTGTCTGTTACAGGTTGGAATAGATACTCAAAGTCCATAGATATTTTTCTGAAAGCTTTATCTTGTAAGAACTCTGGTCTAAAGTCAATGGATACAGATTTACCGTTATAAGTATCTAAGTAGATATCATCAATATAACCGATTAGTCCATTAATCAAATAGAGATTATCATCAATAGCCATTTTCCAGTTATTCTGACGACAAACTATCTTATCCCCATAAATAGGAGTTTTTGATTTGACTCCTAAGATATTCTGACGGTAATAAGTATTGATATTCTGACGAGTTTCATTCTTACCACAGATAATAATATCAGAACTTTTCATTAGATCGTCATTGATATCTTCCTTGTCAATTATAAAGCAAGAATCTCCATACTTACCAATTTCAAGTTTCTTACCTTTGAGAGCTTGTTGGCTTAACCAGATAATAGGATTATTTTCACTTTGACGCATAATCTGAGTTAGAATAACATCGGGCTTCTGTAGGAAATAAGGGTTACCAAATACTGGTGGTAGCTGATTCAAATCTCCTAATACTAGTACAGGTAAACCAAAGCTTAGTACATCTTTAGCAATATTAAAATCAACCATAGAACCTTCATCTATTACTAATAACTTAATATTACTAGGTAAATTAGGTTTCTTCATAAAGCTAAATCTAGTTATAGCACGACCATTCTTTGTCAGTATATTACCTTCATCATCTAATTTAGGTACATGAACAAGGTCATATATTGTACTATGAATAGTTTTAGCAAAGTTCCCCTTTAATGCTAATTGCATTGCTGCTTTACCTACATAAGCCATAAATAATACTTCAGAAGGTTTTAATCCAATGTCCTTTATAAGCTCATATACAATACTGGTTTTACCTGAACCTGCTGGACCTGAAATCTCAAATACTTGTTTCATCTGTGACTTCCACCATTTACCAGCTAACTTCCTAGCAGTATCTTGTTGCGGGTTTAATATAAAGTCCATAAATCACTCTCCTTTCTACGGAGTATTACTAATATGTATAGCACAATTTGTGCTACAATATAATAACTATGATAGGAGTGATAATGATGAGCTTAGTTAAAGGTCTTGAAGACTATGGTATTAAACCATTCGAGTATGCATTTCTAACAGAGGCTACAAGTAAAGATGCTGAGACATTTAGATTATATCTACCCAAACTTATGCCTATGTTTCCATGTGATACTCCTGTTTTCAATAACTGGCTGTTTAACAACAATGTATTTCTTAATGACGATGTTTGTAAACCCAGATCTATATCTACTATAAAGACTCAAAATTTCATAACAGTTCCAAGACATTTGAGTAGGGATTTCTCACCAAGAGCTGATGGATCAGGAAACCTACCGAAAGATTCAAAATTTATTGTCCAAGTTATGGATGAAAATATTAGAGATATCAGAGTATCTGATATTGTATAGGAGGTAATAATCATGACTATGTTTAACCCGTTTGAAACATCTACTGTAGCTGGTGTAGCTAAGGCAGGTAAAGCATTAGAGCTGTCTCATGCAACCCTACATCTAAAATCATCTTTTGTTGATAGTGAAGGTAATAAGGTACTAATTAACTATCATTCTTTACTGGATAAATATAATGATTTTCTTAAGAAAATCATTGTTCCTATCACTTTCACTGAAGAAGAATATCTGATGTATAGATTCCAGCCAAAGAGATTCTGTTTAGAATATTATAATACAACAGAATTATGGTCTTCTATTCTAAGAATCAACTTTATGACAAGTTCAGCACAGTTTTCAAACCAAACCATCAACGCATTTACTCAAGATATCTTTGATGTTATTAATGAGATTATGATTCTTGAAGATGCAAATATTAAAGAGAATAAAATTAAAGCTTTACTATAAAAAAAGAATACCCTATCATTCAGATAGGGATTCTTCTTTTTGACATTCTTTTCTTCTTTGTTTTCTGAGTTCTCTAGCATCAATTAAACGGAACAATTCATTTTTATTACTATGTATTTCATCAAATATACTTTCATGAGGCATAAATCTTGAGTTAGATATATGTCGTTCCAGCTCATTTATTTTACAAGTAAGCTCTGTAATTTTTTCATCTATCTCTTTATCAGTTAAATCAATAAATGCTCCATATATCAACATAGCGATCCTCCTTAAAAAAGAGGGTCAACTGACCCTCTTCGTTCTATTTATTGATGAAGCAAAATCAAATAATGTTTCTGGTTCATCATTTTCATCCACCATTTGTCGTTCAGTGGCATTCTTCTTACCTCGTTTAGCTCCCAAATCAACTGCATCGAAATCAGAAGCCAAGCTAGTTTCAGATAGAGATGTTTCAAGATGAACATCATCCAATAGACGAATTCTATTTCCAATTTCAAATGGATGGTTAAAGTAAGTTAAATCATGTGGATCACGATAACGTATCTTGATACGTTTCATAGTTAAGTAATACTGATTAGAGCCACGTTTCTTCTCAACGTTAATGATACATGCCCAGTCAGCGTTTTCCATAACTTCCCACGCTGAACCTACGTTAGAACGACCTACAAATCGTCCTACATCTTCTTTATTTGCTTCGAGGGCAGCATCTACTACAGTAGCTGCTCCACGGTTAAGCTGATGAGCTGTTATCACAGGAACGTCCAGTTCTATAGCTAATGACTTTAATTCATTTGTGACATTTTTCAGCTCTTCTTTTTCATCCTTACCATACTCAGCTGGACGAATACGTTTAATGTAATCGAGGATCAGAGTAATTACTTCCCTACCATCATCCTCAATATCCTCAATGATTGTATACAGATCATTTGTATCGATGCTACGGTTAGGATAATACTTAATCATAATATCAATTTCATCATCATCGCGAAGTGTCATCTGCCCCTGTTCACGAAGCATCTTAATTACCTGCTTCGGTGTGTAGTTACGAATGTCTTCAGGGGTAACTGTCATATTAAATAAACGCTCAACAGTTTCTTCTCGCACATTCACATAGTTCGTTAAACTATGCAGTTCTCTTATGAACTTCCCTAAGTTTCCCTAGGATACTAGACTATATCTTCCCTTAATAAGGGTCTCTCCATTTCGATTTAAGGGATTCTCACCCACTCACTTGAGCCCTACTCCTAATGTGTTTTACCACCAAATGGGATAGTCGTTGAACCTTCTTGTATGTGTTAGAATTTATACTTATAGCTTATTTCTGTTCTCAATAACCTTGGTTTTATTTTTGTCTTTATATATGAGTTTAGTGACTTCTTACTATATTCTTTAGAAGAATATTCTTCTATAATCACACTGACAATATCTTTAGTTTTCAGACCTTTCTCTAATAGCTCACAAATTCTCTCTATAACTTGATCTGAATATTTTGAATTGGGATTATTTGAACCTTTATATTTCTCTTTGAAGAGTTCGGCACAATTGTTTAGCCCTGTTTCAACAGCATGACTAACATTATATTGATGAGTAGACCATTCGAGATTTTTGTAATAATTATTTGATTTTCTACCATCTTTATGATTTACAAAAATCTTTTCTTTTGTTCTACCTGCAACAAAATGCCATGCTACTAATCTATGAACTAGAACTTTTTTATACTTACCGTCATCTCCAATTAGGGTAATATGTTTATACCCCTGACTATGGTTAGCTGGTTCAATATTCCTATTCTTTAAAAAACTATAGATTTGTCCGTGATCCGAAATCATATAGCACTCAGTCATTATACCAGGGTAATAGAGCATACTCCATCTTTCATCTATAATCAAATCCACATATAATGTCATTGATACACCTCCTAAAACATAGTGTACCGATTCTAACACATACAGCTTGGCTGCGGATTTTCCAATCTTAAACCTTGTTACCATACCTGAATAGTTAGTTCAGCCATTATAATGTCACCATTATAACTTGGTAGTTTAAGCAATAAGGACTTCCCCGCAATTAAGAGAGAAACGGCAAAATTTCACCGTGTTTTCCATAGTTATGAATAAAATAGTTTTACGTTTACCTACCTTTTTAGTAGGCATGCCTTTATTATATCTCTTGATATCCTGCGCTGTCTTTAAGAGTATACCCGATTTGAAGCCAGCTGGAAGTCCCATGTATACATATAGGCGCTTAGACATATAACCAGGAGCAAGAATTTGATTAAGCATTTTAATCCCTGTTTTCAATATACGGGCAGGGTCTTTAAGAGCATTTACGATGTCTGTCATAGTATCTTCAAATGTTTCTTCATCCAATGTAAATGTATCTACATCTTCCATTACATTTGACTTACGAGACTCATTTAAAAATGCTCGGAATAATTCTACAGCTTCTTTATTAATCTCCTGGAAGCTTTCATAGTCACCAGAATCTAACTTCTCCATGGTGCTATAGATCTTATCTTTATATCTGAGAAGATAAGCATAAACTAATCGGTCTACAATAGCCTTGTTTATGTAGCGAATCTCATCATAGTTTATTCGTTTATACGCTGGGAGATTCTTAATTATCTCCTCATTTTCTTCACTGTTAGAATCAGAGCGACAGAAGTTAGTGATTATACTTTCATTCTCCATCCCTAATTCTAATCTAGCTTTTAAAGCACGCTGTATAAAATAAAAGCGTGCTTCTAACTTTTCATTTCTTTCATAGACAGAATCATCTATAACATCAAACAATTTCTTCATGTTTGTTAATGATTTACGTGTAATCTGTCTAGAGTCCTTGAATAAATACCCTATAAGGTTATTCAACATTGTTACATCAAATATTAACTTGATCTTCTTTGGTTCATGTGCACTTGAGATTTTAAATCTCGAACTGTTTCGTCTACTAGCAGTTACACTCATTTACTAACTGCCACCTTCCTAGTTAGAATTTCTTCATGTAAATAGTATCTCATCCTATCTAATGGGATGTTCTTCCCATACTTTATTTTAATATATTCAGTCATTTTTTCTTCAGGTTCCATGTTTTTGTCGAATATGAACCAATACTTATCAAGTAACTGATTTACTTTCTCTTCAATCTCTTTCTTTACCCTAAGCTTACTATTATTATTGATTTTAAGCTTAACCCTAGAATACTTAGCAAATGTTTCATTAAGCATACTTGTTAATAGTGACGGATTAGGATAATCCTCTGGAATATTAATCTCAAATCTGAGATAATCAGATGTTAATGCTTCAGCTATCTGAAGTAGATATTCAACTTGCTCCCTCTCGCTCTTATTAAATACAGTAGATTGATATTCAATTTTAACTGTATCAAAAGTTCTAGCATGAGTATTTATGATAAACTCATCATAGTAATCACCAGTAGATGGTGTATAGTATGTCATGATATAGCCTTTATTTTCTTCCTCACCAAACGCCCATCTAGAATAAGATCCAACATATTTAAACCTATCAAATTGCATAGGTTTGTGAATATGACCAAAATATATCGGACCTTTTGTTATTGCAAGCAATTCTTCTAGTTTGAATATAGGTGCTTGCGATCTTGTAGTTTCACTCTCTTGATTCGCTGCAACAAATGTAGCTTTATCAACTACTCCATGACCAAATACCATGTCATATTCATGCTCAAAATATTCCTTATAGAACTCATTCTTATCTTTCATATATTCTTCAGGAATATAAAGCACATACATATCGTCAAATAACCACTCTGCTTCAACTGTATGAATTACTCTAAAATCACACGATGTGACAGAGTTTAAACCATCAAACATTTCTAACTGTTTATTGTCATGTGACTCCGTACCTTTAAGGATACGTAATTTAGCACATTTATCAGCACAAATTTTCATAAGTCTAGTTAGAAATTTTAAAGCGTATTTAGCGTGATCTGAGTTAGCTGAGATCTTTGTATGGAAAAAGTCACCTGGAATTACAACGAAATCCAGTATCTCTAGCTTCTCAGTATTCTTTAAAAATCCTTCTTTTAACTCTCTATACCATATCTTAGCATCAAATGCTCCATTATGGATATCTGGTAATAACGCACCAACATATGCAGATTTATTAGGCAAGTATATCACCCCAACCTTCATCGATGTTTAAGTTATACCATACATGGAAGAAGTCAACTAACTTCTTAAAAGTTTGAATATATGGTTCTAACTCTTCTCTGGTGATAAACTTCTCATTATAACCCCCTTCATTTATGATAATTATAGCTGCTTGTTCTACCTTCTTACCATGTTCCTCTAACATGATACAGTATGCTGCTAATTGTAAAAACATTGTAGCATAAAACTTCTTAGATGTTTTAAAGTCTAAGATAGTGTGTAATCCATCTACTACTCCATAGAAATCAATAGTACCACCAAACTTATCAGAACTATGTGATTTTTCCATAAACTCAGGTTTAAGTACATGAGTATGTTTCCAGTTAATGAAAGTATTCATGTACGTCATTGCTAGTGTCCGAGTATGGTGTCTTGCTGGTATAAATACATACATTTTCTCCATAAGATAGGCTTCAATTAGCTTATGAACCATTGTACCTATGATAGAAGATTTCTCTAATATGTCTTCAATCTTCTGTCTTTTAAATCCCATAATATTAGCCCATTTCTGTAAGAATGGTTTATTAAGAATCTTTAATACAGTTGTTACACTTGGAACCTCCTCTCCTTCTTTATTGTAATATGTGCTGTGAGCACTATACTTCATCTTTTCTCCCCCTTTATTTATTCCCATATATAATATATAGATTAAATATGCTTTATAATAAAGTTTAAACCAAAATAAATTACTAGACGAGGTGCTGAGAGGTTTAGTATTTCCAAAGCGAAACAATATTTTAAAAATATTATAAAGAAAGGGTGTAATTATGCCTAAGTCCTTAGAACAAACATTCGTTTATCAGACCTTAAACGGCTCTAATGGTATCAGTACAGGTGTCATGAAGGCTATGAAAGAGGGTACTATCTTAACAAAGGCAAATCTTGAAGAAGCTTTCCTTATTATTAATAAGAACTTCAAGTTTCCATTGAAATACAAGATATTGGATGAAGTAGATAGAGGAGATATTGTCTTACTATATTCTCCTGACAATGTCCGTATTCCAACTTGTATGCCTTTCTTCTTAACGAAGAACTCTCAAGGTAAAATTGTTTCAGTTGTTATCGTAGATACCTATGGTAAGATGGACAAGGAAACAAAAAATGTTAGTATCGATGCAAAGAAGTTTTATTGCATGATGGAAGGTGCACATTTAGCTAAGACATATTATCTCTACAGTAAAGAACTGTCTAAGAGAAATATCGTTATTACTAGCGGTTCATCTATTTACTCCAACATGTTCACACGGGTTCTTAATAAGCAATATGCATTGAATGTTGATAAGTCTAAACAACATAAAGTTCTATTCTTGGCTAGTAAGTTCTATCTAATTAACATCCTAGAATTAGAGGATAATGAGATGACTAAAAACTATGCTATGAAGAACTGTGTTGGAGGAAATCCTTATATTCTTAATGAGGTAAATGATCTTCTAAATACAGAAGATTATAAGGACTTATCTACGTTTATCAAAGCATTGGCTCGTCCAGAATTAGGACTTGGAATGAGTGATATTACAGTACGTGGTTATATCGAACGATTTATCAACATGTATGATGCGACTGCTCTATTTGCATTAGAGTACTTCCCATTCTTCATGTACAACGTAGTATCCGTAACAAATGGTGCATATATTAACAACCAATATGTCTTAGAAGATATCGTTGAGAAATATGGACCAAAATTATATGCCGATATAATCTCTGTAGAGAGATAGGAGGTAGACTATGGATATCAATATAGTTAGAGACAATTTACGTCAGATTGGGTCGGGTAATATTATCCGACTAATTTCTGATGTACTATTACACAATATTGATAGTATTGACACTTATAGAACAGACGTTATGTATTATCAAGATGAAGTCGTTTATATGTATGACTCTGTTAATAACAAACACTTATTGTATCGCTGTAAAGTAAATAAAACCACCCCAGGAGCATTTAATGCTAATAACTGGGATCCCTATGTGTTTAAGTTTAAGGATAGAGCTGTAACATTAGAGACTACATTTACAGCTACTACTGATGGTACTTCAACTTGTGCTATCAATCAACCTTTATTCAACTACACAACAGATACCTTAAATGTATATCATTCATTGCGTGGAAGATTACGTCAAGGAACTGATTGGAATCTATCTACTGATAAATTATCTGTTGTATTATCTGGATTTACTCTATATAAAAATGAGACTTTATTATTTGAAGTTATTAAATAATTATCAAACATATTGGTAATTATAAGAGAGGAGTGAATATTATGCCAAAAGTAATGATTGACCCTGGTCATGGTGGTAAGGACTCTGGTGCCGTAGCATTCGGCTTGAAAGAAAAAGATATGAACCTTGTCACAGCTTTTGCTGTACGTGATGAGTTAAATCGTCACGGTGTTCAAACAAATATGACACGTACTACTGACGTGTTCATTGAGCTTTCCCAACGTGCTCGTTTAGCTAACAATTGGGGTGCTGACTTATTTGTATCTTGTCATTATAACGCTGGTGGCGGCGATGGTGCTGAAGTAATTCATAGCGTTGTTGGTGGTGAAGGTGAGAAATTAGCAGATAAGATCTTAGCACGTATTAAATCTGAATTAGGTCAGAACTTCCACGGTTCCAATCCATCTTTCTCTAGACGAGGAAGCGATGGTGGCGACTACCATGCTGTAGTTCGTGAGACACATATGACTGGTGTAATCGTGGAGCCTGGATTCATTGATTCTAGCGATCGTATCCTCTTTGATACAGAAGCAGAACAACGTAAATCTGGTATCGTAATTGCACACGGGATTCTTGATCTACTCGGTATCCCTGTAAAAGGTGGAGAAGCTCCTGCTCAAACACCTTCTCAACCTACTCCAGCTCCAGCTCCTAAACCAGCTGGTATTCTTGCTGTAGTTCAGGTTACTGCTGAGAACTTAAATATCCGTAGCGGTCCAGGAACTAAATACCCAAGCATCGGTAAAGCACCTAAAGATCGCATGTATAATGTTATCGCCAACCAGAATGATTGGCACCGTGTTATCCTTGGTGATGGAGATAGCCGCGAAGCTTGGATCTTCGGAAATAACGGTCAATATTTGAATATGTTAAAACAGTTTTAATTAGATAGTGTATAGAGGCTCATGTCTCTATACACATCTTTTATTTGTCATTGATTCTTTTTAGAAAAAACAATACTTTAAAAATATAGAAGGAAGGTGGGTATTATGTCAATTACAACTACTGTGACAATGCCTCCAGTTCAATATCGCCCAGCTAATATAGTTGAATGGTTAGGTCTAATTACCTCAGCTATTAAAGAACTTCGTGGCGAAGAATGGTACTTGGATAGTACGTTCACACATAAAGATGTACTGACAGCAATCAACAACGATAAGAACTTCTATACTACGTTGGTAAACTTGATTGCAACAAAATTAGATGCATCGTCGTATACAGCCGCTGATGTATTAACTAAGATTAAAACTGTTGACGGTAGCGGTAGTGGATTAGATGCTGACACTGTAAGAGGATATGTCCCTTTAAATAAAGCAGGGGACTCAATGACAAGCTTTTTAACTCTACACGCTGATCCAACAAATGCACTACATGCTGCTACAAAACAGTATGTAGATGAAGCTTTACAAGGATTTAGTATTAAAATGTCTGTGCGTGCTCTCGCTGATACAAGTATTGCATTAACGGGAATACAAACAATTGATGGAGTAACATTGGTTGCAGGTGACCGTGTATTAGTAATGAACCAAGCAACACGTTCACAGAACGGTATTTATGTTGTTGCTTCTGGAGCTTGGACTCGTGCTACTGATGCAGATAGTTCTACAAATTTCCGTAACGGTGCTGCGGTGTTCGTTTTAGAAGGTACTAACTATGCTGATAGTGGTTGGGTAATGATTACAGATGGAACTATTACCATTGGAACAACTGCTATTGAGTTTGCTAAATTTAGTGGAGCTGGTCAAATTATCCCTGTAGATGGATTATATAAAAATGGAAATCAGATGGGATTAACAGACACAGGGGTTTCCGCTGGTACTTATACAAAAGTTACAGTAGATATTAAAGGTCGTATTACATCAGCAACTACACTGTCAGCTTCTGATATTCCTAACTTAGATTGGACTAAAATTACTTCGGGTAAACCAACAACCTTATCTGGTTATGGTATTACTGACGGGGTAAACGTATCTGAAGTTGTTACAGTTGCTACTGCAAATAAATTACTTAAATTAGATGCTAACAGTAAATTACCTGCGTCTATTACA